CATTCATCATATACACCCTCTATATTATCCCTTTATCACCCTCTATATTATCCCTCTATATTATCCCTTCTATATACCCCTCTTCTCTTTTATATCTACTCTTTTTTTATTTGTGATGGGGGAGGTCCCCCCAGCCCCCCACAATAATTATTTAAAAACAATTTTATTATCTTTCCAAGAACCAACGTGTTCTTCTGTCTCTCTATCGTAGATTAAATCATCCTGAAGTGATTTTAAATATTCTTTACCATTAAATGTCACGCCGACTACCTTTATTTGTTCAATTTCATCGTCTGAATCATCGTCTGAATCATTGTCTTCATTATCACTACTACTGTCATCGCTACTACTGTCATCGCTACTACTGTCATCGCTACTACTGTCAACGCTACTATTGTCATCACTACTACTGTCATCACTACTACTGTCATCGCAAACATTTTCATGACCACAATCCATATTTTCAAATTTATTGTTATTTTTGTTTGTTTCATCTGGAAATTTAGTTTCGGCTTTTTTGTATAAATCTGATATATAATCATCTTGAATTGTTTTTGTAATTATAACCTTTTTATCTTTTTTAGGCCGTCCACGCCCTCTTTTTACCAGTGAAGTTTTTACATTTTCATTTTTAGCTTCGTCAATATTTGTCTCAAACTCAATTATTTCTTCATTGTCAGTATCATATATTGATGTCTCTTTTCGCGGCCTCCCTCTTTTTTTTTTAGTTTCAATAAATTGAAATTCAGGAATTTTTACTCCTTGCTTAATAGCATATTTTGTTACATCTTCTTTAGAAATTTGTAATTTTTTAATAACATCTCCAAATGTAGACACTAATTTTCCATTATTTGCTTTAAATTTCAAGGGATTACCTGACATACGTTCTTCTATTCTTCCCAAAGGATATTTGCCATTATTTTTATTAATAATATTTGAACAGGTTTGACACAACTCATCTTTTGAATTAACAAATTTATTTGTACACTGCGTAAACAACCCATGATTCATTTTTAAATTTTTACAATTTTCTTTACAAATTACTCCGCAAAAAGGCATTATCATTTTTTTTCTTTTTTTACTATCCACATTATTTCTTTCTTCAGAATAAATATTTGCTTGTTGGTTTTCTACATTTAAAATATTTTTAACATAAATTTTTGCTTCATCTGATGAAAAATCATATTTTTTTGCTAATATTTCAATGGTACGGTCAGTCATGTTAATTTTTTATTATCAAAAAAAAAAAATCAATTTTTTTAAATTAGCAAATTCAATATATTTAGGACTATTAAATTATAATATTAAAATTTTAATATTTTGCCATTGTATAACGATGCCAGCCACTGCTGCCTGGACTCGTGACTCCGCTGCTGTTGAGCTTGTAAAGCTCTTTACAACCTCTCCTTCTTCATTTTCAAGTAGAGATGGTGCGAAAGCCATGCCTTCATCATTTGCAAATGCTGTAAGTGATGTATCTAATATTAATTCTAAATTAAAAGACATGCTTCATGGTGACAACAAAATTAGCAACATGAATAATCTATTAGACGTTACACTGGAAAATACAAATTACCCTTTTATAAAAAGAGTAGCTGCAAAGCATTTTTTGTATAAAACAATTACTGATTTTTCTAATAACGACGCAAATGTAATTTCATGGGCAAAAGGACTAACATTTACACCAGTTTCAACTAATTTATCTACATACACTGTTGAAATAGTTGATGAAGCTCCAATTAGTTCAAATTACGCAAATGAAATAAAACACACCATTGAACCTAGTTTAAGAAGCACAATTTGTTCATTAAGCGTGCCCTGGTCTGATTGCTCCGATTCGTTTGGGTGCGAGGGTTTAACTGAAGACAATATATTTAAAACCGCATTTGCCGATGTCAGCGGCAATGTAAGCTTTGAATTTGATCCACTTAATATATTATTTGATTTTACAATAAATCAACAGTGGGTTAATGAAAATAATTATTTAGCATCAACCGTTTGTTTTAAAGTTTCAAAAAAAAATAAAACAAACCCCACTTTGAATGAAGCAACTTCATCCTATATTGCTAATGTATATAAAGACTCCGAAGATTTGATTGAAAAACAAAATGCTAGCGCTCTAATCAATTCATACGTTAAAGGCATTAAAGACGAACTCAATGGCAACATTATTCCATTATCTGAAAAAGCCAAATTTTCTGGAATGAACAAGACAGGAGACGATTTTATAACAACCCATGTTAATGGAACAAATCAGATGACTAAAATACCTTTATATGACACAATTGGAACCGTTGCTGATGGATGGCAATCAACTTATAAAACATCTCCATATTATGATCCTAACGCATTTATGAAACTAAATTCATTTGAGTTTTCAGTTGAGTTTAAATTAGATGTTGAATCAACACTTCATCGTCTAGATAAATCAGAAGGAACTATAATTGGAAGTGATTTAAAATTTGGTTATTTACAATACGGCATTAAAGATTTGCCTGGACTTCAAACAACAAATAAAATAGAATATTTTGCTCCAACATTAATTAATTACAGTATTGGGCATGAAAAGGGATGGTCCAGTTCAGGATTCCCATTTGACTCAAGTGGCGATGAGCCACACCCTACCATCACCGCCACTCCCCTAGATCCAGCAACAATGATAGGGTTAGGGTTACTCAATTGGCATACTGGAACAACAATGTTTGGTACACATGGCAATGAAAGCGATGTAAAATATCCAGAAACTTGGACAAACACACAAAATACATGTTATTTAGGGACAGTACAAAACACATTAGAATATAAAGAATTTATAAATGTTAGAATTAAAATTTGTCCAATTTATTTATTAAATAATTTAACCAATGCTAGTGAAATAAGTTACAATAATTTGTCATTTTCTAATGTAGAATCGCCAAATAAAACCTTTATTAATAATTTATCGATGCGATTTTTAAAAACCAATTCAGAACTTGAAAATAAAACCATGAACTATATTCTTGAGAATTTTACATTGCCTTATGTGAGAACAGCCACGTATAAAATTAATGATAATACTCTGTTGCCTCTTAATAATGGTTTAACATATAATCAACCAGACCCGGTAAATCAAAATAATAGATTCATATCGTTTCCTGCCGCCATAAGCGGCGGAAATTTGAACAATGGTTTTACTCCAAATCAAGGTACTAATTTCGCTGGTGGATTTCAAGCCGGTTTTAATACAATGAAACACGCAAGTACTCTTTCTGACGATATAAAACAGACACCTTACGTTGAATATGAACTTAGCAAACACAAAAAAGACAACGAAGAAATTACAATCACAACTGTCCCCCAAGAAAAATGTCCGTTTTATATTGAAACCATTACTGAAAATAACATTCCGGTTGATTGGTTAATGTTCTCAACATTTGTGTCTGACCTTTCAATGACTAAATTAAATGAAAAGATTACAGAATTATATTCACAAAACGAAATATATGGACAGTCTTTTATTGATAATGTTAAAAATCGAGTTGATAATAACAATTTTTTTCTGCCAAAGACAACAGACTCTGTTAACAAAATGAATTTACATAACGCTGCTGACAACATAAATCATGCCTTAACAACAAAAGTTAAGTTTTTTCTGTTTGGAAACAACAAAGAATCTGAAGCCAAATCAAATTTAAACTTATATTACACAGATATAAGTCAAACTGAACTTTTTTTACTTGACTTGCCACGCATGTTTGATTATAAAGTTGAAACAGGATACGTTTCTAATGGTGGTTTAGACCTTGAAAAAAATGACATTACAAAAAATGATTACAACAAAAATAGAATACTTTTAAAATTCTTGAACAGTGACTATGACAATAAAAATTCTTCATTTAAAGATAATTCTTTTAACTTTCAATATTTAGTAATTACTAAACCAGTCGAAGACATTGGAGTTACAAACATTAAATCGGTAAACAATATAACATATCAGACTGTTGAAAATAATTTATATGCGAATGGTTATGGCTGGAAACCAAACAATAAACATCATAGAGTCGAGTTTATTAACCTATTTAAGAATGCTTATAATGCCACTGTAGCTGCGGGAACTACACTTTCATGTAACATTTCTAATTTAAGCGGTAAATTTTTATCTCCCGTAATTGGAGAAAAATTCAAAGCCAAACTTCCTGATAAAACAGAATTAATTACAATTTTTGAAACTGATGGTTGGAAAGTAACTGATTTCTCAGATTTAGATTTCACTTTAAATACTACTAATGCCGATTTAACAAATTCTGCGATTTTAAGAATTGGGAACAATAAAGAATTATCCGGAAATGAAGATACTCATTTTGGCAAAGATTATTTAATTTACGTTGTTCCATACACAACCGATGCGTCGGCAGGCAAATTTTATGCTAATAATTGGTCATGGGATGATTTAACGAATTTATATGAATCAAATGACAAAGCTTTCTATACATCGCCATACGCAATTTACGGACGCATTCAACGCCCAACAAAACCACCAAGAATTAACACAATTAAACTTGAAATAAATTCTCCAACAACCACCTTTGATAATAGCTGGGCAAATCCAGTTGTTATACCACAAACATCAAACGCCATTGGTAATTTAACCGCGCGATATAGATTATATATTACTGATATTTCTCATGGTGGTGCTCGTTATACAACAAATGAGAAAATTCAATTTGATACGTTAAAAATTTATACTCAAAGAAGTTCGCTTGATACAAATTCATATTTATGGGCAAATCACGAGGCCATTTCTGCCGTTGGCAACAATGATTTCTCCAATATCAATACAAAAAATAATAGTAATACTAATATTGTAGATGCTTCAAAAATATATTTTACTGATCTTAGCGGAGATAAATATGATTCTTATTTATCTGTCATGCCAAATATAACGCCGGCTGTGTCAGACTTATCATGTAACATCAATGACGCCATTTATGTATTTTCAAGGATTGGAACCGAACAAGAACATGAAATTACAAATGGATGGACCGGCGATGATGCCGAGTTAATTACTAATACCAATACTTTCAAACCCGAATATGAAAATATTGTTGATTTATCACCCGCAATTTCTACTAAATATTTTAACATTCCAACAAAAACAATCAACGTTCAAAGTATTAGCGGAGAAATTATATTGAAAAATTATCATGGAGATGAAAAAGATGCTTCCGGTGAAATTAAAATTTCGTGGAAAGCTCAACCACCGGACAACAGTTTTGGTTCATGGGGCGGTTCAAAAACAGACAACATAAGAGATAAAAGACAATTTATTGTACGTCAATTTGTTAAACAAGGAAATAATGATATTTCATGGATCGACACAAAAATTGTTGATTTTAGCTTTACAGCTCATAAAAACAATAATTATAATTATGTTTATGAAACATCATTTAATATTTTTAATACAGATATTAGTGATAACTTAAATTACAGTTATCAAATTGTTTCACAAAACAGATATTATTCGCTCGAAAGTCGCAATGAAAGAAATTACAACGTCGCCAATCAATTCGGAGTTACTGTCTTATCCGGACAAATGCTTTATGACAACTCTATTAAAATTGAAGATGCGCACGACAATGATTATTTTGGCGCACAACCAGCATTAAATCACGCGACAGAATCTCGCACAGTTTTCGATATCAGCACTAATGATAATGATGCTCGAACAACACAACATGACTCAAACGCCGCAAAAAAGTTTATAACAAATCCTTATGTTGATACCCCATTCCCAAAAAGAGATAATATTACCATTTCTTACTTGACACCGGAGTTTAGTTTCAACAATAAACTTGCTAGTCATGGCAGTAACTTTGGCGGTGTTCAATTAAAGATAAATGAAACCATTGGCACAGGGCACGACATCTGTAATAACAGATGGCTTTATTTGTTTAAACTTCAAAATGCCCGTCCTTCATTATACAGATGTGACTTAAATGAACTCGACACAACTGTACCACTCACAGGAACTATATTTGATACTGTCCAGAAAATGACATTTACACCATGGGTAGATGGCAAAAATGCTTTAAATATCACACAATATATTGATCCTACCAATCCTGACCATCTTGTTCTAAGTAATAATGATGCCGATGAAAATTTAGTGTTATATTTAAAAACTGGTACCATTGCCAATATAAAAGAAGGCAAATTAAATCACGAATTTGTAATTCGATTTGATGAAAAACAATTCTCAGATAAAATAAAATTATACTGTTTTGTAGGAAACACGGCCTACAATTATGAAGACAATGACTATGGTATTCGAAATGTTTCGAAACTTACTGGCGAAGAAGGGCAAAGAAACTTAATTACAAATGGATTTGAAACTCTTTTTAAAAATTTACAAAACGGAGAAACCAGTGAACAAAGCAATGGTCTCAAAAATTATTATAAAAATTTTGAAATATATGGCGCGCCATATAAACTTAACACCGACACATTAAAACCCTACAAATACATAAATGACGATTTAGGTGTATCATTCGAAAGACCATCAATAAGTGACGTTAGTGGTCCTTGGGGAAAAGATGTAAGTGGCGGTTCGCAAAATGGTGGATATGATATTACACACTATAAAATAATATTAAAATCAGCCAAGGATGATAATGGCTATTTGTCCAGCGAAAAAAAATCTATTAAAGTCAGTAGTAACTTTAATAACGGAATCGGTATTGAGGACAACAGCAAAACTTTCCAAAACCTATCACAAAACACGTCAGAAAACATTAGAAAATGTTTTGAATTTAACAATGATTTATCGTTCGCAGTTTTACTAATTAATAAAATTAACAATGAAGATTATAACGCAAACGCAATTCAAAACCAACAGGAAGGCAACCGAACAACTGATTTATCCAATGAAAAATTTTTTACTCAACTGCCCCAACCAGAAAGCAAGTTAGATAATTATAAAGATTCCGGTTATATTTTTACATGTAAATCTGCTGTAAATCATCCAAAACTAAACCTAACCCAAGACGTATCTTTAAATCAAACCACCAATACAATTCGAAGTTATCAACTTCAACAAAATCCAACACCACTTGATCAACCTGGAAAAGAGGGAGAACTTAATCCAAATGATACCAAATTTTCAGACAATTCAGTCCAAGATGGTGGTTTTGGAACCGAACCAAAATATGGTGCGCATAAAAATTTATTATTCAAATACGATGTATCAAATGTTTATACAATTGCGTCACTTCCCTATAATTCCAACATTGACAATAGTTTTATACGTTATGATCCATATCAAACAAAAGATGCGGTCACTGCAAACGACCTCTTTAAAACTAAAATAGCAGTAAATCCTGCTGGAAGTGACAATTGGGAGTCTACAATTAATGATGAGTTTTTCGCTTCAGTTGGTGAAGACACATATAAACGATTTAACAGAAAATACGATGTTTCATTTGCTGCTTTTAATCTGGCTTCACTTTGGAAATACGATTCGTGCTTTAATAACTTTGACACAATTGATTTCAGTCTTAATACTGTATTTAAAAATAATTCCAATAATTTAATTTGGAATTCGACTTCTAAATTTAATAGTCCGGCAGCCATTAATTTAACTAGTAATAATAACAATTTAAAACAGCCCACAACAGAAAAAATGAGTGGAACAACTAACAATAATTTATATAATTTCCAACTTGAATTTAAACAATTACAGCGTGATAAAAACGAAACCGGTGATACAATTAAACAGAATCCAATAACAATAAAAAGTAATGTTTTGAGTTCATTTAAACCTGAATTGAATAATAAAAATGTCGAAGTTTATTCCATATTATTTACGTCGCATAATTTAATTAAGAATTCCAGTTGGAATGAAAGAGGCAACTTTTTTAATGAACTTAATAAATTGAAAACGTCATTGGTTGACTTTTCTGGAAAAACTTTAGATAATTTAAGTTATCGCAATTTAATTTTATCTGAGCTAGATAAAAATTGGCCAAATTATATTGACAACTCTGGTTTATATACAAGCAAACCCGCTGATGATACCACTCTTGATTTAGCAAAACCATTTAAAAATTTACTTATTTACAAAGATTTAGACTCTAACTTAATTAAGACACTCCAAGGCAATATTGAAATCGGAGAAGTTAATGAAAGCAATATTATAAAAATTGGAGAAAAGCTCAATTTTTCTCTTAACACCTTTTGGAAAATGAACGATATATCAAACGATGTTATTGTTTCTAAAATTGTTCCAATCACAAACGCCAATGACATAAATTCATCTTCTCCATATCTTCCCAGACATTATGATCCAACTGATGCTTCGTTCACTTCAAATATCACTTATTCATCTGTGGCAACTGTTCCACAAACCTTAAAAAATGTTAAAATTGACAAATATGTAAATGATACACCAATTGACAGCAATAAAGTTGACATTTCTAATAATTCACTGTATCAATGGATCGATTTTTCTGCCATAACAACATTAGACATTTCATTTAATTTTAAAAACACAAAGACAATAAACGAAGACGACATGTCTAGTAATTGTGACTCAAAAAGTAAGTTTTATTTTAAACCGTTTATGGGAGGCAGAGATATTCTAAGCTATTCAATTGACATTAGTTCAGCTGGAAAATCAGACAACGGTTTCAATTTCTCAGAAACACTTCTAGACAATATAAATCACGTAATCGATTTTTCTGGAAATGATATTCCAAATCCCAGCAATAACAATGTCGAGCGCAGTCAAACATTAAAATTAACTGCTAGTGACTTAGGATTAACAGTTAACAATGGGTATGGAATAAACACCAGAATTTATTATCATCTTAAAGCCGTTAATTCATTGGGTAATGGAATTGTCCAACAAGATAATTCATTTGTTTTAGTAACTGCTACAATTCCTCAGAAGATTGATATAGTTGCTTATCAACAAGCCAATTTTGAACAAATTTATCAAGATTCGTCTATTCCGTCTTTCATAACCAGCAGTGAGACCAACGGCAATACGGCTCCCTTTAACGTTGCAACAAGCCAAAGTGATTTTACAAATAATTCTGAACAAGGTAAGAAATTTATGTTTAAATTTACAACATCTAACCCGAATATTACACTAACTCAACCCCCCTTCAACGGTGGTTCAACAATTACCGACATTATATTTAGGTTTAAAAATCAAAATAACGCTACAGTTGATGTAAGTTATCTTCATCCAACCCGCTATTTCCAAATTATTGAAAATGATAAGGAAGGAAATAAAAAATACATATATACTAATTTACATAAAATAAAAAATAATACCGAATACATTGTTCAAGTTACTCAACCTCTTCCCATTGGAAGTGATGAAAATCAATGGACTGTTTCCTTAAAATTTAAAAATAGAATTGGGGAAGCAAATGATTTTAAAACAATAGGAGCATTAGACCAGACCACATCGAGTCTTGAAAATATTCCATTAAGAAATATTTATAATGTTCAATTTAAACACCAATATTTAAATGAAGCCAGCGGAACTTATATTCCTTTCCAAATTGGCAATAAATTAACAAATGATGCTGAAACTGTTAATATTTTTAAAGGTGAAACGCAGACCAATGAAACTCAAGACTTAATCACATTAAGAGGTCTAAAGTTTTTTTACAAAAACAATTCAACCGCAACCGACACGTCATTCCAAACAGACTATGTCTCAACCAACATTGAAAATCAAGACACTGTTAATTTAAATGATTTATATTTTTTGAAAAGTAACCACGATTTTGTAAATGTTATAACAGCTGTGAATGCCATGGAAAATAATAATAATGCTGATGAACTATACTACTTTAACGTTTATAATAAAAGTAATAGCGAAGAGAAACAATGGGCAACTAATTATAAGATTTGGAAAACGCTTGGAACACTTACTTTTTGGAGAAAATTATCATATTATTTAGGATATGGAAGTTTTGAATCAAATAGAAATGGAGGCGTTAAAGTTTCTGATTTATTATTTTTAAAACTAAATAGCGAACGTCATAATAAGTTTTCAAATAATAAAATATATGATGTGGCATTTAGATACATGTTAGCTTTAACTCAAAGCGCCCAACTACCAACCAGTTGTCCAAATTCAAGTTGGAATTATGGTAAGAAATGTGTTTATACTCTTACCAAACCAACAACAACATCGGTAACATTAAAGAATGGTGATATAAGTGCCACTATTTTAGACACTTCTGGAAGTCAATCTTTAACTGATGCCTCGAAAATCTTAATTCAAAAAGAAGACGGAATGCTTGTTTACATTGATTCATCAAATCAACTTTTAGATATTTGTGGAAATAATAAAAGCATTTTAGCTGAATTGAACTTTAGAACTTTTAGAAATAGTTCTGTAATAAGTGACTTTAACAATGGAATAGACCTTTGGAAAAAAGGTATTCTTAAAGATACAACAATAACTCCTCCAAAATGGTTTACGGGAGTTAATCCAATAAATGCTGATATCTCAATTAACAGCATTGAACTAAAAATTAGCAAACAAAAAGGCACCGACGAGTCCTCAGAAATCTCGAATGTTCCAATACAAGCCTCTTGGATTAGAAAAAGCACAAATCCTTCACAAAAGCTTTCAAACGTTAATGAAGTTCTCAATCGTGAAACAGGTGCTGTAAATGTAGACGAACATTATATTATTGACTTGAGTAATATTTCAAATGTTTTTGATGTATCTGGTGGAAGTATTTATAATAACACTAATCATAGTTATACATTTGAACTTCGCTTCAAAAATTCCGCTCTTTTAGATGTGCCATCTGCTTATTCATCTGCTGGGAGATTCTTTGCACCCATTTGTCCATTAAAAATTGAATCCGATAATATTAGATTCCCAAGTAAAGTTAAACTTCTAGAAATCGAAAAAGATGTCAATAATAATTACAGAAATAAAGGATTAAATTCATTATTAGAATTCCAAGTTCCAAGACCAATTGAATTTTCTTTTAATGATGCTGCCAGCACAATAAATTTTTCAAGTCATAAATACAACGACCTTTATAAGAGCGGTGACTTATTTATTCCATTCACTGGCATTAGAAAAAAACAGCTTAACACAATTGATGAATACGTTGAATGGGGTGATTCTACAAAAATAGGGTTTAAAATATATAGTCAAAAAAATACTACTAGAATTGATGGTGGATTTACTCCCGGCACTCAACAAGAGTCTTCTAAAATTAATTATTGGAATGATAGTGCCAATAAGAGATTTTTCAATAATGTCGGGATTAAAACCAATGGAAATCCAGTAGAAGTTTCACCAGAAGATTTAACCTTAACACAAATGAATAAATATAATAGTTCAACAATTTCAAAAAGAAAATTCACAATCAAACTTACACAAGACATTATAAATGATTTACAATTTGTCAATTCAAATGAAAATATACCCGAAACAAACAAAGCTTATTTACTTAAATTAGAATTACAGAATCAACACGGGCTAAATTCTCAAGAGGGTGTAGCACTAGAATATAACACAGAATTTACCAACAAAAATGATTTACAAGAAAAAACAACTGATGATGTCCCTCACACCATTGCGTTATACACAGCTGGTCGCCCACGTAAAATTTTATCTGATATTAGTTTTAATACAAGAACCCTGAATTCTGTTGATGGTTCCGGAACCATTATTCAATTTACAACACCTTCTGATGCCAGTAATGCGATTGGCGATGTGGATGATAACGGTAATATATACCCGCCTATTTATTCTTTTGCTGGTCTTAACTTATCATCAAAGTTTGACAGCTCTCGCTGCGAATTAAAACACCTTTTGGTAACATATACAAATAATAATGACCCAACCGACGTTGTCACCGAAAATATTGTAAACTTCAGAAAATATGATTCTGCACGCGGCGACAATGATACAACCGGATTTAATTTATTCTCAAGCGATTTATCTCAAAATACAACATTTGAATTTAAAGTAAATTCTGGCAGCAAAAAGCCAGATCTGCTAAAAGATAATACAATTTATTCTTTGAATTTACAACTTGTTTCAGAAGCACTTGTTAATACTTCTAATATTGTGGGTGATTCAGTCGAATCAATAAAATATAACCCTGAGAGCATATTTACCGCCGGAAATAATGGACTTATTACTGCCCAAGAGCCATCAGGAATCATTCATAGCATTACAATTCCTCAAGAGTACAACCAATATAAAATAAATGGTAAAGGAACAGTTATTTCGTTTAAAACTGGTTCTAATTATTATAATGATGGTGAGGGAGATATATCTTCATCTGAATGGCATCGTTCTGGACAGAATGGAGAAATTAAAGATATTCAAATTAAAGTTACAGATTATACTGATACTCCGGCATATTATTCTGTTAAATCAGACCAATTTTATAAAGGCAACAATAAAATATCTTTTGAAAATCTAGCAAGCAAAGATAACGAAAATACCGACATAAGCTTTATTTTAAATGATGACATGTTAAAATTATTAGATGACGATGGCAGAGCAAGTGTGGAACTTCTAAAATTAAAAGACGTATTCCCCAATTCATCAACCCCACAGAATAGCAAATACAAAATTCAAATGCGTATTATAACCGACCAATTTGTGGGACTCGGAAAAGAAAATTATTGGACTGGTACCGAATTAGAGAAAGAGTTTACAGTTTCTACTAAGCCACTTGATTTACCGCCGGCAAAGAATGAAAAACAACTCGAGATTACATTGGCAGAATTATATAAAAATAATGGTCAAGGAACAACAATAAAGTTTAAAACTCCTAACGGAATAAACAATTTACTTAAGATTCCATTTGATGGCATTCATCTAAATGGTGATACTGGCAACAGCAACGATTTGAGTTTTATCAGAATAACTTTCACTGATCAAGCGAATAATAATGTCATACAGGATATTGTTGATGTTTCTGATATCCCGGTTAAAAATTTACCAAAAAATGGGGAGTACTCCTTTAAAACAAGCCAATCGTTAGAAAACAATAAAAAATATTCTGTTCAAATTCAGTTAGCAAATGAAGCATTTGATAATATCGGAGCGAATCTAATTTCTAATCCAACAGACACATCTAACTCATTATTGATTACTTCTCACGATCCATCTGGAGTAATCGTAGATGTATCATTTCAGAAAGGAACTAGTCAATATCGTCAAAACGGAGAATCTTCTCGCATGTATTTCAAATTAGGCAATAACATTAATGGCGCTCCTTGGCATCTTGCCGGAGAAGATGAACAAGTGACTAATTTCGAAATTAAGGTTAAACCAAACAATGCTCCAGCAATTGAAAAGCATGGATCCTCTGAAAAGTTATATAGAATTAAATGGTCAGAAATTAAAAAAAGTGATGATGGCGCCCCTGCTGTACAAGACCAGTTTAAGTCAGCCTATGAGGGAAAAACATTTTATGTTGATTTCACAAACGCAACATTTACTGACACCAATAATACTTCTAAGAATTTAATTGATATTTTCCCTGACGCATCAAATGGCGCGGAATATAATGTTTCACTTCGAGCCATGACATCACCATTCGCAACTGCTAATAAAAATTCACTTACATACTGTTTTACAAATGATGCTTCGGCATCATTTATCACGGCAACAAAACCATTACTAATTAGCAACAAGATTGTTGTTAATAAAGAAACTTTATATAATAATAAAGGCAAGGGAACTGAAATGAGAATTACACTCCCACAAAAAATTGAAAACCAAACATTTGGAACAATTCCATTTGATGGCATTCATTCAACTTTAAATAATAATATTAGAAATATTGAATTAGAATTTACTCCTACTGATGGTACGAATAATGTAAAAAAAGAAAATATTACGCACGATTTGGGCAATAATTCTATATTTAACAAATACACGAGTGGTCAGGAATTTGACATTAGTCTATCAGATACAATACTTGAAAATAATAAAGAATACACTGTAAAGGCTAGATTAATTAATGAAATTGGTGCCAATGAATTTTCTCAAGATAACTATGCCGGCCAAGCTGATTCTAAAGTTGTTACGTCTCATATCCCCGATAACAATGAAGCTACAATAAATAGCATATCCGTTACAAAAGTAATACAAGATTGTTCATTTAGTATGGGAACATACCAATATCGTGAATTTGGTGAACGTTCTCGATTTAACTTTAAATTAGGAAACAGCATTGACGGAGCTCCATGGCATCGCGCTGGTAAATATAGTGATATTAGCGCTATACAACTGCTTATATTAAAATCTGGTGAACTCGATAAGATTTTAGACATTTGTTTGAATAAATTATATGATGCAAATGGCGACGGGCATGTTGAATCCAATAAACTTAATGAACAAAATGGCAAAACATTATATTTTGATTTATCATATTCAACATTCCACGACCGCGGTGGAAATGTTACTGATTTATCTAAGGCATTTAAAAATTCTGCTGCTGGAAATGAATATACTGCCAAAATTAGAGCAATCACTTCACCATTTAATACCATTTATCGCACAGGCAATGATTTAGACCTTTGGGGTGACAATTCAGGTGTGCTTCGAACTGCCACAAAACCAAGAATTATTAAAAATATTGGATTTAGTGCTACTGGTCAAGCTAGTGGCATAGGGTCAATTATTAAATTTGATGTTTTCCAAGATTCAAATCTCTCTAGTTTCGACATAAGCGGTCCATTTGATGGAATAAACAGTCAACAACCCACTCTTGACGGAATTGAAGACAAATACACCGATTTATCATTTGTCTCGGTTAACTTAGATGTATCAGGTGGCGGGGCTCTAACAGCTAGCTTCGAGGTATTTACATTATACGCTCCTAAAAGTAATTCAAATGAATTCCAAGGATTATCATCTGAAAATATTTCAACCGGATCAACGGATAACAAAATTATTTTATTTAAGGAAATTTCTAATAACCAATGGATTGATTCCGAGCCTCCGTATCTTACAAATAATCGTTCATATGATGTGTCTCTTTCACTTACAAATAGACTTGGTTTTACTTCAACCACAAAAAGGCAAACGGGTCTTGCTACAATGACCTCAAATAGCACCAATCCATTAATTTACAAAGCTTCAATGAATCCAGACCATCTCGGCATTGGCATTGGCAATGAAATTCCTCTTGAAAATGAATTTAGAAATTATGGAAGTGGTTCGAGATTATATTTTGTTCAAACAAAAAATCTTACTAATAAAATAGCAGGCTCTGCAAAAATAACAAAAATTCAAATTGGAATCGATACAGTTATAAATAATTCTTTTAACGCTATTACCGGTGACAATATACAAATTGATAATACTTCGGTCACAATATATAATAAAAAGATTTATGATGTAAGTTTTAAATGTTTGAACTTCATTGATCCCAATGTTACTGATAATATTAATGAGCTCCCAAACACAGCATTTGACCTGAATAACAATGGTGAATCTGTTGAAATCAGCCTGGCACAAAAAGATAACATTAAACTTGGCTTGTTGGGCACCAGCACTCCGACTGGCGTTGTAGGTGATGCTGACTCCTTTAAAAATTTATTAGCTGGAGTTGGATCCAATGGAAGCAATCTTTTCAATGGAATTAACATTAAAAATCTTCCGGGCGGCATTGGGGCGTTAGAATTAGAAGGTAAAACATTTAATGAGCAATATTTTATTGGTTCTTCTGGAAAAGCGTTGGGATTTAAACCAGCAATATTTTACATTGATTTTTCAGATAACACGTTTTATAATGACTTAAATCATTATCAAGATTTACAAGGTAGTCCAGTTCCACTATCTAATATATTTAATAATAATAATAGTACTGATTTATCGATGGGATATAATATTCAATTAAAATTAATTGCTGCCGGAGATACTGCTGGTAGTGGCGATGATACCATTAACCAACAGATTCCAGGCGTTAACAACGCAGAAGGTGGGCCTGTTTGGCAGATTGGAATGATTTCTAAAAGTAATGAAAATAAATTAGTTAATTATCAAAAAATTTCTTCCATTAATTACAAATTTTTAGACGGAGCCAGTGCCAGTGAATCGAGTGGAAATCCATTGGGAGCTATTGTAAAATTACGCCCAAGTAAAGCACCCAGAGAAATATCAGGAAACGAAGCTGGAGCATTATCAAAAACATTATATCGCAACAAAGGGTTACATTCGATTATTAGATTTAAAACTCCTGATTCATCTTATAGCAATCCGTATGATGGCATTAATCCTTCACCTAATGGTTTACTTAATGATTTATCTGGATTAGAAATTAAATTTACTGATGGTAATACAATAAATATATTATTTAAAAATAGTAATTTCTATAGTTCAATTGAAGATGCTTCAAATAACAGTGAATCAAAATCTGTGGGAGATCTTTCACACAACACTGTATACTTTATTCGCACCGACAATCAGATTAATACCGTTCTAAGTAATCTTGATAATAATAAATCTTATTCAATGGAATTAAAATTCATAAATAATTTAAAAGAGTCATCAATTAATCCAAGTGAATTATCAAGCAATTTTATAACAGCTAATTTATCTGGGGAGAATGCGAGCAACATATACACAAGTAAATTAATTACAAGTCAATTACCAACTGACGTGTTTAAAACATTTGATTTCTTTGATAAATCCAATGTAAATGAACAAAATTTCTATAATTATCGAAAGGATGCTTCGGGTGTAAAATTACGATTTGAAACCAAGCCTGATATATCTGGTTCTGACTTCCATAAAGCCGGTTCAATATTTGGTATTAGCGCCACTACTTCACATGGCAAAATTGATAACATTGTCTTGCGTGTTAAAAATACCGTCAATGCGACTGATATATCATATATTATTGACCCCACCCAAATCAAAAGACAAACTGATTCTAACTATCCAACAACTAATGCATTAACAAGCGCCAACGATTTATCTGGTGACATTTCATATTGTTTTGAATTAACCAATGGCATTCTTAAAAATAAGTTAGGTAATGGATTAGACTTGAATCAAATTTTTGACAACAACTATTCTTATAAGTTGTCATTATATTTGATTACAAATCCTTATAATTTCTCAACTGAAATTGATGCTTGTTCTAATTTACCAATTAGTGTGTCTGGCGAAACCATTTTAAATACGGCGGTTGACATTTCAAATTCATCCAAAAATGATAAGTCATGTATTGTTGGAAACAGTGTTAAAATATTTGATAATGTTAAACAATCTCAATTCTTAATTGATGGTTGTGGAGCAAAAATTCAATTCCAAACACGTTCACATTATCTTGATAACAAGAAACCTTGGTCTGGAACTCATTCTGATGAAATAACCAAAGACGCAATTATAAGCATTAGAATTCACGCTCTTCAGTATAAAAGTATTAATCCAAATTATGGACAAAGCTCAGAAAACAACAATATCAAGGATGATATGAACGAATACACCACCGCATTCCCAGAATTTGACACAGACAACGGATATAGAAGTTATTTTATTAATGATTCGGCAATAACCAATAACCGTTTTATAATTCATAAAATAAATGATGATGGTAGTCTTAATGATACAAAAGTAAATAAATTAAATGAAATTGTTGAAGACACAAGTTATTGTATTGAATTTGGAGTTGGTTATAATGATACCAATAAAGAGCTTCTTGATGGAGGGGGGTATAAATTTGGTATTCAATTAAATACTCTTGTTGGTTCCAATATATCTTCAGAAGACTTGACCGGCGGGGTTAATGCCGAAGCTCTTTTAAGTTTCCGAAATCAATGGGGCGGAGACGGAATTGGAAAATATTTACATATTGGCGAAGAACCAATTGCTGACAGAGATAATAATGGTACTGAGGACCAATCATGGGAAGCTAAATACGGTTTACATCAATGTTTGTCCACAATTCCAGAACTTTCAAACGACACAGCAAGCAGTGACGCACTTGAGAATACTTATCGTTCAACTCAATTTAAAAAGGATGGTGTTATAGAGTCGTCAGAAGAACATGGTTTAATATTTAAAGTGCCAGATATAAGAGACATGTCTTTGTCTCCAGGAATTTCAGGAGAACCGGGTTCTTTTACTGGAGCTCAAAATGCCAAAATTAAAGCAATACAAGTTCATTTACAAGGTTTAAAAGTATCATATGATTATTCTTATAACAAAGTTAGCATGAAAATTGGTAGCACATTTTTGCCACACCGGAATATGGATCCATTTGAATATAGTTCCAGCTCAATAGCTGTGACAACAATTCATGATGTTTCATTCACGACTAATGACAAAAGTGATTTTAAATGCTGGGATTCAATCAATAAGAGATGGGTTAACATCGACAAGATTGGTGATATTAGTTCAAATAAAACATACAAAGTTTCATTAAATAAGATGCCTCTTCTAAATAATGAGTATATTTATAGATTTAAAGTTGTCTATGTGAATGACGATGATTTAACTTCCATAAACACTTCTAACTATATTAAAAATTCTGAGTTTGATTCGATGACAAGTCCATTATTCTTAAAAACTGCGACAAAACCAATTAATAATTTAAAGCATTATGTTTATAGTGGACAGTTTAAAGACCCAAAGCTCGAAAGCGATAATGCCAATCAATTAAAACTTGGGTTTACACTACCAAACACGAATTTCATGCAAACAACCAACATATCTCAAAACAACGAATTAAATACATTGTTTATTGATAGTATAAATCCTTTGAGGAATGATGAAAATAAAAAAAAACAAGTACTTTTCCCAAGATTTGGCGTTGTTAAAAAAAATGTTAAAATACAAGACATAAAAAATGAAGTCTTAGAATTACCAGATAACAGTGACCACGAATCGATTAATAGTGTTTCTGTCAAATTTATAGACGTGGTTAATAATGATCTTTCTTACAATATAACAGGTGTGAATAATAAATGTGTTATAGAACTATCTAATTTAGATGTAAAAGATCTTGCGAATTATTCAAAATATAGCATTACTTCTACCATAACAAATGAAGCCGATTTGTCCAGAGATATTTTACTTGTTAAAACTTACAATAGCCAAACCCCGACCGCATCATTTTATTATACAAATCAAAAACCGTTACAAATTAATCCATTGATAAATGAAGAATATGCTGATTGTGGATATGGGCAAATCGTTAAATTTATAATTAAAGAGCGGAAAGAGTGTTTAAAATTCAACAATGTTGTTATTAAGGATGCCGCTCCATCTCACTCGAGTTTATACTTGCCTTGGACTGGTGGCGTTGAATATGACTTTTCACGTGTGACTTTAACAGCTACTCATGGAGTTGAATCAATCTCTATTGATTTTAGCGATGCTTACATATTTAAAACTGAAAGTGATTACAGCACATATAGTGATGTCGATAATTCATATAATGTCCAGGACATTAGCTTTGCGATTTTAATTGACCCATCAAATGAAAACCACCAAAATTGGTTGAGTTCCAATAAAACTTATTCAATTGATATGAGCATGATAGTTCAATCTAATAAAATGACTATTGATACCCAACAACATAAGATTGAAAAAATTACACAATCTCAAAATATTACAGCATATAAAACCAACCAAATTCCCATGGATATATCATTTGTTTTTGTGCCATATCATAAACAATATATATTAAATGAACATCGCGATCCACAAACCTGGGCTGAATCAAAATTAAATGGAAGAGACCGTCTAACACTGTCATTCCATTCTCCAAATGATCGACTTTGGAATGGCGGAGTTAAATATTACAAGAACGCCTCGGAAGCTTCGTCGGCAGGCGCAACTGTCTGGAATCAACGTTCCAAAACTGCTCAAAGAGCATTTGATGCTTCTAAAAATATGAAATTAAAAATTAACATTAGTAATACCGGTTCAATGGATTACGCATCCGCGTTCAAGTTAATTGATGAAGTTGATAAGAATTCAGGTGTTTCGCTTAAAAAGTACATGATTAATACTATTTCGGCAGACCCACAAAGCAGTTCATACATTGATAGTAGCAATGATTATTATATTCTTTCGATAAAGGATTTAGAAGATGGAGAAAATTTTGTGAGTAACAATCATGGTAAAGTTTCAATTAAATTTACACACACAGATATCTGTAATCAAATAATTGAGAGGGATGATTCCGCCAACATTGATGCTAAAACAACCGATACTGACATAAGTGAATTGATTGAGGAATCAAACAGTAACAGAAGTAAAATCAAGAATTCAACTGATAAGGATTTAGAATTTTCAAATAAAACATTATCTGAAGTATATACTTCGGTTCCTTGTCCGTCATTCAACTTTATTAGAATGTCCGAATACTCTTTTGTTCAAAGAGATGCTAGCACAAATCCAAATTGTACAATTAGAGTTGATAACGTTACTGATAACAGTGGAAATGTTATACCATTTGATGGTGGAAGTCATATTGAAAATATTCGATTTTCAATTCAAAGAACAAAACACGTCGGAGTTAATAACAATTTGTTACAAGATGACTCTAACTATAAAGCATGGACCGAAAATGTCAAATTCCCACAAACCTTTGGTGTAATTGATGCGAACTCAGATTACAAAAAGGGTTCTTTTGACACAACATTAATTGATATTTCAATGATCGACCAGGCTGGGGACTTTAGTTATCAATTTATTGGCACAAGTTACAATGGTGAGGCCAGTACCACTGACATTTCCGATGCGCGCGCATTAATAAATGGCGACAAATATATTTTAGGCAATTTCAAAAATTATTCCGAATATGATATTTCTGGTTTTGTATCAAACAAAAATGGTTCCTCTTCAGGCTCTCAAGATGTTTCAAATATCAAAACCATTAGACCTGACACTGGTGTTGGAACAGTTGATTGTGACGTTTCTGGTTCAGTTGAAGGTTTGAAAGTTACATTAAAATCTAATTTACAGCCAAATCAAGCAGACGTTTCATATATTGTTCAATATAAATTGAATAATTATGATACTAGTTTCTCATATAAAATTAGTGACAATTACTATACCAATTCAATTGTGGTCAGCGACACTTCATCAATCCATATAACAGATGGTTCGATGGGTTTCTATTATAAATCAGATAAATTTTATCCAATTTCCGACTCAAACGACAAAAAACCCGATGCTCTTGATTGGATTCCATCTTGGTATAATGAAGTTCAACGAAATGAATTAACTTCTGAAAATTTAGCTCTATTAGATGTTCGCATGTCGATTGCTAATAAATTTTCAAAACAATATATAGACGACATATCTTTTGGTGTTGTAATAAGTCAACCATTTAAGACCGATAACACATCAACATATTATGCGAACTATATTAATTGGGATGATGTTTCTGGAAAAATACAATTAAGAAATCGCGGAATTTGGGAGATTAGTGATGATAAAACCATTGTTTCGAGAGATTTAGTTCCAACCGATGAGTTGTCATCGGGGGTATTAAAAAATTATTTAACATTTGATGATTCATCATTTTGTAGATTAGAGGTTGAAGCAACAGACAAATGCGAAGAACTTTCGTTTAATATTGTAATCGATGGTTCAGCCGCCATAACCGGAAATGACGCAACCGACACATTATTTAAAGAAACATACAGACCGCGCAAATTAACGATTATGGCCAGAAGCGGAGTTGATTTGCCTAGTGGCGTAAGTGATGATTACATTAAAGGCCGCAACGATAACATTTCTGTATATGATAACACATCAGAAAATCAGTCAAGCATTAATGATTGGGATAACGCATTCAAAACTGTAAGAACATACTATTTTGATGTATCTGGCAATGTTTATAAGAATGCCATCGATATTTCTTTTGGCATTAGCAACCAATCGCCTTTCAAATCATCGGGTTCAAATCAAGGTGAGAGTTGGATTGATTCCACCAACAGCGCAGCCGGAAGTAACACCTTAACAATTTCCGATCTTTTCAATCCAGACATGAATTATAGGTTTGAAAATCCAATTGATTTAACAAATAATAATTCTAATAAATATTCATTTTTGCCAAAAGATAATATTACTGGCTTTTATGATACTTCAATGTGTAAATTAGCGTATTATCCGTTCATCGGATTCCCAATTCAATTCAAATTAAATATAGAATTTGGTAATTGGGGAAATGTTATTGATGGAAAATATACTCTTTGGAATAAAGATGTTATTTCTGCTCCAAAAATCGATCAAATTGTAAATTCAACAGGAACAAACACGTATGTAAACGTAACTTCTAGATACATTAGATACATTCATCAACCAATCTTACCTAAATTTAGCAATGGACCTATTTTAGCCGATAGTTCATTTATAATGTGTCGTGGTATCAGGCCAATGTTAAGTGATTTAAGCAATGTAATTGACACATGTAATTCATTAATCCCATTTGCTTGGAATGGTGGTTTACAAAAGAATGGCAATATTACAGACGAAAATGATAAATTTTCAAGTATTGTCTTGGCATACTCACCCGACGATGAGAATCCCCTTGAGAAAGATCCGAATTGGAAAGCCAAAGATTTTTCAGCAGGTGCTTTGTCAAATGTTCCCATTAAAAATACCAATAATAGCAACCAACAAATTTACAAAAACGGAGAAATTAAGGTTGCGAAAGGAAATGGTATTTATGATTTAAGTAAAAATGATGGTGGCACACAATCATTAATTGTTGTTCTTGAAAACAATCTGGGCAACCGCGTGTATACATTTTCACCAGCATATTTAGAAATACTTGGCAACTCAGTTACTCCTTCTTCATTAAATTATAAATTTGATTTATTAAATAATTCCAACAAATCTCTTTCTGAAATCTATGAATTTGGTGAACACGACAATATCAAAATAGATAATAGTATTAATCTTCTAAAAAATTATACTGTTAATAATCTTGACATTAAAGTTGAACCTGAAGTTCGTTATAATACAATGCTTACCAATAAAAGGAACACTTATACCAAAGATGATATTATGCCGTGGGCATTAGATTCATCAGATTCTATATTCAGAAGTTCTCAAGATTTTAGTAACGTATTTATTATTCCATATGGAACAACTTTTGATGTAAGTAACTTGAATGATTTTTATTCTAAAGGATATACATCAATTTATAAATATGGCTCATTAAAGATACTTGGTCAGGAGCAAACTAATGACATACTTAATCTTGTTGAAATTGTGGCATTTGACGGACCAATTAAAGATGGTGAAATTTATTTAGAAACCAATGAAGGTGCCGACGTAAAATTAAATATAAAAACTGATGCCACTGGTAAAGCATTAATACCAATTGATAATAATACAAAAAATATTACTATTCAAGGAGGAACTGATGAAGAAATTGGTGGCAATTCTGAATTTTACTTAACTGGAAGTGTTACCGATAAATTTATTACTCCAGTTACAACATTGTTAACTGAAGCTGAAAAAAATAATATAGATAAAGACACAATTTTGAATAAAATTGGTTTAACCAAAAATGACCTTAATGAAGACCCTACTACAAATATTAGTTATAGAAAAAAAATAGCTAAAACTGCTTCTTTAATTAAATCGCTTAAATCGACAACATTCGACGATGACGACGCAACAGACTCGGAAATCGCAAAAAAAGATAAATCTGGTAGAAAAACCATCACAAACATAATTAATGCCTTCAATGAAATGTCTGCAAATGATGTTATCTTTAACAGCGATACTGAAATCACTAATACCGAAAGCATAAGAAGTGACACGACGTTTTTTGATAAAATAAAAACTAAAATCAACAACAGCAGCGATTTTAATACGGGCACTTCACGCATAGACACCCAAACAATAAACTCATTAAAAGAAACTTTAACTTCAAAATTTACTGAATATGATGCTGCTACCGATTTGAACAGTTTAAAAGAAAAAGTCAAAAAGGTTGACGGCGTTAATGGGGCTATTAAACAAATAAAAAAATCTTTAAACGATAATGGAGGGATTCGAAAAACTTCGGTTAAAATAAATTCTCTCAAAATTTTAACTGATTCTCGTCTTAGAAACATAACCGAAAAAACAACAATTATTTCCAATCTGCGAAGGCTGTTTATTAATGAAAGTCTGAATGCTCCAATGACAAGCGTTCAACTATCATTGCTTGACGCATCAATGATACGAATTAACGAACGAGACGTCTTCCCCTCCTTATTATCTGAGAGTTTTACAAATACTAGCAATAATTATCGCGAATGGTGGAAACCATTCGCAAATTTAGTAATTAATTCTAATCCTGATAACATCAATCGTGAGATACTAAAAGAACAAATATTAAAATCTGACCCAACTGAAACAACAGTTGGGTTGCCAACCGATTCATATACGTCAAAAACAAGCACTGGATCTTATGTTTCGGGAGGAACACCCGAAACTTACATTCTTTTTGCTCCAATAATATTAGATAAAAATGTCATTACTCCATTATCTCATGCAACGTTAAAATCTTATTTAACAATGAGTAATTATAAGCACGTTGATGAATCTTTCAACTTTGTTCTAACGATACAAGGAATAACCTTTAGTAGTATCATGAATGGATTTGTTTGGCAAAAAAGCAGTGATGGATTTAAGAAGGATTATACCTCAACAAATCGAAGTGGAGTTGACTCATCCGGAGCTTCATTTAATATAATTAAAAATGACTTCTTTAATAATGGTTATACATTTTATTATTATAATGCGTATGAATCTATTTCAGCAATTGACTCTTTGTCAACCATAGACATTAACAACAAAACTTACATTGTTAAGGCTCAAAATCAAGGTGGTGCCGCAATTGGTGATTTCGCGGAACCGACAGTTAAATTTTGTTCCTGGGCTTCTTATCCACACTTTTATTCTAGTAACAATACCATAATGTATAAAACTGCTGCTGACACTTTGAAGGTGTTATACGGCTTTGGCGACTTTGTGGTGCCGTTCAATGCGCCGGACACACAGGAACTTGACGATCGTTTTTATCAAAATTCGAGTTATCCATTTGAGAATAACCATCGAAATTATGGGGTAAATGACAATATAAGCGTCGATATTTTACAATGGTCACCTTATACACAACAAGCTAAAGATCCAGGTGATATTAATGGCGGCAATAATCCTTTTGGAAATGGCCAAGGTAAGAAGATAGATTTGACCACCAATGGTGCGTGGTTAAACCATAAACCAATAATAGACATCTGTAATGGTAATTGGACACCGTCAACATCCAGTAAACAAATATATCTTTTAAATTTAAAAAAGGGGACGGCAACAAACCCGGCTACGGGTGAGGTGAATTTAGACAATTTAATGACCGCAGATTTTATAAACGATTATATACAGGCTAACCAAAATTCAACTTATGAAAAAGAGGTGATTGATTGGGTTTTTACTCAGTTAAATTTAATTTTAAAACCACAAAGTATTCCTGTTAACTATATACCAAACAGTGATGGTTCCATATCGCATTCATTTGTTAACCGCATATTTTTTTATATTTACCCAACCGCCTTGCTGCCAGGCACAATTGGTGATAGTAGAATTGGAGTAGGACCGAAGGCCTGGCAGGGAGGAAATTCCAGAACAATTAATGGTAAAGAAGTTGTTGGAACTGCTATGCCTACACTTTCATATGTTAGAATTAATTTGTATCAAAATAAAAGTTTGAATAGTAAGACATGGCCATTGTTGGGCAATGACACGAATAATATTTTCAAAGATTTATCTTATTCTGATTTTAAAGATAATGAAACTTCCGAAGGCATATATAGTGATTTTAAATATTTAAGTAAGTCGAAGCGAGATGCCGCTAGATTAGTATTATTACATGAATGTTTACATGGATTTGGACTCGGATCGTCAAAAACGTATGGCAGATGGGGTAACGACTCTGACAGTTACAAAGCAACCAACGCGAACGAGGGGGTGGCGGAGTCAGGGGAAAAAATACCCAAGAAAAGGTGCTTAATTAGTACTCAACAAGAAATATCTTATTTTCCCCAAGACGGCTTTCGTTATCAAATCCCCGGCACAGTCTTATCATTTGGCGAAAATGCCAATTCCGGCAGGAACGAAGGCCAGGGAGGCAACTTTTATGTTGGTTCATTAGCACAGTGGCAGGATGCGTCAAGAAACATTACAAATCCTGAAACAATTTATGAATCTTCCTCAAATGGAATTAAATATTATAATTATTTTTATAAACAAATGTTAGGTGCTAATAATGACGGCATTAATTTGCCAGTAATTCCAATTGAAAATGATGGAGGTGATGGAACAAAATATGAACATCCAGAAATTGGTTATTCAACTACTCTTTCATCAAAAAATAATAGGTTGTTTGCCGGCAAACTTCTTCCTGGATTTAATAATGAAATTCTTGTGGGAACTGGCTTTAAAGCTCTTTCATTAGTAACATTAGGATTATTACAAGATTTATCTTATAATGTTATTCAAAATGATAATTCTGATTGGTCTGAAAATAGTAAAATACTACAAATTCAAAACAATGTGTCATTAAATAACTTAATCGCTACAGATGTATCCAGAAATTTTAAATTACAAGTTACGCTTCCCTTATTAAAAGAGTCAAAATTATACGTGGATGCTTCTGGATTTTATATCTTTAATGATCGTACAATTTACAATCCCAACATAAACTACGCGCTTTTTAATGGAGTTCAGAAAACATACACAATTATTTGTAGCAACACTGGAAATACTTTAAAATTTAATAGAACAACTCCCAATCTTAAAATAGATGCCTCCGGCGAGACAGGCATAACCATTGTACAGGATAAAGTTTATGCTCCTTTTTTGGACACCACGGATAATAAATATAAATTTAAACTTTCAGTTGAAGGGGATTTTGGTCGATTAAATGTTACCAGTGGAGCTAATAAGACTCAAACTGCTGCATTTGTTTATAATATTGGTGGTATGATTAAATTCCAACCTCCATCTGTTCCTTCAACAACTATTGATTTGTCTTTTCATTATATCGATTCAGACCTTTCAATTGGTGATAGATATACGAATCTTGGGAATTGGGAAATAATAACCTTGGGTGGAGCAGACGCTGTCACGAATGTATCTGATTTATCATTTATTATAATACAAAATAATGTCACTGTCGCTAATAATACACACGCCGTTAGATTTAAAGCTTATCCATTCGACGACTCCACACACTTCCTTGATAACAACAAAATTGCTGTATTTAAAGGTTTTGCCAATGGTGTGGAGACAGGTGCAGGTGGTGCTGCTGCTACAACCAGTTGTTCATTCCAATACAAAGTGGTTGATAAAAACTTTTATCAAAATGAAAGTAGAATTGTAACCGTTAATTTAAAGTGGAAAAGTCCAGACAGCATACCACCGCTTGTTGATAATATTTCAATTGTCCCTGGCAAGGATCAATATGTGAAAGCAGGAAGTATTATTAATTTCACAGTCGCTTTTAGTGAAAATTTAGAAACTATAACAAATTCTAGGCTTAAATATAAAATTGGTACTTCCACCACTGAGAAGGAGCTTGAACCGATCGGTGGGTTTAATCTTACGAAAAGAACAATATTATATCAATATCCAGTCCAATCGGATGATGATGGACTAATTCAAGCAACTAGTTTATCTGGCATTCAAGACCCGGCTGGAAATGAATTATCTCTTAATAACAAATTCCCGGCAACTGGTCCAACTATTGACAACAAATCACCATCTGTTACTTCAGTTTCAATTACTTCCCAGAATGCCGTTCAGGTTGGAGAGGCATCTTATGTGAAATCAGGGGATGAAGTTATTTTCACTGTCATCTTTAATAAAGATTTACCCACCATATCAAATCCCAAGCTTGAGTATAAAATTGGTAATTCTGATGTGAAGGTACTCGATCCATCCGGATCGTTTGATTCTGCTAATCTTTTAATGATATTCAAAGATTCAATCAAACTGACAGACGTTTCTGGACAAATTCAAGCAACTACTTTATCTGGCACTTTTCAAGACCCGGCTGGAGATGATTTATCTCTTAATAACAAATTCCCAGCATCTGGTCCAACCGTTGACAAGGGTCCTCCAATGCGCATGACTACCGATAACTCTGTAATAATTAATCCTTCTAGTGGCAACTTTGTTAGTGCCAACCAAACAGTCACTTTTACTGTCACCTTTAACAAGCTAATGGACAGGAGCCAAACATCGAACAGATTAAAATTTACAATTAGTGGAAACGAAGGAAACGAAAAATCAGCTTTTTTGTCGACGAGCCCGAATCCCGCCACTGTAATGGAATTTTCATATCCAGTTACTGAGCAAGATAGTGGATTAATCAGAACAATTGGTTTAGAGGGCACTTTTAAAGACTTTATGGGAAATGAAATGGCAGCTGCTGGGCCCGATACATCTTTTAATGTAGATGGACCTACGGTTGATAATGAAAACCCATCTTTCTCAGTCACGGTGCCAAATAATTCAGGGAATGCTTTTTCACCAGGTCAAACCATTACATTTAATGTTACCTTTAATGAAGAAATAAATAATACAGTTCTTAAAACTTCAGATCCAAAACTAAAATTTAAAATTAATGCTAGTCTTGTGCAAGCCGAATTGGACATAAATACTCTAAATACAAACTTCTCCAACAGTTACGCATTTACATATCCAGTCGGAAATATAGCTGGCAGCGTTAATAATCTCACTCTATTTGGCGATTATAAAGATAAAGTAGGAAATAGCCTTGTAAATAATACTTTTAGCTTCTTAAATGAAGCGCACACGATAGACACTTTGATTCTAGATATATCGAATGTTTCGCCTATTTTACCGGTTGAAAAGCAAGGAAATACAATTTCAACTAATATGACACTCGAGTTTAAAGTGACATTTAACAAAGATATAGGAAATAAACTAGATGATGATACTTGGAAACTAAAGTTTAAAATTGGTACTGCGACAGCAGAAGCAGATTATCAAAATAAGCTAAATAATAGAGAACTAAAATACAGTTGTGATTTAAGCAATATAAACGTATCATTAGTAAATGATTCGTCATTTAGCCTGACTGCTTTAGAAGGTAACTACATTGATACCAGTACTGGCAATTATCTTTCTGAATCTCAAAAAAATATATCCAAATTTACACTTGACCTCAAAATGGATACCGTGCGGCCAGAAATTACGAGTATACTTTATAATCCCAATTCTGACAAATTTGTTGGAAAAGACAATCGAGTCCAATTCACTGTCACATTTGATTCGAATATGGTAAGTGATGCTGCATCAAAATTACGGTTTACGGTTGGTACCGACAACACGCTGTTGGATGCTACTTTTGCGTCATACACTGACAAACAATTTAAATATATTTCTCCATATTTCACTGACCAAAATGGCGCGGTTAAGTTTCACAGCCTCGTGGGCACTTTTACAGATTATGCTCTCAATAATTATAAAATACCAACCCCAACAGAGATACAAAATTTTGATACAGGACCAACTGTTGATACTGTAACTCCAATCATAACAATTGTTGCTAAAGACGGCAATAACAAAATTATACAAAATAATCCTAGCATTAATAAAGGCCCAATTAATTTAACATTTACTTCATTAGAAGTAATTAAAGATTTCACAGAAGACGATATTTCAATGACGCCACAAACAGACGTTATTAACTTTGGTAGTTCTGATAACATAGTTTTTATTTGTTCTTTTGTTCCAGAAAACGGTAACAGTTATACCATTAAAGTACCCGAAAATAAATTTGAAGATCTGACTGGCAATAAAAATCCCGTATCCAATGCTGTTACATTTACTTATGATACTAGTAAACCAACAATTCATAATATTAATATATCTCATGATTCCAATCCAGGATTGAACGATAAAATTCTATTTGAGGTGATCTTTAACGAGAACATGGACTTTTCTACTATAAAATCACAAAGTCATGAGCTATTGTTTACGATAGATGACCAAATTAATGATAGTTATAAAGCACCGTTTACAAATAAAAAAGACGATAAAACAGCCGAATTTGAATATACGATTAAGGCAGGTGACAACGGCACAGTAAAAGCAACTGGTTTATCTGGCACTTTTAAAGACCTTGCTGGAAATCCTTTAAATCAACAAACTACCCCTAATATATTCCCAAAAATTGGTCCAACTGTTGATACAAAAGCTCCCACCATTAATCAAATTACTTTATCAAGTAATTCAAACGAACCAGGCGTGGATGATATTATTACATTTAGTTTTACCTTTGATGAACCTATTACACATAGTGCGGTCCCTGAACTATTATTTAAAATTGGTAACCCTCCTTTAATAAATGCGGATTTCGTCAACTACAACAGCGTTAATTATACTCTTTCGTTTAATTATAAAGTTAAGGCGGGTGAAAATGGTACAATTATACTTGATCAATTAAATGGAACTATTACCGACTTGGCCGGTAACGCATGGGTACAACCCACAAATTTCGCCCCGAGTACTTCATTAACAGTTAAAACCAATGGCGAATATCTAAATACCCAACGCTCAGTCAGTTCAAGCTCACATTTAAGTGGTGTTATGAACAATGGACAAGTAAAATTTACTGTTAATTTTAGTCAAGAAGTGAGCGGCAATCTGAATCTAACAATTAACTATCAAAAGCGTAGTGGGGGGGCAGGAACCATAACCAAATTAGAGACGGCGCAGAATATGTTGGCGGTGGTTTTTACATTTGCTGTGACTGATGATATGAAATCTATTCAACCTACAATTGATTTATCTGGTGATGTAACGAAGACGGCAGGGCAAGCGGTGAAGAAGGCGACGGATGCGGCGGTGGCTGCGGGCGGTCTGAAAACGACGGATACTAACGGTGTTATCGATACTAACGATCTTATCGTTTATCATGCCCCGCAAATCACTAATTTTGAATTAATTAATCTGGACGAGACGTCCAAAGTGAACGATTTTCCCCAAGGAACAAGACTCGAGTTCAAAGCCACTTTTGACAGTCTAATTAAATACAAGGACCAGCAAAATTTATCATTTGATATTGGAACACAGCATATCCCTCCATTTGTTCGAGATGGCACCGACGCAAGTAGGTCTATTTCATGGACATATAATGTTAAATCGGGTGACGTGGGTGCCCTGGATAATATTTCTTTAAATGGTGTTTACCAAGATTCAAACGATTTGTCAGTAGTGATACCTAGCTCGGGGGTGGGGTCGTTAAATTACATTCTCCCTAAAAACTTTTCGGCTGAAGCTTTGAAAATGGATATCACGGCGTACCATGGCCTCGCGTTTAACCCTATGGCTAATAATACAAGTGTCAAAATCGATTCTTTTAGTAGGATTAATATTAAGTTTAATGTGCCCCCAAAGTCGGATGGGAGTGCTAAACAACTATCAGGGTTCACAACATCAAAAGTCAAAGTACGTTATAATGGTTCTGATGCCCCAAGCACCCACTACGCTTGGGGTACACTTTATACAGACGTTACAAATCGGGGGTTGGCAAACCCTGGATATGCCGAATTTACGCCATATGTGGAAGGAACTTATACAATTTATGTACCCGAAAATAGTTTTACTGATTCCTATGATAATAACAACGAACGTTCTAATGATATTATATTTACTTATGATCCTACGCCTCCTTCCATTAAAAATTATAATCTTACGACCAGCGCGCCAGGATGGAGCGACCATCTAATTGAAGGCGATACTATTACTTTTATAGTGACCTTTGACGAAAATATAAAGCCATCTATTGGGTCTGGTGCCACTTTCCAGTTAGAGTTTAAAATTGGACAAACAACTAAATACGCTACCATGCTCGAGACAGCCACATCCGACCAATTATTCTTTAGATATAACGTTTTATCAGGAACCAGTCCAACGGGCGAAATTAGTGTGGTAAAACTTCATGGAGTTTATGTTGATTTGGCCGGGAATCAACTACAGAGTAATGTTTTTGGCCAAGGCCATCAGCACACAGCATGGAGACAGATGTCTGTAAGTCAGACGGGGAGGGATGGCGACGTTGCTCCAACAACCATGAGTACGCAGTTTGGGGACGTAACGCAGACTACAATTCAAGTCACTGCGAGCCGGGAAGGAACAGCAGACGGCGTTGCCTACTTCAAGGCGATGGATAATATAGTTCTAGCAACTAATAATGGAAATATAACCGCAAACGATATCGATTTGCTCACCGCCGCTGAAGGAAGTAGATTTGAAGCTGATACCGTTGTGAACACGCCGACGGACAACATTTCGGTTAGAACTTATTATCTCTGGGGTGGACAACGAGCAACCTATACAATGCCAGGAAGGAGAGGCCACGCAAGTACTTCTCATAGTAAAGGTTACAACCAACTCGAGTTTGATACTGGTTCCTTTAACGACAATATAAAATTTATTAGTTGTGGAAATGATTTAATAAAAGCGGTGGGCGACATCACTGCCGTTGAGGCTGCTGGAGTCGGCTCGGATGCGGATAAGTTATGGAAATGGCCATCTCTGGCAGCATTGGAGGATGTTTTTAAAAACAATGATATTATTGGTCTGCCTAAAAGAGAAAATTCCAGCTTCGACGGGGCATGGGGGTATGCCAGTGGTTTTCTTCAAGACATATATTCGCAAACCACAAGCCAAACTTACACACCCATTACTAGCATGCGTGACACAAGAAAGGCCACTGGAGCTTATACATATGCCCAGTTCCAGGGGGGCGCCTATGTAATGTTAGCTAGTCCTTTTGGGACTGTAAGAACATTTGCGCAAGGAAGAGATAGCGCCTATAATATGCTCGGTGTGTCTGGCAAAGGTTATTCTGTGGGAGGAGAAAAATGTGGAATAACTAAAAATAAATGGCCCACAACGGACGTTGCGGGTATTAATGGAAATATTGGTCAATGGAGCTTAGAACAACGTCCTGGGTATATTTGGAGTTTCGGGACAGTACATGGAACCAGACTGATGCCGGATGTGGAAAATTATTCCGGCACTAGCGCGCTGTCCATGGATGACCTCGCGAATAAGTCGTATAAAATTATTGGAAGATTCTACAATGCCGATACTGAGGAGTGGTTTGGACCGATTTATAGATTTGGCATTACTAGTGGTAGCGCGGGGGCAGCGACGGGCACGGGTCTGTTGAATCGTGACTCCAGTTTAGATATGTCTGGTGCTTTTATACCGACTGTGTGGATGGGCACGCAATGGCTCCAGTGGAACCACAGCACTGGACAAGGGGAGGCCTTTGATTATCAAACATGGACATTTGCAAATGGATATCCCGACTGGGAAATTGGCGCGGCCAGTCAATATGCATTAGATAAAGGGTTGGTTCGGCCGTCGCATTTAAGAACGAATGGAATAACACTGTCTTCTGCCCAAGCCACAACAAAGAGTTATACAAGTAAATGGGATGGGGGTTGGCCTAAGGGGTTCCAGTCGGCAAATCGGGGCATGTATCAAGCTATGGTGGATTGGTATGGTGCTACTTATTTTACGTCGAGTTGGCCCAGCGGTGCGAGTTAGCCGTAATAGGTCGTGCGGGAGAGGGTTAAGACCCCAAAAGTCCCATCGGCGTATTTGTATCTTAATCGAAACGCCACTTTCAATGTTCCCCATCCCCTTAATAGTCAAATTAGCACCATGGGTCGATAATATTGTGAAATGCTGTCAATTCTGTAATTGACAAGACGTACATGCTCGACCACACGCAACTAATATAGACACGACTTTTTAGAGACCGTCTATATGGTCTTGAACGCACAAGATAATATTTTTAAAATATATAATAAATAATTTGAGCATCATCCGGAATAAAATAAAATTGATTTACACCATGAAATAATCAGTAATTTATTAAGATTATAAATAACATCATGACAACACGATGCTCGCATTGTAAAAATATTATTCATCCTTACACAAATATTTATTGTAAATTCGATCAAAAATTTTGCTCTAACAAATGTTCTGAATACACAACTGAGATAATTGAAAAAATAGATCCTGAATACGCAAAACCCTATATATGGGATGTCGCAAAAAATAAACAGCAACCGTCCATTTTTATTAGCATTATAATTTCAATATTTAATTATTTTTAAATACAATTAACTATAAAAATTCTCTTATACTTTTTTTTTCCATCTTTTGTTTTACCATCACTAATTCGTTTTGGTTTTAAACAAAATCCACATTCTTTTAATATTTGTCTTACAAGATTTAATAATGGCCATTGCTGTTTTAAATAAGCTGTTTCATGAAGACATGTCAAATTTGAAGAAGAAAAAAATGATTTTAATAAATGTATGTTTTCTTTAACTGTGTTATATCTTTCCATATTTAATAGTTTTTCACGCTCAATTTGTATTCCATTTAATGTTTCAAAATTATTACAATTTAATCCACAAATATTTAAAAAATGTATTATAATGCTTTCTTTTTCCATATAGTAATTATTACACTTTTTCATTATATTATTTAATTAATAAAATGAAAATTAATAATTTTTTTTATAATTAACATTAATTTTCAAACTCTGGAATACAATATTGATTTTCATCATTTAATTTCCATTTGGCAATTATCCCTGGATTATTTTTATTTTGTAACACATCTTCGTGACTATATACATTATTATTTGAATCAATATAATAATTGATGCCTTTAATTTCTTCAACCCAAACTTGTATTTTAGTTACCGGATTTTGTTGTTCTTCATTTGCTTGAATTACTCCATGTGGGGTTCCCTTTGAATGTGTTCCACAAAACTCTTCATTTTCTTTTTTTCGTCGAGTACACTGTTCTCCATTTGCTCTTTTCGCGCAACATCTTTCGTTATATGGAACTATGTTTTTTACTCGTTTACGCTTTTGAAAATCCTCTTTTGAAAGACAAAGTGATGAATGTTCGAATATAAATTCAAGAAAATCCGCAGAACAATCTTTACCTGATTTATTTTGTATTACCGAACAATTCTCACTTGAAAGCCAATTTTGTATATTTTTTTTAAATGCTACATTATGTTCATCAACCTTTTTGGTAAGTCGTTTTTCCATTTTAAAATAAAATATACATTTTAAAATTTAATCAATTTTTTTTTAAATTTTCAACAATTTCATCTGACATATTTGACAAAACCTCTTCACTGTCCCGTGAAATTATAATATTAGAATTTGGAGTATTGGAATCATCTGGTTCGGCAATAATAATCCCATCATTTTCGCTGTCTTCCCCAAGTTTAATGCTTGAAATTGCCGAATCAAGCGTATCTTTTAAAGAATCATCTACATTTATTAAATTACGTAAACTTTGCTCTTCCTCTGAATCAATTGTGGTGCTTGGTGATCCATTATCCTCCAAAGAAACCTTTAAATCAACCGGTAATTTATTTTTTTTTCCGGATTTTGACAATATAATATCTTCATTAATGACTCCAATTACCAATTTTAATTTTAAACTTAATCTTTTAAAATATTTTGTATGATGTTCATGAAACGCGTGTAAATATCTAATAAACATCTTTATCTTTTCTTTTAATAGCATATTATTGTATATTTGAGTGTTTATTAAATTATCGATGTTTAATCCCATGTCTGACTGCTTTGAATCTGCGTCAATTTCGTCAGTGCGAGCTTCATTATAATTATTTAACTCAATTATTGTCTTTACAATAACATTTTGTATTTCAATTGTCAATTCGATGTCATATTTTTTTGTTAAATCTAAATTTTTGTATGGGGGATATGTTTTCTTCAAGTTGATTTTTTTTATAAATTCGGGGTCTTTAATTTCGGAATTGATAAAACGCGTAATAATTTTGTATAATTTATAATATTCACCATATAAACGATTATCAATCACGGTAAACATTTTGAACATATTTTGATATTCAATGTCAAATAGTGTATTCTGAAAAAAGAATGAATCGATTCCAAGAGAATCTTTTGACAGGTTATGAGTTTTCAAAAGATTGGAATAAATTTCTTTTAAAACAGATAATTTATTGGAGAGATTATGAAAAACATTTTGAATGTCTTGTCTTGTTGTTAAAATCGCCGAAAAATTAGAATTAATAATATTAATATCTTTCATATACATAATTAAAGAAATTATAATATTATTAATATAATGACCGAAGCTAAACCAGTTGAAAATACTAATGTCGAAAAAGAAGAAGTTATTGTCGATATTGATAATCATAAAACAGATGTAAAGTGGACTGAGGAACACGAAAATATATTGGTTGAATGGGCTGATAAAGCCATGTGTTTTCGATGGCTTCATAGCAAAGCACACATGCATTTCTCCGCGGCAAACACTTGGTTTACCATTCCAGTAATTATAATGAGCACAATTACCGGAACGGCTAATTTCGCACAAGATAAATTTCCGGAAGGAACAAAACAATACGCGGTTATGGGGATTGGGGCAATTAATTTATTTGCCGGAATATTAACAACAATTCAACAATTTCTAAAGATTGGCGAATTAAATGAAGCTCATCGCGTTAGTAGTATATCATGGGATAAGTTCTACAGAAATATTAAGATTGAATTAGCGAAAGCTCCAGATGAACGCATTCCAGCATATCAAATGTTAAAAATTGCCAAAGAAGAATTTGACCGACTCATGGAAACCAGTCCTGCCATATCGGATGAAATCATCGAACAATTTCAAAAAACATTTGATGCCGAAGTTGAAGATGAATATCTTAATGAGCGCCGTAAACAACGAAAAATGTCTTTTTTTGAGCTCACAAAACCAGAAATTTGTGATGATATTCGCTCATGTAAATATTCTGTTTATAAAAGAAAGCCCGGTGATAAACAAACAAAAATTAACATTCAGTTGGCAAAACGAGCTCTTAAACAGAAACAAGACCAAGAACAGATTGAAAAAATTATAAAGGATTTTAATAATGCTCGTAAACGACCGCCTACAGAAGATGAAATTATTGATGAACTTGACGATGAAGCAGATATTCAGAAGGAAACCATTTCAACAATTTTAAACGAATTTCAAAATGTAATTGATGAAAATGTAGTTATTGATAAAAATGACAAAAACTAATTAATAAAAACACTAGATTTTCGTGGTAAAAATACATAAAATAATATAAGCATCACAAACCAAAATATATAGCTTGAGTATATAGCAGGTGGAACTCCAATGAATTGAAAAAGCATTACCATTGACCATAAAGTGAATACTAAAATAAAGAAACTTATAATTGTGTTATATGAAAACATTTGTATATGATATAAATATATTATTTTTTAAAACATAATATATTTAAGCAGACAAATATGCTAAAGGGAGTCGTTGGTTTAAATTTTGTATGCCAAATTTATTCGGTGATATAAATGTGTCAATTTTTAATATTAGTTCGCGTCCTACATTTTTTTTTGTATAAGACTCAAAATCATATTGATAGTAATTGTCAGTTTTTGATAATATGGGACCTAACATAAATTGAAGTTCGCTAATATTATTTTTATATCCAACCTCGGGTGACTCAAATGCCTCCTTTTTTTCGGTTTCAATATATAAAAATTCTTTATTTTCTAAGAAAAAATCACAAACTTCATCATCAATTGGAAAATGAAAAACTTTTCGTCGATTTATTATTTCACTTGAAACAACCCAAAAGTATTGGTCTTCTAATAATTCATCCGAATTTTTATAATCATCTATGTTATAAACTAAGATTACATCATTATTATCAATGTAATGGCCCATATAAGACGCATCTTTATCCACAGACTTAGTATTTTTGTAGAATTCTAGTTTATTTTTATTTTTATATAATTTAAAGAGCAAAACTGGAAAATTATTTATAGTTTTAATTTTATAATACAAAATACTTGCCTTTTTAAAGGATGGATAATCCACATTCAAATTACATAAACCTCTATAGTAAACATTTAATTTTTTGTTTACAGAATTGATATCATTTTCAAAATTATTATTTGTTTCTTCATTATGTATGTCGGTGTCCGCGTCTTCATCACTATCATTGTTAAAGTCAGTTAATTTTGGATAAACTGAAACAATTGAACTATTTTTGGTATTTGACATTCGTTCTACAATTTGTTTTAACATGCGGTCATTTCGCAGCATATAATAAAACTATTTATTATTATTTGGTTTGTGTCGCAAATTTTCCTTAATATCAATCTTGCGATTGTCTAATATAAATTGCCCTAAGTCATCTGAATCAACATCTGGGTTGTCATTAAAGTATTTTTTTAATGTTTCCATTAAAAACTGTTTTGTAATCCCAGACTTCACTTTATTTTTAGTATATATAAGTTTTCCTTCAGAAATATCAAAACAGTCTATTTCATTTGTCTTCATTATTTCGACCAATGCTTCAGTTAGACCCTTCCTCTTTTCTCGACGTTGTTTTATTTCTTTTTGAAGGACTTTTATCTCATTTTCTAATGCTAACCAATTTTTAATATTATTAACCAATTCTTCTTTTGTTGTTGTCATTATAAATAATCGTCTTATATTTTTTATATTACTTTTCAATAATTACTTCTTTCGCAATCGTTTTTATTATTTTATTGTTATCTTTCTCATCATCTTCAGACCCAATAATATTACTAACCATTTCTAAATACATCTGCTTTCCTGAATCTGACTCTTTCCAATCTGGATTATTTAATTCCCATTCTTTAATCTTGTCGACCTGTTTTTTTGCCACGGTTGTTATTGCTTCTTTCATTTTATCTTTATTATCTTTTTCCCATGTGTCGTTATCCTTTACGTATAAAATGTCACGCTTTATATCACAGCAATGTATTGGTCGCTTATGTAAATCTAACTCCTTCAATCCTTTCAAAAAAATATTGGCAATTCCAATAACATATCCATTTTCTCTCGTTAAATTCAAATCAGTCAATTCTAATTTTAATGTTTCTACAAAATCTGTTAAATTCAGCGCATCTTTACACTCCTCATTTAAAAACACCTGAAGATTAAATTTATTATTTATGGTCGTCGTGTTACCAATGCGTGGTATCATATCTTTCACCATATTTCGAATTTCTTGATTTTCCATTATAATATTATTGTTCTGATTAATTAATGTAGTAATCATTCCTCGCAATTCTTCCTTTTCTTTGTCTACACTAATGGAAGGCTGGTTTTCACATTGATTCGCAGCACAGTTTCTTTCGTGGCGATTAAAGCTCTGAATATGGCGATATTTTTTTCCACATTTACACGTATATTCGTAAGCATATTTTTTGAGCATTTTTGAGCATTTTTTCTTTTGATGCTTTTTCGTTCCTTCATGTTGCTTCCATAAAAATAATTTGTTACACCCATAGTCACATAATTCACAATAATAAGTAAAATCATTGTGACTGGGGTCTTTCGAGCATATTTTTTTGAGCATTATATGCTTAAATAATGCTCATAAAAATATGCTTAAATCAATTTTAAAGCAGATTTTGAGTGCACTTTTTTCAGCACTACATAAAATTCCCTACAAAAATTACAAAGTGTATCCCACTTTTTCTTTTATATTTATGTAGTAGAAAGTTCGTCTTTTTCATAAATTTTCCGGAAAAAATCTCAGAATTTTAAAAATGGACAAAAAATTTTTGTCCATTTTCATTTTTTTTACATTTTTATCAACGAAAAGACAGAAAAGACGATCATTGAAGTTTCTCTACATCAAGCCTTCAAAGCCTCCAAATATCGAAGTATTAATACATTTTTTGTCCCTCCAACGCGTAGGTTCATGCTTCGCAATAATTCGCGCAACTCTTTAACTGTATGTTTTTTAGAGATGGCGTTCATTTCAGGTGTCACCGTTATTTTTTTTGCTTCTTTTTGCGCATCTTTTTGCGTTACCTTTTTATTTTGTTTTTCGGTCATTTTATGATGTTTTTCACAAAAAATACCATTTTCATTTTCATATGCGGATTTGCTACAACATTGACCAGCATTTTTCCCATGGGTAAATTTCCAAGAACAGGCGTGAATCTGTTTACAGTAACGTTTCGGATAATTAACCCCGATTATTTTTTTATTACATTCATCAAGCGGTATATAAGGCAATAAATATCCGGTGTGACTTCTACAGTAAGGACATTTAATTGTAAATATGTTTCTGGATTGGGTATTAAGTTTATATTTAGATGTGTATATTTCAAAAAATAGTGGTTTGTAATTAAAAGTGTGTCCACAAGTTAATCTAATGTGGTTATAAGTGAGTGGTTCTTTTGAAAGAAGGCATTCTGATTTATCAACCGTGTCTTTTTGAGATGATATTTTTGATAATTCTTTAAAAAAATCAAATTCAGAATCATCAATTATGTAATTGGTCATTTATAAAAATAAAATATAAATCTTTATATTATTATAAAGATGAGTTTAATTCAACAATGGGGAAATGCTGCGTGGTTTTTATTTCATACGCTTTCATACAAATTAAAAGATGAATATAATACGCCGAATGAAATTGCAAATCTGCGCAAGATTTTGATAAATATATGTTTTAATTTACCTTGTCCAGTTTGTTCAGAACACGCAAAAAATAAAATAAATCAGGTAAATTTAAATGAAATTTCTTCAAAAGAAATATTAATGCGATTTTTTTATGAATTACATAATACAATTAATCATGATTTAAATAAGTCAATCTATTCGTATGACGAATTTAAAAATAAATATGGTCAAGCAAATACTGGGGCAATTGTATCATATTTTATACAAATATTTAGAAATATAAATGCTGGGAATTTTAAAATAATAATGACAAAGATAAGCACAGATTCATCTATAGATTTGTTAATAACATATTTAAATAATAATGCGTATAAATTTAACCCATAGGTTAATTTAATTTAAATTTTGATTGATTTAAATTAAATAACATTGATTAATGAATTAACTAATATTCGACGAGACTAATTCTCCATTTTTATAGACAGAACATTTAAAAGTTTGTTTTGTTGGTTTTGAACAAACAACATTATTGCTACTAAGTTCATTAAAATAAAGTAGTTTATTTAATCCATTAAAATCAAGTAAATAAAACCACATAACTCCAAATAAAAATCCAACCAAACCACCAAGAAGTAGTCCACTAATGCGTGAGCAACCAGAATTATACCGAACAACGGTATCAACGATAAAAAGTGTTAATAATACAACCATTAAAGGATAATTGTTGAATCCACCGGTAATCATTGGCATCCATAAATAAGCAAATGTGTAGGCAATAAACATGCTACTTTGAGAAGGTGAATTAGCTCCATTTTCAGCAAAGTTAAAAATATGACATAATTCGTTATTTTCAGGGTCATTTGGGCTAATGGTTTTTCCTAAAAAATAATTAACAATAGTCGCAAATGTTACTCCGGCTAAATATATAATGCCTTTTATGTCTTGATTAAATAATGATAATAAGACTAGAAATGTTCCAATAAAAATAGATGATAGTGATGACATCAACAATAATATAGATTTTAATTCCAGCGGAAAACTCCTCATATATATATTGTATATTATTTAAATAAAAACTAATTCGAACACTTCTTCGATTGTTTCAACTGGATGAAATTCAATGTCATCTAAAACAGATTTTTCTTTATATTTTTCCATGAAATCGTCAAAATCTTTCATGTTTGCTTTTGGAAATAAGAATGTTTTAACTCCGGCACGAATCCCTCCTAAAATTTTTAAATCTAACCCACCGATTGCTGTGACTTTTCCTTGAAGACACATTTCACCAGTAATGGCAACATCATTTTTGATTTTACGTTTTGATAGTAAACTATACATAGCAATGGTAATTGCTGTTCCGGCCGAAGGCCCATCCTTTGGCACTGCTCCATCTGGAGTGTGAACATGAATGCCCTGTAATTTAGTTTTGTCCATTGTTTCGGCCAAATTCTTTTGTTCTTCTTCTGTTAATAATTGCCAAGCTAAACTTTTAGCAACTGACATACTTTCTTTCATTACATCACCTTGCATACCGGTCAATTTCATTTCTAAAAATGTTCCCGATGGAAATAAAGTAGTTTCGATTGGCAATACTCCGCCTTTGCCATATTCGTTTGCCCACAATCCATTAATAAGACCACTTTCAGGATTCGCGTGAATTAAATATGGTTTCACTTCATGTCGTTCCTTTAGATATTTCGTTTTTACATCTTCTTTGGTAACATGTATCGGAAGGGTATATTCGGCATGTTCAGTATTATAAAGGATTTCAAGATTAATCTCTCCAATTATTTCGAATAATAATTCTTTTAATTTGCGAACACCAGGTTCACATGTATAATTTTCGATGATAAATCCGATAACTTCATCGTCCATTTCAATAATTTGTTCTAAACCCATTTTTTTGAAAATTTCCGGAAATATATGTTTTCGAGTAATTACAAGTTTTTCATCAAAAGATAAATGAGAGAATTTAATCCGGTGAATTCTGTCAAGTAAGATTCTGTCAATGGCAGACACGTCATTATAAGAAAATATAAATAATGCTTTTGATAAATCCAAATCAATGCCATTAAAATATTTATCTTGGAATTCATCATTTTGCGTCGGATCAATCAAATGAGTTAAAATACCGATTATTTCTTTGCCATGTTCAGTTCTGCTTACTTTATCTAACTCGTCAATAAATATAATGGGATTCATACATTTGTGCTCGATTAATATATCAACAATGCGTCCCCAGGTTGATCCAACATATGTATAGTTATGACCATCAAGAGTACTTCCATTTGATGAACCACCAATTGCGATAAATGCGAATGGGCGACTAACTCCGTCTTCATCTAATAGACATTTTGCGATTCCTTTTTTTGCTAAAGACGTTTTTCCAACGCCAGGAGGACCTTCAAATCCAAAACAATACCCGGTTTTTTCACCATTAATCCATTGTCCAATAATGCGTTCGATTTGACGTTTGGCTTTTTTATGTCCATGTACGGCAGAATCAAGGGTCTCGTTGATGCTTTCAATAAATTTATAAATATATTCCAGTTTTATTTCAATTTCTGTTAGATTTACCATAATTAAATAGTTAACATCGGGATTATTTAAATCAAGATGACTTTCAATATCTGTCATAATCGGAATATGCCCTTTTGTATATTCAATGAAGTCATTAATTTGAGTAATCATAAAATCGGTTTTTTTTCCAGAATGACATAATTTTGAATGTTTTAATTGATGATTTTTAATAAGATTATTTAAATAGCAAATATTGGCAATTAATTCATTGCGTTTACCTTTTGTTAGAATGGTTTTTATATTTTCAATTTGACCGGCATTATATTTTGAATGATATTCATTTTTTAAAATGGAGATGTATTTTCTCATTTCAATACTTGTATATGTTGATTTTATTGGGAATTCAATAATCGGTTGACGCGATGAATTAATGGATTGAACAACTTCATTAAATGAGCAAACACATTCTTCCATTTTTTTTAAAATTGGCTCAACTTTATAAATATTAAATGGAATTTTTAAGAGTCCTTCTAAGAAATGACGTGCTTTAGAGCCAGTATCTTCCGATTTAGATTTAACTTCTTTAAGTTTAACCATGGCCTTTTCTTTTACATTTTCATCTGCTTTCATTAAACAAATTTGCTGTTCAAATGGTATTTTTGAATCATCAAAACTAGATAAATTATTAGTATAAATTAGAGTCTCTTTCATAGCATCACGAAAATATTTTTTTACATTCCACGGCAAACTATCAAAAAGAAGAGTTTGTTCTTGTGTGTCAATGTTACCATTTATGTCATTTGAAAGCAAATCATACAATAAATATGAAAGATATTGAAATTCTTGCTCATCAGATTTTAATAATAATTGAATAAGAGTTGTCCGCTGATTATATAATTCACTTCCAATAAATTCTTTTATAATTTGTGACATAGGTTTTTGTTTAATTAAATGAATTTGATTTATGTATCCTACGTAGCGATTGTGAAGTTCACTATTGCTATAAATAATAATTTCTTTTAATGTTAAACATTGAATAAAACGTTCAAAACACGGGGATAAAAAATCTGGTTCGTTTGGTTTGGAGTTCCTGATTTCTTTAATTCTCTCTTGAACATATTTATAATTTAAACAAGATAATGTAATATCGTCCATAATTCCACAAACAATTAGTGTTTTTTTTTCTTCTGGATTTTGTATTGCTACTTTTATTCCATAAACTTTTGTTTGAAAAGTTTTACACGTTCTTGCTAAATCAAAACAATCTAGATCAATGGCGTCTTCAACAATCATAAAATCTTCTACAATCCTATTTTTTTTTAATGTGGTTTCATTTGAAACAGATGTTTTTTTTTGTTCGTTTTTCCAATTAATTATTTTATAGCCAATTGGATGAACAAAATTTTTAATAATTTCATATTTATCAAGAGTATATTCAGTATTAAAATTATTAGAAATAAAATGCTTTCCAAAGCAAACCGTGATTAAATCATCAAATGATTCGGTACCAAATGTTCTAAATGAAATCGACAAAACGTTGGTTATATCTTGAAGTTTATTAATGTAATATAATTCATTAATTGCTTTATTTTCAATCATTGGTTCTAGTAATTTTTTTAAGCTAAAAAAAATACTGTGTAATTCATGAATACACACGGTTAATTCATTTGAGCCATAAATGTCTAATGTTTTATAGCGCTGTGTTGCCACAATGCTTTTTTCAATCATTTTTTGTAAATTAATTATCTTTTCTTTAAATGAATCATACAGTGCGTCATGCGGTGATAAATTCGCATCAATTTCAGTAAGAGATTTTTTGTCTATTGACAAAAGTCCAGGGGATTCTATTATCGTATTTTCTAAGAATTCCATGTATATATTTGTAATGATTTTTATATTTTAAATTATTTTTAATATCGATTTTAATAAAATTTTCCCTAAAGAATCCGGATTTTTTTATTATAATAAGAATTTAAAAATTAGACATTAAGATAATAAAATGGGTATTCCAAATTATTTTATGTATATTGTAAAAGAGTATCGTGATGTTATAAAAGGTTTAAATTATTTGTCGGAGATACAGAATTTTTACATTGATGGAAATTCGATAATTTATGATGCGGTTCATAAATTATTAAAGGACGATGTTTTCAATGATTTAAATAATGATAAATTTGAAAAAGAGATATTAAAAGAAGTCGCAAATAAAATTAATGAATATATTGCCATTATTAAACCGACAAATAATATATTAATAACATTTGATGGTATTGCGCCAGTGTCAAAATTGAAACAGCAGCGTCAGAGAAGATATAAGTCGAATTATGAGAGACGAGAATTAATGGGGGAGGAAGTTAGATGGAATACAACGGCAATTACACCAGGAACAAATTTTATGAAAAAATTAAATCAACACATTCATAAGCAGTTTAAAAACCATAAAAAGTTTAAGGTGAAAAAGTTGATGATAAGTGATTCGAGTGAAATTGGCGAGGGGGAGCATAAAATATTTGAATACATGCGAAATTATAAAGATGAACACGAGGGAATGAAAACGGTAATTTATGGGTTGGATGCGGATTTAATTATGCTTTCATTGAATCATTTGAGAGTGTGTGCGGATACATATTTATTTCGAGAAACGCCTCATTTTATTCAGTCAGTTGATAAGACATTACAACCAAATGCGAATTATGTAATAGATATACCATATTTTGCTGAGGTTTTAAGTAAAAGCGTAGGAAATAAGACGGAGCGATGCGACGATTTTATATTGGATTATGTATTTTTGTGTTTTTTTCTTGGAAATGATTTTCTCCCACATTTCCCAGCATTGAATATTAGAACAGAAGGAATATTTACATTGCTTGAGGCATATAAGACAATTATAGCAAAAAGGGGGTTAAATTTGGTAAAAAATGAGAAAATATTGTGGAAAAATGTGAGAATAATGATTGAGTTTTTGGGTAAAAATGAGGCAATGTTGTTAAAAGAAGAATATAAAAGACGTGATGCGATGGCTGAACGTATAATGAAAAGATTGGAGACAAACGAAGATGTTTTAAATTCAATGCCGATGATAGATAGAGAGATGGAGGAATTTATTAATCCTTGGAAAGACGGATGGGAAAAAAGATTTTATGGAAAATTATTTGATACAAAAATTAATGAATTCCGATTAAATGAGATTTGTAAAAATTACATGGAAGGATTAGAGTGGACGCAACATTATTATGTAAAAGGTTGTAAAAATTGGAGATGGTCGTATCATTATGATTATGCGCCATTATTAAAGGATTTAATACATTATTTGCCATATTATGCGACAGAATTGGTAAAACCAAATAACAAGCACATTTCAAATGAAGTTCAGTTGTGTTATGTCTTGCCGCGTGTAAGTTTAAATTTGTTGCCAAAAAACATTGAAGATTCTGTAAAAGATAAAAAATGGTATACGGACAATGGAGAATATGTGTGGGCTTTTTGTAGATATTTGTGGGAGGCGCATGTGCGATTGCCAACAATTAGAATTAATGAAATTGAAGAAGTAATTGAAAACATTGAAACTGTTTAAATAAAACTTTTTTGAGGATGAATTTTGTTAAATTATAAAACTTAAAGATAAATTGAAATATGTTACTATAATTAAATGGTTGAATCGCTAGAAGAGGCAAAACAAATAATTATGAATAATGAAAGAGTTATGTTGAAATTTTCTGCGGACTGGTGTGTTCCGTGTAAAAGAATTAAAACAGTTTGCGATGGTAATTTTAATAAAATGGGTGTAAATGGAGTTAAATGTGTTCAAATTGACATTGATGACGAAATGGATTTGTATATGCTTTTGAAAAAAAAGAAGTTAGTTACAAGCATTCCGTCATTATGTTATTATTATAAAAAGAGAGAAACTGATTCTTGGTTTGTACCAGATGAAATTTACGCAGGAAGTAAGATGTCTGAGGTTCAAGAGTTTTTTGACAAATGTGATAAGTTGCGTGATTAAATAAAAATAGATAAAAATAGATAAAAATAGATAAAAATAAATAAATTATAATTATATGAGTTTTGATTTAAATTTAGATAATTATAATTTGACGGACATTTTGAATTTATTTAAGCTGGAAGCCACGTTTACAGAATCTGATTTAAAAAAGGCAAAAAGAAAAGTCATGATGATGCATCCGGATAAGTCAAAATTAGATAAAGAATATTTTATGTTTTTTGCGAAGGCATATAAGATATTATATTCAATGTATAATTTTAAAACACGAATTGACAGTAAAGAATCGACTGAATACAAGATAGACAAAGACGATAAAAAAGAAGAGTTATTGAAAAAATTTATGAAAGGAGATGATTTTAATAAAAAATTTAATGAGTTGTTTGAAATGAATCGTCTAAAAAATGATGAGATTGATGATGGATATGGAGATTGGTTAAAGTCAAATGAAGATTTAGATGATTTTAAGACGGTAAAAAATAGGAAAGAAATAAGTAAAGAATTTGATAAACGAAAACGGAACATGCGTTCATTGGTTAAACATGTTGATTATGATGGAGTAGGGAATGACATAATATCTGGTGCGAATTTAATTGGTGCGCGACCAGATAGTTATGGTGGAAGTGGTGGAACGCTTCAATATGAAGATTTAAAGAAGGCGCACGTGGAGACATTAATTCCGGTTACAGAAGAAGATTTTGAAGAAAAAAAGAAATTCGGCTCTGTAGAAGAGATGAAAAGATTTAGAAAAGCGGAAGAGGTAAATCCGTATTCAGAAGAAGAATCAAAAGAAATGTTGCGAAAGATTAAAGATGATAATATGAGGAAAGATATGGAGCGAGCGTATAAGTTGATTCAACAAGATAAAGAAAGTGAAAGAATAAATGACGAATGGATGAAAAATTTCAAAAGAATAAAATAATGGACTCTGACAAAGAATAAAATAATTAGATATAATATATGGATAAACATGGTTATGTTAGTTATTTAATTATGATGGGTGTCTTTGCGGGAGCAACATATTTATATCACAAACACAAATATTTAATTGAAGAAACTCCTGAAGATCATTATAGAATTGTTGAAAAATATTTAATAAATGATTCGTCTTTAGCAAAGAGCAAGAAGCCAATTATGTGGGTTCATGTTTCTAGGGAATTAAATGCCAGATGGTGGGAGAATTTTGGATCGCGCAATTCAAATAGAATGAATAAACCATATCAATTTTTGACCATAAAGAATATTATTAATAAATGTGGAAACAAATATAATATATGTTTAATTGACGATAATACATTTGGAAAGGTGATTCCGGGATGGACAACTGATTTAAATAAGACCGCCGAGCCAATTAAAGATAAGTTAAGACAATTAGCAATGGCTAGATTATTAAATATTTATGGCGGCGTGATAATGCCAAGTTCAATGATTGTATTAAATGATTTAGAAAATATAATATGTAATAAACCATTTATTGGTGAGTTTATGAATAATAGTGTTACAAATTATGATTCGCCATTAAAAGTTGATACAAAACTCATGGGCTGTAGAAAAGGAGATAAAGTTATGAAAGAATATGTGAATTATTTACAACATTTGATTTCTAAGGATTTGACAGATGAAAGTATTTTCTTGGGAAAGACAAGTATTTGGTGGACAAATAAAATTAATAATGAAAATGCTACAAAGCTCGAAAGTGGTTTGCTTGGAGTTACTGATAAAAATAACGAGATTATATTATTAGAAGATTTGATAAATACTAAACCATTGGAATTAAATAAAGACATAAAAATGATTTATATACCAGATGATGAATTAATGAAGAGAACAGCATATCAATGGTTTGTTCGGTCTTCGCCCGAACAAGTGTTAGAATCAAATACAAATATCGGCAAAATATTGTTGTCGGTGTGTTAATAATTATTTGTAAATATAATAGACTATTTCATATTGAGATTTATCATATACGACTTTGGAGACAAATGAAATGGCATTTGCTTTACAAATTTGTCTGATAATCGTTAAGAATTGTGTGTAATTTAATTTGCGCTCAATATAGTATTTTTTAGAAGAGTGATAATATGGGATAATGAGTTCAATGAATGGATCGAGAAGATTATGAAATTGAGCTTTACGAAATGCGGTTTTAGAAAGAACAAAATATTTATCATTTGCGAGACAAAAGGATTGAATAAATTGATAAAATTGTTCATTTGGAAATTGTGTTTTAAATATTTGTGATTTAAAAGTCATATAATATAGATTGAAAATAATATTATTGAAATTCAAAATAATATTATTGAAATTAAAAATAATATTATTGAAATTAAAAATAATATTATTGAAATTCAAAATTAAGTTATTAAAATTAATAAAATTATTTAAATAATAATTTAATTATTGGAATTAAAAAATTTAATTAAATTGTTGGTAAAAAGAGCCAATTCGATGGGTTCTTCATGTATTTGATAAAAACTGGTAATATATTTACATAAAAATGGAACTATTTTATATTTTTCATGGTCATGTAATAATTTGGTCGATTTAATAAAAATAAAATAATTGTCAAGAATATCCATTACAGAAAATCCATAATTGTAAAGATTATATAATATTTGAATAGCTTTGCTTATTTGTGTTTGGTGATTTTGAGATTTACATAAAAGTGTGAATTGTTCAAAGTCATAAAATGAGATATTGGTACATAAATTAGAAACATTATTTATTGTAATTGGTTTATTATATAATTTACATTTTTCAAGATAATTAATAATTATGCGAATAGAATTGTTAGAAATTTTGATTATAAAATTTTTAGCGTCTAAAGAAATTGTAATATTTTCATGATAACATAAATGGTCAATAATTTTCATAAGATTTTCTTTTTCACAGTGTTTAATTTTAATTAAGTTCATTCTAGATTGTAAACTTTCGATGGTTTTTTGTGAATTGGTACAAGAAGCAATAAAATGGACGTTATTGCTGAATTTATCAATATAATTGCGAAATACTTGTTGTCCATGTTCGTGTATAAAATCAATGTCATCTAGAATTAAAATTTTTTTTTTATGCGGAACTGCCGAAGCTGTTTGACAAAATGTTTTAACTTCGTTACGATAATATGATATTCCTTGATCTTTAAGATTATTAATCGAAAGAACATTTTGATTAATGATTTCGATAGGAATTTGTGGATAATATTCATTTACAATTGCCTGAATTAATGAACTTTTCCCTGAACCAGAATCTCCAACAAATATTAAATTTAAACAATCCATATTTATTAGCGTTGTTAGTAATGTTTTTAACTCTGAATCAATGAAAAAATCGTTCAAATAATTTGGCTGATATTTATATATAAATGGTGGTTTCATAATATTAATTTTAAAATAAGTATTTAAGTTGATGAGCAATATAAAATATATGGAAAAAGAAGATTTATATAAAATATTAGACATTGAAGAGTCTGCGTCAATTGAAACAATAAAAAAAAAATACAGAAAATTGTCAATGATGTATCATCCAGATAAAAATGCTGGAGATTACAATAAATCCGAGAAATTTAAAAAAATAACAATGGCATATGAAATATTAGGAGACGATGATAAAAAAAGACAATATGACGCGTCGCGTATACAAAATAAGATAAGTCATATTACAAATCCGAATGAAATATTTCGTTACATGAATGAACAATTTAATTTTCAGAGTCAATGTATTGTACCACCAATAAATATAATATTAAAAATTGAAATACAAAAAGCATTTATTGGATGTAATGAACCAGTGCAAATTCATAGATGGATAATTCAGAATGATGAAAAATATTTGGAATCAGAGACAGTATATGTGTCAATTCCGCGCGGCGTGGATAATGGTGAAATAATAGTAATAAAAAATAAAGGCAATTTTGGTCAAAATATGACCGGCGATGTAAGAGTACAAATTCAGATAACAAATAACACGGATTTTAATAGAAATGGATTAGATTTGATAGTAAAAAAAGAAATTACTCTAAAAGAGGCATTATGTGGATTTAAAATGGAGATTTTGTATTTAAATGGAAAAACATTGCGATTGAATAATAATGGTGGCAATGTAATTGGTCCTTATTCGGAAAAGGTTATTTCTGGAATGGGATTTCAAAGAGACAATCATAAAGGCAATTTGATAATAAAATTTAATATAAAAATGCCGACTAAATTATCAGACGAAAAAATTGATAAATTGCGCGAAATATTGTGACGTTAAAAAATAAAGTTATTTTTATCTCCGGCAATATGTTCCATGTGAATTGATTTTAATATTTCAATTTCTTTTTGGATTCGTTGCTGTTTATTTGTCTTTTTCAAATTAGAATTTCTCTCGTAATAATTTTTTTTAAAAGAGAGAAAATGTTTAAAATAGATGAATTTTGTGAATTGCGTAAAAAATAGCTGAGGGCAAACTTTAAAGGTCGTAATTTCTTTGTCAGTTAATTCGTCTGACAAATCATTATCATTGACAATTCTGCATTCAAGGGGGTCTTTGCCACTATAACAACAAAAAAACATAATAATATATGTAGATAAAAAAAGAATATGTTAATGACTAATAAATATAAAGATATAGAAGAAAGAAATATTAATGGCGACAGAACAAAGGATTCAAAAAGAATTACAAGAATTGATGAGTTCTCCTCCCGCGAATTGTTCGGCTGGCCCAGTTGGAGATGACATATTTCATTGGCAGGCAACAATTATGGGCCCAGTTGGAAGTCCATATGAGGGAGGCGTATTTTATTTGAGAGTTGATTTTCCAAAAGATTATCCATTTAAACCACCTAAAATGGCTTTTCTAACAAAAATATATCACTGTAACATTAGCGGTGTTTCGGGGGGAATTTGTTTAGATATTTTAAAAGACCAATGGAGTCCGGCATTAACAATTAGCAAAGTATTGTTGAGTATTTGTTCTTTAATGGACGATCCAAACCCAGATGACCCATTGGTACCAGATATAGCTGATTTATTGAAAAGCAATAAAAAAGAGCATGATGAGCAGGCAAAATTATATACATTAAAATATGCGATGGAATTTGCAGAAGATTAAATAAACTTAGATTAATAAATTTAATATTAAAAAAATAATAAATTTAATATTAAAAATCATTATGATTGACAAACCTTATTTATGAAATGCGTTTTGTAGCGATATCAGAAGAAACAACATAAAGCGAGTTTTCGGTTACAATAATATACTCAGCTTCAACCTTATAAATTTTTTGAACAGGTGAAGTATATTCATCTTCGCTTTTAACTAATAATTTTTCACCATTTTCGCGAACACCAATTAAGACTTTTTTGTCTTGAGAATCAGTCCAATAATCAAACATCATTGGTTTGTCTTCAACAATTGCTAACTTTGCTCCGTGTTGTAAGCATTGATTGCTAGGAGACTTATATTGAGATTCATTTTGACAAGCAGATTCGGCCATTATATTAATACGGCAATTTAAAGCTTTAAATAGTTATATTGTTTTTAATATAAATAGAAAAATGTAGAATAGTTTATATTGGATGGACAAATTACTGTTAAACAATTCAAAAAATTATAAAAATCAGTTAGAAGACAATTTAGGAAATATAATTAGTAAATATATTTTGATAATAAAAGAATATTTAATTTTGTGTGGTGAGGCAATTTACATGAAAAACGAAAACTACTATAAATATATACTAAAAAAAGGAGTTAATACATTAGAACACATATTTTTGATGTTATTGTTATATACTAAAAATTTGGAGTTAACTTGTCATCACTGCCAAAAGTCAGCATATTATTATATAGAATTTATTGGACAGATTGGTGATGATAATCATACGTGTCTTCAATTAAATTCAAAAGATGCTTGTTTGTTTGTTTATAAAAAAACAATATTTGAGATTGAACAAAATTACAGAAAAGAGTTTAGTTTGGAATCGCCGGACATAAAGTTATCAAGTGTTGAACAAATAATAAAAATGTATAATTTCAATATTAATTTGATTATACAAAATACTAATTTTTTAAGCATGACGTCAAACGAAACAAATAATATGAAGATTGATGAATTTATTGAAGTGGTTGAAAACGAATTAAATAAGCATGTGATAAATTTATCCAGTATTTCAGCAAGTTATATAGAATTAAACAATAAATGTAAATTGGTAAAGTATTTTTCAGAGGCGTTACAAATTAACGATAATATGCGAGGGCAATATTTGGACCATTTTATAAAAAAAATAAAAAAGAATAATATAACTTTTGAAATTTTAAAAGAGCGATTGTCAAATATAACAACTGATAGCAATCATTTATCTTCACCACAAAAATTCGTGAATCACTTATTTATATAATGTTATCATCTTTTTTTTACTTTTTCTACTCGAAACAACTGTTTCATGTTGATTATCATTTTCTGTTTTAATAAAATTATATTCATTTATTAACAATTCTTTTAAAAATTCATATATATCATTTAATGCCTCATCGGTACATTTACCAACAATTAAAATACTGCCAGTTCTAAAAATCATAAACGATATTTTTTGTGATGAGTTAGCAAGTTGTTGTCCAGTTTGTTTAGATTTAGTTTGGTCATGATAAAATTCACATTGAAGACCAGGATAAGAACATGCGTCATAAACAACATTAATCTTATATTTTTCTCTTAAAATGGTATATAATTTGTCACGATTAATATAATATCCACAATTAAAGTTTGAATTTATTAGAACAGTTTCATTTTTATCAGATAAATATTGAAGAGGAATTGAAGATTTTTGTTTAAATGATGGCAAAGTTTTAAAAATGTCAGTTAACACATCTAGTGTTTTATAGAGCATTTCGTCAGTTTGAATGCCAGGAATTTCTAATTTTCCAGTATTAAAAACTTTTACATGTACTTCTTTGAATTCAGACTCAATTTTAATGCGAACAATTATTACAAAACAGTTATAAAAAGCGCTTTTTTTCTTACATCGATAACTTATAATGTCTTTTTTACTCATACCAATACTTATTTTTCTAACATCTTTGAATTTAATGCGTCCCATTGGATTATCAATATGAGAAATAATATGTTCATCGTAAAATGAATAATTTTTAATTTTATTAATAAGATGATTTAAATCGGATTGGCAAAGCGAATTAAATTTCATTTGTTTTTTTAAAAAGCCAACACGATTTAAATGATATGGCATAATTGGTATCTCCCAAAATACGGTTTTTAAATCAATTGGTTGATTTAAATATGATATTTTTGTTTTTGTTGATATATAAATATCAGATGATTTAGGAACGTCAATACTCGAATTTATTGAATTAAATTTGTCTGTGGTTTCTTTGGTGGTAGTAATTTGTAGAGCATCATTTTCACAAAAATGTTCCCAAGCATCATTTAAATCATTCATGATATAATAATTAATTGAATTTCTTTAAATTAAATAAATTCAATTATTTTTCTAAATATAATTTAAATGAATTTTAACGTGGACCTTCCTGGAAGACCAATAAAGAAGACGCCTCCAATAAATATTCCTCAAAAAACACAAAATATTAATGATTCTGCGGATTCAACGAATGAATGTGATGTGTCGGTGCATTTTTTTGACCCATCAAATAAATCACCCCCTAATAGCTGGACAAATAGACTATTAACACGATTTGATCAGTTTTCTAATTTTGGTTCTTATTTGGGTAATTCTTTTGGAAATGCTGTTGGGACTGCATTCGAGTCATCATTTTGTTCATCAATTGGTAATAATTTGGATAATTTAATTATAAAATAATTGCTATAACAATCAAGATTAGACGCATTTGAATGAATTAAATGTTCACATAAATCTAACATTTTGTGTGAAATATAATGAGGTTTTTGTTTAATAATATAATTAACTAGATTAATTATTATATTTTTATTTTCTAAAAAATATGTTTTTTTGATATAATTAAATGTGGAAAAAATATTTTCATTAGAATCATGATTTTCAAATTGTTTTAATAAATTATGCCACGTATCCTGATTTATAACACTAATTTCATGTTGATTATTTTTGTAATTTGCCTGCATATAATTAATCATGCTTCGAATATCAGAACCAAATAATGTTTGTATGTGTTCTAATGATTGTTTTGAATAGGATAGTTTTTCATTATCATTGATTTTTAATAAAAAAGAATGTATTTTTGTTTTAGGCAGCTGATTAAATCGTAAGCGCATAAATATATTTTGTAAAGAATCGTCAATTTTGCTAATATAATTACATATTAAACAAAATCGAATGTTTTTATTAAATGTTTGAAGCAGGCATTTAAGAGCAATTTGAGCATTTTTTGTCATATAATCGATTTCATCTAATATTACAAACTTTGTTCCTTCACAAAATAAAGATGATGACTGAACAAATTGATTTATTTGATTTCTAATAACATCAATGCCGCGCTCATCCGAAGCGTTTAAATGTATCATTTTACTTTTAATCATGTTGTGTTGTGTAGATTTTAAATTTACATGAGAATTTTCTTTATGAAGCAAATTAATTAAATTAATAATTGTTGTAGTTTTTCCTGTTCCAGGAGGACCATAAAATAATATATTGGGTAAGTGATTATTTTTAATAATATTTGTTAATATATCTTTATTAATATCATCTAATATTATTTCATCAAAACTCGTCGGTCGGTATTTTTCAACCCATGGAATAGAATTCATCTCTTTTATAATTTATAAAAACTATTTAAATTTGTAAAGTAATATAATAAAAATGGAGGAACCGCCAAAAAAAAAGCGAGGACGAAAGTCGAATAAAGAAAAACTTGCGATGGCTCAAAATGGACAGCTTGATGGTTCATTAAATGTGGTTGTGGAGCCCAAAAAGAAACGCGGGCGAAAACCACGGGGAGGCAAAATTATTGAAGTTTTGCCAAATAATAATGACATTACCATTATAAAAACAAATGTAATATTACATTTAAAATGTAAATTAAGTGATTTAGAGAGTGGAAATTTTATATCAAATATTTCTTATGAGCCAGAAGTAAATGAAATAATTCCATATAATCAAGACGACACGGCCATTTTAAATTACAATGAAATTAATATTGAAAATAATGTTAATATAAATAATAATGTAAATAATAATGTAAATAATAATGTTAATAAATCACATGAACATGTTAATAAGTATGTTAACAATGACTCTTTAAACGATGAAGAACTAAATAATATTAATCAAAAATTAAATGAATTAACAAGTAAATTACACATAAATAATATGTATGATAAAAAGTCAGCTTGTTTTTGGTGTACACATTCATTTGATAATGTGCCAATTTATATACCAAAACATGAGATTAATGGAGTATTTACTTGTTATGGGTGTTTTTGTAGTCCAGAATGTGCCACGGCGTATTTATTTGAAGAAACGTTAGATACGGCGGCAAGATTTGAGAGATATTCATTATTGAATCGAATATATTGTAAAATATATAATTATTCAAAAAATATTTTGCCGGCACCATCACCATTGTACACATTAGAAAAATTCTTTGGTACATTAACAATACAAGAATATAGAAAACAATTAAAAAGCGATAGATTATTATTAATAATTGATAAACCATTAACTCGCGTGTTACCAGAAATATTTGAAGATTCCAACGCAAATATGTTATTTAATAATATGAGCCAACGAAAACAGACCCCGATGAATTATCGGGTAAAGCAAACTAAACGCGATATTATGACAGCCAATTTTAACCTAAAATAAATAAACAAATAATATAATATAGTGTAGTTACGATTATTTTATATTATTTACATTTCCTCGGTTTCAGATATATTATCTAGATTGGTGTTTTCTTTTAAGTTGACTTTTTGATTTTCTTTTTGTAATTGAGCAATATATTTTTCTTTTAGCTTATTTAATTCTTGTTGATTACGAAAATTTCTCGCGGCATCATCCATTAGTCCTCTAATCTGTCCATAAATCTCTTGATTAACAGATTTTTTTTCTTCTTTTTTAGTCGGCGGATTTATAAATTCTCTCACAATTGCTTCTACGTTTCCATTGAATTCTTTAACTTTGTTTTTCGCGGTCTCTGAATCATAATCGGTTTGCCGCATAATTATTTCAGACAACACATTTATTTGAGAGTCGTTCATAATAAATCATTATAGTATTTTTTAAATGATATTAAACGAAATCATTTATTATAAAATAATGAACATTGATAAATTGTTGAGTCAAATTAACTCATCGTTAAATTATGTTTTGAAGCAAAATTTAACACCATTTGTGGATGAAATTAATAATAATAATAAACAACATGAATTGATTAAATCTATTTTATTTCAGATGCCAGAATATATTAATTTAGAAAAAAAATATAATGAACTTCAGAAAAAGTATGACATTCTAAAAAAAGAACTAAAAAATAGAGAAATTGGTTTAGAAATTAGTGAAAAAGAAATTTTAGATAATTATGAAGAAGATGATGCTAACGATATTGATTTATCACATTGGAGAAGTGGATTTGGAAATATGTCAAATAATCAAGCTGAAGACTCAGACGAAGTAGACAACTTAAACACTAAAAAAATTTTAGTTTCAAATAAATGGAATAAGGCTGAACATGAACGTGTGATTCGAGGCGAACGAGAAGAACAACAAGAAGAACTGTCAGAAGAGGAACAAGCGGAACAGTCCGAAGAGGAACAGTCCGAAGAGGAACAGTCCGAAGAGGAGCAGTCAGAAGAGGAAGAAGCGGAGCAGTCAGAAGAGGAAGAAGCGGAGCAGTCCGAAGAGGAACAAGCGGAGCAGTCAGAAGAGGAAGAAGCGGAGCAGTCCGAAGAGGAAGAAGCGGAGCAGTCAGAAGAGGAAGAAGCGGAGCAGTTAGAAGAGGAAGAAGCGGAGCAGTTAGAAGAGGAAGAAGCGGAGCAGTTAGAAGAGGAAGAAGAATATTTTATGATTGAACTAGAAGTCAATGGAAAAACTGTAGAATTTTATACAAATGATGAAGAAAATGGATACTTTTATGAAGTTCTAGAAAATGATGAAATGGGTGAAATTGTTGGAAAAATAACAGATGGAGAGCCAGAATTTAATTAAAATATAAAAACAAAATTTATATTCAAATATATATATATAAACCAATGGTCGATGAATTATGTTCGCCAGCAATAATGTATTTAGGATTTTCATTAATTCAAATTATAATTGATATAAGTCAACGAGATATAAATAAAGCAATGATAAAATTCATATTAATGTGCGTTTTCAGCTTAATATTAAACATTTTGTGTAAACGCGGATTAACGCCGATTTCATGGCTAATAGTATTTATACCATTTATATCAATGACAATAATAACGTCACTAGCTCTTTATGTATTTGGATTTTCAAAACAGAATAATATTCATTTATTTAATGGTAACTTAAATAATGAGATGGGTTTAGATTACATGTCAATCTTGGGAACAAAAGAAGCGCGAGGAGGCGCAAATTTAAATAAGGCTCAGCAACTAGGAGAGTGTGAATTATCATATGACGAATGTTTGGTTGATTGTGATAAAAATTATCTCCAAATAAAAGATTATGATTCAAAAACCGTTCCATGTAGGAATACGTGTAGGGATATATATAATTTATGTCAATAATGATTTAACAAATAGTTTAAAAATAAAATATACATACATTTATATGTATAATTTGTTTAGTGATTCGACGTTGCTATATGCGTTTATAAGCGCAAGTTTATGTGGAATAGTAATATACGTAAACGACAAAATGGATGATTTAAAAGCATCGGCCTTTGAAAATTTTATTTATATTAAGACTAATTTAAAAAATTTAAGTGACACATATTTATTGCCAATATTAAAAGGGATGGGATTTACAAAAGAAGATTCTCTAATTTTTATAAAAGATGGGAAAGATATTTTAAAAATTAAAACCGAAAATTATGAATCAATTAAAGACAGTAATAATAATGATTTTGACTTGATATTTAGGTGTCTTCCAAATGAAGATCTTAACGATGAACAAGAATATGATGTAAAAATATGTAAAAATTTGAGTGAAATAAAAGACGAAATAATTGTTAGTAATATATCGTTTTTATCTCCAAAACTACAAATTAATTATATTGAAGATGATAATGAATTCGAAGAAACATTTGAATTCGACAATCTCTTTATGTTTAACAATTTATATGTTGAAAATAATGAGTTATTTTGTTATGAATTTATTAAATGGTTTTTATTAAAAAATAAAGAATTTGCTCTTAAGCCGGAAGATAAATTGAAAGTAACATTTATTGACCACAATATGAATTTAGTTGAATTGTCAAATGGAGAGACTGTTATAATTGAGAAAGATGATTATGTTATTAAAAACAAGGAAGATACTGATAAGAAAAATGAAGAAATGGAGCAGAAATTAATGAATCAAGAAGATGAATTATCGAAAAGAAATAATAAACAAACAGAAAATGCCGAAAAAAGTTATAATTATTGGATTTTCTAAAAATATCATATAAAATAGGATATAAAATCGTTTTATATAATTTATTATGGATAATTCCGTTACTAAAGAAACGGATAAACTTCCTTTAAAATATAAATTATATAAAGAATGGACATTATGGGCACATTTGCCGCATGATACAGATTGGTCTGATAAAAGTTATAAAAAGATTATGGATGTAAAATATATTGAAGAAATACTAAAATTATATGAAGCAATTCCTGAAAAAATGATAAAAAACTGTATGCTATTTATAATGAAAAAGGGAATAAAACCGACATGGGAAGACGAATCTAATAAAAATGGTGGTTGTTTTTCATATAAAATTAATAATAAATCGGTTATTAATGTGTGGAAAAACTTAACATATTCATTGATAGGTGAGGATATCTCTGAATGTGATGGGTTACGTAATAATATAAATGGAATTACAATATCGCCAAAAAAAAATTTCTGTGTGATAAAAATATGGTTAAAAAGTTGTGAGTATGAAAATTCAGATATAATAAATCAAAATATTGGTTTAAATTCACAAGGATGTATATTCAAAAAACACTTATAATGCTTGTAACAATTTATGAATTTGCTGGCAATGGAGCCAGACACAATTTTATCTCTCCCAAAGAAGCCACGTTATATTTAACAACGAGTGGGAGATTATTTTCAAGATAAATTTCAATCTGATTACAAAGATTTGTACATTTGATAAAATAACTTAAATTTTTTAAAGAGAATTCTCCTTGAATAATTTTACAGTTGTTTTGTTTCTGAATAAATTCCATACTGCCGTCTGATTCTGCTCGGCGCACTTCTGCCTGAGCAAATCCACCACAACATTTAAATATTAATTCTGCGCAATTGTCAGATGCGATTGATTTAATTTCAATCTTATCTGAAATACATGATAAATCGCGTATAATTTTTTGAAAATCAGCAGCGGGCAGATTAAGCACTGACGAAAATTTGACATCTGGCACATCTAATTCTTCATTGTCTGGCTCGATTAATCGCAATTTTTGTATTTTTTGCTGTTTAATATCACCATTTTCAAATTTAAGACTTAGAAATTGAACAACTCCGTCAGAATAATCATCCTCTTCAATGTAAATGGTTAATGTATCATCATTATCAATTGTGCTAATTAATTTAAAGAGGTGAAACATATTAACGCCTATAATAATTTTATCCTTTTTACACTCATATTTTTCAAAATTTTCAGCATTCAAAAATAAATGAGCTAAAATAGTATGTGATTTATCCATATTAATTATTTTTATCCCATCATTAGAGAATGTTATATTAGTTTCTAATAATATGTCTTTTAAAGCAGTCATTAATGTGCGAAATGGTGCGATTTGGACCGTTTGAATTGTTAATATATTTTTATGATCATTTACTTCAAAATTATGAATAGACATTTATATAATTATTTTAATTAGAATCTTTAAATAGTTATGAAATCTCAAAGATATTATGGTTTTTAATATTTTTATAATTTATATATTAAGATGAATGATTTAAATTTAAACATTTACAACAAATTAAATATATGAATAAATCAGAATTACACAATTTATTAGACATTTACATTGATAGTTGTTTTGGAAATGAAAAAATGGAAAATCGATTAAATGAATTAATGCGCAAAAATATACCAGAGTCATTAATTGGACTTAAAAAAGAAGATGGGCAAGAGTCTTTAAATAAAACAGACTGTAAAAAAAGAGAGTTTATCGAAAGATTTCTTTATACAAATCGTTATTATTATTGTCCAATTCCAGACTTCTTTATTAATTATGATGGCAGTAATTTTAAAACATTTAATGAAGACGACATACATCATCAAATATTAACAACTATTACAAGCCAGCGCACATTAATGAATGTAAAAGAAGAAATAAAAAATTCAATAATTGAATCGATTCGTAAACGCACTCCATTAAATGCTATTCCAGAATCAGCAACAATTCAAAGTATTTTAGATGATTTGTATCCTAAATTTTTTCCATCGAAAAACACGGCAAAATATTTTTTAACAATAATTGGTGATATATTATTGAATAAAAGTCTCGAAACTAGAATTTTTATTACTAATGCGAATTTAAGAAATTTAATTGATGAAATAATATATCAAAGCAATGCTTTTTTTGGTGGACAATCAACATTTCAATCAATAAAATATAAATACCATGGTTATAATTATAATTTATGTAGACTAGTAAAAACAAATGACAGTTCAAAAACAATTGAAGTGCCGAATCAATTATCGCGAAATATGTTAGATTTACTATGTGTTGCCGCACATTATTCTACGCGATTTAGTGGTTCAGACAATTTTATTAAACAATGTTTTGAATGTGATTTACAAGAGCACGCACTATATTTACAGAATAACAATGTGGATGAAATTATCGAACATTTTATTGGAACGATGCTTGAAACAAAAAAAGATGGCATTATTTCAAAAAAAAATATGTTTTATTTGTGGAAGGTTTATTTGAAAGGATTGGGCATTCCCAATATTGTCTTAAATGATATCCTGCGAATAAAATTAAATAATTTATTGGAATTCAATAACGGTATAGATGCTTTTTTAAATGTAACCAGCAAATATTTACCAGTCATTTCAAAATTTTTAGATTTTTGGAATGAAACTATTGAAGTTGGTGAAGACGAATTAGAAATAAATGAAATTACTTGCCTATTTCAAAATTGGCAACGGGGAAAAAAACACGCCCTGAGTGATTTGGAAATAGCAGATTTAATTCGACATTATTTTCCAGATTTTACAATTTACAATAATAAATACATAACAGGAATCAAATCCAATGAATGGGATAAACACAAAATTGTCAAAGATACGATTATTGAATATGATAATAAATTTATCAAAACTAATCAAAAAAAATCACGGAAAAATTCAGGACAAGTAAGCAATATAAATTTTATAATCTCTGATATAAATACAACGTATTCATTGTATCAAGTATATGAATATTATTGTTTAAATACAAAAACACAGCCAATAATTGGCAAACGATACTTTGAAGATACTGCGCGACAGTTACTTGGAACGTTAATTGATAAAGATGATATAATAACAACAAATCATTCATAGCTAAAATGATAATAATATTATTAAAAATAATAATTTTATTATCAAACAATATGAATAATATTAAGCATGATTTAAGTTAATAATTTACCGACGCTTCTGAGTGCGAGCACGGCTCTTCTTGCCCTTGCCCTTGCCCTTGCTCTTCTTGTGGGACTTTTTGTGTCCAGACATCTTAACAGCGCCGAACTTACCCTTCTTGGCGGTCCAACCGTGCTTGGCAAGACGCTTCTCCTTCTTGGCCGTGTTGTGTTTCTTTCTTGAAACAATACGACCATGTTTGTTTTGAATTAAATCCATGCGGACCAAATCTCCCTTGGTCTTGTACGCAGTCTCGTGCCAAACCTGGGCGCGCGATCCAACAAGAAGTTGGAACTTGCGTCCATTAACATGATATAAGCCATCGGCTCCTTTCTTGTGTCTCTTTTGTTTCACCATTATAAACTAATAAAAGAAAAAAAATATTCCTAAAGTTTGTCATGAATTAATGATAAAATTGAAAAGATTTAAAAAATTAAATTTAAGAAATAAACACTCATGGAACTAGATTCATCAATGAATTTGGCAAAAAAGTATCAAAAGAAAACAGACAAACAACATATTCTTGATAATCCAGATACTTATACTGGAACGATGGAAAAAACAGAAAGCCAAACATACATTTTTGATTCTAATAAAATTATACAAAAATCACTGACTTATATACCTGGATTATTTAAGCTATTTGATGAGGCGATTGTTAACGCACGCGATCATCAAATTCGTATGGCGCAAATAATTCAGGCTAAAAACCCGACTAAACATAAAAATCATCCTGTAACACAAATCAGTATACGCATTGAAAAAAGCGGGTTGATTGAAATTACCAATGATGGCAATGGGATTGATATTGATAAGCATCCAGAATACAATATTTGGATTCCCGAACTTATATTTGGACATTTACGAACATCCACAAATTATGATAAAAACGAGAAAAAAATTGTTGGAGGCAAGAACGGTTTTGGTTTTAAGCTCGCTTTAGTTTGGTCAACTTGGGGAAAAATAGAAACTGTTGATAGCACAAGAAAAAAAAAATATGAACAAGAATTTTTAAATAATTTAGACTTGATTCAGCCACCAATTATTACAAGTAAATGTAAGGATAAACCATATACAAAGGTTTCATTTAAACCAGAGTTAAAACGACTTGGGCTGAATGAATTTTCTGATGATATGATGAAGCTTTTTGAAAAAAGGGCATATGATATTGCGGCAGTAACAGATAAGAAGGTTGTCGTGACCTTTAATGGTAAACAACTTGAAATTAAAACATTTCAACAATATCTAGATTTATATATTGGGAAAAAAGAAGAGAAAGAGCGAGTATATGAAATGGCAAATGAACGATGGGAATATGCCGTTTGTCTTTCGCCCACAGATGAATTTAGTCAGGTGTCATTTGTAAATGGTATATTTACAGGAAAAGGGGGCAAACATGTTGAATATATTTTGAATCAAATTACGAAAAAAATGGTTGCGTTAATAAAAAAAAAGAAAAAAGTCGATGTTAAACCGAATACAATAAAAGAACAGCTAATGCTTTTTGTGCGATGCGACATAGAAAATCCTGGTTTTGATAGTCAAACAAAGGACTTTATGTCAACCAATATTTCCAATTTTGGGTCTACATGTGAAGTAAGCGACAAGTTTGTTGAAAAACTAGCAAAAATGGGCGTCATGGACGCAGCATGTTCATTAACTGAAATAAAAACAATTAAAACGGTTAAAAAGAATGATGGTCTAAAAGTGAAAAATTTGCGCGGTATTCCAAAGTTGATAGATGCGAATAAAGCCGGGACAAATGACGCACATCTATGTTCGTTGATTCTTTGTGAGGGAGATTCAGCCAAAGCAGGAATAGTTTCAGGATTTGAGAAAGCGGATAGAGATTATTGGGGGGTTTATCCATTGAAGGGTAAATTGCTTAATGTTCGTGGTGAAACGCAAATAAAAATAGCTGATAATAAAGAAATCAGCGATATTAAACATATATTGGGATTGGAAGTTGGGAAAAAATATACGCCAGATGACGTAAAAAATAAGTTGCGCTATGGAAAAGTAATCTTTATGACCGACCAAGATTTAGACGGTAGTCATATTAAAGGATTATGTATTAATTTGTTTGATTCTCAGTGGAAAGCGCTGACATCTATTCCAAATTTCATTGGATTTATGAATACTCCAATTATTAAAGCGACGAAAAAAAAAGATACATTACTGTTTTATAATGATGGCGAATATGAAAAATGGAAAACTGATGGTGATACGAAAGGTTGGACAATTAAATATTATAAAGGTTTGGGTACAAGCACCGGCAAAGAATTTAAAGAATACATGGCAAAAAAGAAATTAGTATTCTTTAATAAAGAGAGTCATGATGAATCGTCATCTCCAATTGATGATTCGGATTCGATAGATATGGCATTTAATAAGCAACGGGCTTGTGACAGAAAGAAATGGTTGGAAGCATATAATAAAAGTTTATATTTAGATACTAATAAGAAAGCTATATCATATTATGATTTTATTCATAAAGAAATGATACATTTTTCAAAATATGATTGTGAAAGGTCGATACCAAATTTGATGGATGGATTAAAAACTAGTTTGCGTAAAATTTTATATGTGGCATTTCTTAGAAATTTAACACATGAAATAAAAGTTGCCCAGTTTAGTGGTAGCGTTTCAGAAAAAGCTTGTTATCATCATGGTGAAGCCAGTCTAAATGGGGCGATTATTGGATTGGCGCAAAATTTTACCGGTTCAAACAACATCAATCTATTAAAACCAAATGGTCAGTTTGGAACACGTCTTCAGGGCGGAAAAGATTCAGCTTCAGAAAGGTATATTTTCACAGAATTAGAAAATATTACGAGATATATATTCTTGCCACAAGATGATAATGTATTAAATTATTTGGAAGATGATGGGACTAAAGTTGAGCCAGATTATTATGCTCCCATTATACCAATGATTTTGGTAAATGGAAGTAAGGGTATTGGAACTGGTTTTAGTACGGATATATTATCTTATAATCCAAAAGAAATAATTGATTATATAAAATCTAGTTTACTAAATAAAGATTTAAGTACATATGAAATGCTACCATATTATAAGGGATTTACTGGAGAAATTAAACGATTAACTAATAATAAGTTTTTAATGAAAGGCAAATATGAAAAACTTGGAGCAAGACAAATTCGCATAACGGAATTGCCAATTGGGATTTGGACAGATGATTATAAAAAATTTATTGAAGACTTAATGGAAGGTGGAAGCAAAAAAACATCCAAAGTAAAAACATTGATAAAGGATTACAATGAAAATGGAACTGAATCAGTAGTAAATTTTGAACTGACATTTGGACAAGGAGTAATTGAAGAGCTTGAAGGCAAAATAGATGAAAATGGTTGTAATGGATTAGAGAAATATCTGAAATTATTTACAACTAAGACCACAACAAATATGAATTTGTTTGATGAGAATGGCAAGTTGCGTTCATTTGAAAGACCGCAAGATATTTTAGATTATTTTATAAATATTCGTAAAGGAATATATGTAAAACGGAAAAAATATATAATTGATTCACTCAAACGAGAATTGACGTTGCTTTCTAATAAGGCGCGTTATATTACTGAGATTGTAACAGATATTATAGATTTACGTAAAAAGAAAAAACAGGATATTATGAATATGCTTGCCGAAAGAAAATATGCTGTAATTGACGAAGACAGCGAATATAAATATTTGGTAAAGATGCCAATGGACATGGTGAACGAAGAAAATATTGAAAAACTATTAAATGATAAAAATTGTAAAGAAACGGCGCTGGAGATTGCCGAGAAAACAAGTGAAGACGAAATGTGGATTCAAGACTTAAATGCTTTAAATGCGGAATATGACAAATTTGCTTCGAGTCAACTCAATGAGGAAAAAACAAAAGAAAAGACAAAAGAAAAAAAGAAAAAAGTTAAACTAGTTGTAAAATAGAATTAAAATGGTAAAACAAAGTTTAATCTTAGAATTGAGTTTAGAATAAGTTTTTTTTCATATCAAGTTGTTTTGGTGCTTTTGATAATTGTGGTAAAGGTGGAGGGGCTTGAATTGTTGAAATGTCGCGCTGATATTTATGATAACTTATTAATTGATTATATATTTGTGGCACGGCAAAATCTAAGACGCTTTGATTCAACTCGCGTATTTGTTCGGTAATATTATTCGGTTGGTTCTTTGATTTTTCTAAGAAAACTGACCGCATGATTATTTTAAGATTATCATAATTTTGTTCACAAATAACAAATTGTTTATTGGATAAATTATAAACGCCAACTTTCATTTCATTTTGAAGAAGTTTCATATTTGCGGCACTAAAGAACACTTCTGACAACTGTGAGTTTTGCCAAATACCAGTAAGAGCATCACCAAATGAATTTTTTGAGTCAATTGGATTTCTATCCATCATGGCAAATTTTGTTTTTAAGTCTGGTTCAATTATATTAATGCGTCCATTTAAATTAGGTGTATTCATTATATTAAATAACTAGAAAAAAAAATTATAGTTATAATATATTATGTCTTTCCAGGAAATAATTTTAGTTATATCAATAATAATTTTGTGCTTTATGTTATTGATTATTGGAGTCTTAATGTATAATCGTAAATATGATGATAAATATCCGCCAGTACAATCAACGTGTCCAGACTATTGGAAATTAATAAAAAGGGTAAATAGTTTAACAAATAACGAAGAGACATACTGTGAAAATGTTAAAAATTTAGGGACTTGTTCGGATGAAAATGTTAAGAATTTTAATGGCGCAGAGTGGAATGGCACAAATGGATTATGTAATAAGCAAAAATGGGCAAGGCGATGCGATTTGTCGTGGGATGGCATTACAAATAACACCAATGTATGTAAAAATGACTATAATTTAGATTCATCTAAAGGGAGTGAATCTATTTTTTCAAAGTTTTTTCATGAATTTGATGTCAGCGTTTAATTATCATATCATATAGTATAGTATAGTATATAATATGAGTTTTAAAATAACATTTAATGAGGCAAATTTTGTATCAAAATTACATACTCTTCCTGAAGAAATTGTAAGAGAATTTATATTTCCAAAGTTAAGTCCGGAAACACTTGTTTGGTTAAATAAAGAATATTATATAAAACATCATGATATAATTTATAAGTTAATTCCTAAAGGCAGACACGCACAGTTTCCACAAGGAAGTTACGAAGCATACATACGCTATATGGTAAGAAATGATTATAGTTTTGTTTTTAAACAAATATTAAATGAAAGAAAAAATAAGTGGATAAAAATGCGGAAATTTTTATATAAAGCAGACAATTTCGCAACATATTTACATTTTTTAGCAAATTTTGCGTTTAATAATGCGTCTTATAAATGCGAACAATTAATAATCTCAACTGGGTTATCAGAATTGGGTGAAAAATGGTATAAAAAAAGTAAAACAAGAAATATAAAATGGTCCAATTAGATTATATTGAACTACTTAATAGAAAAGAAATTTATAATGAGATAAAAGAACATTTATTATTATTTCAACAAAAAAAAAATGATTTAACGTATAAACGAGGAATTTATATATATGGCAAACCTGGATGTGGAAAAACAGAATTTGTTATGAAACTTTTAAAAGATATAAATTTTGACGTGTTAAAATATGATGCTGGTGATATTAGAAATAAATGTATTATTGAGTTAATAAAAAATGATAATATGAGTGATAAAAATGTTATTAGTCTGTTTAAAAAGGTTTCACAGCAAATAACAATTGTAATGGATGAAATTGATGGAATGAATAGCGGAGACAAAGGTGGTATATCATCTCTCATTAAATTAATTCGGCCAAAAAAAACCAAAAAGCAAAAGACAGAAGAAATTACATATAATCCTATAATATGTATTGGAAATTATCATTCTGATAAAAAAATCCAAGAATTGAAAAAAGTTTGTCTTTGTTTTGAATTAAAGTCTCCGACAGATAATCAAATCAAAAATATAATTTTAAAAACGATGCCTGAAATGGAGTCTAGTTTATTAGAAAATGTTGTAACTTTTTTAAAAGGAGATTTGCGAAAATTAGAATCAATTCATAAAATTTATAACAATCATCAAAGTATGTTAAAAAATGACATAATTCAAAATATATTAAAACCAAAAATATTTAATGAAGATTCAAAAAACATTACAAAAAATTTATTAACAAATAGATTTTATTTTGATAATCATCAAGAATATATTAATGAAACAGACCGAACAATTGTCGGATTATTATTTCATGAAAATATTATTGATCATTTAAATAAGGTTTGTAAAAAAAAATCATTGCCATTTTATAGTAAGGTATTAAATAATATTTGTTTTTCAGATTATATTGATAGAATTACATTTCAAAAACAAATATGGCAATTTAATGAAATGACTTCTTTACTTAAAATTTCTCATAATAATGAGTTGTATTCGGATTTTAAAGAAAAATATAAATTAAAACACAATTTTTCTGACATTAGATTTACAAAAGTTCTAACAAAATATAGCACAGAATATAATAATCAACTTTTTATTCAAGAGTTATGTTTTAAATTAAATATGGATAAAAAAGATATGATTTTATATTTTATAAATTTAAAAGAAATTTATAGCATTGAATATATTATTAGTTTATTAGAAACTAATGATATTTCAAAATTAGACGTTGAAAGAATTTATAGATATATTGAAACTATTTTTAATATTGAAGACTCTGTTTAATATATTTACTTCATTTGTCTTACAATTTTCCAACTTTTGTGTAGAGGATGATTCATCGGAGAGCGATTCATTACTTTTGACCGATTCATTCTATATTTGCGTGGTTTTTTAGAGATGGTTTCCTCATAATTAACCTGTTCAATTACTTTGTGTAGTTGTTTGGCTTCTTTATTAGCTTTTTCGTGGCGATATTCTTGGTCTTTTATGCGTTTTTCCATTTTTTCTTTTCGAATGGTTTCATATGCCTGTTTATTAAAATTGCCTCCTGGAAAGAGACGTTCTTTTTGTCTGTGCCACGAATTAATATCTCGTTTATCTAATTGAATGCCTCGATGTTGTGCGTATTCTTCTGGACTATTATAATAAAGCGAATCATTTTTATCAACATTTGTTGAAAGAATTACATTATAAAGTTTAAGTGATTCAAACGAGCCTGGTTTGTAATCATATTGAGCATTGGTTTCTGCATGAACAATCCTTTTAGAAAGAGAATTAGAGGTAAAATATTGAAATCTTCCCAATTTATTTTTAGATAGAGTATGATAAATAATATCGTCATCATGATTATCATCATGATTATCATTGTCATTTGAATCGTAATTATTTTCTTGGTCTTGAATGGTTTGGGAGTTCTCTTCGTAGCTAGTCATTTTATATGAATGACCATGACAGAACGCGCAGAATAAATTTCAATTTTTTTTTTATTTATTTTAATAAAAATAAATAAAAAATTTATATTGTAATTATTATTTCATTTATTCATCGGCCAAGCATTTATCGCACATTTCTTCACTATTTTTTGTTAATTCAGCACAATTATCATTGTTACAATATTGACCATTTATTTTCATTTTATTTTCAAGTTCTTCTTTTACTTCATTAGATATTGATTTCTCACAAATATTGATTTGTATATTTTCTTCTTTATCAAAATTAATATAATGATTATTTTTTTCTAATAATTGTTTTTTTTGTGATGCTTTATAAACAGTGTTTTCTTTTTCTAAATTATCAATTTGAGTTTTTGTTTGATTAAGACGTTGATTACATTCATTGACAATTTCTTGAATTTTATCATTTGCTTGTTTAACAATTTCTTGTAATTGTTGATTTTGAGACTGAATGCCTTTTTTAAGCTCATTATTTTCATTTTGTAAATTCTGAATTATTTCAATAACCTGTTGATTTGAAAGTTGAATTTGTTTTCCATTTTCGTCTTCTGCCATAATAGTACTGTTACCAGAATGTTTTGCGGCTTCTTCGGCGCGTTCTTTATCCATTCTAGCAATTTGCGATAAAACATCAGGTTTCATTTTAGGATCACCTGGTTCATAATCTTCTAATAATTTTTCAATCTGATTCATATAAAAATCTCTAATTTCAGGATTCTTTACAAACATATTAACTGTTTTAAATGATTCTTTACAAAATTGTGGATTTGGATTTTCTAATAGCCTTTTTTTATCAAATGTATTTTGTATATGTGAAAATACTAAAATGGTTTTCATTGGGTCTAATTGAACAAACGGAATGGTGTAATCTTTTAAAAATTCTTTTTCTTCTGCCAATGATGCTTCTTCATTATACCTCGACATGCTAAGTAACTTTCGCTTGAATGCGAATGTCCCAGCAGTAGCATGTGTTGGCGAATAAGGACCAAACTGATAAACTTTCTGAATATGTTTGAAATATATATAAATTTCACTGCTCCCAGCACAAATCGCGTCAGGATGCGACATGAGCCGCTCGACTGCGTGAGAAATTCTGTCAGGAGGATAATAATCATCATCATCCATATAAACTAATATATCTCCTTTTGTTTTGTCGTGCATTAGATTTCGTTTTTTACCAAGTGTCATTTTAGTATCATATTTATAATATTTTACTTGTGGTATATGAGTAACTAGTTCTTCAATTTTATCAGTACCATCGTCAATAATAATCCATTCTAATTTATCCTTTGGATAGTCTTGATGTTCAAAACATTTAATCATATGAGATATGAAAGGACGTCTATTGTAAGTTGGAGTACATATGCTGACAAATGGCAAATCTTTTGGATTTTTTTTTGGCTTTTTCTTTTTATTACTTGCGCGACCCATAATATACAATTTAACTAAGAATATTTATATTTATTTTAAACCAATAAATATAAATGTAAACACGAAATTATTGATATAAAGTTGTTGAAATAATTAATTTATTCCTGATTTTTAGAAGAGTAATTGAAAAAAGCTGTACCAGCCATAATTAACCAACATATTCCCATGGTAATATAAGTGGTTTCGCCAAAGATATCATTTATTTGGTCATTTGTAATTGAACTCCAAAAAATGAGTGGGAATAATAATGAAATAAATGGTAAATTACAATGAAGAACTCTCTTAATTTCTTCAAAATTTCCTTGGAATATTTGTTGAAAATATAGTTCATATATAATTTTAAATAATGCTCCTAGATAAAATATTGAATTGGCAGTTGGATTGAAAAAGAATGAAATTAATAAATTTTTTACAAATGGCCACGAATCTGTTTTTAATGCCGATTCGTCCCAAGCATCTCTATTTACAGAACCACATACATTCATAAATGGTGATGATATAAATGTAGAAAATAAGAAAGAAAATAAGCAAATTAAAAGTATCAAACCTAAAATAATAAATTGAAACAAAATTAAGACACTATCATATAAATTCGCTGAATTTGTAATAATTGCTCTTAAACCAGCATTCATAAAACACATGGATTTCGCAAAATTGCTCCCAAAGTAAGACCGCAAAGTTGAAGTGCCATATTTTTCATATGAATCACCTCCAAATGTTTGAACTAAAATTGAGTCATCTAATACTTTCTTTTTTCCTGGATTTTCAACATCAAATGCCATTGAATATGGAAAAACCAAATAATCCTTTTTCTTTGTTAACGTATCATCAACATTTGTTCCTTCTGAATATGGCTTTGATGGGCAGGCATATAATCCACCACCAACGGAATCTCTTCTTGGTCTTGTGGTGGGTTTGTCTATTATGTTTGGCATGGAGGGCGGCAGAGTGGCGGATTTACTTCTTGCTCTTGGTTTTGGAGTACCAGATTTTGGAGTGGCCGGTTTATTATTTTTAATTGCATTGCTTGTTTTGAATGCTTCAGTTATAATGCCAATTATTAACTCTGTCATATTTGATGAAGGGCATTCAGGATTCGATGTTTCAATAAAATATGGAAATAATTTTACTTTATCTGGAAAAAGCGTATCAATTTGATTATCTGTTAACCTTGTTAATGATATATAGTGTGCTCCACAGATTGTCATTAAAAGAAAAACAATTGCCGATTTAACAAATGTCTTCCATAGCGGAGTTTTATTGTTATTTTTTTCAACAATTTGAGACGCATTTGACTTGTCGTCTTTTAACTTAGAAATTTTATCTTTATTAATGTCAGAAATTTTATCTTTATTAATCTCATCAATTGATTTAACCATTTGTATATATATATATATAAATTTATATATTAAAAATTATATCAATTTGAATTTTAATTAGAATTATAAATTCAATTTATTTGTATTTGGATTTTAGTTTAGCATTGTTAAACCTTTTTTTTCTCATTTAATTATAAATATGATTGATTTTAAAATAAATCTATTAAAAAATATGAAAACATTAAAGTATGTTCTTATGTCACTTGTATTTTTATTTGTACTAATTTATATGCTATATTTTTATAATATGAAAGAGGGATTTACACAACAATGTGAAATGCCACCAGACATAATTAACTCAGCAATATATGATAATATAAAAAATGTTTATTTTTATGAGTCAAAAACACCACTGTCTGGTAATTGTTATTGGCCAGTTGAAGTTAGTGGTGGTGCCGTGATTGAAAACAAAAAAGAATTTAAATATTGTCCTTTAATTTGCCCAGAAAATGGTGAAAATGCTAAATGTACAAATTCTTCAATGGATTGTAGTAAAAGCGTGATTGGTTCTTTCTTTGACAATGTAACTGCGAATCTTACACAAAAAAATGGTTCAACATTTTCAGATACTTTAAAAAATAACTGGGTTATTAGAGTGAGAGATAACATTTCAAATAACATCCAAAAAAAACTCACAAATCCATGTGAATTATCATATAATGTGTGCGAATCAGCTTGTGCCGCGGACAACATTAAATGTAGAAATGCGTGCGAAGATATAAAAAATGCGTGTGAATATAAGACTTTACCCGGATTTGTTCCCAATTTTGCAGAAAATACAACAAATCAAACATCGCAACCAGTAAATCAATATAATTCTGGTTCAGTTTATTATCAGAATAATGCTTCAGTAGCGATGAATTCGCAAAACCCATTTAATAATATGTACACTGGAACTAGTAATTCGTTGTTAAAATATGGTTTAGGTGGAGGGCTAGAAGGTATCCAAGGTAGCATTAATCCAATTACTGGAAAAATTATTTCGCCAGAAGATTTTAATTCGCAAAGCAATATTCTTTCAGCACATCATGATTCAAGTTCTCCATTTGGTATATTTAAACAATATCTTAAAAATTTAGTGAAAGAAGTAAATGATGAATCTAGCGTTGGCATTGGAAGAGTTCCAAATAACGATAATCCATTTTTATGTGATTATATAAAATCTAGTGCGTCTCCAGCGTCACAGTCATATATTCAAAGTAATCCGGCAAATCAAACATATAATGGATATACTGCTGGAATAGCTCCGTTTTTTTAAATTAAATTAAATTTTATTATATTTAGTCAATCGATAAATTTAATAAAAATTAAATCTTCTTATTTTATAAGATATGTTTTTTAAAATTAAATCAAAGAAATTTAATATTTCATCAATATTAAATATATTATTATTTATTATTCTTTGTTGTTTATTATATTTTTCATTTTTGTCAATTTATAATGCTGAATGTTTTTCCTCAATTTATGAGCAAAATGAAAACGCTAAACAAGACGTTGTTACATTTGAAAATAACTATGCTTTATATAAATCAAATTTAACACCATCTGAAAAAGAAATTATAAATGACATTCAAATCCAAATAAACGACAATTTTTCAAAATTAACAACCAACTATATTGGTATTGAAAATACTTTATCAAAATATAATGAAAGTACTCTTACATATGGAGAATCTGATTATAATTTAATAATTAATGATTTGAGTAATAATTATACATTTTTAGTTGATGCGTCATTTGGCGTTTGTTCGATTGAAACTGATTGTTCAACTGGAAAATTTAAAGAATTGATGGGAGCAAATTGGACTTGTTCTCCAGAAAAATCATGTTCAAAAATGTGTCAAACTAATGACAATTGTTCATTTTTAGGTACAAGTTGGACATGTGGTGATATGAGTTATTGTGAAAGTTCAACAACAACTTTAAAAAATACAGATTATTTTAAAAATATAAAAAGTTTAATTTCAAATGAAATAAATGAGTTAAGTAATAATGAAAATATTTCAAATTTTGAATTATTTAAAACTTCAATAAAAAATTTGTATTTGAAGGCAAATGATATATTTAGTAAAGTTAAAAAACATAATGCTGAAAATAATATTATATTTAAGAATTTAATAAATACTTTAAATTCTCCGACTGAAACAGCAACACCAGCACCAAAAACGTCAACGCCAAAAACGTCAACACCAACAACAACACCAACAACAGCAACACCAACAACAGCAACACCAACAATGGCAACGCCAGCAACAGCAACACCAACAACGGCAACACCAACAATGGCAACGCCAGCAACAGCAACACCAACAACGGCAACACCAACAATGGCAACACCAGCAACATTAATCACTACCAAACCAGCAACAAGTGCTCATAATATATCAAGCAAAAAAGAGTCAATTAAATTTGATTTAAATTTAATGTTAATGGACATATTTAAAACGGTTGATTTAATATATAATGAAATGCGAACAAATAATATAGTCACAGCACAAGAATATAATCCGAATTCAAAATATAAAATTAATCAGCCAAACCCATATTATGAAGACGACAATAATTATTTTTATTTATCTAGCATAAAGTAGCTCAGCATTCCCAGCATTAAATCGTAAAATATTGTATCTTTCTTCCATAACAATTAAATTATAATTGTATTTGTAAATTCCGCCAAGAGGTTTTCTTATTTCAGTTGGAATCCCGTTTTCATCGCATATAATTGTGGAATCAACGCCGCTTGGGTCAATTGGTGGTGATATTGTTGAAAATTCTAATTCGATATTTTTAAATTTACTTAAATTAATTGCGCCCGATGGTTGATGTTCGAATGGATTTGTATTTAAACAATAATTATAACAATATAAACCGTTCTCACCATCTCCACTGGTTTTAATATATTGTTCAATATACTCATATATGCCTATTTCCATTTCGTTCTCTCTATATTTACCGTCAAATGTAATGGCAAATTTAACAGGTATATTTTTTGGTGTGATATAATTAGTGATATCATGTGTTCCAGAAATATATATTTCTTGTTTCGATAAATCAGTTAAATATTTGTCATTGTTAAAATTAGTAACATTATTAACTTTTAATTTAGTGGACAAAGGATAAACATTCTTATATTCCCAATTTGTATAATTACTCCATTGATTTCGCTTGTTTACATCGTCTCTTTGAAATGTCCACATCCAATTTGAAACTAAACCATTATTATTATTTATTTTCACACGATTTAAATCGGTAATCGTATGAAATGTTTCTTCATATACTTCACGTATTAAATATTCTTGTGGTTGATTGGCAAATACTCGAGCTTCTTCATTTGTCAAGAAAGCAAACGTGCTAATCAAATGTATGTCTGGGTTCCAATTATTTGTAAAAGTACTATAATTTAGACTGTTATCAAGAAGAGGTTGATTTGTGAAACGATTTAGTGAAAATTTAGCAGAGTCACCAAGATTCGGTTGAATATAATTACCAAATTTTACATTTGTTGAACTAATGTCACGATGAATATCTAAATTATTATTATTACTGACATCTCTCACAACAAATAATTCTTTAATTGGTCTCATTTCAATTTCAATATCAAGTGATGAATATTCTAAGCAAATAAGGGGGAATGCCATTTTTGGATTTAGCGTAAACCATGTATTAATTGGTACATAAATGTATCGTCCATTAATTGAAGGTTCAGAACCACTCGGGTCATAAACTGCGTTGGGATATCTAGAATCGCGGCCATTTGCGTAAGCGGGATTATTGAGTTCAGCGACATTACCAGTCATACGATTATATAAATTTTTCTTAGTTTCATTAAAATCGCGCTGAACTAAATTATGAAGATAATGTCCTGTTAATTCCTGAATGACATGCCCACCTATTTTTAATGTGATTCGTTTGATTAGCTGTGTTCCCAAATCTTCAATCCATTTAAATTCGTATGGATAATAAATAGTTTCGCCTTCTTCTTCAGTTGCGGGCACTTTATATATAATGCTCCAAATATCAGGTAAATATAAAGCTAAATATGAATCCATCAACAAATCTCCATATCGTGGTATTGTAAATTTGAAAACACTAGTGGCATCATTTTGAAGTGTGGCGGCGTTTGCTTTATCAATTCTAAATTTTTGAAGACCAAAATTGGTATATTTTGAAAAGGTTGTTTTAAAAAATGTTTTAGATGGGTTGCCATTTAAAATCACATTTTTGTCACCCCACGCAATAATATTTAATAAACCACCAGGCATCTTATATATAACCTACAATATTTTTTAACTTTCTTGATTTAAATAAAATATAATATAAATTATATAACATTTATATAAGAATGGAGGTTTTAAAAACTAAAACACATAAGTTTTTTAAAAATAATAATTTATCTAACATACAAGGCATCATTTCAATTATTTTAGGAATAATTTTGGCAATGTTTGTAATTTCGTGGTTTTTCGATACAATGAATTTAAATGTTCAAAATTGTGATAATTTGAATAATATTTATAGTTCGAAAGACAATTTTATTTCATCGATTCAAATTAATAATAGCAATAATCAATCTGATTTACGAAATTATTATATAAAAACTGCGTATAATTGTTGTTCAAGTGGTAATTTTAAAAATGATTATGTAAATTTGTGTGCCTTAAAAAAATGTATTCAGCAAGGCGTGCGATGTTTAGATTTTGAAATATATTCGTTGAAAAATGAGCCAGTTATTGCCGCTTCATTTATGAATGATTTTACTGAGAAAGGGACGTTTAACAGTATTCCTTTTGAGGCTGCGTTATCTGTAATAGAACAATGTGCTTTTAATGCTGGCGGAGAATGTAAATGCCCTAATTCAGATGATCCATTGATTTTACATTTTAGAATTATGAGTAAAAATAAGGTAATTTATGATAAAATGGCAAAAAGTATCAGCAATGTATTAAAATATAAAATTTTAGGTGAAGAATATAGCTATGAAAATTATAAAAATCAGGTGGGTGCTTCATATTTCATCGGGGCAGAGCCATTGATTAATTTTATGAATAAGATTATTATAGCGGTTGAATTTAATTCATTGTTAAAAGAGACTAAATTATATGAATTTGTTAATGTTTGTAGTAATTCACCATTTATGAAAATTGTTCGCAATGGAGATTTAAAGACAGTTGCTTCAATGGATGACATGATGGATTCGTGTAGACAGTTCTTTTGTATTTGTTTGCCGAATATATCAACTAAATCAGATAATTATTCGCCATCTTTGGCAGTAAAATATGGGTGTCAGATGATTGGAATGTCATTTCAGAATTTTGATGCCAATTTAGAATTCTATTCTAAACTATTTGATGACGCAGGAAGTGCGTTTATTTTAAAACCAGAAAGTCTTCAATATAAAAGAATTGAATTACCTGAACCGCCGAAACAAAACTGTAAAAAGTATGGTTATGCTCCAAAAGAGAAAGATTCTCATGCCATTAGCACATTAACTGGTGGTTCTTTAACAATATAAGTTGCTGTTCACTTTATTTAGATTATAATTATTTTGTAATTATAATATAAATGAAAACAAAAAATAAACGATGGTCAAAAAAAAAGAAATATATAAAAAAACATCATAACAATAAAAGAAAAACATATAATAAAAAGCATACAAAGAATAGTAATAAGCAGAAAAAAAATATTAATTATGCCAAGGTTGATAAAAATGTTGTGGAATGTGATGCTGCACATCCATCGAACATAAAAACACCGGAACCATCACTGGAAGATTTAGAGATTCAGATGCTTCATAAAGCAATGGAAGAGGCCATTGAGAAAAATCCACAGAAGTTAACTTATTCATCAGAAATAAAAGAAATCATTAAGATTTTGGAGGATTTTATTAGAGAGAAAAAACTCATTTGTTACGGTGGCACAGCCATAAATAATATACTTCCAAGTCATGATCAATTTTATAATAAAGAAGTTGAGATTCCAGATTATGATGTTTTCTCTCCAATTGCAATGAAAGATGTTAAAGAAATGGCAGATTTATTTTATAAGAAAGGTTACAATGATGTTGAAGCTAAAGCAGGAATTCATGAAGGGACATATAAATTATTTGTAAATTTTATTCATATTGCTGATGTGACTCAACAAGACTTAGCAATTTTTAAAAATTTAAAAGAGGAAGCAATCGCAATAAATGGTATTTATTATGCTCCACCCAATTTTCTGCGTTTATATATGTTCTTAGAATTATCTAGACCAAAAGGAGATATAACACGGTGGGAAAAAGTATTGCGACGATTATTTTTATTAAATAAACATTATCCGTTAACATTCGAACAATGTAATAATCATAAAATTATGAAAAAATATAATAAAAAATTGAAAATTGATGATCGCGCGTCAGAAATAGTCCGTAATTCATTGATAAATCAAGAAGTTGTTTTTTTTGGAGGTTATGCCATGATGTTTTATTCTAAGTTTATGTCAAAATTTGAAAAAAAAATAATAGATTATTTACCGGACTTTGATGTTTTAGCAGAAGAGCCTCTTGTCTGTGCTACAATATTAAAAGAGCGTTTAATGGATGTCAATTACAAAAATATCAAAATTGAAAAAAAACTTGGTATGGGTGATATTATTCCTGAACACTATGAATTAATTGTTGATGGAAAAACATTATGTTTCATTTACAAACCATTAGCTTGTCATAGTTACAACACAATCACAATAAATGAATTAAATATAAATATCGCCAGCATCGAAACAATGTTAAGCTTCTATTTAGCATTTTTATATGTTAAAAGACCTTATTATGATATTGATAGAATTGTTTGTATGGCGCAATTTTTATTTATTGTTTTACAAAAGAATCGGTTGGCAAGTAATGGAATTTTAAAAAGATTTAGCACAGATTGTTATGGTAAACAACTTTCATGGGAAGACGCAAAGTCGGAAAAGTCTAGAAAATTTATGGCATTTATCAAAGAAAATCAACATAAAAAAAATTATAAACAAGAACCAGAATATGAAAAAAATTTTTTAAACTATAAACCATATATTATTGATGAAAAAAATGAGATAAATAATCAAATTAAACGTCGTACACGTCGCGCACGCCGTCATTGTCGTCGCAGTGGTCGTAGTCGTCGTAGTCGTCGTAGTCGTCGTAGTCGTCGTAGTCGTCGTAGTCGTCGTAGTCGTCGTTATTCGCTAAAATAAACCAACCCTTTATTAATGCCAAAAAAACTACCAGCAAATAATAAACTGGTTATCAAATGTCCCAAAAAATTATAATTTCCGTCAGAATGAAATAATTTCGGTAAATATTTGAACGCATTTTTCTTAACAATTGGCAGTTGAAATAAGAAATATAATATGCCGATTATGAGTGGATTTTGTATTTCATTAAATAATTCATCATTTCTGTTCTGATTTTTTACATTTTCAGCGTTTTTCCGGATAATATCTTCATTTGTTTGATGTTCTAATATATAATCATTACCAATGCTTGGAGCAATATAATTTGCTTGAATAGTTTCATCTGTTTGAAGGTGTTCTTGAGATTGAGGAATATCGCGCGAAGGTAAATCTAATAACCCGGCGGCATTTGCGGTTTGTATTCCATTTACAAGCTCATTAATATTTTCATTTGACATTGCGTTTGTAGCAACTGGTTGTTGTGAATTTGTGGCAAGATTATTATCAATTATTTCATTAGCTGGTAGCATTTGTTTTACTGGCTTTGGCGGTTTTTCAACAGTTTCTATTTTAACGTTCTGATCCCCAACGGGCAAATCATCTAAATTTGTTGAATTAGACATATTTAATATAATATGAATTAAATATATTAAATATATTTACGCAAATGTTACTTTTTTCTTTTTTGAATCACAATTAACTGAACGTTCATTAAATTTAAAACAACTGTTGTCATGTTGATATATATTATTTTTTATGCTATTTACTGATGGTGCTTTAAAAACCAGACATCGTTCATTTTCACATGCTTTTCTAAATATACTTGCCAAACCAATTCCTAAAATAATAGAAATTAGATTTTTACCAAGCTGCGTTTTAACCGCATTTAATAGTTTGTTTAACATTAATATAATGTGATATAAAATAATTATCATTATTCTTGTGCCTGAATAATTCTAATTATTCTTGTATTGGAATTGTTTTAATCAAACTCTTATTATCAGGGCAATTTACTTCAATTGGATTAAATGTGTGACAATTATCTGCCTTGTCAACATATTGAATATTTTCAGCATTATTTGGCGTTGGATAAACCAAAATTACTTTTGAAGGAGGATTTGATAAATAAACGAAAAATAACCCCACAAATAAACTTATCATAAATATTTTAAAATTTATAAACCGAAACATTTACTTTTAAAATAATAAAATATAAAAAATTCAATTATTATATTATTCTAATCTGTTTTTATTTCCAAATCTTCAAGCGAATAAACCTTTTGTCTTAAATATAGTGATTTATCTAAATTATTATTTTTTAGTTCTTTCCCTTTGTCGTCTTCAAGAAAATTATATTTATATTTTATTTCGCGCATTTGTTTTACAATAGGCACAATCTTATCAACATGAAATTCCATTAATGTTCTAATATCATCTTTTTCTTCTTTAATTAAACTGCTCATTTCATTAATAATTATTTCATATTCTTCTTTTATTTTCATAAATTCATCATTTTTATTAGTAATTAATTCTATTTTTTCAGTTAGATTAATTAATTCTGTATTTGCTTTTGATAATTGTTCCTTTATTATTCCAAATTCAGAAATTGCCTTACTCTCATCAATATATTTGAAAAATAAATCAAGTTTTATTTTAACAACTGACTCTTTAAATGTATCGCAGATTTCGGTCACGCGTTCCAGTTCATCAAACACATTAACAACTTTTAAACGTTCAATGGTAATTTTTGAAATTTTACATTTTTTATTGGGACATCTAATTTTTAATTGTGTTGCGGTAGATTCAAACTGAATTCGTTCAGGATTTTTACATTGAGGACAGGGAACTTTTTTTAGTAATGCGTCAAATTTTAAACTTCTATAATTTTTATTTCCACTTTCCTTTAATGATTTATCTACAATTTTTTTAATAGATTTTTTGTATAAATGCTTGAGTTTATAATATTCTTTGATTGTTATTTCTTTTGACATAGTGTTATATGTTATTAATATATTTTTCTGTTTAACATATTTAATTCTGGGTTATTTTCAATTACTGGAAGGTCAGTTATTAAATTTTCATTTTTTTTTGTAGCTGATAAAAATTGTAATTTTTTTAAAATATATTCTTGCTTTTTTTGATTTTTATATTCACGCGCTTCTTTTGTAATTCCACCATTATATCGATAAATCAATATAAGAATAATTCCTAAAATTAAGAGAATAAATAATGAAATATTAAAAACAATGTTATAATAACTATTTTTGAATTTTTTACATTCTTTTAACGAATGATGTAAAAAACTTTTAACTCCAGGTTCTGTCAATGATGGATTATTCATCTTTTATGTATATTTAAAAAAAAAAATTATATGTGTTATTTATAAATGAGCTCTAAATCATCAAGTTTAACAAATTCAACTGGAGCAATGACATTTTATTTTATATTTACTTCGATTTATTACATGTTAAATTATTATTTAGTTAATAAAGATAAATTTAAATCTCATTCCGATTCTTCAGCCATTTCTGCCAAATCATATAGAAATACTATGCTTTTTGGCGTATATGTTTTGATTGTTATAATTGGACAATTTTTTATAAATCTTAATTTAACAACACAAATGTGTCATAAAGCTCAAGGTTCACAAACTCTAATGATAACCATAATTCCATGGATGGTTATATTTGGAGTATTTAATTTGCTATTGAGTTTTTTCCCAGGGTGGTTAAAACCATTTTCAAATACATTTGGCTATTTTGTGGCAAGTTGGTTCGACTTAAAAGACGCGTTTATGGACACTCTTATAAAAAAAACTGATAAATTTGCGAAGATATATGATGACCCACAATTAATGATAAATGAATTGCCTTCTAATTTAGAAGAATTTATAAATGTTATAAATGAATTACAAATATTTCAAAAAGATAATGATAAGTTAAACAATTTATATAATTATATTTTAATTAAACATTTTGTTTCTGAGTATGTTTGGTATATGTTAATTGGTTTATTAATTACAACAATGTCATATAATTATGTAATCAATTTGACTTGTTCTGAATCTGTTCAAAGCATGAAAGAACGTCATGATAAATATATTTCTAATGAAAATAAGAAAAAAAAGCTTGAAACAAAATCATCGATAACGCCATCACAACAGACTGAATATAGAGTATTAGGTTAATTTATGAATGATTTAAAAAAACTAATAACAATATATACGAGACTAGTGCTAATAAAATTGCCATCAGCCAAAGAGGAATAACTGTTTTTTTCTTATATCCAATTCCAAAATCTCTTAAACTTCCATCACGATTAAATATAAATCCTGGTTTAACAAAAATAATTAATATATAAAGTGTAAAAAATAATAACATCGCAAACATTGTAATGTTGTTTTTTATAAAAATTTTGTTCATTTATATATTAATTTAAATATATTTTCTGAGAGATAATTGAATTTAATTTACGTTGTTTACTCCGTTTATTTCTTTTATCTTGTTTAATATTCTTCATCGCCATCTAACTCTCCATAATCATCATCATCAGCTAAACCGTCCAATCCATATTCTTCTGCTTCAATTCGCTCTTCTTCCATTTGATTTGCCATGACATCCAGCTGATAGATGTCTTTGTTCATTGCTGTAATCATGTCATTTTTTCCTAATTCAGCCTCGACTTTTGCCATTTGTTCCATTTCTTCTCGTTCTTTATCATATGTTTCTTTTTGATAAACACGCAATCCTTTTTGTAATCCTTTGTCCCATTCACCCATTTTATGTTTTTTAAATATTCCATCTAATTCTTTTTCTTCATCGCTCAAAGCACTTATGCGTTCTAATATTGTAGTCTTTTCTTTTTCTTTCGCTTTTGTAACCCTTTCAATAATTTCATCATATGTAAATCCTATGACTTTTTTATCACGAGACAGAATTTCCATGTAAGTTTTAAGCATTTTTGTCATTAAATTAGTCATATTTTCTTGATTATTTCGCTGATTTGATGTAATTTCTTCAAAGGCATCAGCATCGTTAAATTCATTTTTATTTTTGGTTTCATATAATTCTGGTAAATCAAGGACTTTAAAATAATTATAAATGCTACATAAATATAAATAAATATATAACTGTTCTGACAATCTCTTATCAAATATTGTTGTTAATTGTCCAGAACTAGGAATTTCATACTGAATTAATTTACTAAGCATACTAATCTTTTTGTTCCAAACAAGTGTTTTTTTTATAAATGGTTTTAGTTGAGAAATTTCAGAGTGTTTCTTTAATCCAGAATAATATTGTTGAATAATGTCTTTTAAATCCATTTTGTGTTTTTCAGATAATTTCCAATGTTTTGGAGGGGTAACATCTTCATAATATACATTATTTATAATTATATATGGAAATATAACACATATATTATTAATTATTTCGATAATGAAATCGTTTGATTTCATGAATGTTTCTATTTCAGGGGTAATTACGTCACCTGTTCCATTTGTTTTAAAAGTTGGTAAATTTAAAATGGTCGACATTATTTTTTCTGACACTTTAGATTTAATGTGTTTTTTTACAATTTTTTCAATTAACTCTGACATCTGTTCGATGCTTTCGCCTAGAAAATTTTTAAATTCTAACATTGGTTGGCTGTCTTCGTTTAATTCATTATTTTCAAAAAATGTAATTAAATTGGTTATAATAGCATAAAATTCTTTACCTTTAAATAATTCAATATTATTGTCTTCTTCTTTTTCAGTTTTAATAAAATTGAAAAAATCCAGAATTTTACGTTTAACTAATTTTTGATGGTCATTTACTTTAGCATTTTGACTGCTTAATATTTGTAATAATTGCTCAAGCGATTTTGAATTTAATTCAATGCCTTGATTTTTCATTTTATCAATGCTGTCCATAAGATTGTCGTCTAAACTTACTTCGGGCAGTAATTCAGGACATATTAATTTTAAATCGGATGATATCGGTAATGTTGAATTTAATTTACAATAATGAATAAAGGTCTTATATATTATTTCTTCTGAAAATGAGGTTTTTAATTCTGGATATTTTAATTTTGTATCATTAGGATTAAAAAGTATTTTTGCTTTGCCACGCTTATTTAACCAATCAATAAGTCTTTTAAATTCATCAACTCTTTTATTAAATATATCAATATTTGAGTCTTGCTCAGCAAAATAATCATAAACATGAGTAATGCCTTCGTCGCAACAAGCATTTTCTAAAAATGGGTCGCCCAAACTATTTGTTAAAATTAGTGTTTTTTTTGATATAACTTCTTGAATTTTTTCTTGAAATGAAATTGCGTATTGATATAATTTGCTTTTTAAAATGTTTATTCTTTTGGTTTGTTTTGATGAACCTCGCATAATCTCACTTTCTAATTTATCCATAAAGCCTTCGCCAATATTTTGTACTAAGCCAATATTAGTTTTTTTTAATATAGGTCTAAATGTTGTCCAGGTTGAAATGGAGTGCTCGGTTGGAATAAAATCATCGCCGTCTTCTCCACTTTCAATAAAAGATTTTTTTTGTTCCAATAAATTATTGATCAGACCATCTTTTAATAAATTTTTTTCAATATGATTTATCATTTCTTTCGCAATTGTGCTTTCTTTATTTTTTTCAAGGGCACTCCAAGGACTAGATTTGCTTTTCATTTTATGAGCAATACAAGCAATATATTCAATGCCGGATTTATCATCCATTTTTGACAATGGATATCCTTTATTTTTAAAAAGACTTCCCCTCTTACAGTTTGGATATGATTTTTTTGTTTTAATTCCAGGAATACTAATTTTAATGGCAATAAATATATATGTAAGTGTAATTATTATTAATGAAAAATCATTAATTTTTTCAATGGATTCAAATCTTTTCATTGATTTTCCAGACGCGGCAGCTTTTTGCATAAATTCTTTAAATTTAGACTCTGAAAGATATTTAGTTTGATATAAATTTAGCACGCCTTTTTTAATAAAATCAATTTGCGGTTCAATGTTAATATTCATATTTCTTGCCATTGAGCGAACGACATTTAATATTTTTTTTTCAGTTTCGTTTATTTCTTCATTATTTTTCTCTGCCATTTGCTCTCCTAAATCTAATTCTAATATATCTCTTGTTATCAATTTAAATCCGTCGCTAGCAAAACCTTCATTTTCTTCAAACTTAATTTGCTTTATTTTATATCCACTATGTTTATCAACCCACTGGTCTCCATCATCACTTATTGTTCCTTGTTCTCTACAAATTTCATCAAGTGTTTCAGTTAAATTATTATTTTCAAAATATGACGTAGCCAATTTATGTAAAAAACTTGGCAATAATTTTTTATTTGTAACAGGACAATATAGCCAATATATACTTTCTTCATCATCAGCAATGGGATTTCGTGTAAACATTCTCGTAAATTTTATTATGTCTCCAAACCGTTTTACTAAATCTGATTGGCCCAAAATAATGTCTCTGATTTCTTCGTATGGAGAGATAATTATATCATTGTCTTCAATTTGTAAATGTTCTAAAAACATTTCATTATATTTAAATTTTTCACTTTGTGTTTTAATTTTTAACATTTTTATCAATTTCTCTTTTTTGTCGATTTCATTTTTTATTTTTTCTTCTAATTTAGCGACATCTTTTTCAAGAGTACTGTCAAATTCATTAAGCATTATTTTAACCTGTTCTGTTGTTAACATGTCTTGTTTCATTTTGTCATTTACACAATCATTTTTAACTTGTTGACATTTTTCATTTAAATTACAAAACATTTTTGAGCTTTTTATAAAAACGTCATCTCCGACCGTATCATCTTGGGTCCAAATGTTAGCGTTGCGCACATAATAAGCCGATTCATCGCCATTAATTAATACTGCGTAATCACCATTGATTACACGACGTTTACCATCAACCATAGTTTCAGCATCGCGGTTTGCGTCTTGTTCGTTTAATCCAAAATTTTCAATAAGTTTTTCTTTAATAACTTTTATTTTAATTAATCGTTCATTTTCACCTTCTTTTATTACCGATAATTCAGCAGTAATATCATTATCAAAATCTTTCATCAAATCATAATATGTATTATCGTATTTTTTATCAAAAAATATTTCAACATTATTGTCTTCTTCCATCTCATCTAGAGCCATATATTGTTTTGCCAAAACATATTTTTTACAATCAGCATTACTATTTTCTTGAGCTGACTGTTTAATTTCATTAGAAATTTGATTCAATTTTTCAAATTCGGCATCTACATCTGGGTAATATAGATTGAAATTAAATTCTGCCAATAATTTTTGAAACAGTAAACCATTATCTATTTTTTTTATATAATATAGTATTTCTGAATCAGAATAGTTATTTTTTAATAAATACGCATCTACAATTTTTTGATAAATTTCTGGTTTACTGCGAAGCAAATTTAATATATTTGATTGTGTCGTTGAATTATCTTTTTTTATTGCTGATATAATGGAAGCACTTTTTTTAGCATAACTCTTTTTAAAATCTCGGATTTTCTCTCCAATAAATTCCGTCATTTCTTCGTATTGTTTATATGATAAATCCTTTTGATAAATCATAAATGGTTCTAAATATGAGATTACTTCTTTCATTGATAATTTACCATTTATATGTCGTTTCATTAATTGAAACAATGTGCGAGTTTTAGGAATTATTGCTTGTAAATATTTTTTGTATTGATTATTATTTTGGTTTTCAGTATCTATAATTGATTCAGACAATACATATTCAGTTGGTATATCTAAATATTGTTTATTTTCATAATTGACAGATTCATCTAGATTGGTAACTTCAATTGTTTTATAATCAGTTTTTTTGTTTAATAACTGCCAATATTGAATAAATCGATGATTTAAATTGGATTTTAGTAATATATTTGTTGAAGGTAAATTTACTCTTGAAAAGTGAACCGCACTTTCTGGGAGGGAAAAAAATGATGAGACAGCAATTGTATCGGCATTTGTCACTTTTCTAGTTGTTAATTTTAATTCACCAGTATATAATTTTGTATTTTGTATCATGTTGTCACCCACATTGTAATTTTGTAAGTAAAATTTATTTCCACGTAACCCCATATCATTTGTTTTTGAAACTCCGATTGAGGATGAAATATATTCACCGCCATTATTTAAAATGGCCATAATATTTGATTCAACTTGAGAAACATTTAAAATTCCAATTTGTTCACTTAATTCTTTATGTGAAAAATATCGTTTTAAAGCTTTTATGTAGTCATCATATCGATTCATCTCATCCGGTAATTTATTGTTAATAAAAGTTTCATAAATATTACTTAATTCTTCGTAATCAGAAGTAATCCATTCAACGTCATCAATATCAGTGATGACATTATTATCTAAATACAATTTTTTTTTGCTTTTTGCTACAGGCAACATCCAATATAACTTTTTATTTAATTTCTCAAGTGTTTCAACCAATGGTTTGTGTTCAGAACCTAATTTTTTAAATCCAATAATTGCGCCATAACTATCAAATTCAGAAAATTCTTGTCGCAATTCTTTATATCGTTCAATTTCCAAATGAATTTTATTTAATACTTTTGGCGTGCGTTTATTGGTTGGAATTGTTGAAAGTAATTCATCTAATAAATCGTTGGCCTGTTTATCAATTCCATATCGTCGCTCACTTTCAGGAATGTCAACCATAATTGTTATCTCGCCCAAATCTTCTTCAATAATAAATTCACCAGAATTAATTGCCGCTTCATCAACAATATCCTGAATATCATCTTTATTTGGCAGATTAAATTCATCGGAATCTAAATCATCTTCTTCTTCTTCAATGTCTACTTTTTTTATTTCATTATCAATTTCTTTTTCGATTTTGTTGGTTGTAACTTCATCTTGTTCAGATTTAGGTGGTGCGCGGATTATGATTTCATTTATTTCAAAGTCAGGATTAAGACCTTTATACTCAAAGTCTAAATATATTTTTTTATTTAGTTCAATTAAATGTATTTCAATTTGGTCTTCTTCTAAATTTGTTATTTTTCCGGTGTAAATTTTGGGAAATTCACCACCAAAATGAATATCAATCCAAGTTAAAGGTAATAAATTGTTTTGTTTAGCAAAACCTGGAAATTCTTCTCTAGCCAATAATTGTACACCTTCAATGGCTTCGTTTCGTAACGTGCCATCTTCTTTAAAGAATAGTTCATGCTCTTCTTCTTTATTTACTAAATGTATTCTTTTATCATCTATGTATTTTATGTAAAATCTTTTATTGTTTAAATTAGGATCATCGGTTGCCTTAATTTCAATTACATCTCCTAGTTGTAAATTTAAATCTTCGTCATTGTCTTGGTCGTCATTGTCTTGGTCGTCATTGTCTTGGTCGTCATTGTCTTGGTCGTCATTGTCTTGGTCGTCATTGTCTTGGTCGTCATTGTCTTGGCCGTCATTGTCTTGGTCGTCATTGTCTTGGCCGTCATTGTCTTGGCCGTCATTGTCTTGGTCGTCATTGTCTTGGCCGTCATTGTCTTGGTCGTCATTGTCTTGGCCGTCATTGTCTTGGCCTTCTGGTTCTTGATCATCTGATTCTTTTTTTGATAATGTGTTTTTTGTTAAGGGTTTTTCATTTAATTTATTATCTTCTATTGTTACTGACTGTTTATCTATTTCTGGCTGTTTAATATTTTCAGATAAACTTTCCATTATCTTATATTTATAGTAGAAATTTAAATTGAAAACGAAGATAAATTATATTTAAATAAGTTAAAGCCTCATCATATTTTAATATAATGACTTACTTAAATATTGATTCTGTCCTAAACTGTGACGCAGACAGTAATCCTAGAATTAAAAAAATATCAATCACAAAAAATAATGGAGTTCAACACTTGATAAAATATAACAAAAATTCATTGCGCAATCAAGAAGACTTCGATACATATAAATTATTTCGTTCAATGGTATTATTTAATGATAAATTGCTGAGTGTTTCGCCAGGGAAATCAATGAATTATGAAAGATTTAAAGAAACGTATTGTTCAAGTGAATGTTATGCTGAAGAATTTGTTGAAGGAACAATGATAAATCTATATTTTTCGCCGGATGAAAGTGAGTGGCAAATATCAACAAGAAGTAATTTAGGCGCGAACAATGTTTATTTTACAAAAGGAAAAATTGAGAAAGAACACACGTTTTCAAGTATGTTTTATGATGTTTGTAAAAGTTGTAATATTAATATTGAGCTTTTTCCAAAAAATTATTGTTATTCATTTGTTATTCAACACCCAAATAATCGAATTGTAAAAAGAATTGATGAGAAACGACTTTATTTAATTGAAGTTAATGAGATTGAAGACAATTCTCATTTTAACAAGATTATCAATTTGAGTGAGTTAAGTGATATATTTTTTCAAAATAAAATGAAGATTTTTTTCCCTGAAAAATATAAATTTGATTTGTTTGAGGATTTGGAAACCATGGCAAATAATTATGACACGTTTGAAAAAGTTGGAATTATGATTTATAGTAAAAAAGATAACATGAGAACAAAATTGCGCAATCCAAAATACGAACATGTTCGGCGTTTGCGGGGCAATCAGCCAAAATTAGAATATCATTTCTTGACATTAAAAAAAGAAAATAAAACCGATGAATATTTGAAATATTATGATGAAGATACTCCGTTTTTTATTAAATATAATAAAAAACTGAATGAATTTAGCAATAGTCTTTTAATTCATTATGTTGATTGCTTTATTAGGAAGACTAAACATTTGCGCGAATTTCCATTTGAATATAAAAATCATTTATATCAGCTACATGAAAATTATAAGCAAACGAGAGAAAAAATATCTAAAAAAGTAATAGATAAATATATTGAACGTCTTGAAGTGCCAAAATTGATGTTTTCACTGAATTATAAATATAGAAAGTAATATTTTTGTAAATTGTCATGATTAAATTAGTCCATTTTAAAATAATTGGTTATTTTTAAGAAAATTTCATTTGCTGTAAATATAACTTCTTCTAATGTAATTTTAAGTTGTTCAATTTCAGCAGGATTAATAAAATTAACACGCAAAATGCTCATGTCAATGTGCGGATGAGGCTTTTGAAATCCACAGAAATCAATTGTTTTTTGATAATATTTTTCGTATAAAATATTCTCTAAAACTTTACCCAAAGTATAATCTTCTTTTTCAAGTATAATATCGTAACAATTTTCCATGGTTGTTTTTGACTTTTCAATTTTTAAACTATTATCATCAAGCATTGTTTTGAATGTTTTTAATTTGTCAAGCATTATTCCACCAGCTCTGACAACAATTTCTTCATTTGTAAATATTCCCACTGATTCAATAATAAAATCAAATGAATCTGCTTTTGTTATGCGTTTAGCATCAAGATATTTCCAATCTAGTTTTTTTGATTCTATTTCATCTTTTGATAAACCTCGCTCATTTAATTCCTTTTCAATTTGACTCCATTTTTCGTTAATTTTAGTTTCATCTGGCGTTGCTGCGAAACCACATGTTGAAACCACATTAAAAGAACCATTTTCTTTTGCTGTGCCAATTGCCAATTTACATTTCATTTTTAGATGTTCTCCAGGAACATTATCTGAAATTTTAGGACGAAGTCGAGTTAAAATAATATAATCTCTGGTTATTAAGTCTGGAGGAAATATTTCTCTGACTGCTTCGTCGCTAAGATATGATTCTGTTTTTGTATTATAAATCTTAAAATCTTTAGTTGTTACATAATCAACTGAATCACCATTATTTGCGACATCAATATGTATTTCATGATCATTATATGGAAAATTTATATCTGATATATGAATTGGTACACATGAGAGTCGCTGTTTTATAATTTCATTATTAAGACGAGATGTATTGACTTCAATTTCAGCAAGATTATTTTCATGTGGAGTTGTTCTAAAAACAATACAAGGAATTTCTGAAAGTATAATTCTACGAATAGCATTCGCAAAGCTCATATTAATATTAGATATCGTAAATTTAAGAATGTCTTCATCACTTTCAATGTTAGTAAATGTCGGATTCATTTTTATATATATAAAATGAAAAGATTTATAAATCAATTTTATTTTTAAATTTAATTCAGATAAGTTAAAAATAAAATAAAAGGTATAAAAATATATAAAAAAACCTATAAGATAAATATAATGAGTTCGATTCTATATTATAGTAATTACTGTGAACATTCTAAATGTTTAATTCAAACAATCTCACGAAGTTCAGTTAAAAATGATATACATTTTATATGTATTGACAAACGGATAAAAAAATCCAATGGGAGTGTATATATTCAATTTGAAAATGGACAGGAAATTTTATTACCACCAACTGTAACAAAGGTTCCTGCTTTATTATTATTAAATCGTGGTCATCAAATATTATTTGGTGACGAAATTTTGAATCATCTTCAGCCAAGAGAAGAAATAAATCAAAATGTTGCGACTGATTTTAATGGTGAACCAAACGCATTTTCATTTGATATGGGTGGGAATGGTCTTGCGTGTGGCGTAACATCTGATTGTTATAGTTTTTTAGATCAGGATGCGGATTCTTTATCTTGTAAAGGAAGTGGTGGTATGAGACAACAACGACATTATGCTGCTCTTGATCAACAAGACCAAATTGAAACTCCACCAGATACATATTCAGCCGATACTATAAATGAAAGTGCGCTTAAAGAATATGAAAAACAGCGAAATACGATGCCTGGACAAAACTTTCAAGAAAATAAATTTTAAAAATAAAGATAATAAATATTTAAATACAAAATAATAAGGTAAATTAATGTCTGAAAAATCGCAATATTTAAAGGCGTTTAATGAACATTTTATTCAGTTTGTTACGGATATTCACAAAGTGTTTCCCGAAGACGATGATATTTTATTTTCATTAAACGCATTAAAAGAAATTCGTAAAATAAATCCAAAATTGATAATCATGATTTTCAATGATTATGTTGTAAAAAATTATAGAAATGAAATAATGACAGGCAACATTGATTTCTTTGTAAATAAAGATTATAGCAATGATATGAAACATATGAAAAACGCCAAGTCAATTATTGAAAAAATAAATAATTTGCGTCAACCAATTAAATTGATGAATAATGAGAATAAACAAAAAACATTGAAATATTTACAAAATTTAATTAAATTATGCGATTTTTATAATTAACGATTTAAACAACAAATAATTTATATAAATATAATGACAAAGGAAAATGATAAAAATAACAACAATGAAAAGATTGATAAAAATGAAAAAGATTTGACAAAATTACTAAAAGATTTTATAAATGATATTTTAATGACTTTTCCTGAATTGAACGAAGGATTGGATGAAAATTTACAAAATATAAAAAATGATAATAATGTTGAAATGTCAATTGTAAAAGTAAAAGAATATTGTTTAACTGTATATCCTGAACGATTTTTTGATATTTTATATCAAAATGTTGAAATATTTGATAATGATGAATTAAACTTAGAATTTTTGCCTGGAATAAATTTTAAAAAGTTATGGAAAGAAGAGTTAAGCGATAAAACGAGAGAAACGATATGGAAATATCTTCAATTAATATTATTTTCGATTGTTTCTGACATGTCATCTGGTGATAATTTTAAAGATACTGCCAAGTTATTTGAAGCAATTAATCAAGATGAATTAAAATCAAAATTAGAAGAGACGATGGAGGGAATGAAAGGAATGTTTGAGGGGGGTTCCGTAGGAGACGCAAGCATGGGCGATTTACCAAATGCTGAAGATATACATGAACATGTTAATAAAATGATGGATGGAAAATTAGGAAATTTGGCGAAAGAAATTGCAGAAGAAACAGCAAAAGAATTAAATTTGGATGACATTGAATCAACATCGGATTTATTTCAAACATTGTTTAAAAATCCAACAAAATTGATGAAATTAATAAAAGATGTTGGTGGTAAATTAGATGCGAAGTTGAAATCAGGTGATATTAAAGAAAGTGAATTATTGGAAGAAGCTAGTGAAATTATGAAAAATATGAAAAATATGCCTGGTATGGGGAATTTTCAAGAAATGTTTGGAAAAATGGGCATGCCAACTGGAGCAAAGCCAAATATGGCAGCAATGCAGGCTCAATTAAATAGAAATTTGAAAGTGGCAAAACAAAAAGAAAGAATGCAAGCTAAATTGGGTCATAATCAAATTATTTCTAAAAATAATGAATCAATTAGTTCAGATGAATTAATAAAACAACAAATGTTAGCTGACAAAGCAGCAATGGAACTCTTAAAAATGGAAGGTATTTCCGAAGAAGGAATGAAAGAGTTAAAGTTTTCAACCGGGGAAAAAGTAGAAAAATCATCAGCAAATGATAAAAATAAGAAAAAAAAGAAAAAAAAGAACAAAAATAAATAAAAATAATTGAAGTAAAACAAAATGGTATTATTTAATTCTATTTTTAATTAAATAATATAAAATGTTATATATAATGACGGCATCATTTTGGATAAACGAACCAAGTGTATTATTAAAAAATGAATATATTGGTCAGTTGTGGCCATCACAGGATTTGTCACGAGCAGAAAAATATAACGCAATCACTCGCATGATTTTGATTCTTACATTTTTAGGATATATTTTAAAAAAAAATAAACAAATAATTTATGTAGGTGTAATAATAATTTTAAGTATGGTTCTCTTATATAAGGCACAAAATAAAGAGAATTTTAAAGGTTTTTTTAGTGATAATTCTGTGTATGACTTTATAAAAGATGAATATCAACAACCAAGTATTCAAAATCCCATGTCAAATGTACTTCCTGGTGAAAATTCATTAAGAAAACCAGCACCCCCTTCATATTTGCCTGAAGTTGAAGAGAATATTAATGAAAAAACAAAAGAAATTATTTCAAATAATTTAGATGAGCCAAAAGACAAATTATTTAAAGATTTAGGAGAGAATTTAAATTTTGAACATTCAATGCGGTCATGGTATTCAACTGCAAATACACAGATCCCTAATAATCAAGATGAGTTTGCTAAGTTTTGTTATAATGATTTGGCAACGCACAAACAATCGATAAAGGAATTAGAAGAACAATGTCATTAACTATTAAAATAATCTTTTAAATAATCTTTTAAATTTTTAAAATATATTTTTATATACTAACATTATATAATGGCAAAAACATTTGATTATATTTTTAATGGAATGTCTAGAATTGGAATGGATAGTTGCGACCAAAGCCAACAAACTCTTCAAAATAACGAAGCTGCCAATTATCAGTTTTCAAACAATATTACAAAATGCCCCATGAGTGAGACAATTACTATTGCTACCTCTCAACCTAATATTAATTATAAAGGTGGATATTGTGGATGTGAAATTGATAAAAGCTCAGAATTAGCATTTTCTGATATTACAAGAGAAAAGGAAAAAATTAGTTTAGAACAGAGACAATTTTTAACAATACCTTATCTTGGTAGAGGTAAGATTAATCCTAACACAGAAACCGAGCTTCAGAGAGGACAAATGTTTTTTGATAAAAAAAGTGATAATGCTACTTCTGAAATTAGTCATATTTCATATAGACATACTCCAATGATTCCTTCGCTTGAAGAAGAAATGAGTAATCCCGCAAATTACATTGAAAGCGTTGCAGCCGATGGATGGATTCGTGGTGGCTTACCTTCTAGAGATCTTCTCCGCGACAACAAGTAATTTCGAAATATTTTATTATCACAAATAAATAATTTAAATAACCAAAATCAATATTAATTATTATGTATAACATTGATTTTGAATGTAAATATTATTTAGACAACTCTGATGATTTATATAGAAGTGAAATTTTAAAAGCTTTTGATTTGGATGAATGGAATGATAAAATAATGAATGATAAAATGGATATATTATATAATCATTTAAAAGATTGCGAGTTTCTCATTAAATTAATAAAAAAAATAAAAGAAAATAAAGAATTCAGTGTATTTTTATTTTTTATTTCTCAAAATGGAGGCGATGAAGCAGTTTTTCGATTATTATTCAATTATGATTATTTCCATTTATTTCATTCTTTATTATGTCATTATATAAGATATAATAAATTAAGTGATGAATTATTTAAAAATCTGGCAAATAAAATATAGTTTCATATATTATATGGCGTCAACACGAAATAAAAATACAATTGGTAATTATAAATTAGAACAACGGGCATTTGAAACTAATTTTCAATATAATACGTCTTTAAATTCATCATATGGTTGTGCTCATGACCCAGCTTTATTTGACTTAGGAGTTAATCCGACCGGAATGTGTCCAGGAAATTTATCACATAATCCAATTGAAATTGAATCTGCTCTTTTTGGCATTAATTCAACCAATCTAGTTAATCCACAACCACCAACAAAACCACAATTAAAAAAAGTAAAACAACAAAGTTATTTTGACAAAATCCCAATGATAATGCCCGAACCTCTTGTCATTGAAAATAATCAAAGACCATTTCCGATATAAATTATATTAGTTTAGACCATTATTTATATTTGATAAACATTTTAATATAGATAATTATATTACTATATAATATACATGTCATTCACTCGATTTAATGATGATCCAGGTAGAATTAGAAAAAGACTACAAGAGATGACTGGTGCTGAAAAATATATGTTAAATAAACCCGGAAATGGAGATAAGCCTTGTTATATGGAGGATCCTTTTATTCGACTTCAAGAATGGGGTGGAAATTTAAGAACAAATGTTATTAATTTAGAAAGTGATCTAAAAGGATTGACTCGCAATACTAACAGAGATATTTTAACATTAAATAATTATGTTGATAATAAGGCAAAGTCCGAAGCTTTTAAATATCCAACATGTGATTCTTTTGTTGACCAAACAAGAGCAAGCAATCCTGCTTGGACGACAAAAGATTTAGAAACAAATAACTGGCAGTTTTTACATCATGAACCTCAGGATAATTGTTTTCCACAATTTAATTACAATATTGATACTCGAAATTTAGTTAAAGATGATTTTATAAATAAGAAATAAAGAAGATATTGTATTATATTTATAATAAAATATATTCTAATTTATATAATGGCTGAACTTGGAGCTGCATTAACATTAACAACAGGTTTATTGTATATATTATCAAATCATAAAGAGCAAAATAAAAATAATGCTGAAAATGCTGTAAATGGCAAAAATTCTGCTGAAGCTTGTTTAAAACAACCAGAAATTAAAACTTTATCAAAAAGTGAAAATGATAAATTCCAGCATTTTAATAAAGAAGTTTCAAATTCAATGAAACAGCAGAATGATAAATACTTTAATGGTTCGAATGCAAACAATAAAGGTGGTGCTAGTGAAACATATCAATTATTATCAGGAAAGCAGATTTCACAAAATGATTTTAATCATAATAATCAAGTCCCTTTTTTTGGTTCAACCATTAAAGGTAATTATGGGTCACATGATTTGGCTGAATCGCGTCTTGACCATTTACAAGGTTCGGGTAGTCAAAATATAAAAAAAGAAGAAAGAGCTCCTTTATTTAAACCACAAGATTCCATTCATCAACCAAATGGCGCCCCCAATGTGAATAACTTTCTTCAGTCAAGAGTTAATCCGAGTTTAAGGATTGCTAACATCAAACCGTGGGAAGAGCAACGTGTTGCCCCAGGATTAAATAAAGGATTTACCACAACTGGTGGAGTTGGATTTAATAATGGAATGGAATCAAGAGAATCTTGGATGCCAAAGAGTGTTAATGAATTACGAACTGAAACTAATCCAAAAGAAACATATTCTCTAAACGGTCATCAAGGTCCCGCAAATTCGGGCGTAAAAGAATTTAGAAACGCACAGATGATTGGCAAAGTTGAAAAAAATAGACCAGACACTGTATTTGAAATGGGTGAAAATAGATTATTTACAACCACTGGACAACACATTGCTCCAACAACGAAAAGTGAATGTGTTCTTCGCGATGTAAATCGTAATGAAACATCTTGTTCTTATTATGGTGCTGGCAATGATCCGAATGGTTCTTACATGGAAGAAAATTATGAAGATTCTAAAAGACAACAATTAGGCTGTCATGGAATTACAAATCCGACGGCAACTGGTAGATTTAAAGGAGAAAATGTTGATTTTGGCACTAAAAGTCACTCTGCTCTTCACAATAATCGTTCTACCACACAACATGATTTAAATCAGGGACCAATTCAAGGAATAATGAAAGCTGTTATCTCTCCAATTATTGATGTGTTTCGACCAACAAGAAAAGAAAATGTTATTGGCAACTTACATCCAAATGGATTTGCGGGAACAATGATACAAAAGCGCGCTATCGAAGGGCAAAATAAACCAATTAAAACAACTAATCGTGAGATGATTGGCGAAAGCACTTATTTACATCCAACAAGCAAACAACAAGATGGGTATTTAGTATCAAAACATGAACCAATTGAAAATCAACGAGACACAACAACCACATCCTATTTTGGCAGTGGTGCTCCAAGTGGAGTGGTTAAAGAAATGAATTATGATGGTGAATATTGTCATGGTCAAAATAATAATAAATCATATCCAAATAGACCAAATCATGGAGTTTCTAGTATGTTTAATAATTCTATGAATCTTTCGGTTCAAAAAAATGATTGTAATGGATATAATAATCGCGCAATGACAAGAACAAATGCTCCAAAAATATTACCAAGTAATGAAATGAATGGTAAAGTAAATATGTCAACATATAATTATAAAGAACAAGACACAACAGACCGAATCAATGGAGATTTATTAACGGCATTTAAAAATAATCCTTATACCCAATCACTTCAAAGCCATGCTTAAGTTTTCCAATAAAATAAATAGTTATGATTTGCTTTTTCGGTAAATAAATTAAAATAGTCATTGGGCGCAAAGACATTAATACAATAATATTTAATATGCTTGGAGAATGTGTCAAAGTATTTTCCTAAGATTGATGTATGTAAATGAATGCTTACATATAAAATATCCTCATTATAAATTATTCCTGATGAAATATAATGTGCCAATGTATTTGCGTCGTCCAATTCGTTTTTAAATTGTGTTAATAATAGCATTTTGTGATTATTTAAAAGTGAAATAGATGGATTTGAATAATCAAGATGTTGCCAAATAATATCTTTTACGTTTTCAATAGATGTGTTAATGTCAAATTCAATTTCTTTTGTTGGAGTTTCATTGTTAAGCCCAAAATGTAAACTAATTTTATTAGAAATCATTATATAATAATAATTTAGATATTTAAATTAATATTATAATTATGCCAAATATATTAGTTCGCGGTCATATGCGTTTTGATGATTCTATTCAAACAAGTTCTTTTGAAGAAATTATTAATAAAATAACAAACTGCGATGAAATGATTAATAAATCTACAATTGATTTAAATGAAGAAATGATTTGCTTTTTAAAAATTTTAAATAATCGAATAAATGAGTTAGATAATTTAAAAAATGTTAATAAAAGTGAGTTAAAAAAAAGAATGAATGACGATTCTAAAATAATGATGAAAGAAATATTTATTAGATATTTTCATTTGTTAAAAAAAATGAATTTAACTTTTGATGATTTGCTTGAATAAATATATAAAAAATATTTGATAATAAATATATTAATGAAATTAGATATTCATAATACAATAAAAAATAAATTAGATTTTTTTTTGAAAGATAACAATGTGCCCAACATTGTGTTTTATGGACCGTCTGGCACCGGTAAACGAACATTAGTGTATGATTTTATTTATAAAATTTACAATAATAACATTGATAGTATTCAAAATTATGTTATTGCCATAAACTGTGCTCATGGAAAAGGTATTAAATTTATAAGAGACGAGTTAAAATTTTTTGCTAAAATTCATACGAATAAAAGTAATACTTTTAAAACAATTCTTTTAATTAATGCTGACAAATTGACAATTGATGCTCAATCGGCATTAAGAAGATGTATTGAATTATTTAGTAATTCTACTCGTTTTTTTATAATTGTAGAAGATAAATATAAATTACTTGCTCCAATTTTATCTAGATTTTGTGAAATTTATGTTCCTGAGCCAGAAATTGGAAAAAAAGTTTATAATTTAAATACTTATGTGATAAATAATTTATCTAATAGCAAAACATCAAAAAAAGAAGCAAATAAAGAATTATTAAAACTTGGGACATTAATTGAAAAAACTAAAGTAACTAATTTATTAGATGTATGTAAATTATCAAAAAAATTATATGAAAAAGGATTTTCAGCAATAGATATAATTAAATATATTACCAATAAAAAAATGAATGAAGAATTAAAATATAAATTAATAATGACATATCATGATAACAAAATTGAATATAGAAATGAAAAACAATTAATGATTTATATTTTGTATTTTTTATTAATACGTTCTGATTTTGATTTAGAAAATATTACATTTATGTAAATGGATGATTATTCGATTGATAGTTTAAATGAGTCCAAAAATGAGTGGTGTGCTAGATTATTAACGATTTTAACGCCAGAAATTATAAAAGGATTAAAATCTATTTTTAAAGAATCTTGTGAGTTGTGTCTTCAAAATGAAGAAGAAGATAAATATTTAATGACGTTTCAAACATTTTTAAGTCGCATTCCACAATGGAATCAAACGATGATTGAAAATGAAAGAAAACGAATTGAAGAATCTTCGAAATGTGGATATTTAGAAGATTTAGTAAGTTGTGTTCATATAATTCATTTGAAATCATTAACGTGTGTTCGAGTTGGCGAAAAGCAGAAAAAAGTTGACATCGATATTCCGAGCATTGAATCATTTATTCACAAAATTTATATTAATGTTGCTCGAAAAATATATACCAATATTTATCTTTTTGAAAAAAATATTGCTCCATTACAAATCCAAAGACATAATCGCGAATTAGAGCTAATTATAAAAGAATGTATATTAGATTCAATCCGCGACACAATACCGGTTGATACAATTTTAAGAGCTTATATTGACAATACGGTCGAAGAAGAAGTAAAAGAAGAAATTATTGAAGAAAAATTAGCAGTTGAAAAAAAGAATGATGAATTAGATAATTCTAATGAAAAATTAAATAATAATTTAGAAAATGATATGAATGCTAATCCTGTTCCTGATGGTGCAAACGATCCAAAGATTGATGATAATGAAGTTGGAAAAATAGTAAAGTCGGAAGAAGTAATAAAAATAGATACATCTGATAAGGATGTCGATGCTGCGTCTAAAGAAGAAGAGTCTTCTGAAGTTAGTGAAAATACAGCAAATACTTCTTTAAAATTCTCGGATATTGATAGCACGCTTGATGAAACTGGCGCGGAAGAGCAAGTTGAAGTGTCAAAAGACATCCAAGCAATTGAAGAAAGAAATGAAATGAATTTTAAAGCTCGAGAAGAAGATGGCGATGACGACGACGATGATGAAAGTTTAAAAATTGGAGAAGATGTTAGTTTAGACATAGTTGATGTCAATAATTTAAACACAGCTCCAACAATTAATGAAAATATTATTTTGGATGATATTGAAGTTTTAGAGTAAATGCGTTCATTTTAAATAGTATTTATCCATTTATTTTATAAATGGAAAAATATTTTATAGAATCTTTTTCAATTGCTTTAATTTATTTAATTTTTAAAATTTTTGAAAAACGATTTATTCTTAAAAATGACATAATTTTAAAAGATATTGTTAAGGACACAATTGTAATATATTTGTGTGGTATTGTTGGATTATTTATATTTGGTCAAATACAAGAAGAAGGTGTTGTTTCAAAAGAAACTATTAACGCTTTTGTTGATAATCCATCATTTTAAATCCAACATTCATAACTATCTATATTCATAATGGTTTTGGTTTTTATTTGTTTTTTTGACACAATATATTTATTAAATACATCTTTATTAACTATATTTTGTGGCAAATAATTGTGAACTGTTCTAGCAATCATTTTATATAATTTAAAATCGGGGTAACGCTCTTTTCCATTAGTTTTATATAATATATTTCGTCCCTTATCGTCATAACACCATGAAATTATCAATTTTTTAATTGGAGAACGAACTTTGTCGACGGTGGTTAAGTCATCGATTATAAAATCAAAAATTGAACAGCCAAGTCGACATAAATCAAAACTATAATTTGGCTCAAGACGAGGTTTTTGTTCATTAAAGTATGGTTCAAAATTATATTGTGTGGCTGCGTCTCCTTTCGGATGAAAACTGTCACTACAGATTAACTTTCCTTTAAAGCTATAAATTGCTCTACCAAAATCAATTATTTTGAATATTCGGCCATGCGTTTCTACTTTATAGTGCTTGTTGTTAAATTTATAATATAAGAATGGTTTATCGGTTTTTATATACATAATGTTGCTTGTGTGTAAATCGTTATGTGTAAAATGGAATGTTTTTTGATATGTTATTAATATAAATATAATTTGTAATATAGCTGATTCCCATTCTGCGTCTGATAAGTCTTCTTTTAAAATTAAGCTTTCAAATGTGTGTTCGCAACATTCCAAACATATTAAATTTATGGGATAATTGGGCAAAATAACATTTGTTTTGTCTTCTGTTGCGGTTGTTCCACTGGCATAACTGTTTGCTTCCGAATCACTTCCTGACTGTGTTTCAGTTTCTGTTTCACTATCTGAATCAATTTCTTCATCAGATGAAAAAGACTCATCAATGTGTGTATCCGATGAATTAGAAGAACATTCACTTGAACTTTCATCTGTTTTTTTTGTATTATTAAACGACACATCACTTTTAAATAATAATTCCATTTTACTGTTATTATTATTGTGTGATTCGCTGAATAAATGGTCTAATTTTGTTAAATCATCAATGTCAGAAAGAGTTAATATAGAAGTATCTTGGCCAGTAACAATATTATTAATGCCATTGTTAAATGATATAGGCTTTTTATTGCTTCTTGTATCAAAATTTAAAAGTTCATCATGAAAATTGTTATCTAATTTAAATAAAATATCTTTATTTTTATGAAAAAAATCAGATTCAATTATATATTCAAGGTCTTCTTCAACATTTACATAATAGTCATTTTTTATTGCTGTGAATGACCCATAATAATCTAATCCATGTTGAAATTGACAATTATTTAATAATTGACTTGATAAATACGAAAAAAATCCATCAACATAAGCTGAATTATTTGGGTTGGATATTTTTTTAGTGAAATCATCATTAAACTGTGGTAATTCATTTAAATTAATAGTATTGACGTCTAATTTTCCAATAATATACTGAATTGGATCGATTAATGGAGATTGTTTAAAAAATACCAGTTTTTTTTGTGTTTCTTGATGTTTTTCAAAAAATATTTTACATATATACTTATTATTGCTCTTTTTTTCGTCAACATGTTTTAATAAATTTACTTGATTTAAATTAATGGAATTAAAATTTGTTTCATTTAATGAGAAATATCTCTCATAAATTGGATTATAATTTTGTACTTTTTCTAAATTTAATATTGATTGTTCCATCATTGAGGTAAAAAGTAATTTATTGTCATTTTTTTTATAGGATATCTCCATTATTTGATAAATATATATTTTATACTTTGTTTAAACTAATTGCGTAAAATAAAATATATATTTTTTCTTTTTTTTTATAAATGACTTTAGAACTAAAAAAATTTGATATGCGAAGCATTAGTTTTAAACCTGATGAAAATAAAGGTCCAGTTGTTGTTTTAATTGGTCGTCGAGATACTGGTAAAAGTTTTTTAGTTCGTGATTTATTATATTATCATCAAGATATTCCGATTGGCACTGTAATTTCGGGCACCGAAGCTGGGAATGGATTTTATAGTACACATGTTCCCAAATTATTTATTCATGAAGAATATAATACTGCTATTATTGAAAATATATTAAAACGACAAAAAACTGTTCTTAAACAATCAAAAAAAGAAATTGAATATTACAAAAAGACCACAATTGACCCTCGAGCTTTTGTAATTTTAGATGACTGTTTATATGATGCTGGATGGGCAAAAGATAAAATGATGAGATTACTTTTTATGAATGGTCGTCATTGGAAAATCATGCTTATTATAACAATGCAGTATCCTCTTGGGATCCCTCCAAACTTAAGAACTAATATTGATTATGTATTCATTTTACGCGAACCGTATTTAACAAATCGTAAAAGAATATGGGAAAATTATGCGGGAATGTTTCCCGATTTTCCATCATTTTGTCAAGTCATGGACCAATGTACTGAAAACTATGAATGTCTTGTCATTAATAATAATGCGAAAACAAATAAACTTCAAGAACAAATATTTTGGTATAAAGCAGAGACGCATGGAGATTTTAAATTAGGGTCCAAAGAATTTTGGGAGATATCACGCGATTTAAATTCAGACGATGAAGAAGAAATGTACGATCCTGGAACGTCGAAAAACTTAGCAAAAAATAAAATTAGTGTGCGAAAAAGCAAATGGTAATGATAACCAACTATTATAATTTGTTATAAAAAGTTATAACAATATTTATTATAAAATTTATTATATTTTAGTTGCTTTGTTTGTAGAACATCTGAGGGCATCAGCTTGTCTTTTTTTATCATCATCTGATATAACAATTTTGTGATTACATCCATGCGTTTCTGGCAATCTACAATCAATACAATAATATTTATCGCATATTTTACAATGTCCAATAATTTCTTCGTGAGGTTTTATTTTTATACCTTTTCCATTTGCTTTTGCGGGTTTATTTTTACAATTCTCATTCGCACATCTCTTCGATTTTATAGGCATTCTTATACAATTGTTCAAGACTTTTATTAAAATCAATTTAAAATCAATTTTAATAAAATTATTTTAATTTATTTCTCTCATTTTTCAAATGTTTATTCGTTTAAATCAACGTTAATTACATTGTCTTCATCTTCAGACTTATCCTCGGACTTATCCACGGACTTATCCTCGGACTTATCCTCGGACTTATCCTCGGACTTATCCACGGACTTATCCTCGGACTTATCCTCGGACTTATCCTCGGACTTATCTCGAAACTTTTTTTGCGTTTCTTCTGGTAGTCTTGATAATCCACGGTCATTCTTTTTATCCATAATAACATTTTCTCCTTCAAATAATTCTTTTCTAATGTCAGCAACGGAAACTTGTGAACTATTCAAATTGCGTTCAGTGGAATTCATATCTTTTATATTAACAAGATTACCTTCTTTATCTAATGTTTGCGTTAACTTATTTCCAGCTTTCATAGCCTTTTCTTTATTTTCTTCAATTGCTTTTTCTTTTGTTTCTTTAACACGAGCATCAAATTCTTCTTTCACTGATTTTTCATTCTTTACCTTTTCATTCATAATTTGATTTAATTCATCTTCCAAATATTCAACTCTACCGGTCTTATATGCTTCAGGATGAAATGGCATCCAAAGACCAACTTGTCCAACATAAACATCATGATTTGGGTCTGACTCTCTTAGCATTTTGCTTCTTAATTCAGCTTCTTGTTGGGTCGGGAAGACTCCTCTAATTTTAACACCTCGTGTGCTAGTCTGAAAATTATGAAGTGAATTAAATGTTTTTTCTAGTTCATCTTCATTCGCGTCGATAAAATTTTTGAAATCATCTTCTAAATCAGTCTTCTTTAAATTTTCTTTTTCAGTTTTACAAAAATCCTCATAGTCTTCCATCACATTGTCTAATTTCAAATTATACTTATATGAAATAAAACTGAAAAATTCTCTGTATTTAGTAATAGTTTTAGTAAATTCCCATTGTTTGATAAAATTTTCAAACATAAATAATTCTTTGTTTTTCAGAATTTTTTCAGGAGAGATAAATGAAAGACAAACAAATTTTTGCCCGGCAATTGCTTTATCTTCATCTAATAAATCAACGTATTTGGGGTTAGGACTTCCGTCCTTGTTTAATTTTGTTTCAAATGATAAATCATTATTGTGTAATTCTTTCGACAACGACATATAATTTATTGTGTTTTAAATTATTTAAATCATTAATTTTTTAAAAGATTTTTTTCTTTTATTTTATTATAAACATGAACTTTCTCGAGGAATTAAATTTGAGTGAGCTTTTAAAAAGAGCCATCAAGTATCTTGTTGAAGGACTTATGGTTTCATTGGCCGCTTTTGCCATCCCAAAGAGATCATTAAATCTCGATGAAATTGCTCTAATTGCTTTAACTGCTGCCGCTACATTTAGCATTTTAGACACATATGTTCCTAGCATAGCAGTTCAAGCCAGAAGTGGAGCAGGTCTTGGCATTGGCGCCAATTTAGTTGGATTCCCTAAGTAAATACAATAAAGTATTATAATTTATTATATAAATTTAAATTCTTTATTATTCTTAAATAGTGGGTATGTATTCCCAATTTAAATCATTACAAATTAATTTCCATATTTCATCTTGTTCGATGCGTTTCTCACGGTCTTTTAACATTGGAAAAAAAGGAAGAAATTGAATCTGTCCAAGTAACTCACATAATTTATAAATTGTATAATAATAATTTAAAAAATTTACACGTTCTTGTGGACAATGTTTAGCATATGGACCTTGTATCTCCATAAATAAATTACAAAGTGTTTCTTCTAATTCTGAACTCATAACGGGTGGTCGGATTCCGAGTTTATCTTTAATAAATGGTATATGTTCATAATATTTATTATATCCTAATTTTTTTAAAATTTCTTTTGCTTTTTTATTTGAGATATGTTTTATTTCTAATCTCTCTTTTTGAATTTGAAGTTTAATATTTTCTAATACTTCGTCAGGAATCATCGTTGTTTCCTTTGCTTGAAATTGAGCAAGTATTTCTCTAAAATGATTAATTCTTTTATACGCATAAAAACACACTTCTTTAGGAGGTTCTTTATATGAAGGTTTATCATTATCAATTAAATATTTAAAATTTACAGAACAATTATTACAAATTAAAAGACCTTCATTATCAAATGGAATTAATTCACCTTTATTACATTTACTACATATATCTGTTTTAAATATATAGTTATTAATATCTATATAATTTTCATCAACGTTTGTTAAATATTTTTGAATTATTTCGTTATCTTTAGAACATTTTTTTTTACATTTGTCTATTTTAAAAAAATTATTTAATGTTTTTGTTGACGACGATTCACCATCAGCAATATTTTTTTTGTTTTCAAAGTATGTAAATATATATTTTGAATTATTTAAATAATAATTTTTTTCTTCTTTTTTTAAAGTTTTTATTTTAATGTTTAATTCTTTCAATTTGTCTTTTAATTCTAACAATTCATCATATTTCATAACTTTGTTTTTTTTGTAATAATTAATATTATCAATTAGCATCTTTTTTTCATTTAAAAGTGCTGGCAATAAACATTCGTTGTTTTTTTTAAAAATTCCACTCTGTTCTTCGTGCTTATTGTCTAATGTGACAATGGAACTTTTGTCTATTTCAATTGTTTTGTTATTTTTTGGTTTAAATGAAGGCATTAGTAATATTAAATAAAAGTTATTTAATTGTATATTTAAGAAAAATGTTTATTTTTTTTAAAAATATTCTAATCAGACATCAATAGACATGAATGATTGTGAAATTAATTTAAAACTTTTTCAAAAAATGTTATTCATTTACAATGCTCTTCATTCTGGTTGGAAAATTCATATTAAAAACGACCAGTATATTTTTACAAAAAATCATGACAATAATCCACAGTATTTTAATAAGAATTATTTGAGTAAATTTATTGAAAGCAATTTAAAATTAAATTAATCTATTTTCGTATTTTTTTTTTCTTTAGCAATATTATAAATATGGGAGGTGGTTTAATGCAGCTCGTTGCTTATGGCGCTCAGGATGTCTATCTTACAGGCAATCCTCAAATTACTTTTTTCAAGGTTACTTACCGTCGCCACACTAACTTTGCGATGGAATCCATTGAGCAAACATTCAATGGTCAGGCCGACTTTGGCCGCAGAGTGACCTGCACAATTAGCAGAAATGGTGATCTTGCTTACAGAACATACCTTCAGGTTGTTCTTCCTGAGGTTACTCCTGAAGCGAACGCTCATGCCAGATGGCTTGATTTCCCTGGTGAGCAGCTCGTTTCCCAAGTTGAGGTCGAGATTGGTGGCCAACGCATTGACCGTCAATATGGTGACTGGATGCACATCTGGAATCAGCTTACTCTTTCCAAGGAGCAAGAGCGTGGATACAACAAGATGGTTGGGCAGACAACTGCTCTTACTTATCTGACTGACCCCAATTTTGCTGCGCTTGAGACACCCTGTAACTCAAATGATGTTGCCACTCAAACTTGTGTTCCTCGCAAGGGGCTTCCGGAATCCACTCTTTACATTCCTCTTCAATTCTGGTTCTGCCGCAATCCCGGTCTTGCTCTTCCTTTAATTGCCCTCCAATATCACGAGGTTAAGATTAACATTGACCTTCGTCCTCTTGACCAGTGTCTTTGGGCCATTAAGAATGTTAACGCTACTCCTGCGCAAGACACAAGTATGTATGCCAAGTCGCTTGTTTCCGCCTCACTCTATGTTGACTATGTTTTCCTTGATACCGATGAGCGTAGACGCATGGCTCAGAACCCGCATGAGTATTTAATTGAGCAACTTCAATTTACTGGAGATGAATCCATTGGTTCTTCGGCCAACAAGATTAAGCTGAATTTCAACCATCCTTGCAAGGAACTTGTTTTTGTTGTCCAGAAAGATGCCATGGTTGATTATTGCGACTCTCTTGCCGGCAAGGACAAAATGCTTTGGAAGTTGATGGGTGCTCAACCATTCAACTACACCGATGCTCTTGATGCTCTTCCTAATGCTTTCCATGCTTTCAGCTCCCAACAACAGCTAACTGGTCTGAGCGCCAACTCAGTTGTTAATGCTACCACTAATCTCTTCCAAAATGCTGGACCTGGTGACATGGTTGGGTCTGGCAACGGTCAGTGGTGGGGTGGATATTATGCCAACCTTGGAAATGTTGGTACTGACCCTGCCAGTACCACCGCACACGCAGGCACATCGGCTACTACCGCTACGGCTGCGTCTGCAACCCCTGTGGGTTCATCTGTTTCTGACGCCGGTTCGTTCGTCCTTGCCGAGACCGCGCTCGACATGCACTGCTGGGGTGAGAACCCGGTTGTCACCGCTAAGCTCCAGCTTAACGGTCAAGACCGCTTCTCCGAGCGCGAGGGTTCGTACTTCGACCTCGTCCAGCCTTACCAGCACCACACTCGCAACCCTGACACCGGTATCAACGTGTACTCCTTCGCCCTGCGTCCTGAGGAGCACCAGCCGTCTGGCAGCTGCAACTTCTCCCGCATTGACAATGCCACTCTTCAGCTGATTGTCTCTGCCGCCACTGTTAAGGGCGATGCCACCGCCAAGGTTCGTGTCTATGCCACCAACTACAATGTCCTCCGCATCATGAGCGGTATGGGTGGCCTCGCCTACTCCAACTAAGTTTTCTATAAACTTAATTAATTAAAAAACCAAAAAAAAACAAAAAAAAATAATATTATTTGTAAAAAATATTATTATTTATGAGTTAATTAATTTCGAAACAACTTAAATAATTATAACATTATAAATGTATAATGCAAGTATTTGTCAAAACACTTACTGGAAAGACCATCACACTAGAAGTTGAAGGAACTGACACCATTGAGGCTGTCAAAGCTAAAATTCAGGATAAAGAAGGGATTCCACCAGATCAACAACGTCTTATATTCGCGGGAAAACAATTAGAAGACGGTAGAACGTTACAAGATTATAACATTCAAAAAGAAAGTACGCTTCATTTGGTACTTCGATTACGTTAATTAATTTACATTTTTTATATTCATATTTTTTATATATTTATCAGTTTATTCTTGCTTTACTATTCCATCAATAATAAAAATTTTAAAAACAATTTTTATTATTGTAAATCAGTCACTTTTCCTAACACAACATATTCATCATTATCACCCAGCTTCTCAGCTTCATCTGGCGAAATAAAAATCAACATGCCAAATCCACAATTAAACACTCGCATCATTTCTTCTTCCGAAACATAATTTAATGACTTTATCCAATCATATATCGGGTCTTGAAATAATAAATCGTTGTCTATTTCTAATCGCATATTTTTCGGCAATACTCTCGGCGGATTATCTATTAACCCACCACCCGTTATATGACACAATCCATTAATATTCGCCTTCTTTTGTATATTTTTTATGTCATTTAAATAACATTTATGTGTCTGACATAATCGTCTCATAACTTCTTTCGACGGATTTAACCCCTTTTCCTCACCAATAATTAATAATTTTCTCAACAAAGAAAACCCATTTGTATGTAAACCATCCGCCCTCAAACCTATCACAATGTCTCCCTTTTTCACATTCTTTGATGATCTTAAAATCGTCGATTCTGTAACGGTTCCAACTATTGTCCCCACCAAATCACAATGATGACCATTATAAACTTCCGGCATCTCCGCAGTCTCTCCACCAGCTAAAATTATATTATACTCCGAACATATTTTAGAAATCCCCTTTACAAAATTCACAACTTCTTTACATGACAGTTTTGAACTCGCAAAATAATCTAAAAAGAACAATGGCTCTGCCCCAGAAACAAGAATATCATTAATACAATGACTCACCAAATCCATTCCAAGAAATTCCAATCCATCTTCACCCAGCACATCTTTTATAAAAATAGATTTCGTCCCAACACCGTCCATCGACGAAACCAAAATATGCTCTCCTAATCTTAACATTCCATTAAATCCACCCGCTTCACTCATAACAGTGCTATTTTCGGTTTTTTTAATATATTGTTGAATCTCTTTCACAATTGTATTACCCGTTTCAATATTTACACCAGATTCAGCATATTTAGAATCATCAAACGACCCAATGTCCTTTCTGAAATTTAATCTACCTTGAACTTTCGATAATTCCCAATTTATATTTTTTTGTATTTGCTCTATACAATCTCCTTTTAATGTATAAGCAAACGTTCTCGAACCCAATTGAATATAATGTTCGCCCCTTCTTTCACAATTTGCCCATGTAACATTCTCAGTATTTATCTTGTGAACATAAAATTCATAGTTTTTCATTGGATTCGAAGGATAACCATCAGGAACTAAATACTTTGTTATTATCGGAGATTTATCAAATAATAATTCTTTATTTAAATTTCTCTTTAAAACTCCCACACAAATATCCAAAAATGACGATTTCATGCTTTCCAACAATGAAATCACCTCTGGATCACCAAATCTACAATTATATTCAATGACTCTTATCCCATTTTTGGTTTTTATAAAACTCCCATATAAAACTCCCTTATAATCATAGTCGGTTTCACAGTATTTAGCCACATTTTTTATTACCGCGTTATTTATACTTCTCGCCACTTCTATATCAGCCGAATTTAAAAAGGGTAGATGATTCATCACACACCCCATCCCACCGGTGTTAGGACCATTGTTGCCCGATAAAAGTCGCTTATAATCTTGAATTGGTGGACAATGTTGAACATTTATTCCATCGGTAATAGAAAAAAGCGAAAATTCATCACCTTCCAACTTTTCTTCTATGTGAAATTTTACTCCGTTTTTTATATAATCCAAACATATTTGTAATCCATCCTCTTTTGTATCAAAATGGTCATCCATTACCAAAACACCCTTGCCACCCGCCAAACAATCTTGTTTTATCACGAATTTACAGTCGCCATTTTCAATCTGCTCCCTTAATGACGCTTCGCTATCAAAAAAATAATATTCCGGATTTAATTTCATCTCTAATTTCGTTTCAAGCGATGACAGGAATTCACGACAAAATATTTTACTGGTTTCTAACTTGGCAAGCTCTTTTCTGGGTCCAAGACATGATATATTATTTTCTTCAAGAATATCTGCGACACCACATTCAAGTGGTTTTTCCGGCCCAATAATAACAAATTCTAACTCATATTTTTGTGCCCATTTTAATATTAATTCGGCGTTAGTAATATCGATGTTTTCATATGTTGCTCCAATAGAATCGAGTCCAATATTTGCGTGATTTCCAATATAATATAATTTTAATTCATTGCTATTTTTTATTAATGATTTCCCGATGGCATTTTCTCTGCCACCACAACCAATTAATCCAATTCGCAACATATAATTATATTATATACTTTACTTTATATGATATTACTCTATTTTATCTTTGGGCCAGTAATAATATTTATTAATTAATAAATTTTCTTTTCTCTCCAAATAACTCTCGCGAGACTTAGAATTATCCGGTAACCAATTTCCAACATAAACCCATTCTGATTTATCTCCTGAAAATGTTTCAAATCGCCATTGCGATAAATCAATCTTGCCATATCTATTTTTCCATTTTATTTGGTCTTCACCAAGCGTAATGCTTAAACTATTGTCAAACATCTCTAAAAAATACAAAATATTAAATTAAATGATATAAAACACAAAAGATAAATTAACTCTACTTAAAAATATAAAACTTATAAACCACATATGAATATTTCAGAAAAGGAGAAGCAAATGTTGGCAATCGACGTCGAAGAATGGAACTCGAAAAGTGTTGATGAAAAACATCAATATGGTTTACATAATCATCTTCTATCGGAAGTTAGTTTATCGAGTAATGTATTGCTTAAGAACCATCATTTGTTTAGTAATCTGGTAAAGAATAAAAATAAGATTTCGAATCAGCAATCGTCGGGAAGATGCTGGATTTTTGCTGGTTTAAATATGATTCGAAATCAGTTTATTTCCGAGAATAAATTAAAATCGGATTTCGAATTTTCACAAAGTTATCTTTTTTTCTGGGATAAATTTGAGAGAATTAATTATTGTACTCATCTCTATGAAGAGCTTCATAAGAAAAACGAGCCATTAAATAGCAGATTAGTTCAACATTTGTTAAAAGACCCGTTGGAGGACGGTGGGCAATGGGAAATGTTGGTTAATTTAATTAATAAATATGGACTTGTGCCAAAATCGATTTTCCCAGAGACCAAACATAGCAGTAATTCAACTGGTGTTAATAAAGTATTGACATCAAAACTCAGAGATTATTGTAAACAGATTAGAGAGCATAAATTTGACAAGAAAAAGGCGCTGGAAGAGACTTTTAATCTTTTGGTAAAATTCCTTGGAAAGCCACCATCTAAATTTACATGGGAATATCTTGATAGCAGTAATAAATATACAAAAAAGAAGAACTTAACTCCGATGGATTTTTTTAAGTTAACTAAACTTGATATGAGTCAGTTTGTTTCTCTTGTAAACGATCCGCGCGAGCAATACAATGAAAATTATGGAGTTGAATATTTGAATAATATCATAGAGGGAAATGAAGTGAAATATTTGAATATTAAAATGGACAAAATGAAAGAACTAGTTAAAAAGAGCATTGATAATAATGAACCGGTTTGGTTTGGAAGTGACGTCGGTAAATTTTTACATGCGAAAACTAATATTCTAGATAGGCGTGTATTTGACATGGAAGGATATCTCGGGATTAATTTCGAATTGGATAAAAAGAATAGAATTGAGTATGGTGATAGTTTAATGACACATGCGATGGCAATCACTGGATATAATGTGGATGATTTTGGTAATATAAATCGATGGGAAATAGAGAATAGCTGGGGAACTTCGGCAATGAATGATGGCTATTACTCAATGTCGGATGAATGGATGTCGGAGTTTGTTTATCAGGTAATTATAAATATGAAATATTTGGACACGGAAGAGAAAAAAAATTGGTCAAAAGATATTATTAAAAGACATCCTCCATGGGACCCGATGGGTTCACTTGCTTAATTTGCTCCTTCAAATGGTTTGAGCATTTGGATTGAGTGTAAAAGATTTTATGGCTTCGCTTATTGGCATAAATACGCGTTTTAAATTGATTTTTTCTTTCCAAATTGTACCATCATCATCTTTAACCTTGACATAAGAATATATATATGGATAATCAAATTGATTGCTTCCCAAATCAACAAACTTTTTTTTTATAACGGTGTATTTTTCAGGATTTTCTGGGTCATTTTTAACAATTAGAACATCTTTTTCTTTCATGCGAGATTTTATATCAGAAATTGTATAATTATTATTAGAAAAGCCAAGCCATTGTTCAGCTTTTTTTGTTAAAACAACTGGTCTTGCTTCAATTGAAAAACATCGCGTTTTTGCTAGTGATTCAACGCAAAATATGTCAATTAAATTTCTGATGGTTTTTTCTGGGAGTTTTGGATAAAATCGGTTTTTATTATAGACCATAATTTTATTATCCATTGTGTGTGGACTAGATATAACATGCTCCATCAAATTACACTAATTTGGTGAATAAAAAAATTTATTCAATTCAATTTTATTTTTTTATATTATTTATTAGAATTACAAAATATATAAAAATAAATAAAAATAAATAAAAATAAGATATAATAATTAATAATGTTTAAACATCCAAAAAGTGTTTGCTTAACATATTTTGAACATTTTAGATTCTCGATGTATTTATCATATAAATTTGGATTGGCATCATTTTGTGCGATGGTACATGCGATTTATCCAGATATTTTGATTACACATTCTACTAATACAATTACAGAGGTTTCAAATGAAATGAAAAAAATTGGCTGTAGATAATTTATAAAAACTTAAATATAATTTTTTATAAATCACATTAGTAAAATGGATAAAATTAATGAATTTAAATCATATTTTGACGCATTGTCTTTAAATAGCATTATAAAAAAAGACGCATTATTAAAATTAATAAAAAAATCGGGAATTATGCTGAACGACCGACGTTTTGGTAAATTAAATGATAATTCATTAATGAGCTCATCTCTTGAAGAATTGCCTGATGAGATAAATGACGAAATATTCTATGAATTTATTTCATCTAATACACTTATTTTAAATAAAATTTTTGATAAAGATTTGATAATTTCAAATTGGGAACAATTCTGTAAAGACATCGATGAAATATATATTGCGACAAAGGATTGTGATTCGGGTAAGGTTGCCGATTATATTCCACAATTAGCAAAAGTCTCGGATAAATTGTATGGAGTTAGTGTATGCTCAATTGATGGACAACAACATCATCATGGGGATGTTGAACATCATTTTTGCGTTCAGTCATGTTCAAAACCGATAACATATTTAATTGCCACGGATTTAAATAATTCAGAATATGTTCATAATTTTATTGGTAGAGAGCCGAGCGGTAAAAATTTCAATGAGCTGTGTTTAAATAGTGAAAAGATTCCACATAATCCATTAATTAATAGTGGAGCAATAATGGCCGCTTCACTTGTAAATTACAGAGATGCGATTGCCGATAGATTTGATACGGTTATGGAATACTGGTCAAAGTTAGCTGGAAATACGAAAATAAATTTTAGTAATTCGGTATATTTATCGGAGAGGACAACCGCGGACAGGAATTTTTGCCTGGGTTATATGATGCAAGAATCCTTGGCTTTTTCTCAAGGAAAGGATAAGAAATTTCAGAGAGATTGGAATAATAATGATTTACAGGATAGTCTAGATTTTTATTTTCAATGTTGCTCCATTGAAATTACATGTAAACAAGCTGGTATAATTGCCGCGACATTAGCCAATGGCGGAATATGTCCAGTTACGAATGAGAGAGTATTTTCACCAGATATTGTAAAGAATGCCTTGTCGCTGATGTCGTCATGTGGGATGTATGATTATTCTGGTGAGTGGGCATACACAATTGGTATTCCGGCAAAGAGCGGTGTATCAGGAATTATTATGGGAATTATACCGAATGTCATGGGAATTGCTGTATTTTCTCCAAAGTTAGATGAAATTGGGAATAGCGCGAAAGGCATAGAATTTTTCAAGAAGCTAACCACACGGTATTCATTTCACGCATTTGATAATGTTTTAAATACAAAAAAGAAAGCAGTTATTAATAACGATGTTGTAAGTGAAGAATTGAATTTATATAGAGCGTTGACTGCCGCAAGCAATGGAGATATTAATAGCATTCGAGCAATATATGCGAAGGGATATGACTTGAATGTTGGAGATTATGATGGTAGAACTGCGTTACATTTAGCCGCGTCGGAAGGCGAATTGGAAATAGTGGAGTTTTTGTTATCAAAAAAGGTGAATAAGGTGGCGAAAGACCGATGGGCAAACACCGCTTTGGATGATGCGTTGAGAGAAAAAGAACATTGTTCGACTTCATTGCGCAATAATTATGAAAAAATCATTGCGATTTTACAATAAAACTAAAACATTTAAATCTTCAAAATGTAAAATAATAAAATTGAATAAAATCATTGTTTAATAAGTTTTTTATTAAACAATGAAAGAAACGATCAGTCTAACTTTTGGTGATCAGGGAGAGAATCATGTTGGTATGAAAAAACACGGTGAAATTGTAGAAAAAGGAAGTGGGTTTACATATGATGATTTGGTATCGATTTCTACACCATTTAAAGAGTCTGGATATATCACAGAAATGTATGATTTAACAGAATTATATAATCCTCCAGAAACGGATAAAAATATTATACTCGAGCCTGCCCATGTTTGTATTATTCGTAATGGATTAGAGCATATTTTAGATAAACATGGTAAGACTTCGCAAGAGTTGTTGAAGGAGATGCTCGGTTTTGAATGGGACAAAAAATACTATGATACACGACGGAAAAAAGTGCTGAATAAAAATGCTCGTCACAATGTGTGTTTTGACGAAGAGCAATCTTCTCCGAATTATGAGACAGGGCAAGGCACAGTTATCAGTTTTAATTCATGTCCCACTCTTAATGTCATTCGAGAAGAGCTAATGAATATTCATCCCAATAAATTGTCCGGATTAATATGTGAAGGTAATCGATATTTTGATTTGAAAAAATGTGGAATTGGCTGGCATGGAGATGCTGAAAGGCGAAAGGTTTTGGCATTTAGACTTGGAGAGTCAATGCTTCTTAATTATAATTGGTATTATCGTTCAAAACCAATTGGAAAAATATTATCTCTTGAATTAAATCATGGTGATTTGTATATTATGAGTGAAAAAGCGGTTGGGACTGATTGGAACTTAAGCAGTAAATATACTCTGCGTCATTCGGCGTGTGTTCCAGAGAGTAAATTTATGAAATTTAAAGATAATGCCGAAAAACAAAAACAAAAACAAACAGCCGGCACCACAAAAACTGTGCCTTTGCCAATATCATTTACATAATTAAGTTGATTGGAATAATTTACACATATTATTTGCTTCTATTTTATTTTTTTCTTCGGTAACCAACTTATATAATAATTCGTTGTCTCGAAATCGAATTGAATAATCTTGTTGAAGTTTATTTCTGCCAACTCGACCAATTGCCTGAATACATTTCTCTTGTGTCATTTCATTTAAATCTTTACAAATATATCCATGACAAAATTGATAATTGGTTCCATATATATAATCATCCGAAGCGATAATCAAATAAAGTTTTTGTTTTTCTGCTAGCTCTTTCATAATTTCGGTATATTCCCTGGTTGTCTTGCTTGTAAAAACGCCAATTCCCATTAACAAAAGTATTTTCCACGCATTATCTATATTGGTCATCAATATAATTTTCTCAATTATATCTTCAGATAAATCACTTGTGAATGGTTTTGCGTTTATATCTCCGCCATAATATTTAGTCAAATGTTCTTTTGTATTGGGAACAAATAGAGCGGGCATTAGAACAGAACGCATTTGAGTTTTCAGCTCATTTACTTTGTCGACAAGATGCTTTACTGCCGGGTCAAAATCTTTATCATCCGATGTTAATTCGGTAATATTTTTTTCGAGTGAACGAATGCGTTCTTGAATGCCAGAGTTATATTGAATGGATAAGCCGATATTCTCAATAACATTGACAGGTATATTGGCATCTTGGAGACAGAAACGCGCAATCTTATCCACGTCTTTGGCCAAAAATATCGCGGGACCATCAGTTAATGTATGAGCATCGGTTGTGGTCATATGAATGGTTGATTTATATCGTCGTTTTTGATTTTTAATCATTTTTTTATAAATTCTCTCCCATTCTTCTTTCTCAATCCTCAATAAAATCGTCAAATAAAATTCCTTCATCGATTCTTGATTAAGAGACGCAACATCTTTAAATTTATCCGCAAATCTTTCGGCTTCATCCTTACTTTCTTCCAGACATAATAATATAAAACTTATCATTTCGCGCATATCAATATATCGAGTTAATATTTTCATTTTATAAAAATATTTGGCTACATTGCGCATTTCATCGTAATCATCACATAAATTATGTGGAAGCATTACAAAACCTTCTTTATTTATTAACGGAATACTTTTTACGCAATCATGTGTTGATATAAGACAGACTTCACTATTAACAAATTTATGTTTAAAATCGTAAATTACTTTAGACAAATCGCTCACATGTGGCAATGTTGCTGATGATAAAACAATAGTTGGAATTACATTATTTTTCCAATTGGTATGAATATATTTATGAGTTTCTTTAATTAATAATGAAGTTGGATTTTCTTGGTCGAGCGAGATAGTTGGCTCGTCCCAATAAAGAATGATATCATCAATTTTATTAAATTGTATCATATAATTCATGGCGACAATATAGGATTTCATGTCACAAATCATAATTTCAACATTGTCACCGACAAGATTATCGACTTTTCCGACGCCTCCACTGCGTTTATTTTTTGAAAATTCTTTTGCGGCGAAATAATGAAGTCGTACATCTCCAAGGTCGTCACAATCAAAAGCAAACGCGATTTTTTTTTGACATGATATGGCTGATTTGGCAAGAGCAAGTCCAATGTGTCTTGCTGCGCATAAAAATATTACGCGTTTTTTTTCAGATAATCCTAATGGTGACAAAGTTTTACCAGTTCCAGTGGGAGCAACATATTGAATTAATTTTGGCACAAATGATTTATCAGAATCAGAGTCATTGCTAATAATTTGAAATAGCTCTTTTTGATGTTTATATAATTCTAAATCGCAATATTTATGAAGGTGTTCATTCATTTCGAATGTTTCATATCCAAATTCTAATAATTTCTTGAGATCAATTTCAAAATCTAAATTTAATATAAGATTGGCCATGAGAAATTTATTTATTTTAATGTGATACGTGGTTATCTTTTTAATTGTATAAAAGTATGATTGCCAACGAAGGTCTTGTTTATATTTTAATCGACACATTTTTGAATATAAATCCAATAATACAAATTCAATAATGTCTTTTGAATTATCTTTTACTAATGTTTCTGAATTGGAAATGCGTATTTTATCACCACTTTTTAATGGAATGGTTTCTAAATCGATTGCTTCATATTTCAGATTATATTTTTTATGGATTTTTATTACTTTATCTTGAAGATGCTTACAATATACATATTTTTCGACAATGTTACAATTATCCATTTTTAATGTATTAAAAAGAGTCATTGTCTTGTTTTCTTTTAAATTTACATCATGAAATCCTTTTAAAATAAGCTGTAAAATCTCTTTTTCTTTGTTAGGAACAGGTATTTCTATAGATTGCCATTCTTCCTTGTTTAATTTGGTTTGTTGAAGATTCATATATAATTTTTACAACATAAACTTTAAATGTATATATCAGATTTTTTACAACAAATTGCTAATATTTTATCATGTTATTGTAAATTAACGATTGTCCATTAAATTGAAGATGGTCTTTTTCAGCACTTGTTGTTTTAAACAATTCAGCACCATATATATCTTGAAGTAAAAGCCATTCAAATAATCCACCACAATATACAAAAACATTTGTAAATCCCAAACTAATTAACTGTTGATATTTTTTAAATGGTTTATCATCCTGTGAATTCTCACCATAAATAATAATGGCACAATCCTTGTTATCATTAATTAAATTATTAATAATTATTTCTTCTTTTTCAATTAAGATTGTATTTTGAATTAAACATTTTTGTTTATTTGAATCCAAAGTATTAATTAATATGATATTTTTCATTTCTATTCCTTGTTGAACATCTTCATAATTTATTCGATAATTAGATGGTTTCTTTTCAATAGTTAACACATTGCCCATTATATAAATTAATTTTAATATTTTTAATATTTTAATATTCTTAATATATTTTTAAAAATGTTAAAATTAATTAAATTTTAAGACAATTTCAACATCTTCTTTTTTGATACTTTTAGAAGCAGAAATTGATAGTTCTTCGCGCTTTTTGCGAGTTTTATTTGTGACAGCAACCGGCTCACGATTTGACGCGCTATTGCGCAAATTCATATCTTTTTCAATACATTGATAATTATTTTGAATATATTTAATAACATCATTTTCAATTGCCCATTTAAAAAAGTTTAACTGACCAATTGTAGTTTGTATATGCGTATCATTTTTAAAAGGTATTGATATTCTATCCCATCTACAAAATGGGTCAAAACGTTTTTTTGAATAAGCTCTTAGCTTATTTTTATAATCATTGTAAACTTTGAATCTGTCGCCGTTAAATTTATAAATTGTAAAATGTTTCTTTGCGTAATTGGTAACAAACCAATCGACAATTCTAAGAGATATGGAAGACTGACCATTAATTATGTTTAGCATGGTATCCATATTATTTTCTTTTTTATAGAATTTTAAGAGATTTTCTAAAAGCATACTATTTTGAGTTGTATAAGTAGTCATATATATTAAATCTTTGATTTATTAGATTTAAACTCTTTATTGTAAAATTTATTTATAATTAAAATTAATATTAACATTGGAATTTTTTGGAATAAGAAAATCATTGTGTGTTTTTAAATCATCAATATAAGAAGATTTTGAAAAATACGGATTGCTATTGCGCTGTCCAATTAATTGTCTCTCATTTAATTTTGCGTCTACACTTTCTCTCTTATTAATTATTTCAAATTCTAAATTATTTTCAATTTCTTTAATAATGTCTTTTTTACTTATGTTATCAATTTCATTTTCAATAACTTTTTTAAATGATTTTTCGGGTTTTTCGCCAAATTTCCAAATAATTTCTTTCATAAATTATAAAAATATTTTATGAGAGAAAATAAAACATTAATTATTTAATCAAAATCAGGGTTATCTAATATTTTATTTAAAACAATATTTTTTTGATTAATTAAAAAATCTTCCATTAATTGATATTTTTCCTGATCATCAATACCAAGCATTCTAACCGCCAATAATCCAGCATTCAACGCATTATTAATTGCTACAGTTGCCACTGGAACACCTCTGGGCATTTGTACAATTGAATACAATGAATCTAATCCATTTAACGATGATGATTTAACTGGAACTCCTATAACTGGAATTGATGTCATCGATGCAACCATTCCTGGCAAATGTGCGGCACCTCCAGCCCCAGCAATAATTATCTTTATTCCTCTTTTTTTTGCGCCTTTAGCATATTCAACCATTCGTTCAGGCGTTCTATGAGCAGAAACTATTGTACATTCATAATTAATATCAAATTCAGTTAAAAGTTGACAAGCCTCATTCATAACAGAATAATCAGAATCACTACCCATTATAATACCTATAACTGGACTATTTTCCATATTAGATATAGTGTTATTTTTTATAGCACTAATTTTATATTATTTTAGCTTATTTTATATTATTTATATTTTATTAAAAAATATAAAAATAAATTGCGCAGATTTTAATAATGATAAATGTTGGTATTATTCGTTATCCTGGTTCTAATTGTGACATTGAAACCATGAAGTATTTTAATTTTGAGTCCACAAATAATAAATGTTTCTATATTTGGCATAAAACAACCGACACAACAATACTGGATAAAGTTGATTTGCTTGTATTGCCTGGAGGTTTTGCTTTTGGAGACAGAGATTACGTTAGAGCAACCGATGATTATGTTATTTCGCCTGGAACAATGGCAACAAAATCTCCAGTAACAGTTATTATCCATGAGGCAGTAAAAAGAAAGATTCCGGTATTAGGAATATGTAATGGTTTTCAAATATTAACACAGTTAAATTTATTGCCGGGAAAATTAACATTAAATAATTCAAAACAATTTATATGTAAAAAAAGTAAATGTAATATCGAATATAGAAATGAGGATTCTGTGTCAGAATTTCACACATCAGAATTTTATATTGCCAATTCATTTGGTAAATATATTAATGATGAAAAATTATCAGACCAATATTCGTATTTTTTAAAATATGAGAATGGGGATATTGCTGGAGTGCTTGATAAAAAAAATAAAATAATTGGAATGATGCCACATCCAGAAAGAAACAATATTGATTTCAAACATGTTTTATTAAAAATATTATTTGATAATAAAGAAATAAATGAGCAAATGTATTTTGATAAATGTATAAAAGAATTAATGTATAGCGAACATATTTCATATAAAACAACTAAAAAATACTTGCGAAATTTACATACAAATGAGCCATGGGTTGTTCAAGGTCCTGGGGAGAATGCCGGTATAGTTGATATTGGTAAATCGGAAAATGGTGATGAATATTGTATTGCCATTAGAATTGAGAGTCACAATCACCCAACATATATTAATCCATATGAGGGGGCGGCGACTGGAGTCGGTGGAATTATGCGTGATATTTTTACAATGGGTGCGCGTCCAATTGGAATTTTGGATTTTTTAAGATTCGGAACGGATAAAAAAAGCAATGAATTATTAAAAGGGGCAATACAAGGTATTTCATATTACGGTAATTGTGTTGGAGTGCCTAATATTGGAGGCGATTTATATTTACATTCAAGTTATAATACAAATCCGCTTGTGAATGTTGGTTGCCTCGGAATTGTTAAAAAAGAAAACATAATTTATGGTAATGCTTTAACAAATGAAAGTTATATGATTTATGTTGGAAGTAAAACAGGTAATGAAGGCATTAATGGGGCAGCAATGGCTTCCGCGACATTTAAAAGTGATGAAATTGATGAAAGTTTGAAAGAATGTGTACAAAAAAGCGATCCATTTTTAGAAAAATTATTATTGGAAGCATGTTGTGAAATTGGAGATAAAAAATTAGCGGAAGGCATGCAAGACATGGGTGCGGGTGGACTATTGTGTGCTTCACTAGAAGTTGTTGTCAGAGGCATAAAGAAAAAAAAGATTTATTATTTGGGATGTGAAATATATCTGGATAAAATTCCGACAAAATATCCAATGGAAAATTGTAATAAATTAATTTCTGAATCTCAAGAAAGAATGCTTATTTTAGCACAAAAAGAAAATATAGATAAAATATCAGAAATATTAAATCGGTGGGATTTAGAATTTGCCATTATTGGTAAAACAAATTTGACAGGAAAATATAATGTGTTTGATAATGACGTTTTACTATATTCAGAATGTGTAAAAAATTTGGATTGCAAAGAAGACTATTGTAATTTACCAATCAAAAATGATTATGTAAATGACTTATCTGAACCCATAAAAAAAAAAGACATGAAAAAGTGGGAAATATATGACATGACTGTTGGAAATAGAACAATAAAAGGACCTGATAAACCAGGCAGTTTTGCCATATTAGATTTATATGAAGTAGGCAAACAAGCAATTTTAACTTGGGGTGAATCATTCGATGAATGTTTTGAACACATGTCATTATTTGAAAATGTGAAACCATTGTGCCTTGTAAATTGTCTTAATTATGGCGACCCAAAATATAGCTTATATGATTTAAAATCAACCGTGGATGATTTAACACTTAAAAGTAAATTACATAATATTCCTGTTGTTGGAGGAAATGTCAGTTTATATAATACAACGAATGATAATTCAATTCGTCCAACACCAATTATTTTAATGTTAGGTATTTCATGTTAAATAAAAATCAATTTAAATCAATTTCATTGTTTATAATTAAATGAATATAAAAAGAGAATTTATATTTTCGTGCCAACATTTTGGTGGATTTAAAGATTCAATTGATATTAATGATTGTGAAACATTAGATGATATTATTACAATTATGAAAGATAAACTTAAAAATGCGCTTGTCGCAATAAATCTCGAGACACAATTAAGCGTGTTTGATAATATAAAATCAACATATCACATTCATGATTATTCAATTGAACATATATTATTACATGAAGGACCGTATTATATTTGTAGCATTTGTCCAAATCCACCCATAAATATGTCAGACTCTTACAAAGACAATATACCTCAGCCAATGGATTATGATTCTGACATAGAAGAGCAATTATATAACATAGCGTTAAATGAATAATATGCTTAAAACATTTAGAAAATTAATCGGATTTTTTTGTAATTTTAAGTTGTTTCGAAAACGTAAATACATCAATATTTTTTACTCGTCTATCTAAATTACATTTTAAGCAACTAACAATTGTGTTAGAATTGGTGTGAGCTAAATCATTATTAATTCTATCAAGAGTCCATTGAGTTGGCTCGCGCTTATTTTTAAAAAATAGTAAAACATTAGTTTTACAATAATGACATGATAATTTTGATTGAACCAATTTTTCAACCATTTGTTCATGAGTAATAAAATAATATTCGCTAAATATTTCTTTTTTTCGGTCTTGTTGTTTATAGCCATTGCGTTTTTTATTTAATTCGGTCAATAATTCTTTTTTAAACTCAAATTCGTCGTTCATATATAACATATTTATCATTTGTTGTTGAGCATTAAATGATAAATCCATTTCTTTTCGAACATTGATTTTTTCTTCATTTATTGTGGTAAATATTATTTTTTTCATATTTATAACAATATATTAAAATGATTTAATTGCTCGTTGATTTATTATATAATGAATGAAGCATTGGATTTATCATTCCAGCAAATTAACGATTTAAAATTAAATTCGGTTGAAACATTTCTTGAAAATGAAAAAATTTCGAATAAAAAAGAATCTTGGAGCAAATTAAATAAAAATGAAAAAAAGAATAAACTAAAAGAATTTGCTACTAAATATATAAGTGAAAATAATTTATCTGTTCAAGACCATAAACATCTGATAATTTATTTAAATAACTTATTAGATAAACGTATGTTATTAAAAATAAAAGATATTTGTTATGATAAAGATAAAGAGATAATAACACAAATTCCGGCATTAATATATAACCAAACATCAAAAAAGTTCACATTAAAAAGACACGACAATAGGAATTCTACAACAAAATCATTAAATCTCGGAAAAATTCGAAAAAAATTAAAAGAAAAAATTGATGATTTAGAGAAAGAATGACATGTTAATGAAATGTTCAGCGAGATAGAAACGCAATTCCAAGAACTTAATAATATATTTAATTGTTTTGGGTTGCCAAATGTATTATCAAACAACGATACATTAGAATTAGTTGAATCAGCGCACATGTTAATATGTGAAACCATTCAAGAAGATCCAATGTTGTATATAAAACCAAAATTTCATGAAATTGTATTTGATACTGTTCATGAAATATTAGAACAATCTATGAATGAATTTTATGATGAAGAAGTGCTTCATAATATAATAAATAAAGCATTTAATACATATTATTCCAAAAATAACCCAGCGCGTTCATATAAAAGTACGTTTAATCGTTTTAATTGTGAAATAGCAAAAATGACAAAAAAAATAGAATATTTAAAAAATATTCCTCAACCAGAACAACGAACAAAGGAATGGTATGAATTTCGCCATAATTATTTAACGGCAAGCAATATATGGAAATGTTTTATATCGGAAAGTTCGCGAAATCAATTAATTTATGAAAAATGTTGTCCAATTAATACTGAAAAATTTAAAAATATTTCTATAACTTCGCCACTTCATTGGGGGCAAAAATATGAGCCAGTGTCTATTCATTGGTATGAATATTACTATAAAACCACAATAACAGATTATGGGTGTTTGCCTCATGAAACAATTCCATATTTGGCAGCTTCGCCGGATGGCATAAATACTTGCGTCAATTCACAACGATATGGACGAATGTTAGAAATTAAAAATATTTGGAATAGAGAAATAAATGGAATTCCAAAGATGGAATATTGGATACAGATGCAAGTTCAAATGGAGGTTTGTAAATTGAATGAATGTGACTTTTTAGAAACAAGATTTGTAGAATATATAAATAAAGAAGCATTTTTACAAGATGGAACATTTCAAAAATCAGCCAATGGTAAATACAAAGGCATAATTATGTATTTTATTAAAGATGGCATGCCACATTATGAATATGCTCCTTTTCAGGCGACTGAGAAAGAATTTGAAAAATGGGAAGAAGAAATGATGATTCAAAATGAAGGATTGACTTGGAATTCAAATTTATATTGGAGATTAGAAGAAATTAGTTGTGTTCTTGTTGTGCGAAATAAATTATGGTTTACAGCGGCGCAATCGAAAATGGATTCTTTATGGGAAACGGTTTTAAAAGAAAGAAAAACTGGATATGAACATAGAGCACCAAAGAAAAGAAAAATAAAAGCATCATCAGAACCCGTTAAAGCACCCGTTAAAGCACCCGTGGAAGCACCCGTGGAAGCACTCGTGGAAGCACCCGTGGAAACACCCGTGGAAGCGCCAACGGAGCTAAGAAAATCCAAAAGAAAAAATAAAACAAATGAAATTATTATACAAATAGATACTGAGCCTCACTCAAGTGGAGATAACTTACAAATTCCAAAAAATGAACATGATTGAGATTCTTTATGAGAATGTTTATAATGAAGTTCATAATTTTCAACATGAGAAAATGACGCTGAACAATATTTACATTTATATCTTTTTTCTTTAATTTTATAGTTGTTGATTAAATATACAATAATAGGTTGTTCTTTTTTTGATTTTAAAACAGGCATATTTATTGCTTTATTTATAAATTAAAATATTTTATTTCAATTTTATAAAATATTTTGAACAATCGATTTAAAATCAACGCAAATATTTATATATGTCTTGCTCTGATACCATATTTAATGTCATTAAACGTAATGGAAAAGAAGAAGAAATTTCTTTTGATAAGATATTAAAGCGTGTAAAAACACTTTGTAATCAAAATCCGGCATTAACAAATATTAAATATAGTCAATTAGTTATGAAAGTTATAGACCAGCTCGTCCCAAACATTTCCACAACCAAAATTGATGAATTAACTGCGGAGCAATGCGCTTCTCAATGTACTGAACATTTAGATTATGGAGAATTAGCAAGTAGAATAATCATTTCAAATAATCAAAAAAATACAAGCAATACATTTTATGATTCAATGAAAGAACTTTATGAGTTTAAAGATAGTCATGGAAACAAATCTTCCTTAATTCATGAAAATTTATGGAAAATTACAATGGAAAATAAAGAAAAGATTGAAGAAATGATTGATTATAGTCGAGATTATTTAATTGATTACTTTGGGTTTAAAACACTTGAGCGCGCATATTTAATGCGCATTAATAATCAAATCGTAGAAAAAATCCAACACATGTGGATGCGCGTTAGCATGGGAATTCATGGAGATGATTTTGAATCTATAAAAGAAACGTATGATTTTATGTCACAAAAATACTTTATTCATGCTACACCAACTTTATATAATGCTGGCACTCCTCGACCGCAGTTAAGTTCGTGTTATTTGATTTCAATGGAAGATGATAGCATTGATGGCATTTATAATACACTAAAAGATTGTAGTAAAATTTCAAAATGGGCTGGTGGAATTGGCCTTCATATTCATAATGTAAGAGCAACTGGTTCACATATACGAGGAACAAATGGGACATCCAATGGAATTGTTCCAATGCTGCGAGTATTTAATATGACCGCAAGATATGTTGACCAAGGCGGTGGTAAGCGCAATGGTAGTTTCGCGATTTATTTGGAACCATGGCACGCAGATATTGAAGATTTTCTAGATTTAAAGAAGAATCATGGAGATGAAGAAATGAGAGCAAGAGATTTATTTTATGCTCTTTGGATTCCGGATTTGTTTATGGAAAAAGTGAAAAATAACGAAGACTGGAATTTATTTTGTCCTGATATTGCCAAAGGACTTTCAGATGTTTATGGCAAAGAATTCGAAGATTTATATAATAAATATTCTGATGAAAATAAAATTGTGAAGACTGTAAAAGCGCGAAGCATTTGGTTTAAAATTTTGGATTCTCAAATGGAGACTGGCACTCCTTATATTTTGTATAAAGATGCGGCAAATAAAAAAAGTAATCAGAAAAATCTAGGTATAATTAAATCTAGTAATTTATGTACAGAAATTATTGAATATAGTAATGAAAGAGAGACGGCAGTTTGTAATTTAGCAAGTATTGGACTAAGTAAATTTGTAAAAAGTGATAAAACGTTTGATTACGAATTGCTTCATTCAGTGGCAAAAGTTGTTACCTCAAATTTAAATAAAATTATAGATATTAATTTTTATCCGACTGAAAAAACAAGGCGGTCAAACTTGCTTCATAGACCAATTGGAATTGGCGTTCAAGGATTGGCAGATGTATTTGCGCTTATGGATTTGCCATTTCATTCCGATGAAGCATTAAGAATAAATAAACTTATATTTGAAACAATATATCACGCTGCTTTAGAACGTTCAAATGAGATTGCTATAAAACGAAATGATGATATTAAAAAATTACAAATGTTTAATAATTATGGTTTAAATATTTTTGCGAATAACGATGACATCTGTCAAGAATATATTACTGAACATGATGAAGTAAAGTCTGTTGCCGAAAAAATTAAACCAATTCCGGACGAACTGAAAGACCGACAAGATAAATGTGGTTCGTATTCGTCGTTCGAGGGAAGTCCAGCATCGGAAGGTATATTACAATTTGATATGTGGAATATAACTCCGTCTAATCGATACAATTGGGATAAGTTAAAATCTGACATTGTAAGATACGGATTGCGTAATTCTCTTTTGTTGGCTCCAATGCCAACCGCAAGCACATCTCAAATATTAGGAAATAATGAATGCTTCGAGCCCTTTACAAGTAATATATATTCCAGAAGAACTTTGGCGGGTGAATTTGTTTTGGCAAACAAGTATTTAATTCGTGATTTGCTTGAAATAAATATGTGGAATCCTGAAATTAAAAATAACATTATTCAAAATAAGGGAAGCATTCAACAAATTTCGGGAATTCCTGAGGCGATAAAAAATAAATATAAAATTGTGTGGGAAATACCAATGAAACACTTAATGGACATGGCGGTTGACAGAGGTGCTTTTATTTGTCAATCACAAAGCATGAATTTGTGGCAAGAAGACCCCAATTATAAATCATTAACGTCAATGCATTTTTATGGATGGGAAAAAGGATTAAAGACAGGAATTTATTACTTGCGACGAAAACCAAAACATCAAGTTCAGCAATTTACAATAGAGCCAGAAAAAATAGCAAATTCGAATAATCACGACGAACCATGTGAAATGTGTAGCGGGTAAATTTACTTTAATTGCTTTATTTCGATTTGATTGGCTTCATTTATTATATTATGTTTTATATATAAATGAAGTGTAAAACTTGTGAATATTTAAAAAAAAATTTAGATAAATTAAATTTAAATACTGGAACATCGACAACGTCCACTCCAAACATCGCATCATCAAATGAATATGATAATTATACAATGAATTCTATAAAATCAATAATGATTCATGATGAACCTGGACACGAATTTCACTGGGATAAAACAATTGAATATAATTATACAATTTTTACAAATGATGTTGAATTAGGTGACCTAAGAAATTTAGAAATTGAAGGTAGTTTGCTTCCAATTCAAAATAATACAAATATCAATGAAATTAAAAATACAATGAATTCTTTAAAAACTATTGTTCCGCTTAAATTTACATATAAATCGATTTCAGAATTATTAACTCAATATTCAACTAATAATGTTATGGATTTATTTTATAGAACTCCTGAAAATAAAAATGAACGACTAATTATATTTTTAATCAATAATATAAATACAATTAATCCAGAAAACACAACTGCTGCCTGGGCAGGTTCTTATTACCAAATGGCAGCCTCTTTTATTATTGCTGTCGAGCCCACATTATTGTTTAATTCGGCAGGAACACTTACTAATTTTGGCATTCAATCACTTCATCATGAAATTGGTCATGCACTTGGTTTAAAACATCCACATGATGTTTCTGAATTCCAAAATGCGAGCAATATATTAAATAATAGTTTAGATCAAATTCCATATACAACAATGACGTATGAAAGCGGACGCGCCTTTACAAATTACCTTGGAATGATGCTTCGCGGAACAGCTGAAGATATGGCGCTTAAATGGGGCATTATTGATATAATGACACTTCAATATATATATGGAATACCAACTTCTGAATTAGAAACCGACGATGTTTATAAACTAGCCAACAATCATAATTACATGTGGTTTTATATTCATGATACAAAGGGAGTAAATACATTGGATGGCTCTGAAGTGAAAGATAAATATTTGGTGATTGATTTGAGAAAACCGGAATTATCCGAATCAAATACTGGTGTAAATCCAACTGGAAGTAATATTGCTTATTATTCAGAGTCAAGTTTTTTAAATAAATTCATAATGGAAAAAAATTATGTTAGTTTAGCAGTTGAATTTCAAGAGGCACAATCATTTAATTTACCCGAACCATTTAAATTAGCGGCATATACAACTGGTTATATTATGAGTGATAAATCTAATATTCAAAATGCTATAGGTGGTGAAGATGATGATATAATTATTGCCAATGAATTAGATAATACATTGCGAGGAGGAGGAGGCAATGATAATTTTATAATTGATTATAAAAAAAATTATACCGATTCAAAATTTCATCAAGATTATATTTATGGTGATAAAGGAAATAATAAAGTTACAATTTTAAATTTAAAAAGTGATTTTGATGAAAATAAAGTGAAAGAATGTTTAATAAAAAAATCCGATAACATTGTTGAATTAAATTTATCAGATAAAATAAAAATTAATATGGAAAATATAAATACAATTGAATTTTCTAATACGGATGAAACTAATACAGAATCTGAAGCAAATACAAATTCTAACACAAATTCAAACGCGGTTGTATTTAAAACAATTGATTTAACAATTTTAAAAAATGAATTACCATCACAAACGCAGAATTCTGTTTCAGGTACTGGTGTAGGTGGCATTGGCGATCCATATATAATTTCATTAAATGGAGATGTTTGGAAAATGTCTAATTTTAATGGTTTCTCAAGAATGTTTCAAGGCACTATTGATAATAAAAATTTGATAATTAATGTTGAAACATCATTTTGCTCTAAATCCGAATTAAAAAAAATTCATGAATACACCATTCAAAAACTAAATGAGCTAGGCATTAATACAGATGAAATATTGAAAACTCATTCTATGCCCAATAAAAATGAATCATTTATGAGAAAATTATGGATTCAATATGACGGAAAAGAAACATTTGTTGATATGGAACGATTAATTCTTACAAATCTGAGAGATTTTAAGGTTTCACAAACAAAACAATTTGTTAAATTTCCCAAATATGACTGTCACGAATCTACTAGTATTTGTATTAATTTAAAACCAGAATCGGGATTATATTTAATTGTTAGTAAATTTGATAATCCACAAATAAAAACAGGATTCCAGTTATTTTGCGATAAAGAATTTGAAAATGCCGATGGACCATTATGTAAACCATTTTATAAAAAAGATTTTGAACTTTCTTCTTTAACAAATGCCACCAAAATATTATTTAATAAAAATAGAGAACCTGTCGCATATTTAATTGAAAAATATTGGTCTAGCAATGGCAGTATAAATCGTAACGTTTTAAAAATGTATTAATCCACGTTAAATTAATTTTTGTATCTTATCCATCATATCATCCAAAACAGGAATTTTCAATTTAGAATAATCAATCAACATTGAGTTATTTCCATATGTTCTCCCTTGTTTGCTATTTACTTTAACTGGAGCTGGCCAATGAGATGTTGTTCGCCGGTCTTCAAAATATTTTTGTCGTTTTTTATGTGTTGCTAATGTATTGTGTTTGTGATTTTTCGGAAAATAGCACACATATTGAACCATTCTTTCTTCTGATTCAGGAGCACCATATCTGTTTTGATGAAAACATCTCGAATCCCAAATAACCAGACTCCCAGCTGATACTTCTAAAGCCCTTTTGGAGTGTTTCAAATTATCCAACACATCATGGTCAATTAAATGCCAGTTTGATTTAGATTTAACACCCATATCTTCAAAATATTTTTTATGATATAAATGACTGCCTTCATACACAATTAATGTTCTTTCAACATTTGAAGTTAAAGCAACAAATCCTTGATAACATTGTGTGTCATTGTCTGGTCCTTGGTCAGTATGAGTCCAGATTTTATCTTTTTGTTTATTATTTTTATCAATATAACATGAACCATCAAATGACACAATTAAGTCATCACAATTCCAAATTGATTTAAATGCTTCTTGAACTTTTGGATTGGTCCGAATATACCAAGCATGACGCTGATGTCCTGCTTCATGATGTTTATATATTCCGTGTGGGTCGATTGCTCTATGAATTTTATCGTGATTATCAATTGTTTTTTGCCAATCTTTAAACATCATTTTTGCTGTTTCTATTTCATCACAAGTTAACACATTTGGAATAATACAATATCCCCGGGTTGCTAGTTCGGCTTTATAGTTTTGCATTTATTTATTTATTTATTTATTTAATTAATTAACACAAAAATCATTTTAAGAAATCAATTTTATTAATTATACATAAAATGAGTTGTAAAGTTGATGTTCCCGTTTACTGTATTAATTTAGATAGATGTAAAAAACGAAAAGACATTATGACCAAAGAATTCAATCACCATGGCATTGAACACCGATTTATTTCTGCCATTGATGGAACTCAAATGGACCCCGCCATTCAAAACATAGACGATGAATTTCGAAAAACACATGTTTATACTGGCACTCAACAAGGGATTCCTTATTCAATTAATCTTCAAAGTTTTCCATCGGATTATATATTAAATACTTCGAATGGTCATAAACTAACCATTGATTTCGCAATCGCAACTGTATTTAGTCATGTAAAAGCCATAAAAACCGCATATGACAATAACTTGGAGCATGTTATTATTGCCGAAGATGATATCACATTTTTATATTTAGATAAATTAAATAAATCAATTACAGAAATTATAAAAGAAGCTCCTAATAATTGGAACTGTATAAAACTTCATTCCAGTAATATAAATTCTATAACACATATCATTCAAGGTGATAAACAAAATAGACCATTTATTTGTTGGGATCCTAATTTTATGTCAGGTGGATTTTACCTTTTAAATAGAAAAGGCATGGAAGCAATATTAAATCATTTTTATGTTGAGGATAAATATACAATAATTAATGAGCAAAGTCTTGCGGCTGATGTTATTCTTTTTAGACATATCACTGATGTTTATTTATATACAAAAATGTTTGTTATAAATAATAATGCGTTTTTTGACATCGAAAGTGAAATTAATCCAAGTGATTGGAGAAAAAAATTGGAATTAGATGGCATTTTATTATCAGTTAATTATATTGAAAATCTTCAACACATTGAACACGATTATCCTCCTGAAGATAAGAATTTTTTTTCAACTAACATCAATAATCCCAATAATTCTAGTAATCAAAATAATACTGCTTCTGAAATGACTCTCTCTCTTCATGAAGAAGCAAATAAAAATACAACCAACAATGAATTTCAAATAAAGGGCGGTGATTCTGACTTGAGTGATTTTGACAAATTATATAAAAAATAAAATCGTAAATAAAATCGTAAATATAATAGAAAATATATTATATTTTTATTACTGAGTTAATCATTTTTTTGTATTCTTTACAGCCAATGTATCGTGGGTCAAAATCGTGTTTTATATAACAATAACACCTCAAACAAACTAATACATCAGTCATCGCATTATGTAGATCTTGTGGCGTTTCATCAAAAAGATGTTTATGTAATTCTAGTAAAGTTGGGAATTTAAAGTATTTTTCTCCTGATTCCCATGTTCGCTCAATTTTACAAATATCAATAGAACTTTTCATTGAGCAATATTCTGGTTTTTGTTTACCTTCTACAAAAAACAGTGACGACATTTTATTTCTTATACTCTCAACTATGACAATTCTTTTGTCAAATGATATATTGTGTGCCACAATTAAATCTGCTTGTTTAATGGCTTTACCAAAATCATAAAGTACTTCTTTCATTTCAACTCCATACATTTCTGATTTTTCTTTATCAATGCCATGAACATCCGTGCTATCTTTTGGTATAGATATTTGATTAGGAATTTTTATAATATAGTCTTTAAAATCAAGTGTTTTTTTCTTTGTAATATCATACAAGACAAAGCTTAATTGAACAATATAAGGCCATTTTTCTGTATTATAAAACGACTCGTTTTTTGGAACAAGTCCAGTAGTTTCAGTATCAAAAACCAACACTTTCATTATATGCTAATGTCGTGATTTATCATTAAGTTTAAATTTTAAATCTTCAATTTTAAAATTTAAATTTATTTTTTTCATTTTAAATTTTATTATATATTTACGCTAAAATAATGCTACTTCATTCACATGAATTTCCCCTTCCGAATTCCAATATTTCTCTCTTTTTATTTGATTTAATTTACGATTTTCATGACAATCGATACTTTCTTCATTTGTCAAACTGTTTAATTTCATATCTTCTTGATACAATTGATTCCATAAAGCGCCATCACCCTGTGTAACCGGAATAACATTTTTTATTCTGAATCCAGTTTTTACTTGTGGATTTACATATTTACTTACAACTATTTCGAATCCATTTGTTATTTCGATTAATATACTAGTTGCTTCATGTATATTATATTTTGGAAATGACAAGAATTCATCTGTTTTATAATTTCTGAATGCTGTATTATTTAATGAAAGATTTTCCATATCAACAATGGTTTCTTTATTATCGTATTTTATCCAGAGTTTTCGCATAAATGCTTCATTTTTACAGCTAAAATCGTAAGAATTCTTTAATTTATCATAATCGATATTATTGGTTTTAAACATTTCTTTAACGAATTTTCCTGTTTCCATTGCTTCTTTCTCAGAATTTATTCGCGTTTCAACATTTATTATAATTGATTTCCCTTTAATCATTCCTTTAAGCATTCTAGCATATCCATTAAAATTAGGCATTTTCCAAACTTTAGTCGAATTTAAACCAATTACATATGGATCTCCTAAAATTCCCTTTTCAAAAATATCAGATGGCATTAAAGTCGATTTCATTGGCAATTTCAATAAGTATTGCGATTCGTAATTTACATTATAAGATAAATCTTGTAATATGCCTTGAATTACCGAGCTATATTCAATATTCGGTTTTTCAATGTTATCATTTAACAATGATTTTGTTAATAATGGGAAAATAATATTATCCGTTATGCCAGCAGACGTTGTTATTGGAATCGATAAATTATCTTGTGATTGAGCACCAGGAATTTCAAGGAAATTACCCATGATATCTATCGGAATAAAACTTAAATCATTTGAATCTAGCATTGATTTTGGATATCCACTTTCAAAAAGAACATGTTTATATTTTTCCCTTCCAAATTGTCCAATATAATTATAATCTAAGTCAGATTTTTGTATTGAATTAAAATAATTTGTTTTATATTTAGTGTTTACTAAATTTTTATTAATTATATTTGAATAAACAGTTGATAAACTCGCATCACTGATTGTATTTATGCCTAATGCATGTAAAATTTCACGAACTAAAATAATCGTTTTAAAAGAAAATTTTCTATTTACATTTTTTTTTGTAGTATCTTTAATAATCCAATTTGTATATTGTATATTATCTACACCATTCCAAGTTATATTGTCATTTAAATTTGGATTTATTTTAATATAATATGAGTTTTGTTTTACATTGTCCTCACTATTATTATAATCACGTTTAATTGTGTCGGATATTTCATTATAACAAAAATCAGGTGAATTATATGAACATTCTCCATTTTTAGCAACACCATTAGAAAAATCTAAAACAATATTTAATTCTTTTGTTTTATTTTGTTCTTTGTTTGAAATTCTACTTTGAATTAAATCGTATATTATTTCATTGGCATCCTTAATAACGTCAGGCGTCCAGCTAGAATTTACTAATCCAGGAACACCACTGGCATCGATTTTATTAATTATTCTATAAAGAGGTAAAACATCACAAGTGGATGAATCAACGTTTTTATAAAATTCTATTCTACCTTGATTTGACGCAAAATCATTTACAATAAATTTATTATTTGAAAAATCTATATTATGAATAAAATCTGTATTACGAATCACTTTATTCCAAAAATCAATATTGCCCTTCCATCCATAAACCCTAATTATCGCATTTGAATATACTCTAATTTTATCTTGGAGTGTGCGCCAATTTAATTCCGAATTACCAAAAACATTTGCATTCATGTGTAAATTATAAATTTTTTTATTTGCTTCTAATGTGCCAGAATAACTTATATCTCCAAAATTAACAACACGACTATTGCCTTGTCCAAAAGAAAATCCAATATTATTGTCAATTTGATTGTAACATATGTCAATACTGGCACCTGGAGTACAAGGATATTGATATGAAAAATCCCATCCCCCAGGTAAAGTAAAAGGGGACATTAAAGTGCCCTGGTCAATTACATTTTTTATTACATTATTTGTATCATAAAGTGTACTTAACATTTGTAAAGAATTTTCTTTTGTGTCATTATGTAAATAATTATAAGAACCATCTATTAAAAGTGTAAAATAATAATTAGACATTGTATATATAATTAATTATATATAATTAATTATGTATTGAATAGCACAATTGATGTTTCTAAATATATAAATTGAGATTTATCTTCGGAATTACTTATTAAATTATTTGTAAGCTTATTGAATGATACCATCACGTCTTAAATGGATTTTAAATTCATCAAATGATGAGGCTGTCTTTAATAAATTAATAACTGTTATTAAATGACTTATATTGTCTTCAATGTCAATATCATTTACAAATAATTTTTTTTTTAAACTAACGTTATCATTAAATGTTGACAAACCATTTACAGAAAGGTCTTTTTTAATCGTAATATTATTATTAAATGTTGATGTTCCATTTACTGATAAATCTTTAATTAAAAATACATTGTTATTAAATGTTGAAATACCGTTAACAGACATGTCTTTTTCGAGATGAACGTTATCTTTAAATGTTGAAATTTTAGACACATTTATATTTCCACTTATATCAGTATTTCCAGATGTATCTACTTTAAATACTTTACTATTAGATTGATTTTTTATTTCGAAAATATTGTCATTTATTTCTAATTTAGATTTGATTATTTTAAACCCTGAATTGTCATAAAGTATTTGAGATGCTCCAACTGTTTGACTGGGATAAATATTTAAACTACCATTCATAGTAATATTGTCTTTAAATGTTGTTATGCCATCGACATTTAAATTGCTACTAATATCAGTATTTCCAAAAGTATCTACTTTAAATTTATCATTAAGAGATAAATTGTCTTTTAAAGTAAATCTTCCATTAACATTTAAATTTCCACTAGTATCAATATTTCCAGATGTATCTATTTTAAATTTATTATTAAGAGATAAATTGTCTTTTAAAGTAAATTTACCTGATACATCTAAATTGCCAAAAATGTCTGAATTTTTTAATATGTTAATATTTCCAGAAACATCAGTATTTCCAAAAGTATCTACTTTAAATTTATCATTAAGAGATAAATTGTCTTTTAAAGTAAATATTCCATCAACATTTAAATTTCCACTAGTATCAATATTTCCAAATGTATCTACTTTAAATTTATCATTAAGAGATAAATTGTCTTTTAAAGTAAATTTACCTAATACATTTAAATTACTACAAATATCTGTATTTCCAGAAGAAGCAACTTTAAATTTATTATTAACGTTAATATTTCCACTTGAATCAATATTATCCACAATTAAACGTTTAGATTGTATTGTAGATTTACTCATATCTAATGCTCCATTTAAATTAACATTTCCACTTATTTCAACACCTCCAACAAAGTCTGTTTTGCCTTTTAAAAGTTTATTACCACTAACTCCAAAAACATAGTCATTAAGTTCAGGATTTTCAGCAGAGATTCCAATGCCCATTTTAGTTTTGACAGTTTTTGTATTTACGATCATAGTCTCTTTTATTGATGTCCCCGTTACTTTTAAATCGCCAGTAATATTTACATTGCCACTTATATCTAGCTTACTTGATAAGTTAACATCTCCAGACACATCTAATTTATTGGATATATTTACATCACCGCTTACATCTAATGTTTTTTTTGGCAGACTAATTCCAATGCCAACATTATCTTTAACATAAAATATGTTACTCACGTCTATTCCAGATTGGTCAATAACAATGTGATTATTATTACAATTTATATTAAACATATCATTTGCTGAATTGTCTCGATTGCTAATAACTTCAATAATGTTTCTTGAATTATTTTTATTTTTTCCAGCACCAATTAAAAATAGCGCATTCGGAGTTACTTTATTGTGTGAACCAATCACAAGAGCACATGATGTGTCGATTCCGGTTTGAGTATTATAACCCATTGCGGTTGAATATGATGAATCAACAATTGTTTGAAATCCGGTAGAAATTGCTCCGATACGATTTGCGCTTGTATCTAACCCAAAAGCAGCTGTACCAGAAGCATCTGTTTTACAATTTTTCCCTAAAGACATACCTTTATCATTTCCTTCAACAATTAATTTTAAAAAATCTTTTGGTGTTTGCCCCTGCCATTTATTTGCCATATATAATATAATATTAAATTAATTAATCCATTTTTTCAAACGAAATTACAATCTAATTTAAAAAAAAATAATTAATATAAATATATATGAATGAGTATATATTTATATGTTTTGGCTCTATAATATGTGTTCCTTTTTTAGGAAAATTAATGTATAAAAAATATAATGAGCCTCGGGCTCCAACAGTTTTTTATGACAACGACCCACTTGATAAACCACTTCTAAATAAATATCTTGTAAAAAATTCTGAGGGAATTAATTAATTTAATCATGATTTTATTTTGTTGGTGGCATAATAACTCTTTCAACTGGATTTACTATTAGCGGGCATTTACTGTAAGTCATTATTTCTGTATATTTTTCATTATATTCAGTAATATTATATAATTCCTTTATATAATTATTATCGCAACCAACTGTTACTAATTTATCTAAAACACCCTGTTTTATTCCTTGTTCACCGGTTAGCCACCAATCATCTTTTATTTTATTGTAAAAATCTTCTTCAGTTATTCCAATTCGTTTTGCTTGTGAACGAATAAATTCTTTTTGTAAATCATTGGCATATATCATATATGTGTCTATGTTTTTTTTAACATTGTTAAGTTTAATGTGAATTTGATGCTGCATTAACGTCGCAGAATTTGTTCCATACCGCATCTTACAACTTTGAAGAATGGCGAATGCCATCGAAGCAGCATAATTAGCCACACAAATTAAATTATTTCGCTCATTATAAAAATGAATAAAATCTATTAAATTATTGCCTGCGGTAACCTCGCCTCCAGGAGAATGAATATATAAATAAACTGGATTTGTTCCTTGATTATCGCGCAATGCCAAATCATACATTATATTTGAAACACTTTCATCATTCACACTTGAATCTAAAATTACCGTATTATTCGCATTTAAAATGATTTGCTCATTTCCATTTATCAACCCAATCCAACAATAAATTAAGGAGATTGATAACATAATTCTCATCATGGTTCTCATCATACTTTAATAATAAACAAAAAAATTTTTAATACATTTATAAATATACTTTTATGCCTATAATTGCGTGCTTTGCGAATTTATTTTATCGCCAAATGCTCATCTTTATCACCGGCATCCATAATAATTCTTCCCACGGTTGCTAAATTATATTTTTCTGTTACCGGACCAATCTTTTTATACCACTCTGGTCGTAAAACTACATGTCCTTGCTCCCAACCCGGAATTTTTTCCAAGTCTTTTTTTATTTCGTCTGTTCCAAAATAACCATGATTCAATATATCATTTTTATAATGATGCGCCAATGTAATTGCCATTATTCCATGCTTTCCCAAAAATACCGCATGTCCGCTCTCCAATATAAATGTATATACCGAAATATTAGATTCGGTTGTATAGTTAGATTCATATACATCATTGTGATTTTTTGCCCACCAATCACTCTCTTTTGGAAACCCCCAATGAGAATCTTCCGTCTTTTCATTAAATTTACTAAATTTAATTGGATGCCAATATGTAATACCAACATTATCATCAATTTTATTTTGGTCATTTTTTGACATATAACGGATTAGTGAAAGTAAATCATATTTTGTTTCCACAACTTTTAATACTTTTGTCTTTATCCTATTTTCTGGATTCGTCCCACATTTTTTTATATCGCAAACTGTGATTACGTGGTCTCCAGGTTTAATTTGGTCAACGCGTTTATAATATTCTTGATTATTTTTATCATTATCAATTAATATTTGAGTGTCTCCAGTAAAACAGCCACCCGCTTGATTATTAAATTGTCTCATTCCAACATCGCCAATTTGTGAAGCATAATTATTTACCATTGCTGCTCGCATGCTCCGAGTTATTCCATTATTTGTGGGCACACAAGTACGTTCCGGAGCCGGCTCGTTATCAAATGCTTCAGAAGCCACTTCAACCATAGCCTTAAACATATTGCCTCCAAATATTTTACATGCTTCGTCTTTAAAATTTGGCGTGTATTGTTTTGATAAAGCACAAATCAATTGTTCAAAATAATACATTCCCCATTTATCATAACATTTTGTGTATTTTGGATCGTCAGAAGCAACCGCTATATAAACTTGGTCTTTCCATGTATCGATTAATGCTATTGACCCAGGGTCTGACAATTTTCGTTCCGTGAAGTATTCTATTACTTCTGTGTATAGTTGTTTTCGTTTATCTCTTTTGATTTCACTCGAATCAATTGATTTTTTTCCAATCATAATCATACTTTTTAATTTATCAACCACAAACGTTCGAAAATAATGATATTCTGATTGACTTTCATCCATTTCATTTTCAATATTATTTATACAGATATTTTCTTCTGGCAATGAAAACTCTTCCCCACCAATTGAATATGTGTATTCAATGCTAATTTCTGCGTCGCGCGTTAATGGATTTATATTTACAACTGTTTCTCTTGACTGTTGAAATTGCGCAATTCCCAATTCAACCGTCAACAAATCACGTTCCTCTTCTTTTTGAAACGAATAATTCATCGCACCATCAATCGGTTTTTCTTTGTTAAATTCGGCATCTTTAATAATGCGTATTTTCATCTTTACATCCATACATGCTGTATTCACGATTAAACCAATTGTATTATTAAATACAGTAGCTACCATTGTTCCGTCGCTAATGTGCGATACACCACCATTGGTTGCTTCGGCACACAATTCATTTAGCAAGTAAGGTTTTAGCACATAACCAAATCCAAACCCATAAAATGGTGTTGAGAATGGCGTCGTTTTTTTATATGAGACCATTTTATCTTTTTCGCCTCTTGCCGGAGATTTTGTTGGTTGTCCATCTGTAAGTAAAATTGCCGCAGAATTTCGACTTTTATCATCTCTGCTGTTCAGCATTTGTAATGCCATTTCACAACCACCCCAAATGTTAGTTAGACCACCATTTGGTTTCTGATTATGAATTTTATCTTTGGCAAAAACTTTATTTAACTCAGTCATTGGCATAAAATCAAAGATATTGTGTGCTAGCTCGTCAAATACAATAAATGCTACGCGGTCTTGAGGTCTGAGCGCGGCAATTACCGTTTTGCCAGTATGTCTTAATATATCGTTGATTGAGAATCCGGATTCCAAATTTTTACCATGCTCATCTTGTGTCGATATTGGGCAACTTGTTGAACCAGACAAATCTATTATCATTATCAAATCAATCCCCGGGCCATTTATAATATCATCAAAATTCAAATTTGAACACCCAAATGAAGTAATCAACTTTTTTGTATTTTTATTAAAATGTACTACTCTAGCGCTTACGCCAAAATCGCACTTATTATTTTTAAGATTGGAACCGTCTTGACGTGCATTGGCTTTTAAATTGTCGAACTCACCAGCAATATATTTTTCACACATAAATTTAACAGATGTATTAACATATAACCCAGACTCATCAAGTGGTTCTCTAGTAATTGGTGAAATTGAATTCCTGGATAACCATTGTAAAAGATGATCTTTATCATATGTTTGTCCATCTGCCGCGATAACAGGTTCTTTCATTACATCTCCGCTAATTGGACATGTAATCATTTCGAGAATTGTTTGAATATTCGACATTGTGTTATTTTGGTTAAAAAACAATAAATTAAAATCAATTTTAATTCATTTTAATTCATTTTAATTGGCCGTGTCATTATCACATGATACATACATAATCTTTCTAAAATACCAAATTTACTATGTTTTTTTCTAATAAATCCATCTATTAAATTTATAAATAATACCACAAAAGTTAAAGAATCTTTACAATAAAATATTTTCATTATAGCAAATAAATTAAAATTAACACAGGCCGATGTGTAATGTATGTTATCAATTACTGTTCCTCCTTCGCGCGTTTCTGGAAATAAGTTAATGAATAACCAAGTAATTAATTGTCCATAATAAAAATACTTATAATACCCATTGCCTCTGTTTAATATTTTCATACGATAAAAATAACCATAATACCATAATATCACGTGTATTATTCTTGGTATTGGATGAATTGTAACCCTGGATATTGTTGGTATATAATTTATATTTTGATTGCTTGTTTTTTTACTTAATTTGAATAAATGTCGAATAAAAAAAATAAAATCTGGTATAAATAATGACATGAAATTTATAAAAATTAATTTTTTATTTAAAACATAATACTTATACTCATGGGTTTTTAATTTCTTTCCCCAAAATGCCTGATTGCTTATCATTTATATAAAAATATATCTTATTTTTATTTTATTATTATAATTAATCTTTTTTGATATAATTGCCTCTGTCATTTAATTTGCGTTTATAAGTATATTCTTGTTCGCACCCAAATATTTTCAAAACTCCCTTAAATATGTCAGCATTAAATTTATCCACTCTTTTAATATCATCTTGTGAGATATTATATTCTTGTCTTGAAATAATAACTAAATAATGAAATCCAGTTCCCAACGCAAATAATACACAACATAAAAGATTATATATCATACCAAAATGAGGTGCGAGGCTATTATATATAAGAATATTAATTGGTATAGCAAATAACAAACAATCGGCGTATAAAATGATGTCACCTAATTTAAAAAGTGTTTTATATTTATTAATTCCGGCGACAATAAATTCTGTATTTTCTTCGCGACAACCACGCAAATATTCAATAGTTATAAAACAAAGCAAAACACCAAACATCGAGATTAAAAATCCAACTGACAAAATAAAATATGCCACTTGAATGTGTGTTGCTTCAGTTGTCGAAAGATTATTTTCTAAAATAATTCCAACAAACTGATATCCCGAGAGAGAAATTCCGAAATCAAATAAATTTGAATAATTGTCAATTAAATCATCAAATGCCGTACTTAATTTCTCTCTGTCAACAATTCGTTTATTTTCATCGTAACAATTATATAATAAAATATCAAAATATGTACAACCTTGAATTAATAATTCGTGTATGTCGTTATTCACAATTTTATCAAAATTTTCTATTTTATCAAAATTTTTATTTCCCGATGTAATTTGCTTTGACTTTTTATTTCCAGATAAATCAGTTATTTTCATGGAGATTCCACTGGAATCATTCATGATTAATTAAACATTTATCTTTTAAATAAATATAAATATATGTTTACCAATATAATATTAGATGGGGAATGAATATTATGAACTGCTTGGTGTTGAAAAGAATGCTTCTGAAGCAGATATTAAAAAAAGTTATAAAAAATTAGCGATGCAATATCACCCAGATAGAAATAAAGAACCTGATGCTGAGGATAAATTTAAAAAAATTTCTGAAGCATATCAAGTATTAAGTGACCCGCAAAAGAGACAACAATATGATATGGGAGGACAGATTAATTTTGGGGGTCACCATCCAGGAAATTTCCAAAATCCATTTGATATATTTGAACAAATGTTTAATATGGGTGGTCATCAAATTCACATAAATGGTTTTGGTGGACACAATATTACAACCACGCAAACAACAATTCAACATGTTGATGATAAGCGAATTGAAACAACTATTGAAACTAGAGGAAATGAAACTAGAAAACGTGTTATAATTACTGACTTGAAAACAGGTGATAGATATATTCAAATTTAATTTAATTTAATTTAATTTAATTTAATTTAATTTAATTTAATTTAATTTAATTTAATTTAATTTAATTTAATTTAATTTAATTTAATTTAATTTAGTTAGTATAATTATATGAGACCGCTCAGAATGCCACCACTTCGCGAAATAAGTAGTTTAGAATTTTTCCATGATGGAGGAAAACATATTTTAGGAATTCCAGTACCATTTAGTAAAACTTGGACACTTCAGGGATATGATGAGAATGGAAAGTTTATTTGTTCTGTTAATAAATCAGAGAGTAATAATTACAAGAAGTATGTGCGATTTATTGCTGAATTAGAATACCATGGACATAAATTGCGTAAAACTGACCGACTTCTTCTTAAAAGTGGTGCCAAGGATTTTTTAATAGCATCATATATTTCACAAGCAACTCGCAATGATTTATACGAAATAACTAAAATTAGCAATACAAGACATGAGGTTGATTCAATAAGAAATGAGCCAGAAGCAGTTCAACGCGATTTTGCTGAATTAAATGGACTTGAGTATGATGAGTTTTTACAAATTCTAGCAAGTGGCAAATTCTAATATGATAGGGCAATGGTCACTTCCATATATTTCGGTTAGTATTTCACATCTGGTTATATATTTGGCATCGGATTTTTTTGTTAAGAAATAATCAATTCGCCAACCTTTATTACTTTTACGCGAAAATGTTCTTGGATTCCACCAAGAATAAATATTAGATACGTCGGGATTTTTATATCGCCAAACATCAATCATGTTTCCTTTTGCCAATATATTTTGAAATCCTTTTTTTTCATAATCAAGTACGCCTGGTAATTTTTCATCGTGCCAGGTTTTTGAACTATGAATGTCTTTTGTTTCTGCCGCGACGTTTAAATCACCGCAATATATAACCGGTTTAATTAGTTTATTGGCACTTGTTAAAAAATGCGCAATTTTTTCATCCCATACTTTTCTGTATTCACCTTTTGTTCCTGAATTAGGAGTATATACATTTATCAAATAAAATGGTTCGAATTCTAAAAGCTGACTTCTTCCTTGTAAATCTTTACCGATACTTGAAATAGAACCGTGATTTTTAAATGGTAACTTGCTAATAATTCCTACGCCAGAATATCCTTTTTTTTCCGTTGAACAATTCCACGCCATATATGAATACAATAAATTACCAGAAGAATTTTTTGGCCACGTAAATTGATCTATGTTTTTATATTGGCATTTTGTTTCTTGAAAACAAATTATATCTGGTGTATATTTTATCATCATATTTCCGAGATTACTATTCATATTAAATCCATCTTTTTTAAATAAATCCATGCTTTTACTACGGATTCCATTTATGTTCCAGCTAACAATCTTTACCATATATATATTATATTTTTTATTTCTCTCTCAATAAATGATTTAATTTCAATTTTAAATCAAATCATTTTTGTCACAAATTATTTGTCACAAATTACTTGCCAAACTGTTGAATTATCGCATCAGCAATTGTAACTGCCGCCATTGATTCTACAACTGGAACTGCTTTATAAACAAAACATGGATTTTTTTGACGCATTATCAAATTCCCAGTTAGATTCGCTGGTTTAAATGCCACATTAAAATTTATATATGAACCCGTTGATATTCCATCTTCTATGCCTCCTTCATTGTTTTTTATTGTATTTTGTTGTGTGTTTTTCATATCATTTTTGTTTAAATTATATTCACAACCCATCATTTTAGCTGATGAAAAACCTTCTCCCATTTCAAATCCTTTTGCGTCTGAAATTGACATCATTGCGTGCGCCAGCATCGCATCTAATTTATCAAAACATGGTTCTCCAACACCAGCAGGCACATTTCTACATACACACGAAATAACACCACCAACTGTATCTCCCTGCTCTTTTACTTTGTTTAATAACGCGTCCATTTCCATTGATTTTCCCACACTGGGACATCGTGTAGAATATGTATCAACAATGTCTTTATTTAATAATCCCTTCGATAAAAAGAATCCCTCATCTATATCAAATTTAATGTCTCCAATCTGACTAACCCAAGCTACAATTTCAATTGAATATTTTATTTTAAGCCATCGCTCTGCTATTGTTCCTGCGATAATTCTTCCAATGGTTTCTTTTGAATTCGTATTATTAGAATGAAAAATTTTATATTTCTTTAAATATGATAAATTCGACTGAGATGGTCGTGGTATTCTAATATTTGGCAAATATTGATAATCTTGTGCCTTAACGTCGGCATTTTTTACCATAACACAAATTGGCGTTCCAAGCGTTAATCCATTCTCGAGTCCTGACTGAATTTCCACAATGTCTAATTCTGATGATAATATAGAAATCTGATTATATTCACGTTTTCTTCTATTTAATTGACGTTGAATGTCATGTATATCTATAAAAAAATTTGAAGGAGCACCTTCAATGACCACTCCTGTTGATTTCCCATCAGATTCACCATATGTTGAAATTTTAAACATCTTGCCAAAAGTACTCATAATAATTATATAAAAATTTATGTGTTATATTTATATTTTTTGAATAAAATATAAATTACATTATCAATTATTTAATTAAAAATTGAAAGTAAATTTTTTATTATTTCTAAAATAATAATTAGCATGTCTATTCCCGACAACAATTCCTTTCTATACACACATGAAAATCAACTCTTTCATTTTATTTATATGAAAGCCACCAATGAACAAAGACAAAAAATCTTTCTTACTGATACTCCTGAGTATTTTAAACCATATATGTGCTTGTTTTTCGATTCAGATGGACGCGAATATTTGGGCCACCTAAACGCCGACGAAATTTGCGAATTAATTGATAGATGTAACATGAAAGAACTTCTAAATAATAACTACGAAACCATTAAATCACATTTTCCCGCTCTAACAAATTCTGATTTTAAAGAAAAAGTCGCATTCACAAAGTATCAATTTGAATCATTTTAATTAGCATAATTTCTACATATACCAAATGTTTTTCTATGAAATGTTGAAATTCCATATTTCTTTATGCCTTCCATGTGTAATTTTGTTCCATAACCTTTATTTTTTTTTAAATCATATCTCTCATCTAATGTATTATCATTTTCACATAATTCGTCGATGTATTCATCGCGCGCAACTTTTGCCAGAATAGACCCCGCCGCAATCGCCGTGTATTTATTATCGCCTCCTTCAATACAAACATGCGGTATTTGTATCAATCCTCTTTCTTCATGAACCACATTATATGTCTTGAAATCGCGTCCATCAACTAAAATTTGAAAATCCTGTGTTTGGGCGAATTCTGAATTTGATTCGTTTGCCATGTGAATGGCCGATTTAATTGCCTTATGCATTGCCAAATGCGTTGCCACTTTTATATTATGAAAATCAATCTCTTCTTCCGTTGAATACCCAATGCCCCATGCTATCGCATTTTCTTTTATGTAATTGGCCATTTCTTTAATCTTTTTTTCAGAATGAAATTTTTTACTATCTTTCATCCATTCATGTTTAAAATCATCACAATTTGTGGGCAATATTACAGCCGCACTATATACCCTGCCCAACATTGGTCCTCGACCAGCCTCATCAACGCCTATCTCGAAAAAATCATTTTCGCTATTAAATCTTGTCTTTAAACAAGTCATTTTTATATAATGTTTTCAATATATTATATTAATCTTTTTATAAGTTATTTTTATAAATTCTTTAGGAAATAAAATTTTAGTGAATAATTTTTTTTTCAAACTATAGTTTATAATGAAAATAAAACCACTTCATATATTTTTGTCATTATTTGGATTTTTAATTGTATGTTCTTTATTTACTTCGACAACTGAAAATTTTGAAGAACAAACTGTAAATGTCAATGATGTCTACGATGTTAATCGTGTTGACATAAATGCTGGCATAATGACTCCACCTATCGCCACTACTAATAGAAACTTTGAAGCAGGTATTCCCGCTGCTCAAATTCCCCCGGGAGATGAGGATCTTTATATCTTAAAATCCGAAATAGTCCCCCCAGTTTGTCCAAAATGTCCCACATTTGAAGGTTGTGCTAAAGATAAACAATGTCCACCTTGCCCTCCATGTGCTAGATGTCCCGAACCAGCTTTCGAATGTAAAAAAGTTCCAAATTATAATCCAACTAATGAATGGCTTCCAGGTCTTGATTTTTCACAATTTTCTAACATTAAAACTTATTAAATTGAGAGAAATTCAAAGTAAAATAAAATAAAATAATTAATCCACACAATTATTTTATTTTATTCGCAGAGTTAATATATTTATTTGCGTCGTTTTATACACTGTTTATCAATCTTTATTGATGGACATCGTTTTTCCTGAGGAACAATATTTAAAACACATTTAGCTTTTTTCCCATACAATGGAACTGTACACCCTTTTTCTTTTTTATTTTTCTTATTTTTTTTAGTCTTATTAAATTTAAAAATTGTCTCTTTCTCTGATGTACAACGAGCTCGGAAATGCTCGTATCTTTCACGAACATCACAATATGATAAACCTGAACGTTTTTTCAGCATTTTATTCACAATTTCATGTAAATTATATACATAACGTGAATAACTATCACGATTTTTCATATCATTCATGGTCAACGGATGTGCTTTTAAATTATTTTTTAAATTTGTTCTACAATGACCACATGGCAATATATGTACTAAATTTGTTATAAAATTTTTATACTGTTTTTTTTGCTGTAACGTTGGATTATTTGGATAATTAAAACTAACAGTATGAATAAAATGCCATGCGCTTGGCCCCCAAACTGTTGTTAACATACCATCTCCACTAGAATAATCTGTTTTTTTATAGACTCGTTTAACTCCTGAATGTTTAACGGTTTTATTTCTTTTATTTCTTTTATTTCTTTTATTTGTTTTATTTGTTTTATATTTCTTTACCGTTCTCATTATACTAACATAATATTTGTTATTTTTTGAAATTTTTTATTATAGATTCTATTTTTTCTTTCATAATTATTTCTTTAGGAATAAATTCGACTTCTTTTTGATTCAATAAGGCCGCATAATATTCTGTGTCCGAATAATAATCTTTTCGATTTATTTCAACTAGATTATTATTCACGTCACGAATCAACATAATATATTGTATAAAAATAATTTTAAATTCATTTGATTATAATTTCGTAAACAGTTTCACATAATTATTCTTTGGTATTATATAATGTCTAAATTAAACGAGGTAAAAGAATACATTACTAAAATGCTTGGCAACAAGCAAAATTTAGTTATTATTTGTGTTGTTGTTATTTTAATTGGAGTAGCTATATATGTCTATCAACATTATGTAAAGCCAAAATTAACATCTACTTATGTAGATAACAAAGAATTTATAATGGATGGCGATGATGCTGGGAATAATGTTGCTGATTTATATTATTTTTACACAACTTGGTGTCCACATTGTAAAAAAGCTTCACCTGTGTGGGAAGAATTAAAAAGTCAATTAGAAAATAAGACAGTTAATGATGTTTCTATTAATTTTTTCGCAATTGATTGTGATGAAGACCAAGATACAGCCGCAAAATATAAGATTTCAGGTTATCCAACAATTAAATTAATATATAAAAATCAAATTATTGAATATGATGCCAAACCTGATGTTGCGACTCTTCATAAGTTTCTTGAATCATCCCTTAATTAATTTTATATTCATAAAATAACTTAGCATTTCTAATGCCGTCATTTATTAAACCACGACGCATATTTTCATCATTAAATGATTCTAACCATTTATTAAAATCATCTAATGAATCAGCAATACAATTTACAATATTTTTTATCTTCTTCTGTTCTTTATCGAGCGAAATATTCATCTGCATTTTTTTTAACAATGCTACAGAATATGTTAATAAGTTAGATTCGGCTGTAATATTAAATCTACTATTTTCCTTTTTTATATTACGAATTGCTAATACTTCATCTTCATCACAATTTGTTTCATTTAAACATTCATTTAATGGAAAATTATTTATAAGTCCTCCATCAATAAAACAGTCTTCACCTTTTATAATCGGACAAAATAAAAAAGGATGAGCCGCACTCATTGTGATTCCATCAATTACTTTTAAATCAGGTTGTGTTTTATGTGAAATATTAACCAAATTTAAATTAGCCGAATTCATATTTGTCGAAAATACATGAAAATCTATTTTATTAAACTCATATAATTGTTTAAATGTTATATCCATTGATAAATCTTTTGCTAATAATAGCGGCTCTAAAATATCAGAAATTAAACTATTATTAAAAAAACCAGATTTAGTTATTATATCAGAAAAATTTAACATATTTTTTTCAATAATTTTATTCCATGGTCGTTTTATTATGTAATCATCTAATTCATCCCATTTATAACCTAGCGAAACTATTAAGCCAATTATTGAGCCAGATGAACATCCATAAATACTTTGTATTTCAGACGTGTTCCAAAATCCAATTTCCTCCAAATGTTTTAAAACTCCATATGAAACAAAACCAGTTGGTCCTCCACCACTTAAAACCAAATGTTTAATCATTATATATATTGAATCGTTTTTTTTAATAACTTTTTTTTCTTTACAAATTTTAATCATGGATACAATATTTACCCTTGGTGATGTAGAAAGCGATGAAATACGCTTAAATATGGATGAGTTATATGAAAAAAAAAAACAACAGGATTTGAACACTCTTACAACTTATAATAGAATTTTAAATCGCATTCATAATAAAATTAAAAATCTTTCAAGAATGAAAGCCGATAACCAATTTTGCTGGTATGTAATTCCAGAAATAATCATCGGTGTTCCCAAATATGACCATGGCGCATGCACAGCTTACATTATTCACAAGTTAAAGGATAATGGATTTATCACAAAATATACCCATCCCAATTTACTTTTTATATCATGGAAACATTGGGTGCCATCTTACGTGAGAAATGAAATTAAAAAGAAAACAGGTTTGATTGTTGATGGATATGGCAAAAAGCTTGATAAAAAAGAAGTTGCTGCTGCCGATAATCAAAATCCGGACGCAATTATGTATGACAAACTTAAAAATAATAAAAACTCAAATAATGATTCAATAAATAAATCTAATGGAAATGATAATTATAAAGAAATAGATTCGTATAAACCATCAGGTAATTTGGTGTATAATAATAATCTATTCAAAAAGATTTTTGATAAAACCAACTAATTTTATATATTCACATTTTAACTTATTTAAAATATAAATATCTTCAATCTTTATCAATCAATGTTTCTTTAGCAATCTTTTTTATTATCTTATTTTCATTAGATGTTTCTGAAACATCGCTCATAACATTTTTTACAAATTGTATATACTCGTCTTTATCCTTTTCTGAAGCCATTTCTTTAGGATTATTTTGTTCCATCTCCATAATGGCATCTCTCTGTTTATTTGCCACATTATTAATTACTTGTCGTAATTTATCCTTACTCTTTTCTTCTTTGTCCCATTCATCATTATCTTTTATATATAATGTTTCGCGCTTCATATCCGTACAATGAATTGGTCGTTTAAATGTATCTAACTCTTTTAATCTATTAGCCAATATAACTCCAACCCCTTCAACCATACCATTTGTTTTAGTATAATCTAAATCATCAATTTGAATTTGAAGAGACTCAATAAAATCACTCATATTTAATGCGTCTTGACATTGCTCATTCAAAAATATATTTATATTAAAATTTTTATTATTAATTATTGTATTTCCCATTTTAGGTTCCATATTACCTATTTGCTGTTGCTGTTTACAAATCGCCTCTTTTAATTCTTTATTTTTTTCCTTTAATTCTTTCAATTCATTTACTATCATTTTTAAATCATCTGTTTCACTTATTACTGAGTCGCACTGTTTTTTATGTCTTGTTAATGATGCTTGATGTTTATAAGACCTTCCACAGTCACAAATATATGGTTTATCTGGACAATCATTTTTTTTCAACTTTTTGTTAGCATTTTTTAGCATTTTATGTTTCAGTGTCAAAAGATGCTTGTCAAAGCAATATTTAACAGACGTACTATATCTACATTTTTCACAAAAATATTTTTTTTCAACTTTTTTCAACTTTTCGTTAGCCATTTAAAAAGACCAGATATTTTATTTCTAAATAATTTTTGCTATTTTTTTTTTCTCAGTAAGCGTTATTTTTTATGATAAAAATAAACTCAAACCAAAAAGCTCTGGACTCAAAAAAACGCAATATTCGCCGTTTTTGGGGAGTAAAATGGGCGTTGGACATTTTTGAGGATGTCCAACCCATATATTTTTGCCTTTTGAAAAACGCAAAAAAGGCGACCCCCCCTTAAAATCAAATAATTAAAAGAATTTAAAAGAAATAATACCTATTTACGTAATATGAACAAAATAATAACTCCAAAAACGCGAATGATGGTGTTTGATATGGCAGGAACGGTAATTAATGAAGGAGGGCTTGTATATAAAATGTTGTATCAAACACTGGACCAGTTTAATGTATTTGTTTGTGAAAAAGAAATAAAGGAATGGCATGGCAAAAATAAATATGAAGCACTGGATTATTTTTTACAAAGAAGTTTGGTGAAAAATGGGGCAAATTTTCAAGATAAAAAATATAAATTATCAGAATTAGAAATGGGTGAATTTCAATTTTTGCGACCAACACTTCATCATATTTTTGATAAAAATTTAAAAGATGTCTATTTTTCAAAAAATACAATTAAATTTATAGATGATAAGTTGCCGAGTTTATTTTGTAAAATACGCGAGAATAATATAAAAATCGCGCTAAATTCCGGATATTCAAAAGATATTCAAGAGAGAATTATTCACAATTTACATTTTAAAGAATTAATCGATGATTATATCTCAAGTGATGTTGTTCAAAAAGGTCGACCAGAACCTTACATGATTAATGCTCTTATTAGACGAAATGACATTTTAAGTCCAGAACATGTTATAAAATTTGGAGATACACAAAATGATATATTAGAAGGACATAATGCAAGATGTCAAGAATCTATCGGAGTATTGTCGGGTGCTGGAAATAAAGAGGATTTTGAGTCAGTTGGTGCAACTAGAATAATTGATTCTGTTATGAAAATTGATTAAATTATAAATTATAAATTATAAATTATAAATTATAAATTATAAATTATAAATTATAAATTATAAATTATAAATTATAAATTATAAATTATAAATTATTTTATTTAATGCTTGCGGTGCTTCTTGGTTCTATGCATGCGACGACGCGTATTCTTTCTCTTGCGACAAAATGTGCGCTTTTTGCCAGAAGCTCTACGACAAGACTTATTCTTACGGCACTTTTTCATTTTAAGACCTTTGCAACCTGAGCGCCTTGTGCGTTTTTTATACATGCGACGCTTGTGTTTACCCCACTTGAGTGTTGAACTGAGCATTATAATATAATAATAGAAAATATTTTAGAATAAATTAAAAGAATAAATTACAAAATTTAATTATCGTCAATGGAGTCTTTTAATAATTGTTCTTTTATTATATTTTGCTCATTCAAATTACTTTCAAAATCGGTGCTATAAGCTAAAGAATCAAACATCAAAATTAATTCATGAAAATCTTTTTCACTTGAAATATAGAATTCGACTAATTCCATTCGCAATTGACGAATTAATATATCTAACGAATCAATTGTTAATGTTGGACTAACAATAACATCCACCATAATTTCATTAGTAATTTTAACATCAAATAAAGTTGCTAAATGTTTGATAAATTCATCGCTAAAAGTTTCCATTTTATTTAACATTTCTTTATAGTGTTTCATTGCTTGATTAAATATTTCATTTGATGCGGAATTAGAAATTTTTATATTTTTTTTATATAATTCGGAATCATCGCATTTATCTAATTGGGTTTTATAGTTAAAAAATTTCATAGTTTCAATAAGTCTTTTAATGGATTTTTCATCATTATTTAAATCATTCTCCGCAAGCTCTTTATATTGTTTATCATAAGAAAATGATGAATATACTTGAATTAATTCATTTACTCGTTCCCGCTCTTCATCAGAAACATTTGAAAATGTTTCATTATCTGAAAATAATTGAGCCAATGAATCAAATGATTCTTTTGATAATGAAGGAGCACCACATACATTAAGCGACACAACACTGTTATTACTATCTTTATCTTTTTTTACTGAAAATAAATCTAAACGTTGATCAAAAACAGTATTTGTTTTACTAGTTGATGTTACAATGTTATTTTCATATTTAGATTTTATAGAATGCGTTATTGAATTACTATCAATAAATTGTGGATTTAATGCGAATAAGATGGCTGAAAAACAATGAGCAATTTTAACATAAAAATCCGAGATTTGTTTACAAGCATTTTCTTTTTCACTTGAATCTTGAATATCTAAATCTTTTATATTATTTAAATCAACAATTAAATACTTATCTGTTTCTAAATCTGAACCAGACTGAATTCGGGACATTATTGTTTTTACTTCGAAATCAGTTAATAATTTAATACTTGCTTCAGATAAAAGCATTTTAAATTTATTACAATATTCAGGATCACTAAATTTTTTATATGAACCAGAAAGCATTGGCCTTTTTGTTATTTGATCAAAATCAAAAAATATTTTACCAGTTATAAAATCAATTAATTCGCATTTTCTAGCCCCAGTTTGAATGGCTAATTGAATAGCATTTTCAATCACATTATCCGACATATTATCCGACACATTATCCGATGTATTATTTGTTTTTGTTTTAATAGGAACTGAACCAAGATTACCCATATGTTAAATATATATAATAAAATTGAATTAAGAATATAATTTATTTTAATTAATTAAATGGCTGAATTTAAGACAAAAAAACAAAAAAATAAAAATATCAATAAAAAAGAGATGTGGAATAAGTTTGATAGCATTCAAGATAAACCAGAAACAATTGAGTGTATTTTTCGAAATGAGGGAGAGCGAGAATTTTGTGAATGCTGTAATACACACCTAATTATATCTGATGAAGGATTTTTAACTTGTACAAATAACAAATGCGGTGTTATTTATAAGGACATGGTTGATTCTGGAGCAGAATGGCGATATTACGGTGCCGATGATAATAATTTAGGTGATCCAACAAGATGTGGAATGCCAATAAATCCATTATTGGTTGAATCATCATTTGGCTGTAAAGTTATTTGTCCAACAAAAACAAGTTATGAAATGCGCAAAATTCGTCGTTACACTGAGTGGCAATCAATGCCATATAGAGAAAAGTCACAATATGATGAATTTCAGAAAATTACCATTCTGGCAAATAATTCTGGAATACCAAAACTAATTATTGATGACGCAATGCGATATCATAAAATGATTTCTGAACACAAGACTTTCCGTGGTCTAAATCGTGATGGAATTATTGCTGCTTCAATTTATATATCATCAAGAATTAATCAATTTCCTAGAACAGCAAAAGAAATTGCTACAATGTTTAATTTAGATAATACAAGCGCAACTAAAGGATGTAAAAATGCTTCTGTTATAATCAACGAACTGGAAATCGATAAATCAAGTAAAGATAAAACTAATCTTTATCAGACTACGCCAAGTAGTTTTATTGATAGATATTGTAGTAAATTAGGAATAAGTCAGGAATTAACAAAACTTTGTAAATTTATTTCATTAATTATCGAAAAGCAGTCATTAATTCCAGAAAATACGCCACACTCAATTGCCGCTGGAATTATATATTTTATAACACAAGAATGTAAAATAAACATTAGTAAAAAGGCAATAAATCATATTAGTGAAATAAGTGAAGTAACAATTAACAAATGTTATAAAAAATTGGAAGAGCATAAAGACAAACTTATACCACAACAAATTAAAATCAAATATAATATCTCTTAATATAAATAAAAAAAATATAGTATAAAATATATGATACCATCTGTAATATTTATTATTCCATATAGAGATAGAAAAGAACAACGTAAAATTTTTGAAAAAGAAATGAAGGATTATTTAGAACATATCGAATTAGATAACTATGAATTTTATTTTGTTTGTCAAAAAGACAAACGGTTATTTAATAGAGGTGCTATGAAAAATTTAGGGTTTTTATATATAAAATATAAATATCCAGATGATTACAAAAATATTACATTGGTTTTTAATGATGTTGACACATTGCCAACCAAAGAATCTAATATAAAATTTGAAATAAATCAAGGTACTATTGCTCATTATTATGGATGGGAATTTGCTTTGGGAGGAATCTTTACAATAAAAGGTGGCGATTTTGAAAAAACAACTGGATTTCCAAATTATTGGCATTGGGGATGCGAGGACAACTCTTTACAGACGAGAGCATTAAAAGTCGGATTAAAAATTGATAGGACTATTTTTTATCATTTACATTTCAATGAAATTTCAAATTATAAATACATAACTCGTCTTGACATAAACGATAACCCAATACAAATATTATCAGATTATGATTTGGATTTTTATAAAAATATGGACAAAAATCCATTTAATGGCGGATTCAAAGAAATTCAAAAAGTTAATACAGATGTAAAAATTATTAACAATAAAAACATGGACATAAATATATACTTTTTTGAATGTGAAATTAATTATGAAATGTCTCTACAAGGCGGATTTAAACAAAATTTTAGATTATCAAATAAAATTAAAACGAATCCACTATTTAGAATGTTTTATATGTAATATATTTAATTTTAATAAAAATTAAATATATTCTAAAATTTCTTTAAAAATTAAAACGCTTCATCTAAGTCAAATGTGCCTTCATCTACTTCTTTGTTTGCGAGAGCATATTCTCCCACTCGCTTTTCAAAGAAGTTTGTCTTACCTTCAATCGAAATAAGCTCCATAAAATCAAATGGATTTTCTGAATTAAAAATCTTTTCAAATCCCAGCTGAACAACCAGTCGGTCCGCGCAAAATTCAATGTATTGTGACATCATCTTTGAATTCATACCAAGCAATCTACATGGCAACGCATCACATATAAATTCTTTTTCAATTTCAACGGCTTCACTGATAATTTCATGAACCTTCTTTTTATTTAATCCTTTATTTAGTTTCTTATATAATAAAACCGCAAATTCTGTATGAAGTGCTTCATCCCGCGAAATCAGTTCATTTGAAAAAGTCAATCCTGGCATCAGTCCGCGCTTTTTCAACCAATATATCGAGCAGAATGCTCCAGAGAAAAATATGCCCTCAACGCAAGCAAACGCAATTAGTCTCGTGGCAAACGACGACCGTTTATCATTAATCCATTTAATTGCCCAGTCTGCCTTCTTTTTAATACATGGGAAATTACTCATTGCTTCAAATAATTTTGTTTTTTCATCATCGCATTTAACATATGTATCAATTAAAACAGAATAAACTTCCGAATGAATATTCTCCATTGCTATCTGAAATCCATAAAAAGCCCTTGCTTCAGCCAACTGAACTTCTCCCATAAATCGTGTTCCCAAATTTTCCAACACAATTCCATCCGAAGCGGCAAAAAAAGCCAAAACCATCTTAATAAAATATTGCTCATCATCATTTAACGTCTTCCAACTGGTCATATCTTTCGATAAATCAATTTCTTCTCTTCTCCAAAAACAATCAATCTGTTTTTTATACATATCATAAATTTCTTGGTCTTTAATTGGAAATAATACATAGCGTTTATCGTCTTCGGTTAAAAGTGGTTCAGTTTGGGCTTTTGCCATCCTAAATATTATAATGAGAGATATTTATATGAATTTAAAAATTAATTTATCCATTGTTCTGTAACAAATCTTTCATAATGACTAACATATTATGTTACGATATACATGTGAAACTGTGCTAGGAATATATTAAGAATATATTAAGAATATATTAAGAATATAATAAGAATATAATAAGAATATAATAGATTATATAAATAATAATAATTAATTATATTAAGATGGCAAATGAATTAGAAAAATTATCATTCGGAACAATGCTTGGCATTAAGGACAATGAATATTTAACGATAAAGAAAAATTTAAAAAAATTGGAAGATGATTTTAAAGAAAAACAACGAAAATTAAAAAATGAAAATAATCCTTATTTAGCGGATTTGATAAATCAAAACAATAATATTTTACATGATAAAATAGAAGCTTGTAAAAAGAAATGCGATGGTTTAGTTAAAATTATTTCACATTTAACCGATATAGCATCAACAAATATCGCGGTTGATACATATGATGAAAAGATAATATTGGATGAATATGAATCATTAAAAAATGAATTATCCGAATTGACTGATTTGATAATTAGAAAGTAAATTTTATATCATATAATATATATAATATGAAGTTGAGTTTAGATAAATTTCTTGAAAACAAGATTGTTTTATACGTCGTGGCATTTATTTCTGGCACAAGTCTTTTAAATTTGGTTTTAACTAAAAAGGTGAACGCAGTCATATTTTTTATCGCCGTTGGATATTTAACAAGTTTTTTCAATAAAAATATGATTGTTATTATGCTTGTGGCACTCCTTTCAACTAATATGTTGATACATAGTCGTCTTACAATTTTACGCGAAGGTATGGAAGGTGGTGATGATGATGGCAAAGATGAGGACAAGATAGTCGAAGATTTTTCCAAAAAGAACAAAAAGAACAATAAGAAAAAGGGTGAGAAGAAAACCAAAGAAGGATTATCAAAAATAAAACCGGCCGTTGTTGCCGACGAAGAGACCGAGGAAGACGAATTAAAGAATGATATTAATTATGCTTCCACAATTGAAGCCGCATATAACAATTTAGATGGTATTTTAAGTTCAGATGCATTAAAAAACATGACAACTGATACTCAAAAATTAGTTGATCAACAAAAGAAGTTAATGGAAAACGTGAAACAAGTTCAACCAATGATGGAAAATGTTCTTTCCATGGTGAAAGAAAGTGGCATCGATTCTAGCAAGATGCTTTCAATGTTCAATCAGATGTCGGGTAAACAGGGCAACGACTCCAATTAAAGTATTCATAAATATCTGATTTAATTTTAATCGCATATATTATATAATAAATGGCAAAAAAATGTCCACCAGGTGTTTTTTGTGTTGAAAACACAACATTATTTTTCATTTTTATTTGTATTTGCGGTATTTTATTTACATTAAATCACATATTTAGTAAAAAGAAAACCGGTGCGGAAAAATCCCCAACAGTCCCAAATATTATTCTTGAAGCAACTTTAACCCCACAACAACCATTACACTCTATGAAAGATGTATTAGGAAATCCATATGACCCTCCATTAAGAGATGAGCGCGTTTTTATGAATAATTCATTAGACCCCCGCGGAATGCCCATTAATATCCCAACACAGTCATTTGATTCTGCTTACAGACAGGTTGGCATTCTTACACGTGAAAATGGTAGTGACACCATTCTTCCTTTAATGGGCAGACCATTATTTTCAAATAGAGATAAATGGAATTACTACACAATTAGTGATAGCAATAATATGGTTAAATTGCCAATTTCTTCGAATGGGCGAAGCTGTACTGGAGAATACGGATGTAATAGTCTTTATAATGGTGACTCGGTTTATGTCGAAGGATATAATGATGCGTTTAAAGCCACCATTTATGATAATGATACAAATAGATATATACCATATTTATAAAGCATTTATAACACATTTATAAACACATTTAGAATGTGTTTATAATTTATAATTTATAATTTATAATTTATAATTTATAATTTATAATTTATAATAAATTTAAAAGGCGTTGTATTTCGGGTTCCATACTTGAAAGTTTTTCTTTCAGCTTATCAATTTCATTTAATACTTTATCATTTGGTCGAAGACTGTTTGGTAATGTGCCATCAGCACGAGGTTTTAAATTTGGATTTTTACGCTGTGACAATTTCTCTTCAAACTTCGCATTAAAATTGGACAAATATTCTTTCAATTCATATCCTGTTTTTTTTGCCATTTTTATAGCCAATTCTTTCGACTCTTTATCTTTTTCATTTTTAATAGATTCCTCGGCTTCTTGAATAAAATCAACAAAAATTCCCATCATTCGGAATATATCATGAGCACTCATTTCTATATCATGAACTGAACCACTTTTTTGTATTAATTTTGCTTTAATTTCATTTAGTTTTAATACAAGTGAATTCTTCTTGTCTTTTAACTTTTTATTTTTTGATTCAGCCACGCGAACCGAACCAGCCATTTCTTCAGCTTCAACCATTAAATCAAGTGTTTGTTGTTTTAATTTTGTAACTCTGCCCATCATCAACGTTGGGTCATATAAATCAGTGTGTTCTTTTAATATCGACTGAACACCATTATGGCTCATAATTGCTTTAATATCTGGGTCCTTTGGATCGCCATGTTTAACAATCATGTCCACTAATTTTTTCTCGGTTGTACGATGATTTTTTTGTTGAGTTATTTTAATCATTTGTTCATATAATTCTGGTTTGCTTGCTAATATATGTTTATTTCGCTCAAGAAATTCTTTTGCTTTTAGCGGATTATTAAATGTTTTAATTAATTTTCTCTCAATTGGACCACATTCACTTTTTGGATTATTCATTATTTTTTTTCCTTCTTCGATTAACTTAAAATATTCAGTTGGATTTCTGGATTTTAAATCCATTCCATGAATTGCGAAATTAGAAATCATATTTTTATTCGATTCTCTTTTTTCTTTGCGAATTTGCTCCATGATTTCATTTAATTCAGCACGCATTATTTCAGGTGGTTTAACGACTCCTAAACAATCAGCATTTAAATAACGTTTAGAAATGTATTTTTCATACTCAAATAAAATATAAATTAAGAGAGATAATAAATCAAAATCGACATTTTCGAGTTTATCGACTGCTCCTTGTGCCATATCCAAGTCTTCTTTTAAACTATAAATTAATTTAAGCAACTCTTTATGATTTACTAATTGAAATCCGCATTTCTTATTATATTTTATAGGAACATTACCACCATATGTAGTCGATGAATGGATATTGGCAGCATTTGAAATATTTTCATCGCTAACAGTGTGTTTATCTTTTTCTTTTTTAATTTTACTTTTCAATGCATCTATTTCATCTGTTAAAAGTTTTATTTTTTGTTTAACATTAGCCCATGTTTTAATATTACTTAATTTACCATTTAATGTCTCACCAACATCAATAAAATCAGAAGCTAAAACTTCGCCTATGAATTGTTTCCACCCATTCAATGGTGCATTTTTACGTCGTTCATGTTCTTCTTTAGCCGCTTCAAGCGCAAGCTGTGAATTAATCAGTTTAGTTATTAACTTATTTTTTTTTTCTTCATTAGACTTGTTTATTTCTATTTGTATTTGATCGCGGTCATATTCCTTTTTTTTTGACGTTTTTTCAATTAACTCTATAAGAGTTGGAAAATCTTCTAACTCTTTAATTAATTTATTTTTTTCTTGATTAAATTGAGTCATTGTTTTTATTTTAATGTTTTTAATTCCTTCTGTATTATCTTGTCCAGCTCGTGATAAACTTTTTGTTACTGTAGACGTAATATTGTCTTTAGTTTCTTTAGTCTCCTCAACAATATTTAAATCGTTCATTATTTTTGTTTTTTGTTCTTCAAATGAAATATCAAATTCATTTTTAGATTTTTCTAATTTTGTTTCAACCAACTTTATCTCACCTTTTATATTATCAAATATGTATTTATTATCCTTTTTGGAAAAATCCATAACCCTTAATAAATCATTAAGATTATCAGGTTTGGAAAATGGAGGTAATATAATTTTATATTCATCATTGTTTGATAAACTATACCATGAGACATTGTCGCCTACTGATGGTTCATTGGAGTCATTGTTAAGCTCTTTATCTTGAGTATACAATCTAATAAAAGTTTTATTTTTTTCGGATTTTTTAAGTAATGGCCAAGTATCATATTTTTCTTTAAGTATTTCTTTTAATTTTTTTTTTAAATCTTCCAATGTTATTTTTGAATTAGCAGCACCACCCGAAAGGTTTTTTTTATTTTTTTTTAATTCTTCTATTATTTTAGCTTCACCACCAAAAGGATTTAAATCATTTTCAATTGCTAATTTGATTAACTCTTTGACATTTAAATTATTAAGATTAGATTTATCAAAACCCATATTCTTTTCTAATTCCTTCATTACTGCCTCTTTACCACCAAATGGACTTAATCTCCTTTTTAAAGCAATTAGCTGTAGTTCTTTAAGAGACATATCTTCATAATTTTTATCTTCATTATCATTTTCCTCTTCTTCTTCCTCTTCCTCTTCCTCTTCATCTTCATTCAATCGGATATTATCAAGTTTTTTAAATAATTTAGAGAGGTTATTGAAATCGTCTTTAAGTTGTTCGCGTTCTTCTTGGTCATCAGAAATAACCCCGGCAGCACTAGTTGTAGCCATAATAGATTTAGTTTTAGTCTTAGTCTTAGTTTCAGAAGCCGAATTAATTTCATCTAAAAACTTTTTAAGAGTTTCCGCGGCATTTTTCCGTTCATTTTTTAATTTCTTTATTTTACCGTCATCATCAATAGAGATTTTGTTTGTTTTTTCCCACTTTTCAATTCTGTTTTTAATTTCTGATAAATCTTCGACATAATCTTCCATTCGTTTAGTTTCATTTGACATAATTTGTGGATTTTGTTCCATGAAACTATGAACTGCGTCGAAGAAATTTTCAAAATATTTATCATCGGACTTATTGTCATCTTCGGTTGGCGCATCTTTTGATAAATTTTTATTAAGTCTATTTTTTAGACGTCGCAATTTGGTAATTTGTGTTTTTAAAAATGGCACTTCAAAATAAGGTGTATCTTCTTTCATCTTACTCATAACTTTATCAACATTTACATCGTCTTGTGTTTCATCGTCATCAGAATCTCCGTCACTTTCATCATCAAATACCATTTTTAATAAGGCATTGTCGTCGATTAATTTATAGAGTTTAGTCATTTCACCAGAATTAAGTGGTTCTTTTACTGCTTTGCTAACGTTATCAACACCAATCTTAGTATCAATCAACTTATATCTTTTAAAAGTATTAATATAAGTTCCAGACATTTGTCTTTGATTCAAAAAATTAATATTATATAAACCATATGATGTATTGGGATTATTTTCAATGTATCCCGAATCTTGTAAAGCATGTAAATATTTTTTAATTTCTGTTCTATATTCTTTTGTATTTATTTTATCGTTATGATCTGGCATAAACCAGTCTGGACCACCAGACTGAGAACAAAGAAATCCGGAATAGTATTTTACATACGATGATTTGGGATTACCGGGTGTCGAGGGGCTCAACTCTTCGCCACCATCCTCTTTAATTTGTTTGTCTTTCTTTGGAACTGTTTGAAATAAGGTTACGCGCACATCTTTGTCATCTAAACCTAATTCCGAGTCCAATTCTGGCATAATTTTAGATAATAAATCCGCTCCACTGGCTTTACCTGTTAAAATAAATTTCGTTCCATCATTGGGCTTAAAATGTGTTGTTAAATCATTTTTTATTTGTTCAATTACATCAGAATTATTGTTATCTGTGGCGGAAACATTGTCACCTATACTAGAAACATTGTCATAAAATAACATATGTAAATCATGGTCTTCGTCACCATGACACTCTTTTTCAGAATCGATACGAAGATTATTTGGTAAAACGCAAAAAATTTTCAAAAAAAGATTATCAACTTTAAATAATTTGACGTGCTCATCAGTAAAGCGTTGTAGTTTATCATCGTTCGATGGAAGACGTAATTTTAAATAATTTGGGTCATTTATTTCTGAAATAAACTTAGCCAAATTAGTTTTATGTGTTTTTAAACTCATTATTTTATCTTTTGTCAAAAATTCACCATCATTTCGTCGTTGTAAAAGTGGTCTCATTTTTTCTAATGTATTTGTTAGCAATTTATATAATTGTGAATCTTCGTAAGGATTTTGCGAATTATCTTGTTCTGATATACCGTCTTCTTCCAACTTGGATATAACGTCGACTAAAATAACCGCATCTGAAGTTGATTTGCTGGATTTTTTAATCTCTTCTTCAATCGCCTCGTCAATTTGGTCGTCTCCATACAATGGTAGTTGTGATTTAACTCTATTATATAAATCCTTATTCCTTTTTGATTTAAAAAAATTTTCGTGGTCAATATTATTAGAATTGGTTTTTCTGACTTGACTTCCGCGAAAAACTCTTTGTATTTTTAAAGCAGCTGAGGTTACTTTTTTCTTATTTTCTTCTGCGGTTTTATACATATCAATTAAATTGGTTTCAGATAAATTGGTTTTAGAAAACTTCATTTTATTAAGAAACTGTTCAAATTCTTCTCCATCATCAGCACCACCTCTCATCACATTTTTCGCTTCCTGTTGGATATCTCTTTTGCGTCGATTGATATTTTCAACTTCTATTTTGTTTACCGATGCGTCAATTGTATCTGTAATTGATTTCAATGCGTTACTAAGATCATCAATATATAAAAGCATTACATTGGCATGTTCTTTAGAGGGTTGATATGGATTAGCATCAAAAGATGAAAAAAAATCCATCATGGCAAGACGCGGATACTTAATGTTGTATTTTACTTTTATTCTTTCAAAAAATTTAGCATGAAATCTATTAAGCGAAGCATCCCAAACGCCTTTTTTGGGACAATTAAAATTCAACATAAATTCCGGATTGGTGCTGTAATTATGAATAACGCTAATAAATCTGAAAACAAAATCTCTATTTAAGATATAGTCTTTTTCATCTTTAAACTCATGTGCGTTAATTAACCCATTAAGATTAAATTCATCAAATTGTGATTTGCATAATTCATCTAGTAATTTGTAAAGGTCCGTTTTATATGGTTCGGGATAGGACGCAATATAATTGACAATATCACCAAGTAGGGCGTCTAATGGCATTCCTCTTTTACCAAATAAAAAATCATTTTCGGTTTCTTTTGAATCAGAAGCCATGTATATATATATAAATTATATATTAAATTTAAATATATAATTTGCCAATATAAGTTGTCAATATAATTATTAAGGATTGTCGTGAACACAATCAAACCCCTCTTCATCATTGTCAGCTTCCTCGTCTTCGATTAGACACACATTTTGCCATCCTTTGGGTGCTTTAGTTTTATAAGCACCAAATCGCTTGGTTAAAGCATGATACAATTCGTCGTTGTTGGGACGGTCAGATTTAATTTCTTCACCCTTCCACCAAAGTTTAAATTCCTCCTTAATTGAAGTTTTCATGATATAATCGCCAGTGCGTTTTCGTACTTTTTCTTTAATAAATCGAGCAATGAAATCTTTTTCTTCACGATATTCATTACTCTTTTTCTTGACGATTTGACATTCACTGACTTTACCATCGCACTCAAATGCTTTCTCGACAAGCATCGACATTAATACTGGCGCCCATTTATCAAATTTGTCCTCCAGTGATTTATCAACTTTGAATTGATGTGGGTATTCGTCTAGTGGAAATTCGTCATCTTCACCGGGTTTCTCAAGAAACTTCGACTTAAATTCACAAACACGAATTCTACGCCATGTACCATCATCATTACTACCAATATCAAAAAGCGAATTAGTACAAACAACCAACTTAAATTGTGGTCGAAATACAACGGAATCTTTATATAAAGCACGACCTTGAATCGGGTCACCACCAGTAATTTCTTTCATGATTCCCTCATTCAGTTTATCTCCTTTCGTTGGCTCTTGCATTACGGCATATCGAACCCCCATCAAATCAACAATTTCGGAAGATGTACTACCAATACTATTGCGTTTTTGCGTAACAAGTGTAATTGGAACAGTGCCTTTATAATCACCAAGAGCTTTTGCCATTAAGGTAACCAAAACACTTTTACCATTCGCACCCTTACCATTATAAATGTTAAATGCGTGGTCTCGGTTCTTGCCAATTAGAACAGACGCTAAATGTTCCCACATATAATTTCGCAATTCATCGTCAGGAAATAGTTGTTTCATAAATTCTTTTATGTCGTGTATGGTTTGTTTTTCTTTATTTTCAATTTTAGCAAGCGGCACATAATTAATGTTAGTACATTTCGTGATAAAATCATCAGGTTGACCTTTACGATGTGTTTTTTTTCCGAAATCAACCACACAGTTATTAAAACAAAGCAATTCACAATTTTGGTCAATCTTGTCCATAAAGTCCTTATCATAAAACAATTCTTTGGCTTCTTTCATGATGTTATTTTTCTTTTGAGTCTGGCGCAACCACTGTGTAATCTCGGCTAATTTCGCGGCTTTTTTACCACAATCTTCTTTATCAACATCATTATTGTCCATTTGATGTCGTTTTTTCATGAGGTCACCAATCATATCGAAGAAAAGCTGGTACATTTCTTTTGAAATACCGAGACGTAATGAATTACCACCGTCATTTTCAAACCATCGATAATTATAATATTCGTACCAAATATTTTTTGTATTGCTCACACACACAAATCTGTCTTTGAAAATATGATAAAGCACTGTTGCAAGATTAAATTCACCAGGATTTTCAATTGCGTAATCAATAAAATGACTAATAGTTTCAGAATGAATTTTCTCATAGCTTTCTTTGGCATCATTTTTACACCAATACATGATTGAGCGATTAGTTAATCCATCAGGATTTTTTTTATGAAAACCCTGCCATGTAGAAAATAGTTCTTGAACATTGGACCAATCAAATTTGCCAAATGAATCTTGGAGTGTTTCACGACAAACTTCACGTGAGCTGAAAGCAAGCCAAGTCAAGAATAGACGATTGTCTGAACTTTTGTTATCAGTATTAGCAAGCGCCCAGCCAACACGAATCCATTTAAATTCAGACCCTGGTCCATAATATGATTCGGGCAATGCCATTGTATAAAGATGTGTTTCTTTTAGTTTATATTCATGAGTTTCCACTTCTTCTAAGAATTCGACAATCATTTCATCAAGTAGCTTGGCGTCAATTTTAACAGCGTTGCCTAGTCGCAATGAATAAAGATACTGATTATAATTAATGGTTGCTTCGTGTTCTTTTATAATAACATTTCTATTGGCATTTGAACGTTTTTTATGAATATTCGGGGCAATTTTGTCAAACTCTTCTTTGACAGAATCTTTCATATTAAATTTTGGAATCTTGTTATTGCGAGCAGAAAGCTTTAAAAAGTCTTTTTCAAGATTAAATTTAGATACAGGATAATCTGTTAGATTCCAACCATCTTTTTCCATTAAAAGATTGAAGAAATAAGTTAGTTTATATGGTTTATAATTAGGTTTTTGTGAACCATACATTTGCCAATTAGAAAATCCACGTGTTACGCCTTCGTCAAGAACATCATCCCATTGATTTGTGATAGGCAAGTCGGACCAAATATCTTTGATTTCTTCAAGCATTTTATTTCTAAGAATAACTTGAAGAGCTTTGTGCATTTGAAGGGATATAATAATATGAACTCCATCTTTTGTTTTTTGTTCCTCAAAGCAAGGTGACTCGCGTTCCATAACAAAAACTTCAATTGAAGAATCTTGTGGAATATCAATAATTTCACAACATTTATCACAATATGCAACAACCAAATCAATAATGTGTTCTTTTGTATGCTGTCGTGATTCTATTGTATTTTCGTATCGCAAATCAATATCGATAAGAACTGGTCCATCATCAACAAGATGTTTTTCGGTTAAAAACTCAGATTCGTTTTTTTCAAAGACTTTATTGTAATAGTTTCTAATAAATACATCAGATTTATCGTCTGGTATCCTATATGAACCAGGAAATATTTTTTTTGAAGGATCACCCATTCGAGTATGTGTAAAAGGAGTTCCTTTTTCTGATGGGTTTTCTCTTAGAAAATTGTCAAGTGGATGATGAGATTTCACAATTCTCATGGTTGATATTATTATGAGAGATTTTTTTATCTCAATTTTTTTCAATTTTTAAAATAAATTTTGTGAATGACTCTTTGAACGCAGTGCTTTATTTATATTTAAATATAACATAAATATATCTAAATATATTTATTATATGAGCATAAACCCAGAAAAAAGTAAAGGAAATGACAGTGGTAATGAACAAAAACATGTTAGCAAACAAACCATAATGCGATTATTAAAAGATATTAAGCAAGTTAAAAATAAAAGTTTAGAAGAAAATGGCATATATTATGAGCATGGAGGCGAAGAACAAGATATGTTGTTTGGTAAAGCTATGATAGTTGGTCCGGCAAATACGCCATATGAATACGGATTTTATTTTTTTGAGTTAAGATTTCCAGTTGATTATCCACACAGTCCTCCGGTTTTAAAATTTTGTACACATGACGGAGAAACCCGCTTTAATCCAAATTTATATAAAAATGGAAAAGTTTGCGTGTCAATATTAAATACATGGAGAGGCGAGCAATGGAGTGGTTGTCAGACTATTAGTAGCATATTATTGACAATTTGTTCTCTTTTAAATAATGAACCATTGTTAAACGAACCAGGGATTTATAAATGTCATCCAGATTATGAACCATATTACAATATTATAATGTATAAGAATATTGAAATAGCAATAATGAATTCGCTGGAATCTCAATATATAAAAACATGTTTTTCAGAATTTATCAATAAAATAAAAGAACTCACTATTCAAAATAGGGAAAATATTTTAGATAAAATAAAAATTTATAAAAAAAAAAATATGCGCGGCATAATATCAACACAAATATATGGCATGAAAGCGATTATTAATTATGAGCAATTAGAAAAAAACTTTAAAAAAATAATAAAAAAAATTGAAAAGAATTAAAATAAACTCATTATAATATAACACAAGATGCATTTCTGTGACAAATGTGATAATATGTATTATTTAAAAATTGGAGATGAAGACAAAAAGATGTTAATACATTATTGTCGTCATTGTGGCAATGAAGATTTGATGATTGGTAATAAGAATAATTGTATTTCAAAAATTCATATAAAAAAAAATGGACAAAAACAAGCACACATTATAAATGAATATACAAAGTTGGACCCCACTTTGCCAAGAACATCATCAATAAAATGTCCCAATTCAGAATGTTTGAGCAACCAGTCATCAGAAGATGGTGTTGAAAGAGAAATTTTATATATTAGGTATGATGATGAAAATGTTAAGTATGTTTATCTTTGTGCCAATTGTGATTTTACTTGGAAAATTGATGACCAAAAATAAAATAAAATAAAATAAATTAAAATAAAATTGAATTGATATAAATTGATAATTTTATTTATATCAATAATGCGAGTTGTAATAAATCCAACAACTTTTAGAGAAAATGTTCGAAAACTATTATTTAAATATATTAAAAATGAGAAAATGTGTTTAAATCTTGAAAAAGGAGTTTTTAATAAAACAATTGAAATTGCCGATGAAAATAATATAATCAAAAAATGGGATAATAAATTCTTTACAACTTTATATGAAAATCGTCTTCGCTCAATTATGATTAATCTTAAAACAAATCCAGAACTAATTAAACAGGTTTTAAATAAAAATATAAAAGCACACCAATTAGGATACATGTCACATCAAGAAATGAATCCAAATAAATGGGCTCAAATAATCGAAGATAAAAAAATTAAAGATAAAAATCGTTACACGCCAACAATTGAAGCATCAACTGATAACTTTACTTGTAGAAAATGTAAATCGAATAAATGTAGTTATTATCAATTACAAACTAGAAGTGCGGATGAGCCCATGACCACATTTGTAACTTGTATTAATTGTGGAAATAGGTGGAAGTGTTAAAATATTTCCAAGTCTTCAATTTTCCAGTATTCTGAGTTTCCATTTGGCAAAGGACGCCGAATTATAAAAGGTATTTTTTTTTCTTCTAATTCCATTTCAGCAATTTGATAACCGTCAATTATATTTTCTGGAACTGATATAAATGCATTAGCTCCATCATCCAACTGTTTTGCTCGCTGTCCTAAAATACGAGTTTTTTCATATTTTGTTAAAAACGGAAGTGTTTGATGAAAATCATCAATAATAATACCATCTTTATTTCTTTCAACTTTTGACAATAATAAAATTTCTTCGTAATTATGAATTTTCGCTTCAGGATGATGTTCTTCTAAAAATGTTTCTCTAGTTTCTTCATCAAATTTATAATATTCGTCTTCATTATCATCTTCATTATCATCTTCATCAAATTCATCATCTTCAGATTCTATAAATTTTGCGGTTGGCATATTAATAGTTATTTTACTATTTTTTTTAGCATTATTAGCAGCATCATCATCATCATCATCATCATTCCCATCGTCAAAATCATCATCATCATCGTCGATTTTATTTTTAAGTGTTTTATCATCTTCTATTTCATCGTCGTCTGATATATCGTCTTCAGTTTCATCAGTATCATCGTCAGTGTTATCATTAATATCATCATTTACATTATCATCAGCATCGTTTATGCTGTTTAATTCATTATCAGAGTCAGTTTCATCATTATTTATGTCAATTGCTACATTATTATTTTCTTCTAATTTTTTATTATCATTCTTAAACAAAATTTTATTTTCCAAATCACTGTTAGACATTTGCTATAAAATAATTAAACATTTAAATTTAATCAATTTTATTTTATTTTATTTTATTTTATTTTATTTTATAAAAATATTTACTTATTCATCTTCACTAGAATAAATGTATGGTTCTTTTTCAAGATGGTCTGATTTTTCTAATTTATATGGGTCATCACTATCAAAATCTTCATCAGATTCTGTATCGGTATCATCATTTTCAAGAATAACATTAACTTCGTCTTCATCAGTTTCATCTGAATCATTATCTTCCATTTCAGAATTTAAATTTCCACTCATCGGCTCATCTTCACTGTTAGTGTCAACCACAAAACCATCTTTTAAATACCCTTGTTTTGTTTTTTTCGACGGAGAAATGTGTTCTAATTCATCGCTTTCTTCTTCATCTTCTTTTGCTGTAGCATTTAAATCTTCAAATCCTCCAAATAAACTTTCATACATTTCAAGCCATTCATTTTCAGTTAAGTCTTTATCATGCGAGTCAATTAATATACAGTTGCCAAAATATAATTTAGAATCTACTGGAGGTGGAAAATCATATTTATTTTCAGTATTTGCTCTGCCAGAGTCCTTTGCCCATAATTCAACGCTTCTTTTTTTTATAGTCCATTTTGCTCGCAGTTTAAAATCATCCGGTTTTTTAAAACCTGCTTTTTTATATAATTCATCTTTTGAAAATGAATTCACCTTTTGCTCTTTAATTGTTCCTTCTTTTTTTACAATTAATAATTTTACCATTATATTCTATTTTAACACTTTGTAATGGGTTTAAATAGTTTAACAATTAATTAATAATGAAATTATATATTCCTAAGCTTGGACATTTTAATAAAAATAATATAGTTGATTTATTGAAAAAAACAGAGAAGCACACATTAATTTATTCAAAACGGGGGATTCTCGAAATAATAAATAATAAAGTTTATGAAGTTATAATTAAAGATTATCCAATTGAAAAAGTAAAAATAAAAGAAATTGATTGTTTAATTGATAGAAGTACGATTGAAAAAGCTGACATTATTTATCAAATTCCAATTGAACATACTTTAGTAAAAATAAATAAATCATTTTATAAGTTAACTGATAAAAGTTTAATAGATTTTGTAATTGAAGAAGTAAATCATAAAATAAAAGATTTCTATTTTATTGTTAAGGGTGAATTAGAAACACTTGATTTAAAAGAAGAAATATATACGTTTTTATCAATTATAAACAATCAAATAATATAATATGACCTTTTGGATTATTCAATCAACAATTATATCTATAGTATTAATATTTTTAGTTCATTATTTATTTATTTTTTTTAGAGATACTCTAACTGTGCCAAAAATAAAAGATTTAGTAAATAAACCAAAAAAAAAATATGATGAAATATTATCAACTGTTCAAACCACAAAAAAGAAAATTGATAAAAACTCTAATAAAAAATCAGACGTGATTACATCAGAAACAAAAGTTAATATGAAAAATCAACTTCATAGTTTTTTGAATGATTTAAAAAAAAAAAATAATGCCGGACAGCCAGTGGAATTTTCATTATATAAATAAAAGATTTAGACAAATTTTATTTTAAATATAAAATGAGCGGATTAAAACAAATTTTGAAGTTTTTTCCAAAAATCAAACTTTCTTATGAAAAGATTCTTGATAAGAAAGTTTATATTCGCGATTACGCAGAAGCATATATGTTGATACCAAAAGGACTAAAAGCATTTATATGGTTTACAAATGATGGTGAGCAAAATCTCGCATATTTACTTAAAATGGACTTGCGAGGGAAAATTACAGATTTCGAAAAATTAACACTTGTGTTTGATGATAATCTAGCTTTAGGCACTATATTATTTGGAACAATTTTTCATATTAATGGGCGGCGTTTTTTTGCGTGTGAAAATATTTTTTACTATAGAGGTGAAAATATATATTTTTTTGATTTCAAAAATAAATTAAATTATTTAACAGAGTTTTTTTGCGATAAATATCGACAAGTTACATTATCAAATAGTATGATAACAATTGGGATGTGTATTTTGAAATCAACATTTGAGTGTGCGTATAATGAAATAAATTCTTTGACTTATCCGATTTATGCGATACGTTCATTTAGATTTAATTCGGGAAATAGTTTAGGAAATTTCCTGATTAAAAATAAAGCAATTGAAGCAATTTTTAATGTTATGGCTTCGGTGGAATCGGACATATATTATTTATATGGTGAGAGTGATTCAGAGGGGAGATTGGCAAATGTATCATCGTGTAAAACGAGTCTTTTACTAAATTCATTATTTAGAAATATTCGAGAAAATAGTAATATAGATTATATTGAGGAAAGTGAAGATGAAGATGAATTTCAAGAAAGTAATGATGAGAAATATGTTAATTTAAATTTGATAATAAAAATGCGTTGTGTTTTTAATGCTAAATTTAAAAAATGGGAGCCCGTTAAAATTGCGCAAAAAAAAGACCAACTTATAAAATTAAATGATTTAGCAAAAATAGAAACCTTGAACTCAAAAAAAAAATATTAATTCATTATATAATGGCATTTGTTGGAGGAAAGCGCAAAACTCACAAGAGACGCTCAAAGGCTCATCACAAGAAGGCTCACAAGAAGACCGCTCACAAGAAGACCGCTCACAAGAAGGTTGCCCACAAGAAGCGCAAGACCATGAAGCGCAAGAGCAAGAAGCACTAAATTATTTTTAATTTAATTAATTTCATTTTATTCATTTAAATAAAATGAAATGACGTGATATAAAATGTAGGTTATACTCATAATAGATTAAATCCAACATTATTTGAATTATTCGCTTTTTTATTTTTTTTAGTTTTTTGTTTTTTTGTTTTAGCAACCTTTTTAGATTTTGTTGTTTTTCGCGTTTTTTTTTCAAAATAATTACCTTTTTGATATTTCTCGGGATTCGCAAAATAATCCAGTGGCAATAAACTTAACCCCCGCGTCTTTTCAACAATATTTTCTCTCAAATAAGACACAAATGATAGACGCTCATATTCTCCCTCTTTTCCTTCAATCGGTGTATTTCCGTGTATTTTATGAACATTCATTCCTAAAAAATCTCCCGATCTTAAATCAACGGCCACACCATATTCTGGAAATCCAGTAAATCCACCAGTGTATTTACCTTTTTCAATTACAACTAAATTTCCGAATCCTTTGCTATAGTCTCCTTTGTCTGTATGCGCACCAGTTTGTAAATTTAAATTCGTTGTTACGGTTGTAAAAGAAGTGCCTGGAATTCGATATTTAGTTTTATTAGCTTCAGACATTTGTACTTTATAATGTTTTGGAAACAGTTTTTTATATTGTGTATCAATTGCTTTTACAAATGGTATAAATTTTTTCCATTTTTCTGGTTGATTTTTTAAAAACGCAGTATGTCGAGCAGCAGGGAATTTCATATTTTTATCTTTTAAACTGCGTTTATACCCAAGAGAAAGCGTGTCAAAATAACCGACAATGTTAGACATAATTGGTTTATTTGTTTTTACTGATAATTCACCACTTTGGTCATCTTTTCTTCCACTCACCGTTCCTCTTGTAGATGTTTTTGAACGCGCAAAATCTATTATATTTTTATAAGCTTCATCTATTAATTTTTTACTAAAAACGTTTTTTCGCAACTTTAATAAAATATCTCCTTCTTCAGTATAAACATCGCAATTCTCTCGTAAAATAGTTTTAAAATATCCTTTTGGCAATGGTTTTCCTTTTATTTTATTTAATTCTTCATCTGATAATATTTTTTTTACAATTATTTTTTTTACCATCAAAATACTATAATATATTATTATATTATTTATTTAACAATATTAATAAAGCATTTGCCTTTTAATTCTTCATTTTTTTCTTTGATTTTCTTTGTAGACTTTGTTTTATCTTTTGGATCATATATCGTAGTCCATTGATTTGAAGAATATTGTGAATTGTCAGAATAAATAATCTTATATTTATTTGATTTATAATATTTCTCTCGTTTTTTCCATTGCCTCTTAAATAAATCATGCGAATCCACAATGTCCACAACCAAGGGTCTTTCATGTTTTACTCGCAAAATTCTTCCGACCGCCTGAACCACATCTGTCTTAGGAGTTGCCAATATTAGAGTTGTTAGCGTTTTTATATCAAGAGCTTCTGCTGCCATAGCATATGTAGCAATGATTATCTTCTTGTTTTCACTCGCTTTTAAATCCGGCTCTTTCATGCCGCCCAAATAATATCCAACAGACGCAATATTACGATGTTCGATTGCCTTAAATAAATAAACTAAGATATTTTTATTATGCGCCAATATCATAATCTGTTGGTCAGGTTTTTCTGCCAACTCCTGCTTTATAACCTCGATGATAAATTCACTCCGTCGTGTGTATTCACATAATTTCGAAATCATTGAGCTATATGCTGGATTTCCTCTAAAATCATATTTAATTTCATTAAATTCTTCATCATTAACCTTATATTCAAGGGCTTTCACTAAAACCATGTCTGTTGTTTCTCTTTTTTCTTTATAAAGAATTTCTCCAAGAAACATCTTAAAAACTTTTGACAATCCATCCTTACGCTGCATCGTCGCACTCAATCCCAACGTATATTTTGTTATTATTTTAAGTAATGAACGGCTAAATACTTCCGATGAAATATGATGAACCTCATCTACAATTGTCAATCCAAATGAATCAAACATGTCATCTGGATACTCTTTCATTGAAAGAGACTGAAGCATTCCAATAACAATGTCTTTATTTTCAATATCAATTACTTGTCCTTGTATCTTACCAATTCGCGCATCAGGCAAAAACTGTCCAATGCGTTCTTCCCACTGATTTAATAAAAATCCTTTATGAACTATAACTAAGGTTTTTTTTTGTAACATTTCAATAATTTTAAGAGCCATCACAGTATTATGAGTCACCGTAAAATCACCAAGCATGAATCGTCTATTTCCATCGATTTCAAATCCATAATAATCATCAGCGTCTTTTTTTGTAATCGATATTGTGCTAATAGTTACATCAATTTTACCATGGTCAACGTTATTGTAAATTGTTTTTTCTTTATTGCGAATATTAAGTTTTGTGTTGTGTGTGTTTAAAATTATTTCAAAATATGTTGCTTTTTTTTGTATGGAACATTCCATTTTTAAACAACGGAATATAAATGTTAAATCATCGATAAATTTATCATTTTTAAGCATAATATAATAACGTTTACAATCATTACAACAATTACCATCAATTAATCCACTTATTAAATCAATTTGAACTTCTCTTGAATTAAATTTATAAATATCTGGTATAAAATCGTAACCTGGTAAATCGTTTTTTGTAATTAAAAATCCAAAATCATAAGGATTCATATATTTACTTTTGTCAATCTCTTTTTTAGCATATTCAATCCCCGCTTTATATCCAAATAATTCGTCTCGTTTCTCTTTCAAATAATCTAAAACAGAAATATCTACAACTTTGCCACTTCTATCTTTTAATGATAAAATATGACTTTCATTTACAGTATAAGTATCTCCTCTTGATTGTTTGATTTCATACATTGTTTCGCGCCCTCTTGCCAACGAAAGCACATTCCGTGGTTTAGAATCATCGCCCATTAAAACATCGCCAACTCTAACATCTTGAACCATTTTTATTGAGCCATCATACATTAAAATCGGGGTATCTTTGCCCAGACATTTTCCTCGTCCACATGGAATTTCCAACAATCCACCACCATAACCGCCACTTTCGTCAATCTTATTTTTATATGTTTGAATTATATTTTTTTGATAATCGCGCAAATCTCCTTTAAACTCAAGCGAAATGTCGTCACCTTCTGGAATATTTATTTTATCGGGGTCACCATATGTTTCAATGCCAAAAAATCGTGGAATATACATTTTTTTTTCAGATTCTCTATACACTGGAAATGAATCTAATTTAATTGGCGAATTGGGAATAAATGGTTTTATGGTTAACGTGTTGCGTATATATTGCTCCTCATCAACCATCAAATTTTTTTTATATATTGTGAATCCTTTTCTGCCAAGATATGTGGCAATTTCGTCACTCATGTCTGCTATATAATTATGTGATGAATCATTTAGGTATATTTTAAAATTTATTTATCAATTTTTATTTCATTTTATTTCATTTCAAACAATAAATAATCTATAATTATGTTATAATGAAATATCTTGAAATGCTTATGAAAAGAGAGAAACGCCACGAAACATTTATCGCGGTCGTTCTGGCAGTTTACATTCTTTTTAATATTAATCTCCCAAGTTCTTTAGCATCATTGGTTGATAATACTCTTGGCAAAATTGTCGTTTTAGTTTTAGCTTTATCGGTTTTCATGTCAACTAATCCGATCGTCGGAGTTCTCGCATTTATTGCCGGTTATGAGCTTATTCGTCGCTCGAGTGTTCAAACCGGGTCAAATGCTCTTTTAAATATGCCATCTTCCGAAAATGCCAAGAATCGCGATTATATTCGATTCAATGATTTTCCAGTGACTTTAGAAGAAGAATGTGTCGAAAAAATGCCGGAAACAAAAAGCCAGTATGTTGTTCCCGACGCCGATTATCAACCGGTTCAGGATGATGACCAAAATGCCGCTCCACTCGATTACTCTGGAATCATATAAACTTATAAATATCAATATTTTTACTCTTAATTATCTGAAAATATATTGAATAATAAACACCAAATCCAATTGCTGTAGAAATTGTAATTTTAACAGGCATTTTCATTACATATTATAATAATTATTATTTATAATATTTAATCAAAATATTTATTCTAAAAATATAATCTAAAATATAATTTAAAATATAATTTAAAATATAATTTAAAATATAATTTATGTTTTTGCTGTTGTTACTATTTTTCGAGCTAATTCATTATAATCACCAGATGTTATAAACGCAGTTTTAGTAAATAATTTATCGGATAAAAGCCAAAGCAAATACATAATTAAAACTCCGAGTACAACTTGAACTATCGTATTATTTAATACATCATAAAATTCAAAATCAATCATATCAAATGTACTTTTAATTGGTTTCTTCATTATTAATTCTTCTCCATCACTGCCAGTTGGTTGACAATCTATGTAAATATCATCACCCAATGTACCGTCATTTATTTTAATAGCACCTTTGTTATTTATTGCGATTGCTTCTGGAATTGACGGTGGAGCGCTCATCACCTCTCGATTTGAAATTAACGAATTTTGTAAAATCGTCTTAATTGATTCGCTAATACGCACTGAACTATTTAAATCAAACGCAATAACATCAAAAGAATTACACATTTTTTGATTAAATTCATTTGTTGCCGATTCAATTAAATCTTCAAATTGCTCGCTATTTTTATTATTTTTAAGTTTAAAAAAATCTTCATATGTTTTTATTGGTTTATCAAATTGTTTTTTTGAAAGGTTATTAAGAATTTCAATGCGTTTTTTCATATTGGTATTATCGACCGCAAGATACTCTTCGGTTAAATTATTTTCTAATGTTTCATAATTGTCAGGTTTATCATAGTTAAATACACTACATGGAGGGGGGAAATCCATACTGCTGAGCCCCATACCGCCACACGAAGGTTTTGATTCAGTTATTTTCTCCATTTCTTTATCTGACGGAAAGCCTCGAAAGTCTGTTGCCGGCGAATAAGCAACATTATAATAATAAAATGGATGATTTATGCCAGACGGAGGAATAAATTTATTGAGAGAAAAAACATTGGTTATTATACTGGTTAAAGTATCTGTCTCAGTTCTACATTTTTCAGAACCCCAACCTAAATCACTTTTATTTTTTTCTTTACAACAACTCGGAGCAAATTGACAAATTTGTTTAAAAATATTCTCTAAATCTTCGATGCCATCAGCATTTTGTCCACGGGTGCTTAATGGAATACAAACTAGTAATTTTTTCTTATTGGTTTCACTTGTATGATAAATTATCATTTCAGCATCAGTAGTTCCAGAGCCATATGTGTGTAAAGAAGGAGTATATATTTTAAAATGTGTTGCTTTATATTTAGTCGAATTAAAAACAACAGCCGGTTCGGAACTGTCATCTAATTTAAAATAGTAATAATAACCACTATTGATAACCTTTAAATCAGAAATAGGATATTTATATGTAAAATTACATTTTAAATCACAATTTCCACTTGCCGAATTTTTACTTATTATTAATGGAAAAGTGACATTTGAATTTGCATTACAACTCATTTATATAATCATTATATTTAATTTATTTTAAAAAACCATATATTTAAATATAATATACAGTTTTATATATGAGTGAAACTATATTTCAACAATTTATAGATAAAAAAAACGAACAAACATCACATGCTTCGATGTCACATTTGCTTCGTTTATGTTATGCCCATAATGAAGAAAAATCAACTATAAACTACAATGATTATAATGATAATATCAAAAATATTAATTTATGGAGATATTTTAGTGGTGAGACTAAACACACTGAAAAACTTTCTGAGTTATTGTCAAAAGATTCATTAGATTTTTCTGGAGTAGATTTTTCTGGAATATTGCCCGGAACAAATGATAAATATCTCTCTTATTTTTTAGCAAATCCAGCCCACAAAAATGCTTATGAAAATTTAATAGACTTAAGTAACGCTGGCACGTACGAAATGTATGTAGATGAAAATATTTCAAATAAAATTAAAAAAAATATATTAAAGTTTGAAGATAATGTTGCCTTTGATAATTTTAAAAATTTAACAACTTTATATTACCATTTTCCCCTTGAATCTATTAATTTATTATATGACCGGAGGGATATTACATACGATGGAATGGTTAAGTTTGTCAACGATAATGTAACAGTCTCAGAAAAACAATTTGATGAAACTATTATTAATAGTCGTCTTAAGAGTTTGACTTCAAAACAAGATTTATCCGCACAGTTTAATGATTTAAGTGAGAATCGATTATTAACATATAAAGAACAATTAATACAATATAGCCCAAACTTGAGAAAGCTTATTAATAATTTTAATTTAATGCGAAAAGACAATGACCAATTATTATATTACTTTTTGTGGTCATTGATGAATAATACGCTCAATAAGGAAGTTTGGAATACGTGGCATGAAACTAAAGAAGATATAAAAGATAAGAACAAGGAAAAAAGTGAAGAGGAGCTCTCGGAGGAGAAAAATAAATTGAAACTAATATTGAAAGGAAAATGGAATTCAATTAAAGATAATTCATACACGATTAATATTGGTGAATCAGACGATTCAGAAGATTCGGAAGATTCGGACAAATTACGTCAAAAATTAGAGATGGGATACGAAATACAACAAAAATTTAAAAAAAATACAGAATTAGATACTTCTTTTTGTAAAAAACAAATAGCAGATTTATTCATTGAACATTTTACATGTAAAACACCTTATGATTTGAACAAGAATCAATTATCAGAATTTTATAAAAATTCGACCGAATTATATAAAAATCTTTGTATTAATTCAGATAATAAAGAATACAAATATTTGCGTCCCAAATTAAGCATTTTAGATATAGCGTTTTTATGCGATGATGACATGGATGAAACTTTGTTAAAAATATTGATGCCCCACATTAAACATTTAAGACTACATATTAAATATTTTGAAAGTGGAATGGAGAAGTTGGGGAAGTTGGGGAAGAAGATGGCAACCAATAGGGACGCCGCGGATAAGAGGGGGCGGGAGGAGAGCAAACCGCGCTTCGCTGCCATGAGAAATGCCTGGCGCAGGGGGTCCGAGAAGTTTGGCGAGGACCTACGACTGGAATCTATCCGTACGGCAGATGTATCTAATGAAAAAGAAGCAAGAGAAAGAGCAAGAGAGCCCAACCAGAGAGGCGGAAACCCGAAAAATACGATGGCCATAGCAGCAGCAACGGCAGCCGCAGCAGCCGCAGCAGCCGCAGCATCAGCAGCACCAGAACCACCAGCACCACCAGCAGCATCATCACCACCAGCAACACCAGCAGCACCAGCAGCACCAGCAGCCGCAGCACTAAGAGCACCAACAGGACCAGAAGCATTATCACCAACAGGACCAGCAGGAGCAGTGCCAACAAAAGTTAAAATCGAGATGAAGCCGCTCAACACACAGCCACAGCAGCAGCCACAGCAGCAGCCACAGCAGCAGCCACAGCCACCGCCAGAACAAAATCATGAAATGATTTATCTGATTAATCAATTTATTAGATATTATAATATTATTAATCCAGAATCCGATGAAGAATCCGATGAAAAATTAAACGACATTTATGAATCTATGAAAAATTATATTTATTGTTATTTTATGAATTTGGATTTTGATAAATTGTCATTGCCACAATATATATATTACATGACACATGATGAAAATAGTAATAAATCTATGTCGTTTTTAGAAAGAATAGACAACTATATGTATTCTCGCGAAGATGATATTGTTAATAAAACTAAATTTAGTGAAAATGTTGATAAAATAATTACAAAAATAGAAGACACATCAAAAGAGAATAATATTTCTCGAAAATATATTAATAAAGAAGTGTTTGGTGCTTTGAAAATTGCTTGGAGAGAAGCCATGATTGATACTATGCTTAAGGATGGTCTAATTTTTAACACAGACATTTTCTTGAAATCAAAGTTAATTGATGCACTTGGTTTAAGAAATGAAGCATATTCTAGAGAATTGGACAATTTGTTATTATATTTAATATGTGAAAAAGCATATAAAAAATCTGGTTTAACTGGGGTGCCAATTGAAGAATCTTTTTTAAATAACACCACGTTATTGTCTAATATTAGAAAACGCTGTGAAAGTTATAAATATCAAAATTTATTACCGTGTCTTCGTTCTTCATTAAATTATTTGAATGAATCGCAGCAAGAAAATGAAGCCAGTTTCCGAATAGGTGTTAAGAGCAAAGGACTTTGGGGGGGGGGAAATAAAGCTCGCATTGTTAAAAATAAATACATTAAAACAATGGCAAATCGTAAAAGATATGTTAAACGACGCTCAATCAAAAATTACAAAGAAAAAAGCAAAAAACATAAAAAACCCATGAAAAACAATCATTCGAGTAAGCGAATTAAAATAAAAAAGCATTAAGTTATAAGCATTAAATGTAACAAAAGTATTAATTTAATTTACAATAGATTAAATTAATTCTTACAAGTCATAGTAAGCATCTTTGGGTAGTTTATTAGCAAATGCATACTGTATTTTATGATACATCCAAAATAATAATCCAGTTATTCTATTTAAAAAATACGGCAATCCAGCATAAACAATAATTAATCCCCAAACCTTAATATTTTTATAACCATCTTTCCAAAGAAAATTGCTCAGTAAAAGATACGCAATTAATAAACCAAAATATATATAGTATAAAATTTTGCGAACATCATCAATCCATTCTTGCTGTTGAGTTTCGTAATAATATTTGCGAATATTTGTAGATGAGCTATTCTTTATTTCATCAATGGAATCCGACAAATCTTCCTCTTTTTTTTGCTCGGCGACTAATTGCGTAATCAATGTGGTTAGCACTGCCTTGCGGTCTTCAATGTGTTTTGCTAATTCTTCGAATTGTTCAATCGAACTTTTAAAAATCGACTTTGAGGCATTTTTCTTTTCTTCAATTAATTTGGCATTTTTGTTTGCTACATGAGCATCATATTTTTGACCCAGCAAGGTTTTTAAATAATTTTCTTCGGCTTCCTCAAGAAGTCTTTCTGAATTAATTTCATTATATTTCGCAACATCTAATTTTTGCCTTAATGCTTCAACTTTTTTATTATGTTGACATTCTTTATCACAGCTAACTCGATTGGATAACTGCGACAAAATCGAATTGACGCTGTTGGCCATTGAAGATATATTTTTTGAATCTACTTCGCTTAACTCTTTTTTAAAATCAAAATTGAAATCCATTCTATTACAATATGTTATGATTTTATAATCCAGGAATATAATTCCAAGAGTAATGGCTAAAATTCATATTATCTCTTCTAAATAAATCAAACATAACTGGTATCAAATAATATCCCCAATACAAAAATGCCACGCCAATAAAAACATTGAATGCGTAATTTGGCATGAAATTTATTTTATTGATAATTGCTAAAATAATTATAGTAGAACAGAATTTAATTAGCATTTTAAATAAATACACGTAAGCTTGGTATTTTTGAATATAATATTTATTTATTTCGATTAGCCGAACGCGTTTAGTTTGTTCTTTATTATTGTTGGTATGTTTTACATTATTTAATTGCTCTTCCATTTCATTAATAAGACTAACTTGTTTTGTTAATTGAGAGTTAGATTCCTCAATGTTTTTTTCCATTGAAGAATACAATAAAATGAGGGATTCATAAAGTGTAATTCTGGCTTGAACAATTGCGTTTATTTCATTTGTTAATTTGTTTTTTGTTGTTAAGTCTGAAGCACCAGACAACTGTGTAATTAATCCTTGCTCAATTGACTGAAGTTGATTTATATTGCTAACTATTAAGTCAATCTCTTTTTCATGGTTACTAAACATTATATAAATTAATGATATAAATTAATGATATAAATTAATAATACAATTTGTCAAAAGCCCATTTTAAATATTTACGAGCAGTAATAAATATAAATATACTGGCAACGGCATATGCTAAAATAGAAACCTCATTTCCGTAAACTGAGCTAAACGTTAGACCACACACTAAAAGCAAGGAAAATAACCAAATAAAAAAGAATATTTTATTCGAGTTCATTGAGGTTTTGGAATCATCAAATATGGCTTGTATTGATTCCTTCGAATCTTTTCCTTGAATCATATTATTAAGTGAATTATTTTGATTTATAAGAGATTTTGCGTGTGAATTTATTTGATTTTGCTGATTTAATAACGATTTATTAATATCTGATACATCGTCTATTACTTCATGTAATTCAATGCCAATGCCTTTTGCTAAAGTATACATTTTTTCATTGCTTTGGTAAAGTTTTTTATAATCGCTGACAGTCGATGGAGCGGTTGATAAATTCTTATATTCAGATAATTCATTTTTTAATTCTGAAATAGAAGATGGTATATTGTAATTTCCTTTGTTGATTGCTAATTGTTTTCCTTGATTAAGATTTGGTTCATTTTCTGAAGTATACATTGTCTATACAATAATAATAGAAAATGTATTTATGAAAATAAATTTGGTTTGGCTTTTTGTAAAACAGATAAGGTTGATTGTGGATTTAAATTTCTTTTAACATTATTTACTAAACCAGCTGTTTTATTTTTTATTTCTTTTGTATCAAATCCAAAAGAAATTAATTTATTTTTATAAAAATACAAAACAAATCCAACCATGGTAAAAACCAATAATAAAGTTGCTACTAACTTTTGAATATACATATTTTTTGAATCCGAAAACATGCCAATCGCGCCAGCATCAGAATTGGTTAATTGTGATAATTTATTAGTTAACTCGTTATTAGTTTTTATAACAGTTTCTAATTCTTTATTCTTTTTGTTAATTTCATGAGATAATTCCATCGCAGAAGATTCTAAATCGCCTGTTAAAACACTTATTTTTAATTTCATTTCTTTAAAAAAAGAGTCAAAATTATCAGTAGAATCATTTAGTAATTCTCTATATTCATTTTTAAATGAACTTATTAATTCTTTATTATTCATATTATATATTATGGAGAACATATTCTGTAAAATTTGCTATTAATTGCTGTTTTACTTGGTCGCGTGATTTCACAAATTTCTCCTGGACGGATTCCAATTGCTAACGAGACCGGACTAAATCTTGAAATGTCTGGTATTTGGCTGTCATCCATAATGTTGTATTTTTTTCGAATTGCTTCAGTTTCCTCTTTATTTAATATTGTGTGTTTCGGCACCAATTCATGTTTCAAAATGTTAAATTGGAGTCGCTTAATATTAAACACTGTAATATATATACCTTCTTGTTGCCATATATCTTTTAGTGTTTTGATTAAAGGGTCGTTTGGCTCATCCGCAACAATAATAATAAGATCATCTTTTTTTGTCAATAATTGTTCTAAATTAAACAAATCTTCAATCATTTCATATATTATATTTGTTCGTAAATTTTTATCGAGATGATATTTAACATAACATTTTTTTTTATTTTTTTCATTATCATTTGTAGATAGCATCATGTCCAATTGTTTTGTTGATTCCATAATATTAACTTCATTTAAACTGGCATTTTCATATGGAGATATATCATAATTTTGTGTTCCTAAAATATCTAGCAAATTATTTCTGGATTTATAAATCTGTTCGATGTATAGACTTTGAGCCATTTTATTATAATAATGAGCTATTTTTATTTAATTTAATTCAATTCAATTTTAATTTTAAAGATGAATTGAATTTTTTAGATTATATCAATAAATTTATATAATTATTTAATCTCTTCATGATGATTATTCCGGCGTGCTTTCTTCCGTAGTGCTTTCTTCCGTTGTGCTTTCTTCCGTTGTGCTTTCTTCCGTTGTGCTTTCTTCCGTTGTGCTTTCTTCTTTGGGCTTATCGTCTTCTTCTAGCTTATTGTCTTCTTCTGGCTTATCGTCTTCTTCTAGCTTATCGTCTTCTTCTGGCTTATCGTTTTCTTCTGGCTTATCGTTTTCTTGTGGCTTATCGTTTTCTTGTGGCTTATCGTCTTCTTCTGGCTTATCGTCTTCTTCTGGCTTATCGTCTTCTTCGTCGATTTCATCTTTTTCTAAGACTTCAGTATTAATTTTAATAACTCCTAGTGCTTTTTCAGCAAACTGAACCTTTTTCAATTTATTAATTGTAAAATTCCAATTATTCGCAATTTGATTAGATTCAAGCATTTTTACAACATCTTCTGCTTCAATAACTGTTTTATCGTCATATAATAAATCTTCATTACGCCATCCAGCGGGATTTCTATTTGGTGGTTTGTTATTATTAACTTTATTACTCCATTTTTCAGTAGGTTGATTCCCTTCATTTCTAATTAATGATTCCCAATTTTCACTGTTATTTGGAATTTCTCTCTTCCATCCTAATTTAAATATTTCTTCGTCATTGGTTTCTTCATCATCAGTTTCTTCATCATCGGTTTCTTCATCATCGGTTTCTTCATCGGTTTCTTCATCATCGATTTCTTCATCATCGGTTTCTTCATCATCGATTTCTTCATCCGATTTTTTTGCGGACAACGAACTCTTATTGCCTAATATATCATCAATGTTTTTAGAAAATTTCATATTTGATAGTTGGTCAACGTTATTTTCGGTAATAATGCGCATTTGAACATTCATTGCCTGAAGTTCATGGAGTAATAATTTAAAAGAATATGGAACGCGAACAATACTAAATGACCTTCCAAACTTAGTCATGTTTTTAATTTTCATTTCAGATTCAACTTCACCGGTAAATTTAATAGGTCCATCTGCCATTGGACTAATAAAAAGATTCTTATCTTTATTATAAATTGCTATCATTCCAGTTTTATCGCACACGGCCATATAATAATCATCGCCTCGCTCTAACATGGATTCTTGTAAAAATCGTGAAGCTCCATGAGAAACCACACAATCACGTTCCATTTCACCAACACGTAATCCACCGTCATTGGCTCGACCTTGAACAGTTTGTCTAGTTAACACGGTTCTGGGTCCTCGAGCTCGATAATTTATTTTATCTTTTACCATGTGTTTTAGTCGCATATAGTAGGTGGGTCCAATATAGATATTTGTTTCTAATTGTTCGCCTGTCATTCCATTATATAATAATTGTTCTCCAGTTGAATTAAATCCTTCTTGAGTTAAAATATTGCCAAAAAATGCGGATTTATCTCCGCTATTCATAAAAGCAGTACAATCACCAAATCCACCTAAAATAGAACAAGCTTTACCCATAACTGTTTCAACTAATTGTCCAATGGTCATGCGGGATGGAATAGCATGCGGATTTATAATAATGTCGGGACGGATTCCATCTTCAGTAAAAGGCATATCTTCTTCGGGAATAACTAATCCAACTGTTCCTTTCTGTCCGCATCTAGAACAAAATTTGTCTCCAATAATTGGTTCGCGTTCATCGCGAACTCGTATTTTTGCGATGCGAAATCCTTCTTCACCATCGGTAATAAATGATTTATCTACAAATCCTTGTTGCCCTTTTTTTGGAAATTGTGAAGAATCAATTGAACTATCAGGATTTTCAAGATTAGTAATTACTTTACCAATCAAAACGGTTTTATCATCTAATTTTGAATTTTCTTCAATCAAACCATGTTTATCTAATCTGGAATAGTCCATTCCAGGTTTTAATCCGATGACATTTTCCTTTTCAATGTTTACGAATCGTGAATTTATATTTGAACCAGCAACTTTAGAATTTTCTTCTCTCGCTTCATAAGAATTATAGTAAGTTGTTCTAAAAAGTCCTCTTTTTATTGAACCCTTATTAAATAATATTGAATCTTCAACATTATAACCATTGTGACACATAATGGCAACAATCACATTTTCGCCGTATGGATGTTCTTCATTGTTAATTTTTTTTAAGTATCTACTTTTAACCAATGGAATCTGTCCGCTATTCAAAACTACACCCATCTTATCAATTCGCATTTGAAAATTAGAATGATATAAAGAAACTCCCTGCTTCATTTGTCCACAAGCAAATAAATCTCTTGGAAGTTGATTATTTTCAGGAAAAACAACTAAATTTCCCATAACTCCAAGCAAAAGAGATGGATGAATTTCGATATGTGTATGTTTTTTCATGTATTTAGCATCAATAAGCTGTTTTTCATTCATGGCAATTAAAGCTGCGTCTGTTTCAGAAGTATCAATAAATTCAATTATTCCATTTGATTCATTTAAATCCTCCAATTTATCTGTTTCATATAAATCTGATAATTTATTATAAACAATAGAGGCATCCATATTGAATTTTAAATCTTTTTTTTTAGCAAATCCAGTAACTAAATTTTCCCATGTAAAATCTTGTGCTCTTATTTTATCAGCAATAGCTTCATTTACATAACTAGGGATTCCATTATCAACATAAAAAATAGGTCGACACAATCTGCCACCGTCTGTATAAATATATATAATATTATTGGCAATGTCCCATCTAATGCTTGTAAATACTGGGATAATACCACTTTTTCTACTTAATTTAAGTAAACGTGATGTATTTACTGGATTACTTACTGCTCCACACCAATTACCATTAACAAATATTTTAGTTAATGAAGCAATTTGTGATATACTACATTCTGATAATATTTTCATTTTGGCATTTTTAATTAACCATTTTATGATTGGAAATGATGAAAATCCTGTTGTAATATGTGTTGTTAATGAAAGATGCTTGTGAAAACCAACATTACCGCCATCTGGTGTATCAATTGGATCGATTATTCCCCAACTAGATGAATGTAAATGGCGTGGACCTACAACTTTTGAAGTAGAATCCATTGGAAGATTTAATTTTCTAAGATGAGATATAGCTGAATTATAACTCAATCGATTTAAATCTTGAACAACTCCTTCTTTTTTATTGTGAGCATCAGAACCCCAATTGCCTTTAAACGCTTTTTTGAATCCAGATTCAACAATTCGATTTGAAAAATAATTTTTATAATTTGATTTTATTAATTGTGTAAAATCGCTTTGATACATGCCAGATTTATAGTAATATTCTTTATCAATAGATTGATATATGTTGTGATGTTGAAGTATAAAATATTGTCTGAATAAATCATATAATAAATTTCCAGGAACTTCAACTCGCTTAAAAAGAAAACTATCTCTGTCAGTCGGTTTGTTTTCTTCGGTAAAAACTTTTAGTAATTCTTTTACCATAAATCCTAAGTAAAATGCCTTGTCTTTAAAATTCATTTCACCAATATGAGGTAAAAAGTGATTGCTTAAAATTTCTAATACATGTGCGGTAGTTTTACCTTTTGTTAAAGTTGCCATATATTTAATCGCATTTTCTTGATTGAAAATGGTACCTGCGTCATGTATTGATGGTATAAATAAATCTACATAAGTTTCATAAGCGTCTAAGTCTAAAAGACAGTGCTCAATAATTGCTTTGTCGCTTATAATGCCAAGGGCTCTCATAAATATAAAAAGTGGCACGGGCTTGCGTAAATGAGGAATGTCAACTACAATGTTATTATTGGTTAGATTTTCATTAGGAGCTACAATGCGAATAAACATATTTTGAATTGGTTTCGACGAATCTTCCGATACAGATTTAATTTGAGCAATGTGGCTATATAAATCGCTGGAATCTTCGCGAATATATAACATGTTATCAGCGAATTTTTCTTGAGAGATAATACATTTTTCTTTTCCGTCTATAATAAAATATCCGCCATAATCATTTTTACATTCTCCTAATTCATAGCACATGGCACTAGACAATTTACTCAATAAACAAAAATTTGATTTTAACATTATTGGAAATCGTCCCAAAAGAATTTTGTCGGGTAATTTATATGTTTCAATTGGTTCTTCTGGCATCTTATCATTCATTTCTTCATTTAAAAAAAAGTCGACTTCAACTTCATAATGAATGGTCATGCCATATGTCATATTTCTTAAACGAGCTTCATTGGGATACATAAAATGTTCGTAATTTTCGTCATAAATAATGGGTTTGCCGTAATAAATTAAATCACCAGACTTACCACCTAGATAAAGATTATATTTATAACGAAAATTATTAGTTTCAGGGTCTTGTTCTTCAAATACTTGAATTGGGTTTTTCTCTTTAAAAATTCGTTTTATTCCATTTTCAAAAAAATCATTATATGAATTAATATGATGATTTACAAATATATTAGGATTATCTGTAAAAAATTTATCAATTATATTTTGTTGAATTTCTGGGTCCATTATATTATATCATAAGTATATTTTTTTAGACATTAATCAACATAATATTTTATTTTTATAAATAAAGTATTATGAATATTATTACATATTTTGATTCAACATTAATAATCCAATCATTATAAAAAATAATATAAATGGCATTAATACTAAAAACCATGACATTCTTTCATAACCAGATTTACATAAAATATCTAAAATAAATGCCCAAAATAAGATATAAATTCCTTCAACTAATAACACCATCATTGTATTTGGCACTTCACATTCAAAATTTCCAATACAAAAAGTGTTAGTGTTTGTATAGTTTTGAAATATTAAAATTGCCATCGACATTGCTGAAATTACTAAATATACATATGAAGGCATACATAGTTTTTTTACTGTTTTCATTAAATTTATCAAATTCATTATAATTTATGTTTCGATTATTATTATTTTTATTATTATTAAGGCATGCCAAGCATAGTTTTATAAAATGATTTAGCTCCATTTTCAAAAAAATATCCAATTTGTTTAACATCTGATGGTATTAATTCAAATAAAATACCTCCTCCTTTTTGCTTTAGAGTTTTACTGCGTTTTTTATTATACTTACGCTTATTAATTTTGGTATTTTTTCTTGTTTGATGGCGCTTTTTACTTTTTTTGTGATACGAATGTTTTGACATATATATATATTATTAACAAATTATTCTATATCTACATGAGTTAACATATGTCTTCTACAACACATTTTATTTAATTTTAGATCGTCCATTACTTCGCCTTCTGGTGTTTTAGTTTGATTATCTTCAGTCAAATATAACACGTCATTTATAACCATATTTTTTTCGTTTTTTTTCATACGCACCTGATTAATATAATAATTGTATTTATTTGCTAAAACTTTTCCACAAGTAAAACATTTCACTGGGATAATCATTCTTAATATATTATTTATAAATATTTATAAATCAATTTTTTCGGAAAATTAAAATAAATCATAATCTTCGATAAATAATAATTTTAAAACTACCGACTTATTTCTAAACTATGCGAAACCGGTAAAAACTTATATCCATTGCTAGTTTTCACAATTTTATGTTGTTTTCCACTTTTATGTATCGTCTCGTGGCAATCATGACAAATATTTATTAAATTTGCCATATGATTTTTATGAAATGACTCAATATATGAATTGTCATCATTTGCCAGATTCTGATGCTTCAAATGATGAACTTCTGAAGCCGCATTTTTTTTACAAAGCTCGCATTTATCTTTTATTTTCTTAGCATTAAAATGTGAACCTTTTTGTGATAACACATTACTATCAATCGTATTATATTTCATTCTAATATCATGTGCTCTTTTCAAAAAATCACCCGGCAAATCCAATGATTTACATACTTCTAATCCATACATGCTCTCACCTGGACCATCTTTTAATTTTCTGTCATACACTAATTCTCTACTTTCTTTGTCAAAAATAACCTCCATGTGCATCATCTTTAAATTTCCAAGAGCCTTAATCTCATCATAATTACAAACTTCATGAAAATGTGTCGCAAATAAATGCGTGCTTTTCTTTTCATGAAGCAATTCTAATCCGGCCGTAAAAATGCTAAGAGCAGAATCACTCTCGGTTCCAGAGCATAATTCATCTCCCAATATAAGACTATTTTTGTTTGCGTATTTTAGAATTGTGCGAAGTTCGGACATTTCCACCGCAAAAGTAGATAAACCTTTAAATAAATTATCATTTCCCAAAATCCGCGTAAAAATATATGAATATGGTGAATATGTAAAACTTTTACATGGAACATATAATCCAGCTTGTGCCATAATTACTGCTATGCCAACAGATTTAATAAAACTAGTTTTACCAACAGCATTTGTTCCATATAATAGTAATCCGTCTGTTTCCGTACCAAGTTCTAAATCATTGGTTACGTATAGTTCTCTTGTTTGAATATGCTCAATTAGTGGATGACGTATTTCTTTAAAATCTATGAATGATTTATCTTTTATTTGTATATTTGGTTTACAATAATTAAATGTGTGGGCAATATAGCATTTATTCTGAAGCACATCAATTTGAATAATGCCATTGATGATGTCTTGTATATCAGATTGATATAAAATAAACTCCTGAATAAATTGATTAAAGTGTAAAATTATTTCTTGAATTAATTTGTCTTTGGATTTTTGTATCTCTCCCGCAATTTCTCTAATTTGCGGGTTAAGAATTATTAAATCCTTTTTATTGCTTCCCATCGTTGATGTTACCAGGTCATCTATCTTTAATTCAAAGCACTCAGATTTATTTGACACCGATGAAACATAATTAATTTCGATGGAATTTCTCTCTTTTGTTTTTTTATTTGATTCCAATTTTTTCTTTATTTCTGTCTCAAGCAGTGTAATTCTCCTCTTCGTCCCAATTAACATCGGGTCACTTTTAGGTGTTTCATGAATCTTTATATATTGAACTGCCGTTTTTGTACTTTTCTCAACATTTCCTACCAATTTTGTAAATGTATCGGCAATTGCTTCTAATTTATTCATACCATCATAACTCTTATTAATCAAATCATGGATGGTCGGATTTTTCTCGGGTTTAATAAATGAAATATCATTCGAGGAAATCTTGGACAAAGAATCAGGAGTTAAATCATCAATCTTCAAACATTTTTTAAGAGAGAAATTCTCATTTAAAATATTTTTTATTTTTTTACATTTGTTGGTTAAATCACCCAGTTCATATTTTTTAAAGAAGTCGAATAATATATCATCGCCGCGAATCATTACATCAATCTTCATCATGATTTCAAGGTCTTCGACCAAAATTCCAAGGTCTTTCGGCGAAATACGCTTCAAAACGAGACGCCTATAAAACTTTTCAATATCTTTCATATTTGATAGATAACTTCGATATTCACCCCATTTATTTTTAAGCAAATGCTCCGTAATATCATATGATTCATTTAATAAATCCACATTTGTAATTGGATTATTAAGTTGGTGAATAAATCGTCGTTTTCCCATTGTTGTCATACAGTTATTCAACAACGAATTAACAGATTTATATTTTCCGGTATGGCGAGAATCATCTAACATATTTAATTGTGTTAAAGAATGATTTGCCAATATAAGATTATCCGAATGATTCGCAAATTCAGGAAGAGCCAATTTATGAACCAGATTAGGATTATGTTGATTTACAAAATCCAATAGAAAAGTAAATGATTGAAGAGCGACATAATGCGATGGAAATATTGACACAAGTGCTTCTTCGGTTAATGTCGGGAAAAACCGCGCCATAATTGTCATCTGATATGCCTGTTTCTCGGCATTTTGCGCAAATTTAGACATATCGCTATTATCTTCGTTTATATTGATTTTATGTATCTTCGCATTACTCACATTGACAAATTCAATTACTTCATTTAATTCATCAGTTTTTATATTTGTTATAAACACGCATTCACTAGGTTTATAAATTGAAATGTGTTTTTCCAAATCATCGTATGTACATGGATTGTGATAATCTTCGACTTCATATTGATATATGGTTGATTTGCCGGTAAATATATCTATATTGCTAATGCCAATTGTAATACTACTTTTAAATATATGATTCTCGTTTGTTTTATGAATCCACACACACATTGAATTATTTGATAATTGCTTTGTTTCAGTTCCAAAAAAAGTACCGGGTGAAACAATCTGCGCCAGACTACGTGTTGTATTTTTACTTTGAGTATCCTGGGTATAAATTACAGTCGTATAGTTATTTTCTTGGAGCTTTCTTATATATTTATCTAACTGGGTTAATCCAAATCCAGACATCATAACTTGGTCTTTGCCTACACACGCGCTCTTTTTTGTGATAGTAAATTCGCATATCTGGGCGAATTCTTTAATATTACTTCCAACATAATCATCGTCTTTTTTTAGAGCATATACTTCAAAAAAAGAGCCGACCTGCATCAAAACAATTGTTTTTTCACCATATTCCTGTTTCCATTTTTTTGTAAATGAGAGATAATCATTAACCAATGCCATTATAATAAGTTCAGCGTAAATCTTTAATAGATATTCGCATATATTTAAAGAAATAGATTCAAAAATAAATCAAAAAAAATTGATTTACAATTAATTTGAGTGATTAAATTATCGATGCCAGAATCAATGATTCAAAAACCGTTTTTGAAATGGCTTGGTGGAAAAACACAAATAATCGACAAAATTATATCTAATATTCCGTGTAAAATGGTAAATTATCATGAAATATTCTTAGGTGGTGGAAGTGTGCTTTTTGCGATATTATCTCTTCGGAAACAAAATAAAATATCTATAACGGGAGAAATATTCGCATATGACCTTAACGAACATCTAATTGATGTTTATAAAGCAATTCAAACAAAAAAAGATGAATTTTTTATTCATTTAAACAAATTAAGAAATATATATCATGGTTTAGAATTTGTCGAAAAAAATATGAATCCACAAACATATGAAGAAGCGCTTACATCAAAGGAGAGTTACTATTATTGGATTAGATCGGAGTTTAATAAAATAAATAAAATGGCTAAAAAGACAAACGCAACAAACGAAATTAATGTTGAAAAATGTGCGATGTTTGTATTTTTAAACAAGACTTGTTTTCGTGGAATGTACAGAGAAGGTCCAAATGGATTTAATGTGCCATATGGTCACTATAAATCAACTCCGACATTTATGACACAAGATGAATTAAATAAAATAAGCGAACTGATTCAATCCGTTCATTTTATATGTTGTGATTTTAAAACTTCTCTCAGTGCTCCAAAATCAAAAGACTTTATGTATTTAGACCCACCATACGCACCAGAAACAAAAAAATCATTCGTTGGTTATACTGAAAATGGATTTGATTTACAGGCTCATAAAGATTTGTTTAATATGATTCGAGAAGCACACGTTGAAAGAACAAAATTTTTACTAAGCAATGCTTGGGTAGAATTAGTCATAGAAAATTTTCGTGATTTTGAGATGGAAGAAATTAAAGCGCGACGAGCCATTAATTCGAAGAAGCCCGATTCGACCACAAGCGAGATTTTAATACGGAATTATAAATTACTTGAGAAGCAAGAATAAATCCAACTCCTGAAAAAAAACCTTCTAAAAATCCACACTTATGTCCTTCTTCGAAAAATCCCATCTTTATTCCCCACGGTGAAATATCTTTTTTTGTCATAATGAATTATAATAATAACATCAATTTAAGTTAGTTCGATAATAAAATAATAATTGATATGAATTTTTGAAATTCCAATTCGTCGAAGAACCCTCAAACGTCCATTTATTGTCCGTATTTAATAAATGAAGCCATTTAAAATCGTTTATGCGTTTTAAACTCGCTCCATCAAATCCCTTTTGAACACCATTACACATGAGCAAAGCACAGAAATGAGTTTTTTGTGTGTCCATGATTACAGCTGAATCAAGGTTAAAATTATATTTTTTGCCATCACGTTTTACTGTAAAACTTTTTGGTATATTGTTATTTTCTCTGCTTTCGCTAAAATGAACTGACGTAACATAAACATGCGGAACTTTTGAAACTGTTTTATTTTTAATGCGATTTAATGTGCTAATGCTGATTTCTTGTAAATTAATGGATTGATTGTTAAGATATTTCATAATTCCAATATAAAATTCGAGTGGATTATATGCTTGCCCCACATTAGGCATATCATTTTCTTTGCGAATTGTCAATGGTAAATTTTTATAAATTGTTGAAATAATAAAATTGGTATCCATGGTTAATGCCATATTAGCATTTTCAGAGACTTCTTCTCTATTTAATGATGCTTCAACACACATATTTAATAAGAAGAAAGCTTCGGCAATTCTTTCTGATTTAATGGGCTTTCCATCAACATGCTTGCCGGTAATCATAAGTTGTCTAAAAAATCGGAAAAATTTACGACCTTTATCACTTAAAAAGAAACAAACAAACATCGCATTAAACCAACAATTTGAAAGTTTTTGTACTGGAGCAATAAATTTATTGGCGTCAACTTTTTGAATGCTTAGATTATGTAACATGCGTTCAATTACCCTAGGGTCTTTGCGTGTACTACAAATTGGTTTGCCCGATTCATCTTTGCCAATTTTTACTTTTGGTAAAACAATTTTATAGTTTGAATTATTAAAATTTATTTTTTTTTCAATGCCACATCCAAATATATTCTTATTTTCAGCTTCTTGAAGTGTAACCAATTCTTCGTTTATCGAAGGCGAATATGAATTCTTAGAAACTAATGTTTTTTTTATATTTTTCGTTAATTCTTCTTTATCTGCTAACAAATTTGGCGTTTTGCGAACAATTTGTTGAATTGCTTTACTAATTTCTTTTAACTCAGATGAAGTGCTATCTTTTATAATAATTGGAGCTTTTTCAAAACGCACCTTTTTTCTCGTAGTCGGTGCGGCCTTTTTCGTAGTCGGTGCAGCCTTTCTTGTAGTCGGCGCGGCCTTTCTCGTAGTCGGTGCAGCCTTTCTTGTAGTCGGCGCGGCCTTTCTCGTCGATAACTTTTTGGGAACTTTAGTTTTTTTCTTGTAATTTTCATTGCGAATGTTACGTTTTATGGTTTTACGATTGTAATGAGGCTCACATTTTTTATTTTTCTTATTGCGATATGAACCATTTGGACAACGATGTAATTTGACTTTTTGTGTGCTGCTTTTTTTCGTGCTGCTCTTTTTCGTGGTGTTTAAAAAATTCTTTAGTAAAATTCCTTTCAAATTATCAGTTTCGTCTTTTGAACAAGAACAATTTTTTTTATTTAATATATATCCTTTTGGACATTGAGGTTTAATTAGGGTCATATAATATATATATATAAAAGTAAAATTTGTGACATTTTATTAAGTTATTAATATATAAATATGGACACGCCTAAAATTTCATCTGTTTTAAAACCGGATTCAGTAAAAAGTGTTTCCAAAGTACCATCAATCATGGCAAATAAAACGCAATCTTCATTTGGTGATTGGTTTAATAAAGCCGAATCTAAAATATCAAGTGCCGCAACAGAAGTAGCCGCCGATGTTGCCGCCGACGTAGCTTCCGAAGCAAGTAATATAACTTCAGAAGTTGTTTCTGAAATACCCGCCATGGAAGAATCATCAAATCAGACAATAATAATTATTCTTTTGGTTGTGATAATTTTGGCATTTTTAGGTCTAAATATTTTTTATTATTTAGGTGATATTACACAATTATTCACAGAAACATTTGGGCCTTTATTTTCGACATTAGGATTTGATTTAGGAAATCTTACCAAACAAACAGTGAATTTATCCGCATCTGGGACAAAAGATTTAGTTGATATCGCTGCCGGTTCAATTGATTCAGGAATCAATGTTATTCAGTCTGGTCTAAACTCAAATTTAGAAAGAAATAACATTGATAATAAAATGACCGCCGAAAATGTAATTTCAAATGATTTAGAACAGATTGAGCCAAGTCCAGATGAATCAGATAGTTTAACGCAGGTTCATAGGAGTTCTGGTAAAGCAGGATTCTGTTATATTGGACAAGACCGCAATGTTAGACAATGCGTTGAAGTCAGCGAAAAGGACACTTGTATGTCAGGTGAAATATTCCCGTCGCAAGCACTTTGTATAAATCCGAATCTAAGATAATCTAAGATGCTTATAAATTATCAGGACAAAGTTGCCTTGCCAATCCTGGCCTGTTTCTTGTTATAATTTGTATAAATAAATCGTGTTGTTTTTTCTTTTCGGCCTCTTCCTTTGCTTGTATTTCTTGAAGTTCCATAGTTGTTCCAAACGGACAACAAACTTCTTGCGCAAGATTACTTGTTGATTGAGCTTGTATTGCTTTATAATGATTATTTAACATTGTAAAATTCCAATTCCAGATATTTTCATTATAAACAAATGCCGCGCGCCGATTACCAATACTACTAATTGCTATACCACGCCAGTTTTTTAAACCTGCTTCTGTATATTTTTCCCAATTAACTCCATAATCATTTGATTCCCAAATATATCCATCCATGAATTCGAAGGCAATTGCAATGTGAATGTCACCTCTATCATTTATTGCTACTTCATGCCAGTATTTTTTGCCCGCTTTCGTATTCTTTTCCCAAGTAACTCCATAATCATTTGACTGCCAAATATATCCATTCGATTGAACTGCCGTTTGATATCGACCATCATTATTTATTGCTACACCAGTCCAGAATCCTGTGCCCGGTTCCGTAATCTTTTTCCAATTAGCTCCATAATCATCTGACTGCCAAATATATTTATTATAAACAACTGCCGCCCGATATTGACCATTACCACTTATTGCTAGACCACTCCAGAATTTTTTATTGTCTGTGCCCGTTTTCGTATTCTCTTTCCAATTAACTCCATAATCATTTGATTGCCAAATATGTTTATTTTCTGCGACTGCAATGTGATATTTACCACTACGACTTATTGCTATTCTAAGCCAGGTTTTTTCGCCCGCTTTCGTATTCTCTTTCCAATTAACTCCATAATCATTTGACTGCCAAATATTTCCATACCCGTAGATTGCCGTTTGATATCGACCATCACTATTTATTGCTACACCATTCCAGTATTTTTTGCCCGCGTTCGTATTCTCTTTCCAATTAACTCCATAATCATTTGACTGCCAAATATATCCATCATTAACAACTGCCGTCTGATATCGACTATCACCACTGATTGCTATATCGGCCCAGGTTTTGCTTTCCTCAGGGCCAACTTTCGTTAAATTGTTATTCATCTATATTTAACATATTAAAATAAATTAAATTTAATAAATTTAATAAATTTAATAAATTTAATAAGTGTTAATTGAATTATTTAAATACCATTTTGTCGAAAGATAATGTGGTTCTCCAGTTGACAAGTCAGAAGTTATCATATTCAAATTTGGACCTGTGCTCACAATTCTTTCTATATGATTTGTGCCAATCGCATAATTGAAATATCTTAATTGCGAAAGATGTCCGGAAAATCCACCATTCATGGTAACAAATACTTCGCCATAATTTTGCTTGGGAACGCCCTTAAGTATATGCCTTTTTACCATTGAACCATTTACATAAACATCCACTTGATGTTGGATAACGCGAATAATCACATTTACCCATTTATTAAGAGGCACGTCTTTTACTAAAATATCTTCATTGATATTATCAAATGTATTCATTTTAATAAGTAAATTATTAATGTGCGGCGTAAGATATAATCCGGGTGCGTTATTTGGCTCATTAATCCCCGCAGAATCACCAGTCAAATTAATATTATCATTTCCTTTATGGAAGATGTGCTTATATTGATTCTGTTTGTATGTGTAATCTTCGATATTAATCCAAACAGACCATGTAAATTCGAGACCATTAGGATCATTTGTTGAGCGTAAAATGGGAATAGCACCACTTTGTGCCGGATCTTGCGGAATTTTATGCATTTGCTTGGCATCAATCATGTGTTTTATTAACACTGGTTCAGTTGAAGGACTAAATATCCATGATAAAAGATAAATTCCGACTCGAAGTAAGAAAACAAATAATATAATTACAAGTAAAACGAAAGCAATTTTGGCAACAAAACTATTTGATTCCAAAAAATCTTTACCCCCACTAACATATTTATTCGAACCAAAGCTGAAATTAAACATATTTCTTAAATTATTTCCACTTGCTTGAATTGGAGCAGTCACGTCACTAACATTAACTGAATTGACTACTCCCGCTTGATTTGTTGGATTTACAGCAGAAACATTCTTACTAATTGTGTCAAATGCATCACCTGTCTTATTTTTTATTGTGTCTATTAAACTATCCATATCTTAATATATAATAATATATAATTATAGAAAAAATGCGAACATATTATTATATTTAAATTTCGATTGAGCCCTGCTCAACATTTTCATTTAAAAATGAAATTTTCAGTTTATATTTATTAAATAAATTTCCTAAAAGACTACCGCCATAACCATCTTTATAAATGTCATATGCTTCTTGTGGATTAACAGATTGTGGCCAATATCTAAAATTAGTTGTCCAGCCACTAAATCCACCATCGGGAGTAATATAAACTTCTTGAGATGAATCAACTACTGGTACACCTTTTAAAAGATTTGACTGAACTAATTTTCCATCAAGATAAACATCTAATGTTTTGTTGTAAACTGAAATAATTAAATTAACCCATCGTTGGAGCGGGAAATTCTTAACTATAAAAGTTTGTCTTTCTTTGCCATCTTTATTTAATAAAGAGTCATCTCCATAATTACTAAATGAGTGTTTTTCAGAGTAAACAGTTAATCCAATTGCGATGTCATTTTCAGTCTCTCCTAAAGCAACAATTGGTCCAATCGAGTTATTCGCTGCTCCGCGCGAGAAAAGTATTTTCTTTGAACCATATTTATAATTCCAGTCATCAACAAAAAACCACGATGAATAACAAAAATTTGTTGATTTGCTATTTGTAAGTCTTGACGCCGCAACTGTGCTTGATTTCTTGCCATCAGACAGTGTTGATAATTGTGTGTGCGTTTTAAATAACCAGCCCAAAAACAGATAAATTATAATAATTACAACAAGTACAATTAATCCTTGCCAAAATAAATGAAGATATTCCATAATATATTACAATTAGAAATTATTTAATACTGGAGGGGATAAATTTTTAAAAATACTATAATTCAATTCAATCTCATTTTTTGTCAAAACCTTGTTATGATACATTACATTACAAATCCCGCCATGAATACCATTTTTGCTACCGGTTACTATTTTTTCATATGTCATTAATGGAGCTATATTAATTTTGTTTGCTACTAGCTTATTATTTAAAAAGATGTCCATGTTGCCTTCGTCACAATTTATGACTAAATTATTCCATCGTTGATATAATATTTTATTAGTTGAATATATTTCTTCGATTGTGGTATCGTTTATTAAACATTGAACTCTTAAACTGTTTTTTTCACCATTATATTCGATTTGTGGTCTTTTTCCGTAATTCAAGATATTTGTATATTTAGAGTAAGATTCATTTGTATTTGGCGGTTGCGGATTTAAATAAAACCAAAATGAAATGGAATAATTATATAAAAATGGATTAGCAATTGTGCGTTGATTAGATTTCTTTGTTACAATTTTTTCATTTTTTTTATGTAAATTTTCATATGTACCAACTGTATTTTCATTATTTAAATATATTGGAGGTCCTTGAAGCATCGTCCCGTTTTTAAAGTTAATTTTATTGATTAATCGCGGTAATATGAAATAACAGGCTATTAATATAATTTCGCTCAGTAGTAATATCCAAATAGTTGGTGTGGTTATTTTGTATTGTTTTTTTAAATATTCGACAATGTCAATCCAGAGACAAGGCAAATAAAAAAATAACATTTTGAAAAATTCGAATGTCTTTGACCCGCCACTTTTCAACAATGGCTTTATTGATAAATAGATTATTCCCATAAATCCTAAAAATATCATGAAATTTAGTGAATAATTCGTAATAATATATGCTATGTTCACATCATTACACAATTTAAATATTCCGTATATACTTAATATTAATGCCAGAGTCATAAATACAAAAACATAAACTGTTGTGCCGACATTATTTGATAAAGTGGGAATATCCCATATGGGTCTATCTGGATTCGGCATGCTGTCTGGATTAAAATAAATAAAATAGCCATAAATAAAAGTGAATAATAGATAAATTATAACAAAGATTTGAAATGCTTGTCCATTATTAAGACTGCTAAATGGCCATGGATTATAACTCCACCAAACAATTATAATTAATGTTACTAAAGACGTTAGTAAAAATCCAGTTTTATTATTTATTGTGGTATTTAAAAAATCTTGAAATTTGCTCATAATATATATAATAAAAACATATTATAAGTTTTCCATGGCAGTTTTACATCCATGACATTCTCTACAAAGAGCTTCTAAATTACTAATGTGATTTGTCCCACCATGTTCTAATCGCATAACATGGTCAACTTCAAACCATGCTGATAATTGTTGACTACATTTTTTACATTTCCATCCTTGTTGTGCGGCAACATATTTTTTCTTTGTTTCACTCACGCATCTTTTGGTTGATTTTCCTGAATTCATCATGCGTTTCTGTTGAGGAGGCAAATTATTACTATAATTATTATTATGGTTAATCATTGGTCCTTGGGCCATGTTTAATATTGGTGTTAATAAATCTGCTGAATTTTTATCGATTGGCATATACTTAACAACGCCACTGGCATGTGAAAATAAATTTTGCATTTCATTTGGGTGTTTTTTTAAAAATAAGTAACACGAGAGACCTATAAAGGCAATTCCAATAATTTGATAATATTTTTTCCATGATTTTAATATTTCAGTATATTTACCATCATGATATGTATTCATTATAAAAAATGCGGTAATTCCTAATATAATCAATTCTCGTTTCATTTATATTATCTTGTTATATTTTTTATTCTATTTTTTATAACAACAAAACTTTTCTTCTTTTTTTCTACTACATCTCTTCGATCCAGCACGACATTTACGACTTTTTGGCAATCTGTATTTATTTTCCCTCTTAATAATTGTTGTTGACCGTTTTTTATTTTGTTTACTTTGTGCTTTTATATTTTTATTAACAGTAATAGACTGATTTGATAATCGTTTTTGTACTTTATTATTAGTTCCACGTCTTGTGCTACTAGTTTTGGGTGTAAGACTACTTGTTTTTGATGTTGACGATGTGCTACTAGTTTTGGGTGTAAGACTGCTTGTTTTTGATGTTGACGATGTGCTACTAGTTTTGGGTGTAAGACTACTTGTTTTTGATGTTGACGATGTGCTACTAGTTTTGGGTGTAAGACTACTTGTTTTTGATGTTGACGATGTGCTACTAGTTTTGGGTGTAAGACTACTTGTTTTTGATGTTGACGATGTGCTACTAGTTTTGCGTATTGTATTACTTTTGCGTGTTCTATTACTTTTGCGCGATGTATTATTTTTGCGCGTGCTTGTAATTTTAGTTCCTTTTGATTTAATTGAATCTAAAAGCATTAACAATGGTTTCGATTTATTTTTTAATGTATCGCTTGACTCAAGTGTGGCACTATTAGATTCAAAAATTGTATTTAATGATTCTAATTCTTCTAATAATTCGGATATGGGTATGGCTTCGGCAGAGAATTTTGGAGACACCCAATATTTATAAAATATATGAAGTAGTTTATTTGGCATTGTATTAGATTGAAATAAATTATCAGCACTCTCAATAATTTCTATATAAGAAACAATGAATCCCCATACATCAACGTTTTTCAAAAAGACCTCTTCAAAATATTGCTGTTCTTCAAAAACTCCGCGGTCATTTACAAAATATGTAAGTGCTTCAGCAACATGATTGACTATAATATTTTCAGCAGAATAATAGACCATTGATTCTGAAGATAAAATTGATGAATACATTTTTTTTAATAAACTATTAATCAACGAAGAATGTCCTTTGTTTGATTTTAAAAATTTATTAACAATTTTTCTGGCAATAATTTTCATACTTTCGGAATCAAAACCAGACATTTTTTTTAATTCATCGCGGAGAATTTCTTGATTATCTTTAATAAATAATATATTAGAAAAAGGCAAATTATAATGAATACCTCTGCGTCGTATTATATCAGGGATACGACCATTTTCAACTTGAAATGTCATTCCCCAATCAATTAAGCGTGCTTTCATTGTTCCGTCTTTTTTACAAAGTATATTTGAATCTTTTATATCAAAATGATATACATTATTTGAATTTAGTTTCAATATGCCATGTTTTAAAAGGTTAATTAGAGCATTATTTAATTCTTTAAAATGATAAATTCTCTCTGAAATATTTTTTAAAGTTAGTATTTTTTTCCAAATTTTTGAAAGTTGGTCACCCCCATCAGCCATATTTAACACACCAAGTTCAGAAATTTTATTATTGACATTTGTTTTATTGATGTTTTTTTTTGTTAAATTTTTACAAACTTTATTAAAATTACGCAAATCTTCATCTGATAATGGTAAAGGGTCACATTTGGTTATATTGTCTAATAAAAAATAATCTTGATAATTCGGTACATTACGCACAAGTAATTTGGTTTCATATATTTCATCTAATTCTGCGTCGGCATATTCTTTTAACATTAATTTTGATACGTCGCTAGATTTGTGACTACCATCTTTACATTTTAAAGGTGGTTTAAATACACAACCGAATCCACCATGTTCAATTGGCATTCCGCCTATATAACTTGGCATATATATATATACATTAATAAAATTAATATTATATTTTTTTTTCCGCATTAAGCATTATATAAATATGTGCTCATTAAAATTAATACACAAGTCATGCTAAAATATATAATTTTTTCGCGTTTTTTACGCTCTTCATCATTTTTTACTGCTTTTGGTTTATATTGTTCGTAATAATTGCTCATAGCTTCATCCATTTTAATAGTAGGTTTTCCAATTAAAATATTAATTTTATTATGAATAAAATGCATCCAACGAATAAATGATGCGCGTGAATCCAAATAAGGAGTTACTGGATATTTATCAATTAAAGTGCTGAATTGATTTCCAATAGATTCAATTGGAAAAAAAAGAGGCAAATTATGAATAAAATCATAATATTTTTTTTTTATAACAGAATTAGGAGTCTTTGGATAAGTAAGAGCAATTGTATGTAATACAAACCAATAATGTGGACCCCAAACATTTGGTTCTAATGCCATAAAATTAAATAATATAAAAAGATAATATTTATAACAAATAACAATGTCAAAAACATATTCATATTGTAATAATTGCGGAAAACCGGGTCATCTTTTTCATCAATGTAAACATCCTATAACCAGTTTAGGAATAATTGCTTTTCGTGAAAACAAAGGTAATTTAGAATATTTAATGATTAGAAGAAAAGACACTTTAGGCTATGTAGATTTTTTACGTGGTAAATATTCCCTAAATAATATTTTATATTTAAAAAACATTATTGATGAAATGACCATTTATGAAAAAAATAAAATATTAGAAAATGATTTTAATACTTTATGGAATGATTTGTGGGGAGAAAATATTGGAATTCAATATAGAAGTGAAGAAAGTATTTCAGAAGACAAATTTAATATTTTAAAAAAAGGTTTTAAATGTAATAATGAAATATATTCGTTAAAAAATTTAATAAATAATTCAAAAACAAACTGGGTTGAAGCAGAATGGGGATTTCCAAAAGGGCGAAAGAATTATCAAGAAAAAGATTTAATTGCCGCAAGAAGAGAATTTGAAGAGGAAACAGGATATTCAAAAGATGATTTAAAAATAATTCAAAACATAGTTCCATTTGAAGAAATATTTACAGGTTCTAATTACAAATCATATAAACATAAATATTATATTGCTAAATTAGAAAACGGTGCTAATCCAGTTAACTCTTTTCAAGATTCTGAAGTAAGTTCTTTGAAATGGGTTACTTTTAATGAATCTTATAAAATAATCCGACCATATAATTTAGAAAAAAAAGAAATTTTATCTAAAACAAATAGATTATTGTTAGAATATAGATTATATTAGTAATATATAAGTATAATGGAATCCAAAGAATATATTAATACCAACAATTTAAAAAATGTTGGTGATGGAGTTGAAGTTAAACATAAAAAAAAAATGATAAAAGAAGATGGAAAACGATTTATAAAAAAAAAACACGAAATAAAATATTTCAAAGGAAACAATACACAAAAACAAAAATATATTGAAGAAAAAATTAGAGTAACGCCTAAAACAAAAAAAAAACAAAAAGTTAAATCATTAAGAAATAACTTTGATAGCAGCAAAAAAACTTCTTTAAGTGGCAGTAATTCTAATGACAGTTCTTCAAGTAGTATTTCTCTTTTAAGTAGTAATTTTAGTGACAAACAATTAGTTAGCTCTATAAAGGACTCAACTAAAAAAAAACCAATTAAAAAAGAAATTGAAGAAAAAATAACTGAACCTGTAAAAAAATCAACCAAAGATGAATCAACCAAAGATGAATCAACCAAAGATGAATCAACCAAAGATGAATCAACCAAAGATGAATCAACTGAAGAAGAATCAACTGAAGATGAATCAACCAAAGATGAATCAACCAAAGATGAATCAACTGAAGATGAATCAACCAAAGATGAATCAACCAAAGATGAATCAACCAAAGATGAATCAACCAAAGATGAATCAACCAAAGATGAATCAACCAAAGATGAATCAATCAAAGATGAATTAACCAAAGATGAATCAACCAAAGATGAATCAACCAAAGATGAATCAACCAAAGATGAATCAACCAAAGATGAATCAACCAAAGATGAATCAACCAAAGATGAATCAACTGAAGAAGAATCAACCAAAGATGAATCAACCAAAGATGAATCAACCAAAGATGAATCAACCAAAGATGAATCAACTAAAGAAGAGTCAACTGAAGAAGAATCAACTGAAGAAGAATCAACTGAAGAAGAATCAACTAAAGAAGAGTCAAAAGAAAAAGAGTTAAAAGAAAAAGAGTTAAAAAAGAGTTCATTAAGTAAAGAGATTTCAAAAGCAAAAGACATGATGTATGATTTAATGATTTCATTTGAAAAATCACTTGATTCTGATGATATTAGTTCAGAGTTAGAAAATATGAATTATTTGTATCCTTCATTGGATGATCCAGAATTTAGCTTAAAAATTGCCGAAAGAAAAGAATTTAATGATACACAATATGATGGCACTATATATGATATAGAAAAATATGGTGACGAATTATGTAATGCTAAATTTGAAATAGCTCCGTATCAAAGTTTTGTTAGAAATTTCTTATCATTTAGAACACCATATAATAGTTTGCTTTTATTTCATGGTTTAGGTAGCGGTAAAACTTGTTCGGCAATTGGAATTTGTGAAGAAATGCGTGATTATAATAAACAGATTGGTTCATCAAAAAAAATATTAATTGTTGCGTCACCAAATGTTCAGGATAATTTTAAATCGCAATTATTTGACGAAAATAAATTAAAACAAGTCAATGGCCGGTGGGAGATGAATTCATGTGTTGGAAATAAACTATTAAAAGAAATAAATCCAACTGATATGAAAGGACTTTCTAAAGACAAAGTTATAAAAATGATAAATAAAATCAAAAAAAAATATTACAGTTTTATGGGATATGGTAAATTTGCTAATTACATTAATAGTATAGCAAATGTTAGCGGTGACTTGTCTAAATCAAAAATGGCAAAATTAAGAAAACAGCGATTGATTAATGAATTTAAAGACCGATTAATTGTTATTGATGAAATACATAATATAAGAAGCATATCAAATTTAAAAGATTTTGATGATAATAATGATGATGATGATGATGAATATATGATTCGCAGTGAAATTAATGGTGGAGCAAAAACAAAAGAAAAAAATGAAGGAAAATATATAGTTGATGCTTTTGAAACACTTGCGAATAATGTAAAAGATTTACGATTGTTATTTTTGTCGGCAACACCAATGTATAATGATTATTCTGAAATTGTATGGCTTTTAAATATTATGAATTTAAATGATGGTCGTCCTGGATTAGAGCGTAAAGACGTTTTTGAATCAAATGGCACGTTAAAAATAACTGAAGCAGGTGAAGAGATTGGAAAAAAACGAATAATGGAAAAGGCTAGAGGATATGTATCATTTGTTCGAGGAGATAACCCATTTACATTTCCATTTAGAATTTGGCCCTATGATTTTTCACAAGAAAATACATTTAAAACAATTTCATATCCAACAAAACAAATGTCTGGTAAAGATTTGATTTTTGACACAGATTACTTATCAACATATTTAACAAAAATTGGAAGCATCCAGGAAATTGGATATGAATTAATTGTAAATGAAATGATGGATTTGTATTATAATAAAAGTAAAACTAAAACAAGTCGCGATGAAGTTGCCAGTGCTGACAAATATAGTTATACTTTATTGATGCAACCAATTGAAGCATTAAACATGATTTATCCAAGTGAAATTCTTTTACACAAACAAAAATTACTTTTAAATAAAGAAATAGAATTAGAATCTATTAAAGATGAAAAAGAAATGGCAGCGAAATTAGAATCTAAAAACGACTTTAGCACGAAGACTGAAACAGATACTAGCACAGATACTAGTACAGATACTAGCACAGATACTAGCACAGATACTAGCACAGATACTAGTACAGATACTAGCACAGATACTAGCACAGATACTGACACAGATACTAGCACAGATACTGACACAGATACTAATAAAGGTGGAACAAAGACAAAGGAAACAAAAAAATCGAGCATTGCTCTAAGTGATAATTTGAAATCATTGGTTGGAAAAGAAGGATTAAACAGATTAATGAGTTATAAAGAAACTAATACAATGGGCAATTTTGAATATAATAAAAATGAGACGGGCGAGTTAGAATTTGGAAGAATTTTTTCACCGACTGAAATAGGAAAATATAGCAATAAGATAAAAAGCATTTGTGATGCTGTTATGAATTCAAAAGGAATAGTTTTAATATATTCTCAATATATTGATGGTGGGCTTGTTCCAATGGCTCTTGCTCTAGAAGAACTAGGGTTCAGACGACATGGTAAAATGAATTCTTTATTTAAAGCCCCTCCAACAGATGCGATTGATTCTAAAACATTTAAAAAGAAAAGTGAAATGAATGAAGATGAAGAATTTTATCCAGCAAAATATACAATGATTACTGGGAAAAAAACACTTTCACCTCAAATTCCAAAAGATATCGAAAATTTAATTAGCTCTGAAAATATAAACGGAGAGAAAATTAAAGTGGTTTTAATATCACAAGCTGGTTCAGAAGGATTAGATTTAAAATATATTAGACAAGTTCATGTTATGGATCCATGGTATAATTTAAATAGAATAGAACAAATTATTGGCAGAGCAGTAAGAACTTGTAGTCACAAAGAGCTTCCATTGAGTGAAAGAAATGTTGAAATATATTTACATGGAACTATTTTAAATAATAATAGTGAAACTGAAACGGCAGATTTATATTTATATAGATTAGCAGAAATGAAAGCTATTCAAATTGGCAATGTTTCACGCATATTAAAAGAATCTTCGGTTGATTGTTATTTAAATTATGGTCAAAATAATTTTAATGTTGAAAAGATGAATAAAACTTTAACGATAAAACTTTCAAATGGAAAAACTATTAATTATCAGGTGGGTGATAAACCATTTACAGCAACTTGTGATTATATGAGCAAATGTCAATATGAATGTAAACCACAAAATAATATAGAATTAAAAATTAATAAAAATACATACAATGAATCATTTACAAAGGTAAATTTAAATTCTATAATTACAAAAATAAAAGAGTTGATGAAAATCCGATACTTTTATTACAAAGATGATTTGATTCAAGAGCTAAATTTAATAAAAAAATATCCATTATCACAAATTAATGCGGCATTAAATCAATTGACAGAAGATAAATATGAATATATTGTTGATAAATATGGACGTACTGGAAATTTAATAAATATTGATAATTTATATTTATTTCAACCACTTGAATTAAACAATCTTCAGATTTCGACACATGACCGCAACCGCCCTATTGATTTTAAACACAAACAATTAAAATACCCATTAGAATTTACAAAGGGAGAAGTGAAAGAAGCAATATTAAAAACAAATAAAAGTTTAAAAGCGGACGAAATGGAAGCTAGAATACTAATTGATGAAATTAGAGCAATGTATAACATTGCTTTAGACGAAGAACAATTGGTTTCTGCTTTACACGATGAACAATCTGTTTCTAATAGTGAAAAAGACTGGTTTAAATTATCAAGTAAGATAATTCAAAATGATGAATTCGAAACTATTTTTAAAAAAAAAAAGAGAGAAATATTTTCAGAAGTTGTTATAGATTATATTATTGAAAATTTTAATTTCAATGAACAAATGCTATTATTGAATTATTTAAGTAATAATAACGCACAAACTGAATTTGAAAAGAAAATATACAAATATTTTGAAAATAAGTTTGTTTCAATTGAAAAAAATACGTTTATTGAGTTATTAGACAAAAATATCGAATTATATGTAAAATCAAAAGATGAATGGACCAAAGCTCGTCCAGAAGATAAAGTTAAATTTGAATCAAAAAATAAAACATTATTAAAACAATTAGAATTAGCAAATAAAGGAAGAATAGTTGGATTTATGAAAAAAATAAAAACTGGTCCAAAACATTTTAAAACAAAAAATACAAGTAAAAAAAATAATACGGGTTCTACATGTAGTGGATTAAGCAAAGAAATTGTTTTTAATGAGTTAAATGACATATTACAAGAAATGGGATTGGCAAAAATAGATTATAAAGAAATTAAAAACAAAAAAGATAAAAAAGACAAAAAAGACAAAAAAGACAAAAAAGACAAAATAAATAAACAATATTTGTGTATAAAACAAGAATTGTTATTACGACTTGCTGATAAAGAAAAAATTGGAAAAAAGCGATGGTTTTATTCGCCGGAAGAAATTCAAAAATTAGAAAATCTTGAAAAAGAAAAGAAAAAAAATAAAAATTGAAATAAAAATAAATAAATTAAAATGAAATAAATATATATACAAAGAATGAAAAAAACAACTGATAATATGAAAACACAAAAAATAGCAAATGACAAAAGCATTTATAGTCAAATTATGATTACAAGACAAATACCAATTAATATTGTTAATATTGGGCAAAATTTAAGCCAAACATTTTTAAATATAATTTCTACTTCTATTGAAGGAAAATGTATTGAAGAAGGTTATATTAAATCAAAATCAACAAAAATACTAACATATTCAAGTGGAATAATAAATGGAGGTCAAGTAATATTTGAGGTCGTTTTCGAATGTTTGGTATGTTGTCCAGTTGAAGGCATGCATATTAAGTGTCGGGCAAAAAATATTACAAAGGCTGGCATTAAAGCACAAATAGATGATGAGAATGGCGATATACCAGTTATAATATTTTTAGCAAGAGACCATCATTACAAAATGGAATATTTTTCGACTATTGAGCCCGATGAATTGATAAAAGTTAGAGTAATTGGTCAACGATTTGAATTAAATGATGAATACATTTCTATTATTGCCGAATTAATAGAGCCAATGAAAAATGAGAAAAAAATTAAAGGAACAAAAGCACCAAAAATAGTTATTGATAATTAATTTAGAAATACTATAATATAAATATATTATTCATGACTTCGTTAAATGAATTAAAAACAAAGATTGAAAACTTGTCAAAAGAGCATCAAATCGAAGTTTTAAGAAAATTAAAAAACACAAATGAAGTTGTTTTAAATGAAAATAATAATGGTGTTTTTATAAATCTTTCACAATTACAAGAAAAACATATTGATTTATTAAATAATTTTCTTTTATATATTAATGCCCAAAATGAACATTTGTCGGTCATTGAAAATAAAAAAGATGACATCAAAGAAAATTTCTTTTCATAGACTTAAAGCTTTGTCATCATAATAAAATAGATGACAAATTATAATTGCGCAAAAGAACATATATTTTTAAAATTAGAAGAATATATGTTTTCATCAAAGAATATTGCGAGCTTAACAAAATTAAATTATGTTGATAAACTATCAAAACATACACATAATTTTAAACAAAAAGACACAACAATATTTACCCCACACAATAAAGATAAGATTTTTTGGAGTATGTTTATTCTTATAAATGGACTGGAATCATATGAAATCTTAAATAAAAATGAGTATTTTAAAGTGGAAACAAAAACAAAAATAGATTATGTTGAAAAATTAAGAGAAATGAAAAGCATATTAAAAGAGAAAAAATTACGACGCAGTTTAATAGAAGCAGACATACTAAATGAAAAAATTTCATTTATTTCATTAGAAGCAATTTGTGTTATACATAATGTGTCTGTTATTTTAGTTAAAAATAATAATTATATTGAGATTAATAAAGGTTCTAAATTTATCGGAGCGTTAATTTATGAAAACGGCATTCTTTCAATAAAAATATCAAATATAGATAACTATGTTGAATCTATAAAAAATAAGTATTATGAGATTACAAGCATTACCAAACCAATTCGGGCAATTTCGGCATACATGTTGGCTGATTTGTATAAGATTTGTCAACAATTAAAGATTGAATTAAAGAATGATGCTCGAAAGAAAACAAAGCAAGAAATTTATAATGAAATAAAAAACATGTTGCTATCTGATGAAATTTAAAAAAAATTGATAAACAATTTATAAATATAATAAATTTAGAATATATATATGAACTCTCAATCTTCTCAAATGAGTTTAAATGAATTATTAAAAATATATTTGAATAATCTTAATGAAGAAGGCAGTAGTGAAACTAACTTAGAATTAGAAGTAAGATTTGGTAAAAAAAAACCTATATCAAGAATTGAATTTAATAATGCCATTCAACATTTAATTTCTAGTGATTTTGTTGCGGCTCCGCCAGAAAATTTACTTCGCATTACAAATGAACTTATTGATCTTGAAACTGGTCGTACAAAAATTTCTAATTCAGTTAGAACTGAAATAAGTGGATTACAAAATATTATTCAGTATTGTAAGACAAATCGTCTTCCCGAAACGATAAACAAGACTGTTCAATTTGTAAATAAAGAACGGTTTAGACATGAAGGAGAATTTATAAAACCAATTGATTTTAATGATTTTAATTTTAGAGTTGATTGTAAAGTAGAAAATCCATATTTACAATCCTCACCGATTGTTCAAAATTTAATTCAAAAATGGAGTGACAATAAAAAAATATTTCGATTTTTAAACCGAACGACATTTGTTCATGAAACATTACCATTTAAGATTGATTTTAGTATTGTAAAGTCATCAAAGCAAAATAATAAAAATTTTATGATTCCTGAATTTACATTTGAGGATTCAGGCGTTTTAAAATCTTCAGAAAAATTTGAAATTGAAATTGAAATTGATAATGAAAAAATCGGAAAAAACAAATCATTTAATGATGTTGCTGTTTTAGAAGCTTCATTACGACGAGTTATTAAAATGGTTCTTTGTGGAGTACAAAATTCAAAATATCCAATTCCTTATAGTGAACAATTAAATGTACGTGAAAATTATATGAAACTTATTTGGGGTGAGCAGTTTGAAGAACAAATGTTACGTCGGATATCTCCCAGAAATTTCATGGGTCCATCAGTTATGACTTTACAGATGAAAAATGTTGCCGCAAAAGCTGAAGAATCTCAGGTGCCCAATATAAGAACTAATTATGTGGTTACCGAAAAAACTGACGGAGAACGTATGTTATTGTATATAAATAATAATGGTAAAATATATTTAATTGACACAAACATGAATGTAATGTTTACTGGAAGCATTACAGAAAATAATGATGTAAAAAATAGTTTATTTGATGGAGAATATATTAGATATAATAAAGAAAAACGATTTATTGATAAATTTGCCGTTTTTGACGCATATTTTATTGACGGAAACGATGTGCGCTCAAAACCATTCACAAATGCCATTCAAAGTGAGCGAGAAGGGACTCGATTTCAGTTGTTGGCACAAAGCATTTCACAATTAAAGCATAACTCAGTTACAAAATCAAAAAGCAAAATTCACATTAAAGAAAAACAATTTATAATGGACACAAAATCTATATTTTCAGCATGTAATCAAATTTTGTCTAAAATTGAAAAGGGGCTTTTTGAATATAATACAGATGGTCTTATTTTTACTCCTATTGATTTAGGAGTTGGTGGACAAAAACCAGGACAAATACAAAGCAAACCCATGAAAACTTCTTGGGAATATTCGTTAAAATGGAAACCGGCACATGACAATACAATTGACTTTTTAGTTTCAATAAAAAAAGATAAAACAGGCAAGGACTTTAAAGGCAATTTATTTAATTCAGGAACTGATGTCACACAAGAAAGTAGTATTAAGCAATATAAAACACTTATATTAATGGTTGGATATGATCCAAATAAACATGGATATGTTAATCCATGTGAAAATATAATACAGGATGATTTGCCAGATTTCAAAGGTGGATATGGAAATGATTATAGACCAGCTCAATTCTTTCCAACAAATCCAGAAGATAAAAAGGCTGGATTAACCAATATACAAATCAGTCAAAGCATTAATGGGGAAGAGGTTCTTTTAACTGAAAATAATGAGGTTATTGAAGACAATATGATTGTTGAATTTAGATATGAAATGAATAATAAAGAACAATGGAGATGGATTCCACGTAATGTAAGATATGATAAAACACAAGATTTTCGAAATGGTGGAAGAAATTATGGCAATGCTTGGCACGTGGCAAACAGTAATTGGAATACAATTCATAACCCAATTACCGATGAAATGATTCGCTCAGGCAATATACCTGATAATTCCAGCATAAATGATGAATATTATAATCAACAAAAAAATGAAACAAATTCAAAGGGTTTGCGACATTTTCACAATCGTTATGTTAAAAATAAATTAATTCGCAGTGCTTCTAGACCAAACCAGACGCTTATTGACTTAGCAGTTGGAAAAGCAGGAGATTTACAAAAATGGACTGACGCCAAACTTAAATTTGTTTTAGGAATAGATGTATCTAGAGACAATTTACACAACAATCGAGACGGGGCGTGCTCTAGATATTTGACACAATTGCGTCGAGAAAGTAATGTGCCTAGAGCATTATTTGTTGCCGGAGATTCTAGAAAAAATATTCTAGACGGCACAGCATTGTTATCAGAAAAAGATTTACAAATAGCCAATGCTGTTTTTGGAGTTGGTCCAAAAGATGAGAAATTATTGGGAAAAGGAGTTTATAAAAGTTATGGCATTGGTCGTGGGGGATTTGACGTAACATCTATTCAATTTGCTATACATTACATGTTTGAAAATACTTCTTCTCTTTTAAACTTTTTACAAAATGTTGCCGAAGTCACAAAAAAAGATGGTATTTTAATTGGAACAAGTTTTAATGGCAATAAAATATTTAATTTATTAAAAGACAAGTCAGTTAATGATAGTATTGAATTTCAAAATGAAGATAAAACCGCAACAATATTAAAAATTACAAAACTTTATGATAATAATCAATTTAATGCTGATTATAGTTCGATTGGGTATCCAATTAATGTTTATCAAGAATCAATAAACAATACATTTAAAGAATATTTAGTTAATTATGATTTATTGACTAGAATTCTTGAAAATTATGGATTTTCTCCAGTTAAAAGAGGTGGTTTAAATTCAATTGGGTCTTTTAAAGAATTATTTGAGAAAATGAAAAAAGACTGTAAAGAAAATTCTGAATTGAGTAAAATATATAAAACGTCTCTTGAAATGACTTCGTCGGAAAGAACCATTTCGAATTTAAATAACTATTTTATATTTCAAAAAGTAAGAGAGGTTGATGCTAATCAAGTTACAAAGTCGTTATTACAACAAGGAGACATTAAAACTGAACAAATTAAAATACAACGTGAATTAATGATTGAATCATTAAAAAAACCTTCAAATTCAGTGCCAAAGGTAACAATTAAACAAAAACGCAAGACTAAATTAAAATTGCGTGAATAAAATATCATCATTAATTGAGTAAAGAACCTAAATATAAAATATTATAGTCATGTAACTAAAATATGAGCTTTTATAATTTACCAAAAATCCAATTTAACAACGGATTGATTAAATCAATGAAACCTATTTTTTCTAATAATGATAATACATTTATTAATAAAACATTGTCAAATTATCTAAATAAAATTAAGGGTGAAATTGAAACGTGTAATTCTGAATGGGATAAATATAAAAAATATACAAATCCATATGAATTTATTCATTCTGGATTACCAAAACAACGTTTTTCAATTTGTAAATATAAACCGCTGTCTCGTTCTTTTTACAAGCTAATTGAAATTTGTAAATCATTGTCTCTTTTAAATAATTTAAATGAAGCAGCTTGTAAAACTTATCATATTGCCGAAGGTCCAGGGGGATTTATTGAAGCAATTTGTTATATGAGAAATAATAAAGCTGATAAATATTATGGAATTTCTTTAATTGATAATAAAGAATCTGTTCCTGGATGGAAAAAAAGTCGTCAATTTTTAAATGATAATTCAAATGTTATTATTGAAACTGGAATTGATAAAAAAGGAGATATAATGAACAATGAAAATTTAATGGATTGTTACTCTCGACACACTGGAAGCATGGATTTTATAACAGCAGACGGAGGTTTTGATTTTTCAATTGATTTTAATAAACAAGAAAACATAAGTGGTAAATTAATTTTATCACAAATTGCTTTTGCCGTAGCAATGTTAAAACCCACAAAAGATTTTGTTATAAAATTTTTTGACACATTCACAAAATTATCAGTGGAGTTACTATTTTTATTGGCCAATATATTTAATGAAATTATAATTATTAAACCAAATACGAGCAGATGCGCAAATTCGGAAAAATATGTAGTTTGTAAGCATTTTAAAATAAATGAAGCTGAACGGCATGGATTATTATTAAAATTTAATGAAATAATTAAAAAATTTAAAAATGATTCGGATATGTTATTAATAAAAATTTTAGACACGCAAATTCCTCATTATTTTGTAAATAAAGTTGAAGAAATAAATGCTATATTTGGACAACAACAAATAGAAAACATAATTTCAACATTAACATTGATAAACTCGCGCGATGAAGAAAGAATTGAAAAATTCAAGAAAAACAATATTGCCAAATGCATCAAATGGTGTCAAAAATTTGAAATGCCTTTTAACAAACTTTCGTATTTTGAAGGCAATTAAAATTTTGTTAATTTGTAATTTTATATATATTTATTCTAATTTGTAAATATATAAAAGATTATGAATATTACTTCTATTGGAATGGAAGGAATAAAAATTGTTTATAAAACTATTTTAAACGACAGTAAACGAAAAGAACGATTCGAAATGATTTTAGAACCACTTCAGTCCATTATACAATTGGCTCTAATATCATTTTGTCCAAATGGCAGCAAATTATCTATATCAAATAATTTACTTTATATTCAGACACCATCGTGGAGTCAATCATTTGCCAGAAGTTATAATCAAGATAAAAGGGATGATTTAATTTTTTTATTTAGTGTTATTAATCGGTTTCATAAATTTTATGGAGAGATATTTACACAAAATAGTGAACTAATCGAATTATATAATCTTTTAATTCGATTATGTAAAAAGGGAATTGATAAAATATCACAAACTTATTCAAATTCATTGAATGGCGCGTTATTTCAAACTTTAAAAATGTATAAAATTTTACTAGATAATTCGCATATAAAACATAATCAATATAATAAGTTTGATTCTGTCGATGAATCTGAACAAAATTTAGAAGGCGTTTATGAGGATGATGAATGTGATAATAATTCCGTTGTGTCACATAATACAAGTAAATCACTTCAGTCAAATATATTAAACGAAATGTGTGAAAATAATTCATTGGACAATGACATTGATAAAATATTCATAAAAATCAATGATTTATATGAACCAACTCATTTTAAAATAATTTATAATTTATTATTTTTACTTGAAAATAATCCGCAAGAATATGATGCTTATATTAAAAGCATTAATTATGCGTTGAAACCGCTAAATAATCGCATTCAGGAATGGATTACAACAAAAATTATATTTTAATTTAATTTAATTTAATTACAGGCAAGATTGCCATTTGGTTTTACACCCTGTCTTCTATAACATTCTGGTTTTGCTTGATTTACATTTATTGGAAGTGTATTAGTATCATGATAATAAATCTGGCATGGGCCTTTTCGAGAACCACATGTGCTAAGTAACGCGTCCATTTTGAGCCTTTCCAGTCGAGACCCATTCGACACTGCTCCTTGAACATGAAATTTCGCGTTATTTAACTTAACAATTGATTTAGATTTATATTCTGATGTTGAAGCACAGTCATTGTTGGAAACATCGTTATAAGTATAATCACGTTTTCTTCGCTGAAGATATTCGGAAGTTGTAGTTGAATATGGATTTTCTGAAGTATCCTTTATTTTTGCTCCAATATTTCGAAGTCTTGTTTTAGCATCTTCTTCTGTTGAACAATTTTTTGCATTTGAATCAACCATAACTTCTTGAACAAGATTAATTCGAACATTTGTCTCATTATTTGGGCACTCAATTGTTGACCCATATCCACCAGGGACAGACATGGGCAAATTTACATTGCTTCTTGTAACTGATTTTGTGGTAGAAATTTGTGCTTTGCGCCAATGTTTTATCGGCCCAACTGTCCAGCAAGAACATGGTTGATTAAAAGTATCATCAACACTATTAAATGATGATGATGGGGTCGATGAGTATATTTTTTTTAAAGTCATAAATATATTATATTTTAAGAAAATAAAAACCTTAATATATTATATTAATGAGCCTAAAACATCCAATACAATTCATAAAAAAACATCAATTGAATATTACACTGTTTTTAATATTGTGTGTTCTCTCTTATTTTATTTATAAAAAACACAAAGGTATTTTAATTGAAGGTTCTGATGATGCTTGTAGTTCATCACCAGCTTCTTTATGTAAATTTAATATGGGGCTAATGAATAGATATAATAAAATTGTTGATAATCTACAAAAAAAAATAGATGTATCTGTTAATAATATAATTAATCAAATTAATAACTATAAAAGTGAGAAAAACAATGAAAAAAACAAATTACAAGCCCAAGCAAGAAATACTTTCAATAGCCCAAGCAACCAATAATTTGAATAGCAAGTAATATATAAATTATATTTTATAAATATATATATATATATATACATGAAATATCTTCTAAAATTAAATCTATTTAATAAAATATTGCTGTTGTTATTAATAATAGCAATTGCTCATTATTTATATAAGAAATTTTATTTAATAGAGGGCAATAATCCCGATGCCAGCGAAAAAGCCACGTGTGTTACAATTTCTGATTTAGATAGTAAAGACGATTATTTTAATACTGTTATTGATAATTTTAAAATGAACTTTGATAAAAAAATATCAGACCTTAATGCCGAGTTAGAAGATATTTCAAAAAAATGTAGCACAGCCAACGCAAACTTAAACAGTGTGAGCAAGTCTATTAATACATAAATCGAAATAGATTAATTAAATCTAATATAAATTATATTATTTATTTATATTAGAATGGGTTATAAATATTGGGATGATATAAAAAATACAGAAGATTTGGGAATGAGCGCCGAAGGTTCAATTTCAACTCTAGAAAATGATATTGATGGAATAATTGGATATATTGAACTTTTAACAACTGGTGGAGGCAAAGCTTCTAAAGTTGATGGTCCTTTAGGGGAACGTTATTTCCAAAAATCAATGGCAACTTGTGTGGATGATGAAACGGGTAAAACTGTTCCCAGATATCTTTACGTTGATTACATTCCAGATGGTTCAATACCATTCATTTCAAGTTCAAAAAGTGGTCCTAAAATGACATCATTTGAAGGGTTGATTCCGGGCGCATTAACAAATATTGCCCATATTAGCCCTGAAAATATGATAAAAGATTTAACCGGTGGACCCAATCCAAAGTGTAAAAAAGTTTGTTTACAAGTTGGACATTCTACAAGCAAAGATTATGAATGTAATTATGTGACCATCAATGATATCGATTCAATAAACAAAGAACGTTTTCAACCATCAAAAGAAGGGTTTTCTCAAATTGAGCCTAATATGAACGATTTGTTTAGAATTTTTAATTTACAAAAGATTGATAATTTTTTATTTAAAACCTATTTTAGCCTTCTTGGAGTCTTCGGAGTATATTTATTATTTAGAATAGTTCAAAAATTAAAACATAATTAAATTAAATTATACTTAAATACATGTCAATTTTTATAAATAATATGAAAACAATAATATTAAGTGGCAATGTAGTTGATTATAATAATTTTATTCCATCGGAAACAGAATGGCTTGACGCTGAAGTAAAATATGGAAAAAAATACTATGATGTTTTAACCGCAAAGGTCGGAGATTTTCAGCTAATTAAACCACGCCTAAATTTAAAAGCGTGTGAACATTGTAAAAAAACAAATAGAATTAATAAAGGTGGTTATCATGAATTTGAATATGAAAATTTATTTGGATTTACAAATCACTGTGAAAATTTTTCATCGAATAAAATAGTAAATATAACCAGCGCAATGTAATTAATAATTATAACATATATTTCATTTTAATTTTAAATTTAAAATGAAATTATTTATAAGCGAACACGCTTGGCAAGCTCAAGAGCAACCATGGCTCCAGCAACTTGTGCGAGAACATACGGGACAAAGTCAGAGTTGGAAAGCTTGCCAGCGGCAACCATCATAACTGAAACAGCTGGGTTAAAGTGTCCACCTGAGATTTTGCCTCCGAGCATGATAGCCACGCAAAGAGCGGCACCGATGGCTAAAGGATTGCCAACTGCCTTGATAATGTAAAGAAAAAACGCGGTTCCGAGAAATTCAACAAGATACTTGTTCATTTATAATATAGAATTAGATTTTATTGCCGAAAAAAAAATTAGTTATTTCTTTTGAATTTAATTTGCTAAAATCAATGTTAGATGTTTTTTTGACAATAGATTCTTTAACTGGTGTTGGAGCAGGCTCAGTAAGATTGAGTACAAAAGGCTTTTGCTCGGATTCAAGCGTGGGTTCAGGCGTGGGTTCAA